ACCACGTCAAACCCTAGCCCGATGAGGTCTTCGCTTTCAGCGTTGCTTCCCAAGGTGAGGTTGGTAGAGTCGTGGCTCAGGTAACGAACCGGAACCATGTTGGAGTAGGGCGTGCTACGGGTCACACCACGGCGAAAGGGCGACTCCCCAATGAGGTAGATGGTTTTGTTACCCGAGTCACCAATGTGCATTCGACCATGGTTGGATTGTGCGGTGAAGCCAAACGTCATGGCAATCTCATTAGAGAGAAAGCCACAGCGTCGGTAGATATCTTCCACAGTCCGAGAAAGGTCGTAGCCAACTTTCTGAGCCAGGGCAGTCAACATGCTTACCAGCCAATGGTCTGCTGCAACGAAACTAACGTCGTTGTTGCGCCACTGAATGAAAGCTTTGATATCCTGTTCATAGTTGCTAATGAACTGATTGGATGCGCCCACCGGCGAAGGAGCTACGTCTTCCGGCAACGATCCGCCTGTGAGATCAAACATCGTAGGAGTCCTTATAAAGGGTGTGGGAAAGGTCAAAAGATAGACCAGTGTATTATTTCCGCAAGGGTGTTCCTATGGTATAGCTCACAAGCGATTGGCGCCGGACAGGTGCATTAACCCTTTGCCGCCGGTTTCTGAAATGGCTGGAAATAAGCTGATCTCAGACCTAGACTATCAAGGTGAATGGTTCTGGAATTAGCTATTCATAGGCCGAAATAATTCCATCAAGGAGACGGCAATGCCCGTTGAAAAACGAGGCGACGCATCTTCTGGGAACATCATGGCAGAGGCTTTTAAGAAAGCCAATGTCGCGACCCCGGAACCGTCGCCAAAACAACCCGAGACATCCGCAGCGTCTTCCGCTTCGAGTGCCCAGGTTGAAACTTCTGCGGTCGAAAGACCACAGCCTGCAATACGACAACGGCAAGCCCAGCAACGCGAAGCAGTTGTCGAACAATCCTCTCACGTGAAAAAGGACAGCATCAACATGTCTCAAACTGACTTCTCCCAAGGCCGCCGCGACCAGGGCAAAGACGCCAAGAACTTCAACACCCTGAACGACATGGGTGCGAAGCGTCTGCGTCCGCTCAGTCGTTCGGCTGGCTCCGTGCGCGCCAAAGAACTGGCAACTGCGATCGAGAAAGAGCTGAATGCTGGCCTGAACAAGGACGGCGTATCCAGCTGGGCTGTACAGATCCTGGACGCCGGTCAACTGAACCTGCCAACCAGCTCGGTCGTGCTGCTGCAAACGGTCACCGCTGAAAGCATCGACCACATCACCATGTACTCGTTCATGATCGACGGCGCAGACATTCGTCTGACTCCACGCGTGGACAAAGTCGATGGCCGTCCGTACGAAACCCCAGTGGTGATCGGCGACATCTACAACAGCCAGGACTACATCACTCGCGCCGAAGAGCTGATCAAGCAAGCCCGTCCAACCCGCCAGATCAACCTGATCGACGCCGGTGCGACCGTGTTCCCTGCTTCGTTCAACATCGAGCAACATGGCGTGTGGGACCTGCTGTACAAGGCCACTCTGGCCCTGTTCAACACCATGAACAACCAGGTTGATCTGGGCGAAGAGCCTGCGTACACCCTGGCCGGTCGCAATGCCGGTAACGAGCAACTGGTTGGTCGCCTGAACTTCTCCGGCGAGAAGTACATCGACGAAGTCGGTCACCCACAACGTCACGATGTCGTGATCGAAATGGACTCCGTGCGTCATCAGCAAGGTCGCGACTTCTCCGGCAACTCCAGCAACGTGACCAAGGTCGCGGGCTACATGGAACCGGTTTACGCTCAGCCTGATCCGCAGAACCCAGCGAACAACCAGCCGTTCCTGAACCAGTTCGTTATCACCCAGCTGGCCACCGGTTACGACGCGATCGAAACCGAAATGACCATCCTGGCTCTGGTTACCTCGACCATGGTTCAAGTACGCAACGGCTGGGCTGACGCCTACCTGCCGCGCTACGCCAACCAGGGCAAAGAGCTGAACTACCGCGACGTCGGCGCGCTGGGCTTCTGCATGGGCGATGCCAAGCGTATCGACACCAAGGCTGCCAGCTTCAAGGACAACTTCGGCCAGTTCATGCGCGATTACTTCCGCCTGAACCAAGGCGTGATCTTCTCCATGGACATCCCTGAAGTCGGCCCTGATGCGTTCATCACTGACATCTTCCGCGCTGCGGCTGGTGGCAACCCGAACGCTGTAGCGGCAATCACCCAGGCGTGCGACAACCTGACCGGCGGTGTTTACAGCCAGAAGGTTGCTCAGTACGGCGGCAACTTCCCGATGTTCATCGACACCGGCAACCGTATCCACAACGGTTACTACGTCAACGAAGCGGGCGAGCTGCGTGACATCCGTGACATCGACATGCTGGCAGTGGCCAACGTGCTCGGCAAAACCAACCCGCAAGCGCTGGTTGACTACGCTGACTCGTACGTCGCATCCACCGGCCAAGCGGCCGTTCGCATGTCCAAGCGTCTGGCGATCATCGACGACGTGCTGCAAGGTCGTCAGGTCATCACTGGCTTCTCCGGTCGTTACATCATCGGCCCGAAATGGCTGCAGGTGATCTCCGAAGCTTGCCAAGCGTGCAACCTGGTTGTTAACCCAGCCAACATGGTTCACGGCCTGGGCTCGGGCGCTGTCCTCGGCGGTTACGACTACGCAGCATTCGCTGCCGGTGGTGCTGGCGGTGGCGTGTTCAACGGTGGCGGCAACAGCAACCCACAATCGGCTTACGCCGGTCGCGGTCGCTGGTAAGAAGTTCGGCCGGGCGCGTAGTTCCCCTTCGCGCCTGACTGTGCTACCGCTGAGTAATCAGCGGACGATAGGACGACTCGAAAGCCACTTGGTCGAAGACCAGGTCAACATAAAGGGTAGGCTGCCCTGTGATCGTCCGGGTACTAGCCGCCCTCCAGGGGCGGCTTTACTTATGCCCTCAATTCTTTTTTATGGGAGATTTGGCTGTGGGGTTAATTGCCTACATCGTTGACCATAAGCAACTCCTCAATGAACTTGAAGAGCCACCGCTTGTTGTCAATGACCTGAATCTTGACTTCGGGACAAAAGAAGGTAAAGATCAGCTGGCCATGTATCTGTCGTTTCAATTCGACGGCGACATCATCCCAGCGGTACCAACCTGTCTCGGCGGTCACATCGGCGGGGAAGATAAACTCGGCGATAAGTGTGAGATCTGTGATACTCGGGTAACCAGTCTCGTAGACCGCGCTGTGGATCAGAGTGTTTGGATTCGCCCACCGGAAGGTGTCAACGGATTTATTCACCCTGAAGTCTGGAACGTGCTGTCCCCCAGGCTGACTCCGCTCAAATCGTTCTCGATGCTGAGCTGGGTGTGTGACCCGAACTACGGCGAGACGTTACCGGCATTCGCTGCGGTGCTCGACGAGTACAAGAAGTTACACAAGCGTAGCCTCAACTACGTGTTGGAAAACTTCGATGACGTGATTCACTTCATCATTACATCGAAGCTGTGCAACAAACTGTCGCTACAGGACAAGACCGACATTCAGTTGTTCTTGCTGCAAAACCGTGACAAGGTAATCCAGAAGTATCTGCCGTTACCTAGCTCCATCTTCGTGGTGTCCGAAAAGACAGCGATGGGTACCTACGCTGACGAGAAGACACCTGCCCTGTTGGATGCGATCTACATGATCACCTCCACCTACGGATCGGCCATTGCGCTGAACCAACGGCAACGCGAATCGCACGCTGCTCGTTTCATGGCGGCTATCGGTCCGTGTTATCAGGCAATCTGTACCAAGTTCATCGGCAGTAAGTATGGTCTGGTTCGTCGTCAATTGATCGGCAGCCGTCTGCACTTTACTGGCCGGGCGGTTATCACTTCCATCAGTGATTCCCACCATTATGAAGAGCTGCATGTACCTTGGGCTTTCGCTGTACAAATCCTGGAACCACATCTGCAGAACAAACTGATGCGCCGAGGCTTCTCAGCCAACGATGCACTGGAGTTCCTGGAAGATCACACGCTGCAATGGCATCCACTGTTGCGTGAACTGTTTGACGAACTGATTGCCGAAGCTCCGCCAATCGATGACTTCCCACCTGGGGTCTTCGAGGACATCGACAATGATCCATCGCTACTGCGTGGCATTCCGTGCCTGCTGCAGCGTAACCCATCGCTGACCCGCTTGTCGGCTCAGTGCCTGCGTATCACCCGAATCAAAGACGATGTCGAGGATTACACCATCTCGCTGTCGAACATGATTCTGGTCAGTTACAACGCCGACTATGACGGTGACGAACTGAACCTGTTGCTGTGCCTGGACAGGAAGATGCTGCAGTGGTTCGAGCGTTTCCGTCCACACCTGGGCATGCGTTCGCTGCGTGAGCCGCGTTCTTTGTCCGACAACCAGAAGATCCACGCACCGGTCGCCGCTACATGGGCGCACTACGTGCACCATTCTGAACGTAAATCACCTACTGTTCATTAGGAGCAAGCATGAATCAATTGGGCCCCAACCTAACCAAGATTCTGCAAGAGCAACAAGCAGATATCGATCCGCTGCTCAAGGGCATGATCGATGATCAGGGAGCCACCAATGCGGTGGTCGATGGCGTTGCTCAAGTCATCCTGGAAAAGATTGCCATGGCACAAGTCGTGGCAGTTACCAGCGCCGCCACACAGAACAAACCTGTGGACGTGAGTAAGATCCAACAGGGGCGGGTTAAGCTTGTAGAGGGTCTGCTGATGATGTTGGAAGGTCAAGATGCTTTGATCGACTTCATCGGCGAAGACGAGATCCTGGGCGATGTCGACTTACTGGAAGTTCTCCGTGAGTTCATCGCCTACAACCAGCCCCCAAGCGAGGAATCCGCACAATGAGCCGTCTGCAAAAGTACGCTGAACTGCACCGCTACGCTACCCGTCTGGCCGAAGACGATCTGACTGAAGATCAGGACGAAGCCGCGACCGTGGCCTACTCCGTGGGTCAAATCGCTCAGGCTGTGGGTACCACCATCCAGGGCGTGGCGCTGCGCATCCACAAGACTGACGACCAAGCGGCCAAGGACATGTTCTACTCTGGTCTCTCGGAAGTTACCGAGCAGCTCAACGCCATGTGTGAAAACGTCGGCGTCATGGCTGCACCGTTCTCCGGGCTGCGTGAAGAAGCTGATAGCGAGCTGTCGCCTCAGCTGCGTGACTCGGTGGCGATGTTCTCCGACGATGCTCACAGCAAAGTCCTGTTCCAGGCTCAGGAGTTCATCGCTGAGCATTTGAAAGAGGGCCGCGTCAGTGAGTAATCTTTCGCGCTACACCAACCTGCACCGCATGACCACCGACCTGAACGTGGATGCTCAGATCGACGTGGTTGAAGGCGACATCGCCAGCGAAGACCGTCAGGTAATCGCAGCAGTCGGTGCCAGCGTCATGGCGCTCGGCATGGGTATGGTTGAAGCCGCCGGTGGCGACTATCCCGAAGCGATGGACAACGCAGTGGCCAACCTGCTGGATCTGTCGGCAACACTGGCACCGGTTACCGCCAATGGTTTGGAAGCGCTGCGCGCTAACGTACCGGAAGCACTGGACGGTGATGATGTAGCCATGCTGAGCATCATGGGCATGGGTCTGCGCGAGGTGGCAGCTTATCAGGCTGACCGCCGCGAACAAGAGTCACCGGTAGATGAAGAAGAGCCAATTGATTGAAGGTGAAAAATGAACCAGGTCATTTACGGCGGAGAGAGTGTCATCAACGAGCTGGTGTACGGTGCTCGTTCTGATGCTCTGATTCAGGAGCTGAAGAATCACATCAGCGTCCAGAATCCAATGCTCACCGAACAAGGCCGGTTGTACGCACAGCAGGCCACTCAGGTGTTCGAGGAGGTATCTGGCTGGGATGCGGTGCGTGCTGCACGTAAAGCTGTATCGGCAGTCGATGGCTACGTTCGTAGTAATCAGATTTCCCCACTGACCACGGTAGAAGAATTGCAGGTCGCACCTCCACGCATGCAGCGTTGGGTTATGTGTGAGCCGGCAACTCGGTTGCTCTATCAGGAAGGTCGGATTGATGGTTACTCCGAATCGTATGTGGACATTCAACCTAATGCAGTCGGCAAAGATCATTACGATCATCGCTTGGCTATCAGCGGGTTGGTACGTGGCTACGAGTACGTCGAAGACGATGTTGAACAAGTCCGTTATGAGTTGACTCAAACTCATGCCGAACTCGCATCGTGGGACGAACCGCTCACGCCACGTAACGTGGTAGACATCGGTCGGATGCACCAAGTGCAACGTCGCAGTCTCTTTGATGGGGCTGATGACTTTACCAGTCGTTTTGGTGGCAAGATCTGAAGTAATGATGAGGGTGGCCTTCGGGTCGCCCTCATTTTTATGACACTATTTTTTTTTTGCCGGAGATTGACATGGCGAACAATGCTTATCCATCGCTCGGTGGCTGGATCACGACTGTAGATAAAAAGTGTGATCTCATACTGGTTGATGCCTTTGCCAGTGATCATGCTCAGTCCGACATCTTCTTGGGCAGCGTCACCAGCATCCAGTACATCATCTTCTCCAATGGACAAGACATCCTTGGGGCGGGTAATGAGATTGCCAACGCTTTGCAAAAGCTCTACATGCGTTACTTCGATGCCGCGATCTTCTCAGCCAAGGTAACAGAGTTCGCTGACAAGTCTGGTCGCCACGACATTGCCATTACAGGCTCGGTGGTGCAAGAAGGTCGCAAGTACGATTTCGGTCGCCAGCTGGAATACTCCAATGGCATGTTCGTAAAACTCATGACTACATCTGGGGCTGTGCTATGGACACCGAATCAGGCGATGGGGTAAAGACAATAAAGGTTGGGGTCATTGCTCACGTCCACGACAGCATGAGCGGCAGAACGGCCCTGATCATTTCAGCCCTGCGTCGCATGCGGGATGTTGAAGTGGTGGAGCTGTCGGAGAAAGACGTACTCCTTGTTGAAGACGACATCCGTCCTAGGTTGATTGATCAACTCAAAGACTACCCAGAGTCCACCCTCTATGGGAATGAGATGATCTCACCCTATGCGGGAATGGGTCGTCGTGGCAAGGGTGAACGCAAACGTGAGCGTGCGATGCAACGCAGGTTCTATGGCAAGAGGAATTCATTTTGAACAGTGACGAACTGCAACAACTGAACGAGCGTAATAACGCTGTCGCTGCATTGGCCGACAAGATCCCGTCTGGTATCCCCTACGGCGTCCGTGAAGCCATCGCTGAACTGAAACTCACTGGACTGGGTGAGTTGGTGCGGGTAGGCGAAGCAACCTTCGTACAGGAGATCCTACCAGCCTTGACGGGCGAAGAAGGAACGCTGGTTGACTTCAAGTGGTGGGGCTTTCGTTTCGGCAGTCCTTTCCGTGGCTTCTACATCGTGGAAGACAATGACGCTTCCAAGGTCATCTTCGAAGTTCCACCCCTGCTCGACAGCAACTTCAAACTGAAGCCCGCTAAGTCCGCACGAGACACGGTACGAGAAGCCGCTGCCAACTATGCCAACCGTGCCTACAATCGCCCTGCGCAGGCTAAGAGAGAGTTTAACGACGCACTGCGCGAGCGTATCGACTTCTCTGAAACCGGGCGACCACTTAAGCACATGGTGATGTTGGATCGGATCTTCATCCACTACGGAAAACCCTCTATCTTTGAGAAGGTTACCGACCCAGAAGTCTTAAAGGCGGTGGCTGAACTCAAAGCCGAACAGGGTGATACCGCTGCGACCCCAACGTCAGCAGCCTCAGCGACCCCTGCCCAACAAGTCTTCAGTGAAATGGACTACTCCGATGAGGGGATGCTCGATTAAGATTGGCAGTACGAGCGATGTCCACATGGGGCACTTGCGTACGCCCTCCGAACTGATCTCGGAAAACTTCCAGAAGTATGTGTTGCCGGATAACGCAGTCACCGCAGAGCTGGATCTATTTACCATCTGTGGTGACTTCTGGGACCGCCTTCTGAACCTGCCGGACAAAGATGCTTACACGGGTCGTATGTTATTGGTCTACATCCTGTTGGTGTGTGCCAAGTACAACATCATCCTACGCATCCTGGAAGGCACGCCCCGTCACGACCGTAAGCAGTCGCGGATGGTGCAAGAGCTGATTGAACTCATGAAGCTCGATGTTGATTACAAGTACATGGATGGCTGTCAGATCGAGTACATTGAAAAGCTCGATATTCATGTGCTGTACATTCAGGACGAATACGGTACACCTGACTCTGCATTGGCCGAGTTCAAACGCTTGTTGCATGAGCGGAATTTGGAGAAGGTGGATATCGCAGTAATGCACGGACAGTTTGAGCATCAACTACCCGACGTGGAAGGTGCCAGACACAAGTGTCACATTGCTCGCGAATATCTGGCGCTGGTGCGCTACCTGATCCTGATTGGACACGACCACAGGTTCAGCGAGTTTCGTCTCCCTGAGTTTCCTGGCGTCATTATCTCTCATGGTTCTCCCGACCGTTTGATTCACGGTGAGGAAGAGCCTAAGGGATCGGTGCGTGTGGTGATCGATGAGAAGGAGAACGTGAATGTTACCTTCGTCGAGAACAAGGGGGCAATGGATTACCGTACACTGGATGTACAAGGGCTGTCGACCGACCAAGTGATGGACATGATTACCCAGCTCAAGTTACGAGAGGGGAGTCACATCCGGCTCAAGGGTGACATTTTCGATAAAGGACTGCGGATGATTCGTCATCTGCGCAAAGACTTCCCGCAGTACCGTCTGGAACCTTTCCCGATAAAAGAGAAGAAGAGAGAGTTGGAGGCTGTCAAAACATCCTCGTCTACTTACTCCCCTATCCAAATCGGTGAGACCAACGTTGTGGAGATGACCCGCGTGTGGCTGTTGAACAACGGGCACTCTGAGACGGAGGTGAAGGACTGTGAGGACTACCTGAATGAGCAAATCAACGCAAGCGCTGGCAGCCAGAGAGCAAGGCCAGTTTCCGATTTCCAAGGGGACCAGCTTAGCCATTGAGTCGTTGGCTAACATGATCCCCGACCGAGATCACATCAAGCCTACCCCGATCGGACAGATCGACGTGTTGCTGGTAAACATCCGTACCATTTACCGCAACATGTTGGGTGGGCTGAAAGCTGCTGCAAAAGAACTGGTGGCTGCTGAGGATCTGCCGGACTACATCTTTCAAGAGATGCAGCAGATTCGTACAGCGGTCAGCAAGATCAGCAACAACAAAGTGGAAGCGTACTTCTATCTGTGTACTTACCCGGACTTGAAGAAGCGTTTCCCTAAGGCGATGCTGATCGAACCGAATACCCTGAAACAGAAAGCTGCCAAAGCCATGGAAGACCAGGTGATGGCAGCGATGGCTGCAAGCCCTCAACTGTACGGGTATCCAAAGATCTTCGAGTATTTTGTAGAAGGCGGTAAACTTGAGAACGAACGGGTGGCTGTTCTGACCCACCTCCCCCTGGACTTGGTAAATCGCTACCAGTTCAAGGAGATGTATTTGCTAGAGAGCAACACTGGCGCATTCAAAAAGCCCAGCGAGTTCAACAGCAAGTTCAAGGTGAAACCAGAAGGCACTCACCTGCCGTTCTCTCTGTTTACGCTTCAGATCTTTGGTGACGGAGGCAAGATGTTCATGCCGATGTTGTCTGAGGTCACAAGCTTTGTGGCGGACGTGGCCAAGTCTAATCGCTGGACCCCACTTACCACAGCGGAGAAGATCAAGTACAACTTGGACAATGCACCGCACAACAAGTTTTCAGTGTTCCTGAAGACATTACTACGCGATTAAACCACAACCGATCCTGGCTATTGTTTGTGACCCAACACCCCAATTTTTTCAAGGAGCATCGCCATGTCCGGCGGTAACGCAGCCCGTACCAACCTCCCCACCGCGCTGATTGAATTCCGTCTGCGTTTGACTGCTGACAAATTGCCAGAAGGTCGTAAAAACCCGAACCTGGAAGTGAGCGTCAACAAGAAGAACGAAGTCCAGATCGGTTGCAACACCGGCATCTTCGGTGCCGACAATGCCATGGTTCGTATCCAGGGTACCATGGGCGCATTGGAGTTCAGCCTCCTGCACATGTACGCTGAAGACATCCACGCCAAAGAACCCGGCTTCAAGTTCCCGCTGCTCCGCCTGTATGGCCCACGCAAGAAGCGCACTCCGCAAGACGCCGGCAAAGGTCTCGATGCCGTGGTTCTGGTCGGCAAAGACGCGAATGGCGCTTGTTTCATCTCGGTCATGCGCAAAGATGCTCCGCAGGTCAAGTTCATCTTCCAACCTGGCCGCTGGACTGAAATGGTTGATGCAACCACCCAGCAACCACTGTCGCAAGCTGAGCTGTCCAACTGGTACTCCCAGGCCTGGGCCCGCACCTTTGCACCGCTGGTTTCCTACGCCCTGAACGTCAAGGTGTACGACTTCCGCGAAGACAACGACCAGAACGGCGGTGGCCAGAACAACAACGGTCAGCAGAACAATTACCAACAGCGCAACAACCAGCAGCAGGCGCCGGCTCAAGCAGCTGCTCCAGCTGGCGGCGACTTCGGCGGCTTCGACGACGACATCCCGCTGTAAGAAAGCTTTACAAATGGTGGGCCCAACGGCCTACCATTTATGCTCCCGAGTTGAAAAGTTGGCATAACGAACAACCAGATTTGAAACCTAAATTATCAACGTGAGCATCCCCCAAGATGTTCGTAACTGACCAAGGAGCCCACGAACGATGGAGATCTTAATTGAAGGTTATTCTCCTACGGGAGCCTTCAAACGGGTTGCCGTGGTACATGACGGCAAAACGATCTCGTGGAACACGCAGACTTATTCCAAGCTGAAGTTCCACAATGCGGCAGTGATCTTTAAAGAGATCAACGAACTCTGGGCTAAGAAGTCGCCTGAGGTTCAGAAGAAGATCTTCGCAGCTTTTGAGGAGATTCATCAACATCTCACAGAGCCCGAGGATAACCAACAGCAGGTCGAAAGACTGGGCGTGTTGGTGGCAATTATCTACAAGCACTTTACAGCCAAGGATGCCGAAGATATCGTCAACAGTTTGAACTTGACGTATCCAAGCTCCATGGTGGAAGACTACACCAGCATCCCCGACAACGGTCGAACCCATACACGGGCAGACTACCACAGACTGGTTCAGCTGGCGATTCGCCTGCGTCCCATGTTGCCGGTGTTCGGGCAGTACATCCACACGTTCTTGGATCAGCCGGGCTCCCAGTATCGGGAAACCAGCGCGGTCAAGATCCTGAACGATACAGATGTGCTCAGGATGCCTGCGGTAGAAAAGCTGGTTGGTTTCATGGAGGCAACTCTCAAGAACTTCCAGCACCAGGACTCAGCTATCTTGGGTGGGAAACTGGGTTCTGCGGAAATGCCTTACTGGCTGGTCGCCAAGGCTATCTTCCGAAGAATTGCGCCGGGTGAAGTACACAGCGTGGACGATGTTTCTTCGATCATCACCAACGTGTACAACTTTGTGGTGAAGTCGACGCTCGACTCCATCCCAAGGAACTTTGGCGGCACCAAGAACAAGACCCGCACAACCGAAGGCTCGGGTAAGGATGAAAACGTTTCGTTGTTGGAGGCGATCCGTATCCGTGAGCAGGTATCGGGTGGTCGTCGGAAGATTGTTGACATCTACTCGCGGAACATCTTGTTCACTGCGCGTCGTGTTGATCCGACTGTACCAGAAGACCTCGTGCACGAATGCTGCCGCCCTGACATGGCTCGCATCAGTCGTTCCGTACATCCAGTACAAAAGGTCTTGGCCTGCTGGGTGATGTCTCGTGGTCAGCCACCGAGCCACTACGACCTGCTCAAACGCGAACCTGTGTACCGCTTCATCGGAGCTGCCCAAGCTCTGCTGTGGCATTGGGGTTACATGGAACTCGCTGCGCTGATGGAAGCTGCACCTGTGCAGGATCTGACCATGGCTCCCGCTGCTGCTCTCTGGGCACGCGAAGAGCTGAGCAAAGAAAGACTGGAGCGGTTGCGTGAGCGTTATCCGTACACCACCCAGTTGACCCGTGGTAGCCAAAACCCCGATGAGGCTGTCAAGGGTGTCGTGGAGAATGCTGAGCTAGCTCGGATGATCCACAGTGAAGAATGGGTCCTGGACAAAGACTCGCGGTTCTACAACATCGTGAACCACAACGAGCATGGACACATCATCCTGTCCCCAGGTTTCCGCAACACAATCGCTGACCTACAACTCGATGTGTCCTCGGGTACTTGGTAAGCAAACATTTTTAAAGGAAAAGTGCTATGAACAAAGGCGTAAAGATTCTGAGCATTCTGCTGGCCGAAGCCCCACCTTCGCCGCAACTGTACGTTCGCCCATGGGAAGTTAACTGGCGCGATGGCTACACCGATCAGCTGCTGGAAGCAACCAATGACGGGGCTAACCTGTCGTCTGGTGCAATCCGTCAAGTGGCGACCGAGATGCTGGTACCTGCGGCTGCTCATGGCGGGGCGGTAAACATCGCCAACGGTTTCGGCTTTACTCGTAGCACCGTCACTCTGGTTGTTGAAACCGAAGACGTCGGTGGTCGCAAGACTCAGGAGATCATCTCCGGCTACACAGACCACATGGGCATTGGTGGTACCGACACCAACCCAACCTACAACCGTGAAATGCGTTTCTTCTTCAACCACATGGGCACGCTGCAGATCACCAGCGGTTCTGGCCATGAAGGTTACGGCATGTACCAATTCGGCAATGCCACCGAGATCCTGACGCCGATGACTGGCTGGGATTCCAATGGCGACATCCCGATCGTCAACCGTAAGGCAACCACCATGCGTCCGAAAGACGTAATGGCCAGCCTGGGTGAAGGTGCATTCGCCGGCATGGGCGTGCACGATGACAATGGTAGCAAGTTGAATGGTGCGCCTGTACTGGGTAACACCAGCTATCAGTTCGGTAGCCGCGCCAAGCGCTCCAGCTTCGACAACAACGTATCCTCTGAATTCCTGTCTCGGGTGTTCACTGGTGTGCGCGACACCATGCTGGACAATGCCACTGATCAACGTCAGTACGGCAACGCCCTGCAAAAGGCAAGCGAGTCGAAGTACATCAACGAACCGATGACCTCCAACTCGGCGATGCTGCTGCTGCTGCAACGTCGTAGTCAGTTCCAACAGGAATGGTCGGTCACGTTGGGCGAGCTGCTGAACATCGACCACACGATCACGTCTCGCATCCAGCCGATCAAGATGCGCGTGCAGGATCGTCAGACCGCTGCTGCAATCATGACCAACACTGATGGTTGGGAATCGACCAGCTTTGAAGGTCAGGTGGCTCAGCTGGCTACATTGATCATGCCGAATGCAATGTCCAAGTTCGCACTGGGGCATCTGCACTTCATCGCTCACACCGAAACCCTCGACGGCTCGGTGGATGTGCGGGTGGTCAACATGGCCGGTATCGCTCAAGGTATCGATCCACGTTCGATCATCAACATGATCAAACAACACATCGCGTTCGAGATCTTCCCGGCGCTGACCATGGGCCGCTTCAAGATCCACATCGAGGCTAACGTCTCGCTGAACCGGATCTCGACCATCACCGTTGGCATCAACGGCGGTATCAAGAAGCCGTTCCCAATCGCCAGCTACTGCTCGGCACTGTACAGCCCATGCTTGGCTCCGAACCCGACTGTCTTGGAAAAGGTAGCAGGGGATTTGAGTGGTGTGGCTTCTCAGTTGACAGCGGCTGCGATGAACCTCGGCCCTGGTCTGATTCACAGTCAGCCACCGGCACAAGTAATGGACTATGGAAGTGGCAGCATTGCCTCCACCCCGTTGTCCAATGTTCAATTTACTAACCCAAATGCCGCAGGTCAGATGCCTGGCGGTGGCACTAGCCGCGGGTTCTGATAGGAAGTACCATGGAAAATACATTGGAAAAGACGCTCAACTTCCTGACCGAAATCCTGCAGTCTTTGGGGATGACGGTCAAAGGGCGCTCCATTCTCATCGAGGGTGAGGATGGGGAATACGAAATCGAGGTGGATGGCAAGACCTTGGTTCTGCCTACCGAGGAAACGCTCAAGCTGTCGAAGTGGGATAAGGAGATTGCCTTCTTCCCGCTCTGCGAAAGCACACTGCGCGGTGAATCGGAAGTGCAGCACGAGCTGCTGTCCATGGTCAAGGGTGCGGTCAACGTGCGTTTGGCCAGTCTGTTGTGGGAGCTGTTCAAGGTAGCGAACAGCGAGGAATGTAAAGCAAACAAACTCTCGCCAGAACAGGCTGAGTTCCTGCCGCACATTCCAGGGTTCGACGCCAACATGGTGAAGAACATGGGCAAGCTTGTATTGGGTGTTGATCCCACCGAGTACAAGACCAGCCTGATCCACATGAACCTCAAGCGTCGTACCAAGATCAACGGTCAGCCGTTCGATCGTGCGTGCCTGGTTCGTTTCCCATTGGCTGAGATGGAACGCAAGGAGAAGCCATTCGGCGTCGAACTGCGCGTCAAGGACATGGATGCTCTGCTGAGTCTGCTGGACTACGTGCTGCCTGATTGGCAAATCGAGAACAGCTACAGTCGTGGTACCGACAGCAAGGTTGCTCCGTATTTCGTGGCGACCCTGATGGCGTACCAGAACATCAATGCTCGCATCACGCTGCTGGCGAAACGCTTCGTGCCAACCTTCCCCAAGTTCGGGGCACTGGTCAACGAAGACAACTGGGTCGAGTGCATGGATGACCTGCACCGCATGCGTGATTGCATGCCTAACCTGCCGGGTAACGACGGCGCCGTAGTTCGCGGGGGTGGTAATGGTGGGGATGCTCCTATCATTACCAACGAACCCAAGGTGGCTCGCTCAGCACCCATGCCGACGAAGACGCAGCCGAACCTCCCGTGGGAAGAACAGTCGCAGGCTCAATCCGCGCCAGCTCAACCTACGCACCGTGCTCCAGCAGCTGATGACGATGTCGTTGAATACGTTCCTCGTCAGGCTGTCCATCCGCAGGCGGGACAGATCCCAGTAGGTCATGAACAAACCTACGCAACACCGGGCACTGTCCCAGCAGGCTATGGCAGTACAAACGGCCCAAGCTTTGCCGAGATCCAGCGTTCACGTATGCAGGGTCCGGCTTACGCAGCGGTCAACCAACCACCACCTGTCGGCGGCAGCTCCTTTAGCTCCGACTATCGCGGCGCAGATACAACCGGCAATGTAAACGGTTACAACGTCGGCTACGTCACACCAGCAGCTAACCAGTACGCTCAGCCAACCGGCCGGGGCTACTGACGGCATAGCCCCTCCTCCCGCAAGGGAGGAGGGGAACTATCACGGCGGTTATTATTTTACCACCTTGCTGCGAGATGTAACGTACAGTCCCTTAAGTCGACTATAAGAGTCGCGTGTTGGGATGTACAGAACGGTTGTGTCTGGCGAGAAATCGGTTGGACTCTCAATGTCACTCAGTCGCATGATCGCAAAGTGAAACTCAGGATGGAGGTTCTGAGACGACAGATACCCGTAGAGGTCGTACCGGTATTTGAAGGCTTCGTGTGAATCGACGGCATGCACTTCAAAGCGACCGTCTTGACGGAAGAACGCCCGATGAGTTTCGATCATCAGCCGGAAACCGTCTTCGTTTGTAAAGGAGTCTGGCACTGGGGTTGCCAGTTTACGCAAAGGCGATCCCATGAGTGAGTTCCTGAGGTAAGGGAATTTGAGACCTAGATTATTAAGTTGAAGGTCGTTTGGCTTTCATAAGTTAGGCTTTGATTACAGCGAGCACTTCAGTCGCCGTGGTCAAAAGGAGATAGGAACAATATGCCCCGTTCAAAGGCCAATCAACTGCATCCTGAGTTTCTCTCGACGCAGAACCTGAATCCTTTTGTGGGCAATGACTCGGCTTCGCGTAAACAGATGATGGCGGGCAACATGCCCCAAGCGTTGTCTCTGCTTAATCCAACTCGTCGGATACTGATGACGGGTATGGAACCTGAGTACGCGAAATACGTGTTCAAGATTGAAATGCCGTGCGATGCGTACGTCATTGATGTCATTGACCGAGTCACTGCCAGTAATGTCAAAGGAGCCCTCAAACGCAACCCTGAGACCGTGGTGGTCTACGAGGATATTCAGAGCGGTGAAGTTGGGGTGATGTACATCCCAGAGTACCTGTCGTTCCATAAGCGGTTCGGCTTCGAGTTGGTCAAGGTTCCAGAAGCCATGGCGTTACTCGTGCCAGGGAACGGCGTCCCTAAAGGTACTGTGTTTGCACAACCTGCTACTGTAACACCGGAAGGTGAGTACATGTACGGGCGGGAGCTGTCCTGCGTTTGGGCTACACTGCCAGGCGTAATTGAAGACGGCGGCATTATCGGTGAGACCGCTGCACGCAACATGTCCACTTACATGTACGAAGAACGTTCTGCGTCCTTCGGTAAGTCTGAGTATCCGCTCAACTTGTTCGGTGACGACGAGACGTATCGGATGTGCCCAGACGTAGGCGGGATTGTCGGGGACGATGGTGTCCTCATGGCATTCCGTCGCAAGCGCGAGATGATGGGATCGGTTGAAATGACCCCAGAGCGCCTGCGCAAGATCGACCGTATCTCTGATCGTCAGATCAAGGTACCGCCAGGATCTGAGGTTGTGAACATCACAGTCCAACACGATTCTGAAGCACGGGTGAACAACACGCCATTCGGCATGGAATACACACCGAGCCGTTATGACGACGCTCAGCGCCGTTACTATCAGCGGATCATCGCCAAGTATCGTGAGCTGGAAAACTCCCGTCCAGGAGAACAGCTGGTACTGTCGCGTGAGTTCCACCGTCTGGTAGTGGAAGCACTGGTTTACATCAACCCGTATCACAAGGGCGGTCGTAAGCTGTGCTACCGGAAAGTTGAACTGGATGATTGGCGCATCACTGTTACGGTACGCAAAGAAATCCGTGCGGGCATGGGTATTAAAATCACCTGTACTCACGGCGGTAAGGGCGTAATCGTTAAGGTGATGAAAGACGAAGATATGCCACGCGATAAGCATGGTCGTATCATCGATCTGGTCATGGACCCGATGTCACTCACCAAACGGATGAACATGGGTCGAGTAATCGAACCACGGATCAGTTCGGTGTGCATGGAGTACACACGCTTGTTGCGTGAAGCTCTGGGTCTGCGCGATGAGTTCACCCAGTACAACGTGGCCGAAGCGATTGTGCGTAAGCGTGGTGAGCTGCACACGGAGTTCTTCGATAAGTTCATGAGCTTCTATGAGCTGATCTCTCCGCGCATGGCTAAAGGTATCCGCGACTACGAAGGCTTCAGTATTGAAGGCCATCTGGCCACAGTAGCTGCACACGGTATGCAACTCTGGCTACCTACCGATAACCCGGTGGTGTACTCGGACATCCTGCCACGTCTGCGTGCAGAGCATCCGTGCAACTATAGTCAGATCACGTGGCGCACTGGCAAAGGTAAAGTGGTCACCAGCCGCAAAGAAATGGTTGTGGGTTCCATTTACACGATCATGCTGGAGAAGATTGCCCGAGACATGGCTGCCGTATCCTCGGCGAAGCTACAGATCAACGGCGTGCCTTCCCGGATTGCGAACAACGATCGCTACAGCAGCCACATCCGCATGCAGCCAATGCGTTTTGCGGGTGAGACTGAAGTGCGGTTGATGCTGATGGCTATCGGTGGGATGGCGACACGGGATCTGTTGGAACAAACCAACAACCCAGACTCGCATGCAATCGTGTACGAGAGTATCGTGCTGGCTGACTTCCCAACCAACCTGCCAGAAGCCATTCCGCGGGATAAGTTCCCTGCTAACGGCCACCGGATTGCCAAGCAGATCAAAGACCTTCACATGTGTGCGGGGATTGGATTTAAGCTGGTACCTGATAACATTCCAACTGAGTGAGCCCCATGTCACTGATCGTTATCAATGGACGCGAGCTGCTTGGCATGCGTCCCGAACGTGTCAATGAATGGCTCATGGCTAAAGGCCTGGCAGAAGACGCAAAAGTTCTGCTGGAGCTGGACGACGGCCAACATGAGTCATCGGTTCAGCGGGTGGTTTATTCAACCTTCTGCTGGAACTTTCAACGCATCTGGAAGAAGACTGCGCTCTGCGCCCGTCATGCGTTACTTCCACCTGCGCGCATTACCAGCAACAGCCATCTGCGGCTGATGGAGCACAGCTACTGGGATACCTTCGACACCTACCTTGAGGCGGGCGAAGAGCTGGACCTGGAATACCTGGACCTCATCGGCTGTAAGTCCGCCAACGCCATCTACAACTACGCGGTCGATGAACTGCAAGAGTGGGTCGAAACGCTGTCGCTCGACGACTACTCCGACGTTGTAGAGTCTCCAGAGATCAAACACGCTCTGGATACCGTAGAGCCCAACCGTCGTTCCGTGGCAGAGTGTCACGACAACATCGGTCGCCTACTGATGACGTCGCCGGACCTGGAAAAGAATACGCTGTCGGAGTTCTGCCGATCGCGATTCATCATGAACGGTCAGGTGTTGCAGTGCATCGGTCCAAAGGGTTATCCCACAGAGATCAGTTCGGGTTACTTCCGTCATCCGATTCTGAACTCATTCTTGACGGGTCTGAACACGCTGTACGAAAGTGCGGCCGAGTCTCGCTCTGCTACTAAGGCGATGTACTACTCGAAAGACCACGTTGAGAAGGGTGAATACTTCCAGCGTAAGATGCAGCTGGGCGCGTTCCCTGTGGCACGGTTGTTCAAGGGTGACTGCGGTTCTACCAAGTACCTGCAGATCACGATGAGCGAAGAGCTGCTTTATGCGTTTGCCGGTAAGTACCGACTGACGAAAGAAGGCAAGCTTGTAGCCATCTGGAAGAACAGCCGTGAATTGATCGGTGAAACGATTCTGCTGCGCTCCTCCATCCACTGTCAGCGCTTCCATGAGCACGGCGTGTGTCAGACCTGCTTCGGCTATCTGGGACATTCTATTGTTCGTGGTTCCAACCTCGGCCATGTATCCTCGTCTGAGCTTTGCAAGGACGCCTCTCAGGCGCTTCTGGCAGTTAAGCATAGCGATGCTACCGTGGACATCGCAGACATCGCCCTGGGCGATCTGGAGCAGCTCTACCTCACACCATCGGCAGACGAAGAGGCTGCAGACCTACGGTTGTTGTATAACTCGGGTCTGAAGGATCTCCGGCTGGCTGTCGATGAACGCTACGTGCGTAACTTGCACGACGTGAAGGTAGTGGACGATCTGTCCAAGCTGACCCTGTCGAACACCACCAGCCTGTATTCGCTACAGCTGTGGTACACCGATGAGGATGGCTTTGAGCAGGTGCAGCGTTTGACGGTAGCCAACGGTTCTCGTCAGGCGTCGTTTACTCTGCCCATGCTGGAGTACATCCGCAAAGCGGGTTGGACCATCGTCGAGGGGATGGTGGTAATTGACATGAAAGAATGGGAATACGATGACAGCCTGTTGTCGCTCCCAGTGCAGCATGCCAACATGTTGGAGTACATCAACGACGTAGAAACCTTCACGCGCTCCAGTGGTAAAGGTAGCGGTGACGGCGCACGCGATCGTCTGGTGAACTACGAGACTCTCGATGAGGGTCTACTGATGATGAACAAGATGGTGTCGTCGAAACTCAACGTCAACATCGCTCACCAGGAAATCGTTATCTCCTGCATGACCGCCATCAGTGAAACTGACGCGCGCTTCCCGCGCATGCCGTCTGAAGGTACGATCCGTCCGTATGAGGATCTGATTCGTGATCGATCCCTAGCCGGGACTCTTTCTTACGAACATTTGGAGCGTATCTATGGAAACCCACGCACCTATTTGAATATGAACAGGTGCTATCATCCGATGGATGCGCTGCATGCCGATCTTCCAGAAGGCGTGACGGTGCTGTAACAGGTAAAGGCTGCCCCTCTTCGGAGGGGTAGTGCTCCCTGTAATTTTTTGTATGGGGGAGTCCGATGCGGATTGACGTTTACTCGCACGGGTACACAGTAAGTAAGTTGACACGCGCAGCCCTTACTGGCATCTCAAGGCTTTGCCGCTTCCTCGGACATTTTGAACTGCAGCCCAACGAAGTCGGTCGCTATGAGCAAAAGCAAACAGCGACTTACGCCGGTGGTTATGCAAACAGGGAGCTGTTCTGTTTTCACAAAGGCACGCTTGATCGCTTTCTGGCAATCATCCGTGACATTGATGCAAGCATTAAGCCTGAGATTGTCACCCACGAGTTGTGGGATTCTGTACCTGTAGAGATGAAGCTTAAAGACCTTCGAGATCCTCGTTGGGGTCAGCCTGGTGCAATTCGCCATGCGATCGCTGAAGGGGAAATCAAGGCAGTCTGCCTAGGCCCTGGCCGCGGTAAGACGTTTGTGTTCAACCGAGTTACCCACCACTTCCAACGACGTGTGTGTATGGTCATTCGGGCGAACTATGTAGACAAATGGGAAGAGGATATCGGGGAAGCCCACGAGTGCGAGGATGGTGACATTCTCAAAGTCAAAGGTGGCAAGGACCTTATGGCCCTGATGCATGCGGCACTAGCGGGAACGCTGACAGCCAAGTACATCCTGATCTCTAACTCTACCTACCGCAATTACCTCAAGTTGTGGGAGATGGCGAGTGGTGACCTGAAAGACAAAGGGTTCCCTCTAAGTCCTCATGAAGTGATGGGTGCGTTGGGCGTAGAGATTCTGGGCATCGACGAGGTGCACCAGGACTTCCACTTCAACCACCGCCTGATCATCTACAGCCACGTTCCAAAGATCTTGACGCTGTCGGGTACACTGGACCCAGATAACTCGTTCAAGAACGATGTGACGAAGCTGACGTTCCCGTTAGAAACCCGCTTCATTGAGCCACCGCCTCCACCTTATCTGCGCTGCAAGGCTCTCCAGTTCTCGCTGGCCAGTCCGCATCTGATCAAGTGGAAGCACCGTGGTCGTTCCGAGTATTCGCAGGCCGCTTTGGAAAAGAGCATCCTGCATTACAAGAAGACTCTGGACAACTACAAGAACATGATCCTGGACATCGCGTCCATCAGCTTTATGCCCTTGTGGAAACCCGGCAGGAAACTGTTGGTCTTCGCAGGCACGAAGAAGATGTGTACGGTGTTGGCAGATGCGTTCGCCAAGAAATACCCGGACATGCAAGTTCGGCGATACATTGGTGAGGACCCGTATGTTCATTTGCGTGAGGGTGACATCATTGTCTCCACCACCAAGTCGTGCGGTACGGCTGTCGACATTCCAGGCTTGGCCATCTCTTTGATGACCGAGGCGGTCAACGATACACAGGCGAACTTGCAGCACATTAAACGTCTGCGAGAACCGCCACCAGGACCGGATTACTTTACGCCCGAGTTTCTGTATTTCTTGTGCGTGAACATTCCACAACACATGAATTACCACAAACGCAAGACAGAGATCTTTGCGAAAGAGGTGATTTCCCATGAACTCTTATTAACGGATTACGTGATATGAGCCGTGCAGTGATAACTCACAAAGGACCTGCCAAGGCCCACGACATCATGGCGTTGTTCATTCAGGACAACCCAGCCTTACTGCACTCGCACCTTGAGGGCATGACGGTAACCCTGCTGTCGGTGAACGGTAAACCTAACACCTTGGATGCTAAGATGGAGCCTCTGCCATCCTACCCACCCAAGACTGGCCAGGAAGACCGTACGGTTCATCATTACAACGGCGAAGGCCGACTGGTGCTGGCTGTAAAGCAAAGCCCTCAACGGGGCTCTGTCGCAGTTCACCCCATCGGCTCGGAGCTGGAATCCTCTGACCTTGAGTTCGAGGTGGTCGCACGTATCCGTCAGGCAAACTAGTCATGACGATCTTTGTAAAACCCGCCTCTCTGTATGAGGTGGGCAGCAGTGGTGACCGGGTGTATACACCCGGCATTGCCTTTGAATTCGAGCAGTACAATGGAGTTGAAGAGATTCAGTTTGGTATCCACCACCGCCACTGCAAGGTAGGCACCTGGGCTTATAACTCCCGGACTGGTGTCACCACCCTGACCTTCATCGAAGACTTCCTCAAGCGTGACTGGTTGGTTGAAACCAATTCAACCTTTCACACCGACACAGTAAGGAACTACACCCTGTGAACAAGCCTTATCAATCCGCTCCCCTTTCCGAATCCCACCTGCGCCTCGGCCTGTTGCTGGACTTCGCGAACAACGTGAACCGTGGCCTGGACCGCAAAGAGATGAACCCAATGGGTAGCCTCTATGTGTTCGACGACCACAGCGAAATCCGCACCCCAACCGTCGTGCCTGAAAACTGGCCACATGGTTTGATCCGCGTATATCGTGAGCAGAAGACCCAAGGCTTCGAGCCAGAATTCGTGTTGCACCAGTTCGACCCTGCCATGCAAACCGTCGCCTTCGACGCCAAGCGTTCCGGTGGTCTGGACCAGCAAGGCATTCGCTTCATCACCCAGACTGGTTGGCACGGCCTGGACGCTCACTATCTGGTCATGCCAGAATTCGAGCAGCTCTCCTTCATTCCCCTGATCGGCACTCACACCGACTCCGTGGAATCCATCCTGGACCAATCGAAGCTCGGCGGCTATGATCGCAAGATCGTACGCATGACTTACGAAGAAGCCATGATCAAGGAAGCGTACGACAGCGAAGACGATCTGGAACTGTATCGCGGCGTACCGCATACCTACCACAACTGGATCATGCTCAACGCACTGATCGTGGCGAAGATCGTTACCCTGCGTGCCATTGCACTGGCTGAAGCTGGTGAGAATGCGTTCCGTGAAACAGTCGAGCGCGACAGTGTTACCGGTGCACCACTGCCGGTCGACGTATCGGGTGAAGCCGATCTGGTCGACCCAGAGCCGATCGTGATCGAGCAGCCTTTCATCCCTGAAGCAGTCGAAGACGAAAAGCCGTAACGGCATAGCCCCCTCTCCCTCACGGGAGAGGGGGTTTGACTCTATGCTCTTTTTTTTTGTTTCAAGGCGCGTGGTAAAAGCCCTTGAGACGTTCAACTTGCATCTCGTCGTTCACGCAGCGGTGGATGCGGTTCCAGTCGTAACGGGACACAGCCACCGAGCGCGATTGCGGGTCGCAGGTTTGGGCCATCATGTGCAGAACGCGTTCGAGGAAGTTGCGGTCCATGACAGCCACAGCCTTCATCTTGTCCTGCCAGCGGTTACGGAAACGCATGTGCATGCAACCGTCGCGGTTCTTGTACACCCACTGCAGCAGCGAATCCCAGGCCGTGTTGAAGTCCTGGCCTTCCAGACGCATGACCATCTTGATGTGACGCAGCAGTTTGGTTTGCTGTTCCACACCTTCTTCTTCGCTGGTCGCACGCTTGGGGCTCATGATCTCTTCGTACTGCTTGAGAATCCCCGAGACCGTTTCCATCGTGATGGTCAGTTTGGATTTGATCGGTACAACAGCGGCGGCTTGTTTAGCCAATACTTCTTCGCCCATTGCAAGGCTCCTTTTAAGTGAAGTGACGCGATGGTTCAAAACGGGTGGTCTTCAAGGCAGTGCCGTGAGCCTTACCCATGAAGATGTAGAGCATCATCGATCCCATGTCCGACGCCTGCCCACCCAGAGAGTTCGGGAAGCGTGCGTTCATGTCACCCATGCAGCGAGCACAGTAACCAGCACCTTCAGTGCGGCAACGTTGAGGGCTACGCAACAGGACAACCTTGTTCACGTACCGAGAGATGTTCTCCTTGGTCAGCGCAACGGTCTTGCCTTGTTCGATGATGTAGTAGCCAACATAACGATCTGCTTTGTTGGCATTGATCAGGCGACGAATACCGAGGATAGCTCCGCAGTCTTCTTCGGTGATCGCATGGTTCTGGAATACCCGGATCAGGTACTGTACAGCCTCACCCCCGAGTGCAGTCTGTGCACCCCGGTTAAAGGAACCCTCACGCAGACTGTTGGCATAGTCAGGGAGGTTCTGAAGGTTGAGGCCTTCATCCAGAGACGTGGGGATCAGGGTTACAGATGTACCGTCACCGAAAGCCGACTCCTCACCGTGCATGAGCAATGTCTTCATGCGAACGATGTCAAAGTTCTTCTTACCGATGAGGTAGTCTTCCGAGTCATCCCCCTTGATCCATTCACGGTCAAGTTTGGACAGCTCACCCTTGATGATCGAAATCGTGGCCGGGTCGTGCAGACGATCCTTGTACTGCTCCAGCAACTTGGCGCGCAGCTCACGGATCTTCGGATCAGTCACCAGAGACTTACGTGTGGTCCCCGGTGTAAAGATCTGAGTCATACCCGACAGAATGCAGGCACAGGCCTCGGTGTACTTGAGGTACTCCCAGACGTAGATCTTGGCTGGATCGTTCTGACTACGGTCGGCGGGATTACTCGTCAACCTCGCGGCAATGATCTTTTCGACGTTGCTGATGCGGATGGCTTCCGGGTTGAACGGGATCTTGCCGTTGAACGCGTAGACCACAACGACATGGTGCCATAGAACCCAAGCGTAAGGGGCTTGGCAATCTGCTTCGCAGCCAATGAAGTCACCTTTCTTCAAGTCCACCAGTTCACGCTTCTGGTAGAGAGGTTTGGTTGCGTCCGCTTCAAAGCGCAGCTTGGATTCGCCGATCTTGACAACCCACTGCTTATCTTCGATGTACGGCTCGAACTCACCACCCTCGCCACGGGTGACAGTAAAGGCACGGATGGACCAAGACAATCGCTTGTACAGGCCCAGCTCCATGCACTTGAGGAAGAACAGCTTCTTGTCAAGCGTTTCCATGACCCAGTACCTTTGTCAGAATCTTGGTGATCACACCCATGATGCGTTGACCCGCCAGACTGGAACCCAGCACCGGTTCAATCAAGTGGGCGGTTTCCTGAATCAGGTCATTGCGAGGCAGATCAGAGATCAATGCCATGCCCGCCACCTCAACGGCCATCTCCTCAGGCGGGATGCCTTGGAACCATGCGTCGTTGTTCAGGATCAGGGTGTTCATTGACTGACCCAGTGCGGCACCATCACGGACGTAGGCCACCACCTTGGCGTCTGGGTACAGGGCGGCAAAGACGCGGAAGTCGCTCAGCGCACCCGAAGCCACCTTAGGCTCATCGAGGGTCAGCACAGGCTCAGACTTGAACGTACCATCCAGTTTGTTGATCAGGCTGTCCGATACGCTGACGATCCAGTCGATCATGTGACCGTCATGGTTCTTACCGGCAGACTCAAACAACTCGATCAGGATGTCTTCATTACTGGCACCCATCTCCCGTACGTCTGTGCCTTCTGGATAGTCAGCAGGCGACACACCTTCAGGCGTATCCCACATGACCAAGAACTCCAAGAGGTCAGCGGTAACGCTCAAGGCTGAGGGTTCGAACTCGATCTCTACACCGAACTGAGCATAAGCGGCAAGGATACCCTCGATCATCATGTTCTCGGCATTGCCAGCGATGACCTCAGGTTCAATGCCCTGTTCACCCAGGACGATGTGTTCGATGCGATCGGTATGACCGTTCATGCCAAACCGGTAAAGTAGGTTGATTGCATGCATCAATTCTACTACCCGATTGGGGTGGTAAACGGCGTTGAAGAATTTCTCAAGGTCCATGGGGCACCTGGAATGTGTTATATAGGAAGGGCGTCTACTAAGATATAGCGGCTGTAATGTTAACTTAATGAGCCCTATACGCACTCCATCAAAAGGAACAGTTCCACATGGCAAAAAACAAAGGCGGTTCTTTCGGCAGCCGCAAAGGCGTCCGCACTCCACCGGTGATGGTGCAAGGTAACACCATGCGTTTCAGCAAAGATCCATCGCCATGGTTTGCCGACTTCGACTCTCTGGCGGCGCAGTGCACCTCACTGACCACCTCCCCCGGCATCCTGTTGAACTTCATCAACGATGCCGAACTGATGGCCAAGGTTGACCGCGACGCGCTCAACACCAGCATCCAGTCAATGAACGAGCTGATCCTCAAGGAAAAGACTCGTCTCAAGGGCCTGAAAGAAGAAACCCGTATCCTGCGTGAAGGTGCTCCGGCCGACGGCGATAAGCCTGCCCGTGAAGCAATCACCCGCATCACCCAGGACAACACCATTCCACTGCTGGACCACGGCGAGCAGTTCCAACTGTTCATGAACGACTGGGTCAACGTGATCTACTTCGCTCTGGACGAATGCCTGCAACACTTCCGTGCCGCCGGCGCCGAGATCCCTGTCCTGTGCCCACGCAGCCCAGGCTTCTTCAAGACCGAAGGCACCATGACTGCCGACGAGTTGAAGAAGGCTCAAGAGATCAGCCTCACCGAACTGCAACGCGACGAGCGTGATGCGCAGGAAGTGGTTGAGATCGTTCAGGCAATGGCCGGGCGCTTCAAGCGTAAGCACTACCGTCACGTGGCCAAAGGTCTGGGCATCCCTGAAACGCACTTCGAAGCACTGGTCCAGGGCAATCACGCCCTGCTGACTTCCGCGCAGTTGAAAGACGTGCGTGCGAAGCTGGACGCGGCCATTGCCTCCGTGCCGAAAGATGATCTGCCAGTCGATGAGAAGGAGGCTGAAATCTCCGCGCGTCTGGCTCAGCCCAACCCAATCGACTCCAACGGTTACGCACGCGGCCAGCGTCCTGAAATCGTGCACATCGACGAAGCCCCCTTCATCAAAAGCGAGTAATCATGAAAGACGATTCTGATCTGCCCCAAGAGCAACCTCTGGGCGGCGACGAGGGTGAGTTCCCGGTTGACAACACTCCGGTGGTGCCAGCGGCTGCTCGCCCTGCCGAAGAGGCTGAGCCTACCCCACGTACCGAACTGGACTTCAACGAAGACAGCGACCTGTTGTCCGAAGCAGAAGCCTCCGGTGGTGCAGCTGAACCTGAAAAGCCGTTCTACGGCGAACGTCACTGGACCAACGAACACGTGTTCGGTCATGACGAGATGGTTAAAGAGCGTCCGGCGAACTACGCGCCTCGCTTCACCCTGATCGTGCCTACGATGTCCATGACCGACACTGAAAAGGTCGGCAATGCCTTGGCCCCGGTTATGAAGCATCTGGCGCCTGCGGCCCGTACATGGGTCGAGAAGGTACTGTCCAGTCAGCTGATGGTGATGGCAGACGACCAGTTCACCGATGCGCTGGAACGTGATGGTTCCATGTGGATTCAGCGTCCTGAATACGACGGCACTAAGCTGGTTGCCCAAGTACCCGGCGTTGTGCAGCCTGCAGCGGGTGCAATCCTGTCTGGTCAGGATGCCGAAATCCACATGGCGCAACAGACTGGTAAGTACGCCCGTCTGATGTTCCCGCTGGTGCACACCGGTATCTGGCTGAACGTGCAGGTACCAGAAGGCGATGAGCTGCATACGCTCGAAGAGCATATCGCGGCTGCCAAGTATGAATTGGGCTGGCTGTCCAAAGGCCTGGTTTACTCCAACACCTCGGTCATGCAGAACATCATCCTGGCCAACTTCATTCTGGAGCGTGCTGTTGCGTCTTCGGCTGAAGTCACCTCGCTGGAGTTCCTGAAGAAGGTCATTCGCATCACCGACCTGAACCTCATGGCAGCTCACATGGCGTCGGCGATCTACCCATCGGGCTTCCCGCTGGAGCGTCCTTGCTCTGCTTCCCCGCAGACCTGCCACGAGATCACCAAAGGCATTCTGCGCCTGTCGAAGATCATCTGGGTTGACAGCAATGGCCTGTCGATTGACCAGAAGAAATTCATGGCCACTCGCCTGACCGGTCGCAAGAAGACTGAGGCTGACTTCAAGAAGTATCAGGAGCAGTTCCCAGGCGTCACTCAGCGCGTTGAACAGATCGCCCCGAACATCTGGGTGCGTTTCATGCCTCCGACGCTGGAGCAGTACGAGCAGTCCGGCTACGACTGGATCGACTCGATCGAGCGCGATGCCAACCAGGTTCTCTCCACGCCGAGCGGTCAGCAGCTCAACAGCTACATGCAAAAGCAATACCAGCTGACCTCGATGCGTCAGTACGCTCACTGGGTGGATGCCATCATCTATCCAAACGACGTGCAGACCACTGGCCGTGAAGACATCAACAACCTGCTGGCGAAGAACTCGTCCAACACGGAGATGGTGGAAAAGTTCATGAAGGCTGTCAAACGCTTCATCGACGACTGCACTGTTGGTCTGGTCGGTATCAACAACTACGACTGCCCGAAATGCGGTAACTCGCAGACTGCGGAAGCCGTGCGCAATCCGAAGTTGATCCCACTCGATCCAATGCACACTTTTTTCACCCTCAGCGGCCTGAAGACTCAAACTATTCAATCAGCAAATATGGCGTACTAGAATCCCCCGTTATTCGGTCCAATGGGCAATTGGTTGCTAACACTCAGCGACACGTTAACGACCCGCACTTTGGACTGGACACCGAGGTATTCGACCGAGAGCTGGATCGGATTAAAACCGATACCCAAGCTCTCGGTGAACGCCCTGACTATGTGGATTCTGAAATGATGATGCGGGCTCTGTACGAGACTGCATTTGGCATTCACAACCACTACGGTGGGAAGCAGCATCCTTTTGCTCCGGTCGCGGCATATCCCAAGGAAGACTTCGCTCCGTACTCCAGTCGCTTTCGCGATTATGCTCGTTACATGGACGAACGTATTTTCGAGGCTACTGGGATTCCATTGGACAGTTTCTTCAAACGCCCTCGGGCAGAGATTGAAACGATCTTTGGTTTGGTCAGATTGCGCAACAAGAAACAATCAGCTAGCGCAGAAGAAATCGCTGCCGCTGCTGCCAAGAAAATGAAAGAGGGCAAGGGCTAATGAAAGACACCCTACGTCAAGGTCAGCACGATGTTCAGTTGGAGGCAGGTAAAACTACTCCCAACTCTATCGCTGATCTGGGTATGATCTTTGACCGTCACACGAGGCAGCTGATTAACTACCGTGACCTCATGTCTGAGGCAGATGTGTGTCGCTGGTTCAACATCCGCAAGGGTGAGCTGCGCAAGGCTGTAGCACGTGGTGAGTTCCCTAAAGCCACGACGCTTAAAGCAGGTAACACTCCGTTCTGGGCAGATAGCATCATTGCTCGGGTACGGCGGGTAGACAACGAAGAAGAAGACTACGTTGGTGCCTGACGGCATAGCCGCCTGCCCCTAGGGGCAGGCGGTGCTTTATGCGCTCTCTTTGTGGTCTTCGTCGTACCAAGCCAGCAGGTCGTTAGACGATGGCAGGCCCAGCAGTTGTTGTGCAATCATGTTACCGTTGACATGTCCACCCGTAAGGTCAATGCCGATCCACCTCCACTGATCCTCTTCCATGTCATCCACTGACGACAACTCAGTCTGAGTCGTGAACTTGTCAATGTTGAGCATGTCTTGCAGCTTCGGATAAGTAGAGACCACGTCAATGTCAGACACGTGAGTGTGCAACAGTGTTCTGTGGCCGAACATGTCTCGAACAAGGTCTTTGTCTGAGTCAGGTCCCATGTACGCAGGTAGGGTGATGATCCAATTCCCTAATCCGGGACTGGCCTGGTCCACCTCCGTCAGCATCTCATCGCTGGTGGTACCGGCTACCAAGCCTCGGCCCAACAGGAAGAAGTGTAAGTCGTCAGCGATCATCCGTGGCTGAGAGTCGTAGTTACGATACTCAGAGCACTTCAGCAAAGCAGGCAGACACATGGAGATGTCTTTGGTCACCTCGTCCAGCATCTCTACGCCGATATCGTCGTAAAGGTTGTATACGCAGTATTCCACTGGGTAATACTTCTGCATGAACGCATGCCACTCACCCTTGACGTAACCATCGGCCTGAGTGAACTTGAGCTTACCGGCTAACTTGTGCTTACGCAGCAGGTAGTCCAGGTTGTACTCAGGGTCGTTCGCAGACGCTGTACGGATACGCTTGTACAACAGCATCGAGTCACAGATCTGGAAGGAGGCCTGCAGACTAACGGTGTGCCATTGGTCAATTGGGTTGATTGGAACCTTGGTATCCTTACCACCATCCTTTTTGATCTTGTGTGCAGCGCCTTGGTTCCACTTGAAGTTACGGAACTTCTTGGGGATACGTTGATCGCAGAACACATCGGACGGGTCGTAACCAGAGTCCAGCAGAGCTTGTTCAGATTTGGGGATATCGAACGCCATGTTGAAGATGGTCACGTAGTCTGGTTGCCACTGGTGGGCGGCCTCAAAGGACTTCTGCACCAGATGCGCTGGCAAGTCTAGGATGTTGATCTCCAGACTCTTAGGATCGAAAGGATCAATCCCTCGCTGCTTAAGAATGGACCCGAGCAGCTCCTCACTCTTTTCCCGCACCAGTTGTTCAAAGCGTGCAGGCTCTTTATCTGCCTCTGGGATGGCCGATTCAGCGATCCAGTTGGACAGGATGTTTTGACAAGCCTTTTCCTTTAATGTCATAGACGCAATGATGATCTCCTTTTCTTCGGAGTTCATGTTGGTCTCGATATCGTAGACGGCCACACTGCTTGGGGTCGGTGTACCGCCGTACTTATCCCGATAGCCACGCTTAATCAACACAGGCGTCTGGATGTCGGCACCGTATAAGTAAGCTGAACGTGCAAGCTGTCGTAATCCCCCACGAGCAGCCGGGTTGCCCAGTGCCCGAGCGACCTTATTATGTAGTTCATGCTGACTGCAAGTGAACTTTCGAAGGTGCTTCAGAGGCGCCCATGGGCGCTTGTCCTTATGGGTCCGATACTTATCCAGCGTGACGTAAAAGTCGCGTTGGTAGTTGTGTATCAGCCGCACGTTCGGAATGATTCTTCCGTCCTTGCAGTGAATCAGTTCCTTGACGACCACCACATCGTTAGGCGAGTAGTCATTCGCTTTTGAATAGGTGGCATGCACGCATTCGTAGCGGTCGATCTCATCTCGTGTGGGCAGTTCCGGGTATGCGAATGCCATGACTGTCTCCAGCGTGAATCAAAATTCTCTAAACAGTATCTCCCCTCGGTAGGACTTCAACATGACTCGCAATCTCAAGCCCCATGCCGCGATGGTGCAGGAGGCTATTGCCCATCAGGGCCGTAGTCAGCTCTTCCGGGACATTTGCCTGATCTTTCGTGAGATCAAGGAACTGCCCTACAATGCCCTGACCAAGGACCTGCTCACAAAGAAGGGCTTGGATAAGGTCATCGAGAAGCACACGGGCCTCAACGTCCCTGTGAAGATCAGCCGTGAACCCTACATCAACGCCTGGGTTTATCCGCCGTACATCGATGCCAACCACGCGGTGTTCGCCGGTAACAAATACGAGCGCGACAATCCGTGGATTCTGGATTACATCAAGAAGCAGTCCGACAAGGCCTTCGGCAAGTCCGAGTCCATCTTCGGCACTGTTGACCGCGAGAAGTCTCGCGTCTCGGGTGACTTCACCAAGATCGAATGCCCGATGTTCATCACCGCGCTTTTGATCAACCGTCCAGATATCACGCCAGAAATGGCTACCTCGGTGATTCTGCACGAGCTGGGTCATGTCTTCACCTACTTCGAGTTCATGGGCCGCGTGACCACCTTCAACGGTGCTCTGCAGGCAGCCTCGGAAATGTTCTTCAAGTGCGACACCCGTGAAGACCGTCTGAAGATCATCCGCGATGTGGGTGACAAGTTCGGCGTGGACACGGACGATCGTGATGCATTGATGAATGCCCGTAACAAGGATTCGTTCATCACTGTTCTGGCTCGCGGCTATGTCATTGACCGCAAGTCGAGCATGGGTTCTTCGATCTATGACATCACCCTCTGGGAATCGCTGTCTGACCAGTTCAGCATGCGCCATGGTTCCGGCGTGGACGGCGTCAAGATGATGGACATCCTGTACAAGAACAGCGGCGCCTCGGCGTACTCCAGCACCCTGGGCCACGTCATCTTCACCCTGTTCAAAGTGTTGATGTTCATCATCTTCACCTTCTTCACCTTCGGCTTGCCGCTGTTGATCTTGTTCATCAACCCGGCAGAGAAGATTTATGACGAGCCTGAGGCTCGCATGAAGCGCATGCGCAACGACTTCGTGATGGGTCTCAAGTCCCCGAACATCTCTGATGAAGAGAAGAAGAAGATTGCGCAAGACGTCAAGGACATCGATGACATCATCCGTGACCTCAATGACAAGCGCGGTCTGATCGAACTGTTCTACACCTCCTGCACACCAGAGGGTCGCCGTCAGTTCAGCCAAATGCGTTTCCAGCAAGATGTTGAGCGCCTGATGGCCAACGACCTCTTGGTATCGTCTACCCGTCTGCAGAGTCTTGCTGACCGTCTTTCCTAAGGAGCCCTGACATGGCCGAACTCAAGATTACCCGCAAGAAGTCGGGCTCGATCATTTCCAACATCAACCAAATGCTGACCAGCACCAAAGTTGATGCCATGGACCGTACCCCGGTTACCGAACTGGCTTTCGCTGAGCTGATCGCTGCCACCCTGCCGTTGGCCCCACAAGGTCAAGACGTGGCGGACTTCTACCGCACCAACTGCATCGAGGGCGTCAAGGCTTTCCTCGACCAGGCCGTAGAGCTGGTGTCCATCAGCCAAGAGCAGTGCCTGCTCGCGGTGTACGGTGTGTACGCTTACCGCGTGTCGATGATCCAGCCAGAGAACCTGACTGACGTGCGCCCATGCATTGGCCGCTACATCCGTCGCCTGCCGCAGCGTCATGCTGACATGGTCATGAAGTACCCGACCCTGAACGACAACTACTGGGCTCTGGCCGACAGCATCTACGTGTGAGGCGCTGACCATGAAGATGATCACTGAAGACCTGACAGAGGAGTTGTTTACCGACGACCCTCTGATTCCTCAGGGGATCATCTCCACTTATCAAGCGATCAAGAAAAATCGCATGGTGAGCCAAGAGATGGTCAGTCCGTACATCCAGAACTTCCCGATGAACATCTCGCTGAGCAACTTCAGTGAGCTGCCTTCGGAGAAAGGGTTGGACATCGCGCTGGAAGGCTTTGCAGTGCTGTTTAAGGTGGCTGCCGGTGTATTGCTGGTGTCTGCCTTGGGTGTGTGCATCTTTAACTTCGTGCGCTCTCGTAAGGCAGCTGAGGCAACCACTGCCAATGCGTCTAGCGGTGCCATGCTGCATAGGGAGATTACCAAGCTGTTGACGGGTATCCGTGCAGCCGGTGGCTACCATGACCGCACGATCAAGATCAAGTCCAGCGACATCCCAACTGGGGTGACTCGCCGGGCGTTGAACCTGCATGGTGAGATCACCTACACGGATTGGGCCAATAGCTTCTATGCTTACGGCCACGATCAACACTTCGTGAATGCAATCGCCTCCAAGGTTGCCACCAACCAGTTCCCCAGCGTGACCGAACACCTGATGACACCGATGGCCGATTACCTGTCGGACTTGGGTGGTCGTGTGAAACAGCTTGCCCTCATTATTCAGGACCTGCCTGCAGCTCTGAATGCTGGTCGTCTCCCGGAGATGGTCAGGAGTATTGAGAACCTCAATATTCAAGAGGTCCGTGCCACGTTCTTGGGTCACCTGGAACGCGTCTACGGCAAAGAGCTGTCAGCCCCACGCACCATCCTGCCTGCCAACAGTGCTCTGCTGTTGGACAGTCGTGTCACCTCCCTCAAAGAGTTCTACGACAACACCCGCGAAGACAAGCACTTCGTGCGTGACCACTACCAGAACAACCTGGACCGTTGGCGCAATGGCGACGTGGAAGGGATGTTGGGTCGAATCCCTGAGATCTGTACACAGGCTTCCAAGCTGGGTGCTGCTCCATCGCTCTCTACTGGCAAGAACATTGTCGATGAGTGTGAGAAGCTGCGTCAGAAGGTGTCTGCTCAGGAAGTCCCGGAAGTGGTTGAGGATGCTCTGAAAAAGATCCTTGAAGATATTCGTCTGGACTCGGTGGCCTCGGTCAACCTGTTTGAAATGGTGATCAACGAACAACGTCAGTTCACCATCTACATTCAGGACATCCTGAACCAGACCATCGAGTGGGGTGGTGCCGTAGCAGCCTTTACCAAGCCTGTTGATCCATCAGGTGCGAGGAAGCTGTTGCGTGACGTCCAGGAAGCTACCGCGTCGACGCGCAAGGTCAAACTTTAATGCCAACCACCCCCTACAGGGCAATCGCTCTTGTAGGGGGTTTCAGGAGCTTTTTATGAAGAAGTACGATTTGGCCGCACTGGCGCAGGCGCCGGGTAAGGATCTGGTCGAATTCATCGGTCAGAACGACAAGGTCATTGCTGAGGTCACCACCCATGTGGCCAACCTTGAACGTCTGCGTGGCACCAGTCAGGCTCACGCCCTGGGCTACATGGAATACATGCCCGATGAAGTAACCATGGGCGACTTCGATACCCACCTGTCGAAGAAAGGCCACCAGATGTCCATGGAGGCCTTGCACACCATCCTTCTGGTGGCAGCCTCTGCTGCCGTGGTAGCTGGCATTGGTTTCATTGCGTACAAGCTGTTCAAAGCAGCTCAGTCCAAAGAACCCAAGTCGGCGAACTACGTCGAGAAGGCCGAGCAAGTTCAGCGCATGGCTGAGAAGCTCAAAGAGTTCCGTATCAAGTTTGCCGAGTCTGCCCCGGCTACCCAAGAAGCCCTCAAGCAGCGCTTCTTGGCAGACAGCGTCAAGGAAGCCATCGTTGGTATGTCCGATGCTGAACTGCTGAACGATACGTTTGTGGCCTATGTTCGCAGCGAGATGCACCGCGAGCAGCCATCGTACTTGACTGCTGTGGCCCGTTACCGTGGTGAGCAGTCCCTGTTCCTCAATGCGGCCCTCATCTATCTGGACGGCGTCAAGGAATCGCTCGAAGCATTCCGTCGCGAGTTCCTCGATGTGGTGGCCAAAGCTCCAGACATCACCGACTACCAAATGGTCAACCTGGTCAACGGCCTCAAGTGGGACCGTATCGACAACGGTAACCATGCGGGCGTTCAGGCGGTGTTCGCTTGGGCTCAGGCGATGGGGACTCCGGTCACCAACCGTGTTGAAGAAACCCTCAAGGTGGCTCACGACACATTGGTTGCACCGATCACCACTGAACAGGTGCGCGAGTACAACCCAGACATCGTTGCAGCGACCATCCCTAAAGGTGGCTACCACAAACTGTGGGCACTGCTCAAAGGCCTCAAGGACACTGGCAAGTACATTGAAGGTGCCAAGGGTGGTTTCACTCAGGGCGAGAAGCGTTCGCAGCAAGTCGCTGACCTGTACAAGGCTCAGATCGATCGTGCCAGTCAGTTGGCCGACAGCGTGGGCATCATCGAACAGATGGCTCGTGCTGAGAGCGATGCGATTGTTCGCAACATGAAGATCTCCACCAACGCCACCAAAGCCCTGCTTAACGCCATTGAAGAAGTGGCCGATAAGCTGGAAGACAAGGAACAGGCCAAAGAGATCAAGAACGCACTGGACGCGATCACTCGCGCTACTGCCTCTGGTCTGTCCATGAAGACTGAAGGTCTCCTGGATAACGGTCTGATGCCAATCAGCTTTGGCGCTGTCATGGCATTGGAAGGCCGTAACCAGTGGGTTGAGTTCCTGAAGTCTGTTGCGGTTGTAGCTGCCATTGGTTTGGCGATCTATGCCCTGCAAGCGCTGGTTCTCTCCATGCTGGGTCTGCAGTCGATGGCCGCTACCTTCTCCGGTGGTGTCGTCTACATGCAGAAGAACGGCAAGCGCATCACTCCGGGCGAAGCCGCTGACATCGTGGCAGAAGCTGCCAAGGACAAACGTCTGGGCAACTACGGCGTGTTCATGTTGGCCAAGAACCAAAGCCTGCCGTTCAAGTTGACTGAGCGCCATCTGGGCTCGGGCTTCCATGACGTGTCTCAAGGCGTGGTTGAATCGCTGCGTGGCTTTGCTGGCAAGCTGCATGGCAAGCCGAAGGATCAGGACGTTATCAATGCGTCCAAAGAAGGTTCGCGTTTGGTTAAGCGCACCATCGAGATCCTCAAAGGTCGTCTCAAGGACATGAGCTTCAACGTCCCGAACGGTGACCCGCACATCCCGGCTACTACCCACCAACTGCGTGATGCCATGGAAGCATTCATGGATCAGTGGTTCAACCCAGAAAAGGCCGACTACGGTCTGATCAAGCGCGGCATTGATACCACCTGGTTCGGTGTACTGGACGCCAAGGCCGAGCAGCATGTGGATCAGAATGCCAAGATCCTGACCGACGGCATCACCAGCTTCTCCAAATCCATCCCTGACGTCAAGAAGGAAGACCTCAAGGAAATGGGCGAAGAGGCTCAGGAAGCCCATGCCAACTTTACTCAGGAACTGGCCTACATGGCAGCACTGGGTCATGTGGTGACCGAGGTGACCAAGAAGGCGATCCGTGACGGCGCAATGTCGATGCAGGCTGTTCGCAGTCAGCTGAAGATGCGCGGTGAAGGTATCGAGGGCCTGGACGAGGCCGACGAAGACATGGACGACTTCCAGCCTTACGAAGAACCACTCGATCCGTTGGTGGATATGGCTGAGGCCATGGGCGACCTGTACGTGGACGAACAGTCTGACGTGGTGATGGCAACCGAGAACCGCAAGGTCATGATCACTCGTCTGTTGATGACTGCTGGCATCGTCATCATTCTGGGCGCTGGTGCCTACATGCTGCTCTCCATGTCGCAGAATCGCCGCAAGCCTAACTCGTTTGCAACCGACAAGATGTTCAAGGACATCAAGCGCGACCTGGATGCATCGCTCAAGTCGGAAGAGTTCTCGGCCCGCATGAAAGCGAGCACTGAGCGCTTTGCCGATGATCTGCAGGAAGACCTCAAGCGGTTCAAGGCTCGTATGGATGCGGCTCGTCAGCCAGCTGGTGGCAAACAGACTGAGAAGGAAGTCAATGGTCAGCGCGTAGACAGCGGCGCTGCTCAGTCGGCAGACGTGCGTCCTCGCATTGGTGAGACCGGATCTCCAGTCAGCGGCAGCAACAATGCTTCTTCGGTCACCCCGGAAGGCAACGTCAAGTCGATCTACGAGCTGGAAAACGCCGACCTGATGCAGATCGCCAAGGACGCAGACAAGCTGGTTGAAAACATCAGCAAGTTTGACTACAAAGGTCCTCTGCGTGAGCGTTTGATCGAACGTGTGCCGGGCATGCTGTCATTGAACATGGCATGTGGTTCCTTCGATCAGGTTACTCGCAACATCAGCACTGACCGCGAAAAGCGTATTCATGCGTTGAGCGAGCTGACCAAGCACATCATGGACAACGTTGTTGATCCAGTGTTTGATGTGTTGAATGCCAAGGGCGATCACGAAGCGTTGGCTGAGAAGAACTACGACGGTGTAGTGTCTGCCATTGCCAAGGCCATTGAGGACGCGACCAAAGAAGGCCTGCTGGACGAAATCCGCATGGATGAACACCAGAAGACCTTGGACGCCTTCAAGCGCCAAAGCACTGAAGCTGAAGTGGACGATGCAATGAAGTCGTTCAACCCAAGCTGCATTCAGACAGCTGAGCGTGTGTACCTGGGTGAGGCGAAAGCGTATCACAACCTGACCCAAGAGCTAGACACCATGATGGTCGAGAACAAAGACTTCATGAATGTCGACTCCGGTGCACGCTTCAACGAACTGAAGGGCAACCGCGACATGGCCTCCAAACTCATCCGTCGTCTGGAAGAGTTCAAGCCAACCTTCAACATCATTGCCCGTGCTGTTCGGGCCCACGTCAACCTGAGCGATGTCATCTTTGAAGCCGCGGAGTTCACCTTGCGTGTTCACCGTAGCGTTCAGCGCGAGCTGATCAAGTCGGTTGAATTCCAGGCCATGAAAGCTGCTGAACTCAAAGCCCGTCTGGGTGGCGAATCGGCTACGCTGGATGAGCTGGAGAAAGCCATCGATGACCTGCGCAATGACTTTGGCAGTGGCAAGTAAAGGAGAGCGTCTGTGAGCGACTATTCCATGAAGATGGAAGAGCTGTTCGAGGACCTCACGGGAGAGGAGCCGACTCCTTTGGCCGAGCTGATGCAGCGCGAAGCCGAGGAGCAGCTCCCCACCTATGGGGAAGACGAGGGCTCGGATCTGGATGATCAGATCCATGTGGCACAGGTTCGTGAGGATGAGTTGGTCAACATCATGGAGATGCTCCAGTCCACTGGCGGTGTCTCCCGTGAAATGGCCAGCGGGTTCAAGGACGTCTTGCCGGAACACATGGCAATGGAATCCTTCACGTCCCAAGTGACCAAGACCAACCACGTCATGTGTCTGGAGTTCGTGGGTACTGCGATTAAGTTGGCCGCTGCTGCTGGATTGGTAGCGGTCATCGGGGCCATTGGTTATGCGATCTATCGTATCACCAAAACCCAAAAGCGCATGCCCAAGAACAAGTTGGATAAGGCTGTGTCTGCAGCGTTCTCCTCTGCCGAAGAGAAACTCAAGGTAGTGGTGGAAGGCCTCAAGCACGAGTACCCCAACATCGAGCACAAGGACCTCAACTGGAACAAGCAAGAGGCGTTGGTACAGGCGGCCATTCAAGCCCAGATTCAGGAGTTGGACCTGCGCATGATGTCAGGCACCTACTCCTCTCTGATCGAGAAGGCTGCCCCCGATGCCTTGACTCAGGCCAACGAGGTCAAGACGTTCTTCGAAACCAGTATCTTCAAAGAACTGGAGAAGATGACTCGTGGCGGTACCGGGAAAGATCTGGAAGCTGTGACCCAGAAGATCCAAGAGTTCAAGTTCGAGGACCGTGTGTCCAAACACTTGGATCGTTTCGGTCATGACATGCAGGTTAACTTCGAGCGTCCCGATCAGGTCTGTGAGAAGTTCCGTGCCAAGTACCAACGTGGTGTCAGTGCCGAGGAAGTTGCCAGTCAGCTGAAGAATGCCAAAGCTGGTGTGGCCAACATTCCAGAGCAATCGGCTACCACGATGTACAAAGCGCAGGATGTCATGACGAGCCTGCTGTCTCGCATCAAAGCCTACGAAAAGAAGATGGACAAGACGAAAGAGCTTCCAGCTGATTACGTGGCCCAGATGAAAGGCGTGTTGCAAAAGTGCAAGGAGCCGATCAGTTCCCTAGGTGACATCTTCGCCATCTTGGAAATTGAGATCTCCTCGCAAACCCGCTGTGCCAAGATCAAAGGCATGGCAGTGGCCGATGGTTACAAGTCGGTCGCCAATCATTACAAAGAGAAAACCCTTACGGACAAGGAACACCGTAACGAGTACCGTGCTTGCGTCAAAGTGCTGGACAAGGCTTTTGACGACATTCGCGCTTCTCTGAAGTTGTGACATACGCCCCCGGCCCGTTGCGGGCCGGGGGCTATGCCGTTACTCCATGCCTCGACCAGGCAGGTGTCTTACAAACGAGAAGTCCACGTCTTCCTCAACGGTGTAAGTACCGTCCGGCAGCGCAGTCAGCTTCTTGGCAATAGACATGCGTCCACTGTCGTCAGCCATCGTTACCAACGGATAGTTCTTGTCACCGCCCAGCCCTTGAATGCGGATCGCAATGATACTGCCGCCAGAGTTTTCCTTAGCCGCGTTACCAATGTCTTGCACCACAGTCGTAGCCAGGTTGAGACCTTCTGCCAGATAGCCAATGATAGCCACTCGCAGTTTCTCTTTGAGTTCCTCGTTCTTCCAATCGTTCTCGTTCATGTACACCGTCACCTTGAACGCCTGTTCGGCTTGCAGGGTAACCGATGCACCACCTTCCACAATCGCCTTGAGCATGCCAGTGGTGGCCATTGGCTTGAGGTAGAGTGTGGTCTTTTCCAACGCGCGCTTGTTGGTCTCCGTCATGTCAGAGCCGGCCCATTGCAACAGCTTATCGCAGATGGTGGTCATGTAGTTGATGGTGGACTGATCATTGGCGAAGTAGTAGCGCCCGTCGAACAGAGTCAAGTCAATCTGGCGAGCCAGCTGACGCCCTGTCTTCAGAACCTTATCACCGTTGACATCACGGACGAAGTCACCTGCGTACTTGTCGTACTTAGGCGTGCCGTCTGGCATCAGAACAGGATCACCTGCCTTGTTGACAATCTCCGTCACCAGTTTCCCATCCACCAACTCAATCTTGAGACTGCCGTCTGGATTGGTGGCCAACTCGTTCTCTTTGTAGAACGCCGGCACGTTGTAATCGTAGACCTCGTAGTCGGCTTCGGTGGTGACCGTACGGCTACCCGACCACAGATACTTCAACGGACTGCCCAACTTGACCCGCACACGTTCCTGCAAGATACCAATGGCATCGTACGGCAACATGTTGCGGTTCTTGTCTTGATCGATCGTGGTTTCTTTCATGTCCAAGACTTTGTAGTCCGAGACGGTGTAGATGAGATTGAACTCCACGGTCAAATCAATCTGATGCGGCAGAGGACCATCCCCGAACATGGAGAAGTTCTTGAGCGTCAGCGTATCGGCAGCATCAATGGCGTAGGTCGTTTCCAGCAGGAAGCCGTACACACGGTCCTTACCATCTTTGGCGATCAGCGTACCGTTGAGGTAAGCCATGCTGCTCTCACCTGGTGGCGTGTAAGCCAACTGCACCTGAACCTGAGTGTCATCCAGATCCTGATACAGTTCACCGCTCTGAGTCAGCACGTAGATCTGGTAACCCGCTTCCACACGCTCCACAATGATCGTCTTGGCCGTCTTCAGGTCAAGTTGCAGCGTAGGGTTCTCCAGCGTGTAACGACGCGAGAGGATCTCTGGGGCGTCCAGGTAGTAGCAGCGCACAGCAAAGCTTTCGTTAGCCGCATCCAGCACCCAATGGAAAGGGCTGAAACGGTAACCCGCTGAACTGATCTGTCTGGCCATGGCTTCTGGCTTGAGCTGACGCAGGTCATCGATCTCACCTTGACGCACAAACGAGATAGCACCGTCTTGATGTTTGAACAACACCGAGGGATGCAGCGTCACAGAGTCACCGTTGTGGGTAACACCTGGAATGCCATTAAGCTCTGCCATGCGCACCACGATGTTTTCTACGGCTGCCGAGATCGGAGTGACCGTATACTTGTCAAGTGGCGTAGCGAGCGCTCGGGTGGCGTTCAGGGTACGTTTTGTGATAGCGTCGACGTCCTTGACCGAGTTGTACTCAGAATCGCTCAGCACTTGGGCCAAGTTAACCTGGGTGATCGGCAGGTTGATCGCACCGGTGTTGTGTTGCATCACACGGTCACGCAACTGTTCCAGCGTCAGCGCTTTACTGCCACCCGACGTGTAGCCATCGCAGTAAACCGAATACGTGGACACCTTCGCCCAGTTCGCGGTGTACTTGCCATTGTCCTCGTTGTCAAGGTCAATCCATTCCTCGGACCACTCGTTAGGCGTGTAGCCATCCCAACGGGTATCGTTCTCGGCACGGGTGGTATAAACGTCAAGCCGCAGTTCACCTGTGATCAAGCCGCTGGTCTGATAGACCAATGGGATACGGGCTTCCATCACGCCACTGTAAACCTTGACCAACACCGTCGGGACGTACGGGTCGAAGGTCTGATCCGTGTAACTCACACGAATCTCTTTCCAACCGAGCGTACCATCGTCATTACGGACACGGCTGTAGGCACGGGTGTAGTGATAAAGGTTGCGGAACGTCATGCGAGTGTTCCACACCACCGCTTGGTTCAGCTGGTAGACCTCACTCATGATCTCCATCTGACTGACGCTGGCTTTAACCATCAGCATCGGTGTACCGTCAGTGCTGGTATCCTGCACGGTTTCCAACAGGTTACCGTTGGACTCATGTAGCACGCCATTGACAGGGACGCCATAAACAACGCTCGGTTCACCCACTGGTGGGATACGGAACTCGATTGGGTATTCCAATGTGAAAGGAACACCGGCACAGGTGAACACCGAGTTCTTCGGCATCACCAACTTACGCATCCCACCGGGTGTTACTTCCACCGCGTAACGCAGAATCTCGTCACGGCTAACCAGAATGGTGAAAGGTGCGCTAGGCGGCTTGGAGAAGATGTTCAGGAAATCCCGGTCGGTCATGTGCAGATAAAGGTCTTCTGCAGTCAGGGCCAACCCAGGGAAACGCTTACGGTGCAGGACGTCAATGGCATTGAGCACATGAGCACCAGACGCCGCAGCCATTTCCCACAGCAACATAAAAGGAGTGGAGGGGTCAACCAAGCGGTAGTTACCCGCTAGGTTATCGTCCACCGCATCCAGAACACTGAGCGCTTTACCGGCAGGATCAAAGCGCGCGTCGTCCATGGCCTTCATCAGATCTTCGCTGGTCATGGTCATACGACAGCACCTGTTGTGTTAGGGGTGAGAGACTGAACGATCGCTTGGGCAGATTGGCTATCGAGCTTGCCACCGTAACCAATGGGCATCAATGCACCTTTAGGTACACGAGTGTTCCACGCCACTTGTCGATCATTCATCCGTGCAGCATACACTTCCTTAGAAACCCAGCGTTCCAAGATTTGTTCCTCTGGGTCAATCCAGAAAAACGTGTCGTAAGTAAAGAGGTGGAAGGTGTCTTCATTCAACTGAACCATCGCCGTGTTCCGAAGAGCTGGGTGCATGTTCGGGTTAAAGTATGCGACGATGTTATTGAACTCTGTGAAGACGATCGGGTCGAAGGTATCGCACCCGTGACACTTCCAGTTCACGCCCACCTGTTGACCGTCCGTGTTGAACGGGTTGTCGATGGACATGTTGGCACCTGTAGCAGAAGGCGCAACGTACGGATAAGCAATTGTGGACCACCAGCTCGTAATACGCTTTTTGTTTGCGTCCAGAGCGAAGCGGTAGATCCGCGTGTGATAGTCGATACGGTGCTGCATGATCGAGTCCGGCAACGGTACCAAATCGCCCTCGTAAATGAGGGAGCCGTAGCACACCCACGCGAAAAGCAACATTACTATGACGTTACCCGACCCGTTACGCAGTGTCGTATTCAGATCCCACACCCTGAAGTTCTTGATCGTATCGTCGATCATGCTCCAGGACTCATGGTGGTTACCCTCAACAGAGGAGAACGTACCCGGTGAGATCTCTGGCCAACCGGACTGAGACATCAGACCGTTGGACAGCCAAGGAATGAACGCTTGCTCATGGTTTGTCAGGGGGGAGCCTCTGCCGTTACGCCAAACGCCGACTGGGTCCAACATGGCCCGGACAGCACGAGGCAGGCTTATCCCGTCATTGCCCCCGATCATGCTAAAGAATGGTCGGAAGGCACGTAGGTTGCCGTCGGTAAAGTTCAGCCGCGGTCTGGTGAAGAAAGTCAGGCCAAACTGTTCCCGCACAGGCGGCATCGAGGGATGTGTCCCAAGGCTGTTGATGCCCCGCAATTGCTCGTAAATCGATGATACGGAACTACCCTTACCACCGATTCGCGAGATGTAGTCAAAAATCTTTTCGTATTGTTCGCTGCTTAAACTCATATTCCCTCCAGACCGGTCAGGAGCACCCCCCAATGAACATCAACATTCTGCCAGACCTCAGCCTGGCAGCAGCCCCGTTCACCACGGTTCTAGGCAATGCACTCAAGGTGGCTGCGACCACTAATAGCGACAGCATCATACAGTATTCCGCTCCAGCCCGTGTGGAGCCGATCTGTCTGGTGGATGCTGCCTTGGCCCAGTATGAACATCTGTACCCAATCCTGCAGACGACCAACAGCATCTTTGCTGCGTACTACATGCAGGCCGCTGCCTCGATGATCAACGTGTCGGCCATGCGTCTGCTCCGCGACATCGACCCGCTCAAGCCTGACCGCAACATGAACGCGGCTATCTTTGACTTCGTTGAACGTTCGGGCCAACAGGTCTACGGCGACAACAAGTCTCTGCCGTCGCGTGTCGAAGGCAAGGTACTGGAGATCGTGACTGAATCGATGTCCCTGCCTCGCCCTGGCGCTGCAGAGCCTCACATGACCTTCATGATCACTGAAGCTGCCGATGGCAAGCCTGTGTTCAAGGTAGCGTCCCCTGAAGAGGTCAAGCGCTACAAGGAAGCCTCCGCCAAGGCTGCCACCGATCTGGCCAAGAAGGAATACGAGAAGAATCTCGCTGACCTCAAGTCTGCCGGTAACATGGCCAAGTCCAGCGGCGTAGGCATGAGCAATGCCGTGATGGATACTCCGAACCTTGCAGTGGGCAAGATCTTCGAAGTCTCTGCTGACTACGGTCAAGGCGTTGTGACCATTCAGGTTATCGTCGCCCTGAAGACCATGATCACCAGCTCGCAGAACCTGCAAGACATCTATGCCACCGGTGGTGAGCTGCGTAGCGCCAGTGAGCGCTGGCACGGCTGGCGTTCGGGCCAACTCCGTTTTGTCGAAGACATCATGTTCTGCTCCGACATCATCGAGAACCATCGCCGCACTGCAATCCGCGACAACACTGGCGTCTACCTGCTCAACCGTGAGCGCGACACCAAGAACCGCGTGACTGCACTGCTGACTGGCAAGGCGTCTATCGGCACTGCCTCGGGCATCGCCGTGTTCGACTCCGTCACTGCCAAGCGTCTGGAAGCTGCCGTGGGTGGCAAGCTCTCCGACTTCAACACCCGCGAGAAGATCTTCAAGCGTACCTACGCGATGAACATTATCGTGGTTGACCGCGAGTGGGAAGACGTCACTGTCTACAACCGCGGTATCCCGAAAGCGGTTGAAATGCCGATCGCCGAATACACCCGCTCCAAGAGCAAGGGTGGCTCCGACGTGGCTGACATCGTCAAACTGTTCCTGTCTGGCTCTGCCCCTACTCTCTGAGTAGGGCAACCCCTTTAAAGGATTGTATCCATGAAGATCACCGCATTCGTCGACAAGATCGTCGACGGTTTCAGTCGCAATGCTACGGTCAACGTACACGCGGCAGTTGTAAAAGAGATGAACGATACCACGATCCCGGTGTTGGAAACTTTCATCGAGTACGTGGAAAGCGATTCCCGTGCCAAGAAAGTCATCTCGGGTTTTGGCAAAGACTTCGTGACCCGCCTCGGTCGCGGTGGTAAGGGTGAGTTCTACGATCGCATCCTCGCTGCCATGAACGCCAACGTGGCACAAGCCGGTGACGTGGAAGACCTGATCGCTAAGCTGATCCCGAAAGACGCGGACGCTCAGTCGCTTGATGGTCGTGCTGCCAACCTCGTGCAGTATGTCGAGATCATGGGCTTCACCAACCGCTACCTGCGCCACCTGTTGCTGTCCTTCACCCAGGACATCACCAAGGCTATCAAAGGGCCCGACTTCAAACAAGGCCTGACCGACAGCCAACTCAAAGGCCTGCAGGCCAACATGAGTGCATTCGCTACCGCGATCTCCGTGTTGGAAACTGCTGCGTCTGGTGTGGACCGTGCGATCAAGAACATCCCTGAGTTCAACGTCGCCCTGACCGACATCGACGCCATGACGGCTGCGAACGGTGCTGCGAAGATGGACCCATTGGGCACCAGCGGTTTCTTCTCTGCCGACTGGAACCCGATCCTGGCTGTTCGCATGTTGTACGAAGATCGCATCATCGCGAACTACCAAGGCGCCAAGGAAGACCGTCAGGCTCTGGAATATCGCATCCAGGCTTTGAAGGACTCCAAAGATGGCACCACCAACCCACGGTTGGAAGAAACCATCAACTACCACACCGGTCGCCTCAAAGAGGTGAACAAGAAGATCGAGAAGTACGAAGCCTCGGTCAAGGAGCCCTCCAAATGAATGACCGCGGGTTCGACGTCTACAGCAGCGGGTTTGCACGCCTGAACCCGCTCCAGGCCGGTACGGGCTACAAAGAGCCTGATACTATGGCAGTTACTCACTATGATGGTATGGTTAAAGGCCAGCTTGCCGTCGTGGATGCAAAACACTTCGACAGCGTCATGCGTAATGCTTTGGCATTGCTCGGCACGGGGCCTGACTGGATTCAAATCCAGACCATGAATCCCAACCTCTCCCGCTACCAAGTAGACTTTATGGTTGACACTGTCAATTATATAGCCACTGGGAAACGCCGCTATTATCTAGCGACGTGGCGTGAGTTGCACGCTGATGCGAACAACAACGGTTCGGTAAAGCCTATTGTTATGGGTGGCCGTATCGTGAACCCCGAAATCAAAGTGCCCCCTGAGCTACTCAAGGGACACCCCACGGAAATCATATCCCGCTGGATCTCCCGAGAGGGCGGTGTAGTGGATTTGATAGAGTCGCTGCACTTGATGTTCGGTGGAGACATCGAAGTCGGTGAGATCGGCTCGCTAGTAGCTAGCTAGCGCTAACGCAATCAACAACTCTGGAGTTACAACCTCATGCGTAAATTTGGCAATCGCCGCCCGTCCGTCGGCGGCATGGCGCTGGAAAACATTGAAGGCGCCGATCAAACTGCAGCCGAAATCGATCTGGACACCGACAGCCAACACGGCGACGGCGCTGACCAGGCTCTGTTGGAGCTGAAAGACGTTCAGAACGATCAAGACGGCAACGAAGCCGCCGTGGGCGACCTGGAAAACACCGTCGCTGCTCTGGAATCCCTGCTGGAAACCGCAGAAGCTGCCACCGAAACCGGCGGTCTGGACCCAGTTGCTGCTGACCTGCTGCAAAAAGCGGTCGAGAACGAAACTGCTCCACTGGGCACCCCAGCTGAAGAAGTCGTTCCTGCCCTGGAAAACTTCCAGTCGCCGTCCAACCGTCGTCAAGCCACCGTCATGGCGTGCGAAGGCATCCGCGAGTGGATCGACAAAGTCTGGGCCAAGATCAAAGAGCTGATCCAGAAAGGTCGTGACCTGGCCAAGAAAGCCTACGTCGCGGTCAAGCAGTTCATCCAGCGTATCGAGCCGCGCATCAAGGCGCTGCAAGCTGACCTGGGTAACCGCAACTTCTCGATGCCGAAATCCGGCAACGTCAGCGTCAGCGGCGAATGGGCTCTGAGCGAAGTGGGCAAGCTGGAAAAGCTGGCCGACTCGATCCTGACCAAATACACCGCCGGCGCAATCGCGCACGCCAAGTCGATCGCTTCCGCTCTGTCGGCCGGCGATGCTGCCAAGGCTGCCGAAGGCGAAGAGAAGAAAGAGCAAGCCGCTCCAGAATTCACCGTTCCTGCTGACCTGGCGCGCGCCGTCAAGCCTGCTCTGGACGCTGACTTCTTCTCCGGCCTGCCTGGCGGTCGTGTCATGGCTTCGGCCGGTGACGTCCTGACCATCCGCACCAAAACTGCGGGTGCCAAAGGCGGCGCTGAAGGTTCGAAAGCAGCCGGCGAAGCTGACATCAAGTCGGCTCTGGACAGCCTGGCCAACGTGGCCAAAGTTGTTATCGGCTACGAGAAGAACTTCCAGGAGAAGGACCGTGCGCAGGAAGAAGTTATCCGCGCTGGTGACACCTTCGCCAAGAAGGCCAAGGCGAACGACAAAGGCGACGACGCTCAGGCTCGCGCTGCTGTCAACGCTGCCAAGGATGCCGGTCGTTACCTCGACCAGCCTGCCAAGGACACCCTGAACTACCTGGTCACCGCGATCAACGGCTACTGCACCACGATCGCCGGCCACCTGAAGCACTACGACAAGAAGTAATTCGCGTCTAGCGCCGATGGCGTTGTAAATAAAAGCCGGGCCTTAGGGTCCGGCTTTTATGCTGTCGTTTGAACATGCTATGAACGCTTCCCTCTAAGGACTACCAACATGCCCAACGGTAACTTTGCCATCGGGAACACCTACGAGACGACAACCCGCCCCGTGGCTTGGGCCGTGGCAAAAGATTGCCTTGCTCGTTTAGGGTTCGCCGAGGGTGCCTTCTTGAACTTTGTCGGGCACTATGAAAAGACCCAGACAAAAGACACCGCCATTGACGACTATCAGAACAAGAACTGGTTCGGTACTAACACCGAAGCGATTCTGCAAGTCGAAGAAGATCCGATCATTGAAAGGATCTACGAGGCGTCCGTCATCCGACTGGATAACGTCCCTGTGTTCAAAGACGCAGAGACCCACACTTACATCCGCCCCATCTACCAACCCGTCAAGATGACCTTGCGCTTTCGCTTGCGTTGTAAAGATGAGGTGGAGGCTAACCGCTACCGCGACGACACATGGGCACGATCCCATCTGTTACGCCATGAGGGGCTGCATGAGCTTACTTACCACTGGCAACTGCCTAAGGTCTACCTTGTCATCTTGCAGGAGATCTGGAAGCTCCAGGAGGCTCACGACAAGACAGGGACTTCATTCGGTAAATACTTGCGTGATCGCTTCGATCCTCGCATTGACACCGTGACCAACTTGGCTGGTAAAGAGGCTACGTTGGTTGTACCGGAAGATCAAGTCCGTGCGTTGGGTTGGTTTGACTTTGCTGGGGTGATGGAAAAACCTACCTTCAACAAAGACAACGGTACGTGGGATCTGGAATGGTCGTACAGTCTGGTCTATGACAAACCTGTCGAAGCTGCCATGACTTATCCGCTGGTGGTTCGCCAGAAGATGATCGGGCCAGACTTCCGTCCAACCAAGGGCATGTACAAACTCGACGACAAAGATCCAAGTCTGTCGAACGTGCAGCGCTCGCTGTTCAGCTTCTTCAACGTGTGGGTGCCGCCCAAGGGGATTCTGGATCGTCGTTATCCAGACTTCGACACGTGGGAGCCAGAGGCGCCTACCTACGGCTGCATGGATCTGTGGATTGGCATGCTCGGGCTTAAGCTTGAGAACCGCCGTGATCTCGTGTCCGTTAACCGCCTAGGTGAGCATAAGCTCTCCGACGCTGCCCTCACCCTGTTGATGGATGAGCGTGAGTACGTCTGTAACCCCCGTCAGAGCATTTTCGAGATTGGGGTGTACTCTGACAACGAAAGAGCCTTCCCTGATCAGGTGACGCTCGGTGAGGACGGCATTGTGCGGGCCAACTTTGACCTGTCAATGATTCCGATCTATCACGTCGTGGTTTCGTTCCGTACGGATCTGCGCACCCTCGACCCTGAGAACATCCCTCGCATTACCAAGAACGCCTGCAAGGTCTACGGCGTATTGGCAGAGATGTATCCTCGTGCTGTTGAGTTGGGCCTACTCCCATTACCCAGCAAGCGCTGTCAGTGGACATGGGATCAGTGGCAACAGATCGTTGAGGTCGTCAGCCCCCCACCACGTCGCCCTAATCCCAACCCTGGAGTGGGAGGCGGAACCTCTGTCTCAGCTAACCAACGTCGTCTAGCCATGCAGACGGTAGGCACATACACCATCATTACCCGGAGAGACAAAAATGTTGATTGAAGTTGACCCGGCCAAGCCAAAAAAAGAAGCCAGTGGTCGTGTAGTCCCGATGGACATGAGCACGGCTCTGGTGCAGTCCCGCTTCCAGCCTCGTGAGTCGTTGATCACGATGATGGCGGGTTCCATCTTCTCCACCACGTGGTTCTTCCAAGTGGGTGGCACTGCCGATGCCCCTAAGCCTCAGCAATTGGAACAGGACGCACCGTGGCAACAATATGAACGTGTCAACAATTACGAGACACGTTTGCAGGGCGACCTCTCTTTCTCCTACGTGGAAGAATCGGGAGATCGCACGGTTACTGGCACTCTGCAGACTTACCCCGGTAGGCAGCCAAATGTTGGCGACCCGTTCCTGGCCGATGCTGGCGACGGGCGTGTGGGGCACTTTGAGGTGACCAACGTTGAACCACTGACCTGGATGAATCAGGCGTGCTACAGCGTGCAGTTTGTCCTCAAGGCTCGCAATGATCCGATTCGCTTGGCTGACCTTGAAAAGAAAACCGTCGAGACGTTTCAGTTCGTCACCGACTTTATCCGCTTTGGCAAGAACCCCGTTCTGATCGACTCGCTGTACCAAGACTACCGCACGCTGTTTCGCACCAGCGAGACAATGATCGGTGAGTACATGCGTTTGTTCTTCAGTGAGGTTAGCCAAACCCTCATGATTCCTGGACAGGCTACAAACTGCTATGATCCCTTTCTGGTTTCTGCTGTGCTCGGCGTTCTTGAAACTACCGAACACCCACTACTGCGCAAAGTCTCGGCCCACAACACCGACGCCCAGTACGCTTTTCGAACCACCACGATCTGGGATGCCCTCCTGCAAATGGAGCCCAGTCACATCCACCTCTCGTGCCAGCGCCTTGGTCTAGCCACCAAAGCCGTTGTCCGTACCCGCGCTAACTACGGCGGGGCCTATTGGGCGCAGATCGACCACATCATGTTTCCTATGGAAGCGCGTGAAGATGTGGACGCCATGCGCACTGGGCCAACCTACACCGCTACCCATCGTCTGGACCCAGGGCCTGCACCTGTCCGTGACTTCAACCGACTGATCCGTGAGAAAGACACCACCAGTGTTCGTATCGTGGAGAAGTTGGAAGAGCGTGACCGCGTGGTTAACATTCACGATGTCACGGTCGACGATTACTACGTGTTCAGCAAGGCCTTCTATGAAGAAGACGCGGCTGGCATGAGTCATTTGGAGAAACTTGTCTGGGCTGTCCTCAATCAGGGCGAACTGGATGTCCCTAAACTGGCTCAGTTGGTCCGCCAGTCGAAGTATTGGGATAAGCTCGAACGTTTCTACTACGTGCCAGTGCTGATGATTCTTTGCATCTTGGCAATGCGAGGACCTTCGATATGAACAACGGTCGAACCAAGCTTAAGCCTGACCGTCCCAGTAGCCTGAGTGCTGCTGAGAAAATCTCGGTCAGGTTGTATGAGGTCTTCGTACCTCGGTTGTTTCTGCAGGACGCAGAGGCAGCTGCCTTCTACGGCAGTATGGCTCAAGACAACCCGATGGCGCAGAAGGAGCAGGAACAAGGCGACATGCGCGTCAACCTGCCCGGCATCAAAATGGCTGACCTGTTTGTTAAGGGCTGCAAGCCATGGTTCTTGAAGCCTGAAACCAGCCGGGTCCTGTATCTGGATTTGGTGGAGTATCTCAAGGAAGCAGAACACCACTTCAACAACTCGCCGAACTCCAACCGCTGGACGCCAGAGTTTCTGGACAACCTGCTCAAGATCGAGAACTTCGCTCAATGGCTCTTGGGCATCGCCAAGCCTTACCTCACCGAAGTGGACACCGGCCCTACCCGCGATCAGTTGGCAGGCTACCGTCGTATCACTCCGTTGGCGCGTAAGACGGTTACGCAGTTGGAAGAGGAAAGCAAGCAACGCGAACACTTCGCCCAAGATCACACCCGTGTTGTTGACGAGATGATCGAACGGCATGTGGCTCGTAGTCGCAGAGGGTGGCATTGATGGAGACGCGCAAGTCAACGGTGCTGGAGGAGATCCATGCGATCTTCCAGGACGGGTCCAAGCCCGTTCACTTTGTGTGGAAGTGTACGTTGGAAGTCAACGGTGAAGTCATCGAACCTCACCGCACCTTCAACATCGACATCCATCGCCACTACGGCGAGGACTATGCTGAGCAGATCATGGCCGAACTGCAGATCGCACCCTCGCAGTACGTGGACAAGGTCTACCCCAACCGCCAGAACATCACAGCCACCCTGTACCAGATTCCGTTAAACGAAGATGGTTCAGAGAACTGGGACGAGAAGCGCTACTTGCAGATCTACCGGGGCATGATCAAAGGCGGTAAGGACATGAAGCTGAACCCCGGCCGAGAGCAGGGGACCAGTGAAGACCTTGACATGGGCGGGCACGTGGTGGTGGAGTTCCAGCTGGTGTCTCGTGCACTGGAGCAGCTGCGTCTCAAATTGCCGGGAGGCATCTATCGGGATACCACAGCGGGTCGTGTGCTCAAGTCGATCTTTGACCAAGAGCGTACCCGTATCAAGGTGGACAGCATTGAAGCGATCACCGGTGTTGACATGGTGCCACCCGATAACAAGGTGACCCGTGAACACATCGTGGTTGACCATGGTCTGCAATTGATCCAGTTGCCGCGGTTCCTGCAAGACAGCTGTGGCGGTGTGTACAACGCTGACATTGGTTTCTTCTTGCAAGGCGACAAGTGGTACATCTGGCCCAAGTACGGGTTGGAACGCAAGGAACGAGAGAAGAAGGTCCTCACCATCTTTGACGTCCCGGCTAACCAGTTCCCAGGCGTGGAGCGTACCTACCGTGAAACACTGGGTCAGGTGATCATCCTCTGTACCGGTAAGTCTTCCAACTCTGATGTCAGTGAAGTGCTGGACTTGAACCAAGGTAACGGCATTCGGTTTACTGACGCCATGCAGATGTTGGACGGCATTGTCAAGATGGATAACGGAGTACCGATCGCCCGTCGTGGCGCTTCGGCTTCTGAGTTCGTCGACTCTGTCCGAGAAACTGGTTTGAACTTCGCACCCATCGCTGCAGAGCGTATCACTTCCAACGCCATGCAGATGGCTAGCCGTCTGGCACCTCGTAAGGGGATGACCATGCAGCTGGAGTGGGAGAACGCAAACCCTTTCGTGATCTATCCGGGCATGCCTGTGATCATGTACACCCCTCGCAACGGTGTGCTGGAAGAACGTAAGGGTGTAGTGGCGGATGCTCAGTTCTTTATCGCCCCAAGAGCCAAGACAGCCAAGAACTCCCAGCAAGCATGTGTGGGACACCTCGCAGTCTTCGTTTCCAGAGCGACAACAGAAGATCAGCTACCTGACATACCAACGTAAGCTTATCGCTCTCTACGGGCCTTACAGAGGCTCGTAGGGGGCTTTATGCTGTCGGATATTAAAGTATCTCAGACCTAGACTATCAATTTGAACACTATCCCGTTAAAAGGAATTCAAAATGAATCGTTTGGAAGTTGTCGTATGAGCGTGACGTACTTCGTAGTTGCAAAGCCCGGTCAGATCAAGAAGGCCCCCAACCTGCAGTATGCGGCCTACGTCGGAACGCTTGCAGGCTTCAAAGCTGAAACCGGTGACACCCTCAAAGAGTTCCAGATCACTACCCTCAGCGAACACGCGTCCAAGCATGTCTCGGTGATGGTGGCTACGCTGAACTCCGCTAACTTCCACAGCGATAAGGTGTACTTCATTGTAGACCTCGGCTATGAGAAGTTGGATGATTTGGTGGATGACATCAACGCAGACCTCTGCTCAATGAAGTGGCGTTGGGTGGCATCGTGGTTGGCCGAGTGGACGCTAGAGGTTGGCGTTCACGATTATCAGGTGGCAGGCTTCAGAGACACTGCTGTTCAGGCACTGATCTTTGACCACGGCGCTGCCAAGGTACGCAAGAACTTCATCACTGACCTGGCTGCGGTCTAGGAGAAACACATGAGCTTTACATTTGTTCACCACGCTCCATTGGGTCGTGGCGTTGATCCAAACAGCGAAGGCGACGTTCGCTATCTGTACAGCTATCTGGATTTCTTGGATGGCGTTGATACCGGTGGTTCTTACATCGGTGGTGGTGTTGTGTTCCCGGACGTGGAAGACCCTGAGTTTGAGATTCAGATCTATCGCATCCTGGACCAGAACGTCCACAACGAAAAGCTGTACCTGATCTTTGAAATAAACATGGACCTCAAAGTCATGCTGACCGATAAGGGCCCTCTCTGGGATCGAGTTATGCGTCAGGTTAAATGGCACACCACCGAAGGCGGCGGCGGGCAGTGTGTAAATATCTATCAGGCAGGCAACGCAGCGGTGTTCGTCCTTGAATCCAATAAAGGAATGGACAGCGTCATTACCCAACAGTCCCGCTCGCAGTTTAAGGCGGTCTAACAGGAGAATGCAATGTACGGTAATAACAAGTTCGGTGAGGAGATAATCCCAGCTGATCCTGAAATGCACATCCACCACACTGAATTCTACAAACGGAATCCACTGGCTCGACGGCTGGCAGATTCTCCTTTAAAGAAGATTGGCCTCTTGCATGTATTGGTACTACTCTTCTTCATTGGCCTTGGAGCTACTTATGCATTACAAGAACTGGTCGGCACTGGACTTGGCACTGATCCTGGAGTTGACACTCCAAAAGGATGGGGACAAGCAAGAGAATATCCGCTCAACCTTAACCAGCCTGTCGAGCCCCGACAAGGTGTGGAAACACGGGGACGAGTCTCTGCCTCTGTACTGCCGGAGTCTGCTTGACTTACCCGACCCTGTGAAGGCCACACGCGATGTGGTCAACAACTTCTACGAGCTGTTCACACAGTCGGACGAGTTTGAAGAACAGGTCAGCGTCAGCGAGACGGTAGAAGCAAAGCTTACTGATGCATTGCTCGATACAGTGGCTTCGGTTTACCACGAACTGGTGGCGGACGACCTCACCCAACGTCTCCGCGATATCGGTACTGGAAAGATTCCTTTGGATCAGGTACACGTAGTCTGACTGCGGCATAAAGCCTCCCTCCCACCTACGGGTGGGAGGGAGTTATGCTGTCACTGTTTTTTTTTTGTCTTAGAAGTCAGTCATGAAGTTGGTCATGTCAGCCTGATCTTCACCGACCTTACGCATGGAGCGATCTGGACCATTGACGTCATCAGGGAAACCAGGCGCCAGGTTCTCCGAGAACTTGTACACCCAGTACAGGTCACGACTTGGGGTGATGGAACTGATACGGTGCTTACCGCGTCGGTTAGTCAGGTAGGCATTCCCGCCGAACTCAACGATGTGGCAGTAGATCTCCATGTCCAGTTCCTGGTGTAGGGTACGGCAACCGTCGTAGTAACCACGACCAGCCACTTCGTTAACCAGCTGCTCAGTCACACCCATCTTGGTCAGGTTCAACGCCTCAGACGACATCTGGTGCGCTGTGATCAAACCAATCTTCTTCTTGTTGAAGAAGTTACGCACTCGGGAGTACAGGTTCTTGACGTCAGCCCCTGTCATGCCCTGAGTACAGCCTTCCTTGTTCAACTTCGCCAGGTAGTCGATCACACACAGCTGGATCTCGTAACCGAGCTTCTCGTAGTATTCGATCAGGGCGAACAGTTTACGGAAGTTGGAGTTGTCAGGGTCAACCCGGATGAACTCAACCTTCCAACCATTCTTCTCCAAACGATCCTTAACAACCGCCGACACCTCTTCAATCGACATGTTGATGGTTTTAGGATCGACACGAATACCTTGCTCATTGAGCATGATCTGTGCGTAGACGCCTTTGTAGTTGTCCTCCACCGACTGCTCGTAAGAGATGTGCAGCAGTAGAGGAATCCTGCCGGGCGTGACCAGCGGGAAGTTGTACTGCGCTGCCTGCCGGAAATAGTTCAGCACCTTACCGGATTTGAAGTTGTGAGACAGAGCCGAGACGCAGAGCACGTCCACACGACGCAGGCCTTCCGCATCACCGAATGCACGGTTGTCACCCTGCCAGCCAAACTTGAAGACATAGTCAGCGATTGGGTCGTCTTCACCTTCTTCTGACTTGAACTGATCTTTGATGTTATCGAGTTCGCCAACAGCGATACGCTCCATCACACCCAGATCTTCTAGGCCACCTACGCCGCCCACGCGGTGATAAGGTTCGAGTTCCAGAACCAGATCACGAACGAATGTGGACCAGTCAATCTTGGCCCCTTCGAACATGAGCTTACGGCGAGCCTTCGCAATGATTTGATCTACAGCCAACTTAGCCTGATAGCTTTGGATGTCGTAGATGGTGCGATCGCGGTACTGGGCCATCTTCTCATTGTCGTCTGAGATGTCCAAGAACCCGATGAACGCTTCAACAATAAACGACTCGCCCTGTGCGTTCATCGTTATTCTTTGAAGTAGGTCCTCACGGCCGACTGGTGTGCCTTCGCCGACACACTGCACCAACCACCCGGCCGTGCTAAGCAGGCCTTCAAGGATTTCTCGCCCGTAGTCGTTCTCTGCACCGGCGTTGGGTAACTCCGTGGTGTTGATAATCTCACGAGCCAAAGTGAGTATGTCATCACTGCGAGTCCCGAGCAGGCCTTCGACGTGCAGCAACGAAATGACTTTGATCAGCAGGAGTTTGTTATCCATGTACCGGTCCTATATGTTCGGAGGTCGAGACTACCAACCGGGGGCGATTAACCTTATCGCTGTACCTCGGTGGCTCGACTTGGCTTTTAAATCGAAGGGAGTGACGGTCGAGCAAGCCATCGGGCTCGATCCTCAACTGGGATTCACTGACTGTCGCAGTACGCAGTTCGTTGCGCCTATAGTGTCATCCCAAGAGGTTGACTTTCACAACACTGTCACGTGGGGATTGGCCGATTACCTATTCCCTGAGCCTAAGCAACGAGGCAACCGTGACGAACTATATGCGAAACTTGTGCGCGATTGGCACGGGGTTCCTCTTGTAAAAGGGCTGAAGGTTAACCTCCACCCTATTATCTTGGGGAGCAATCTCATTGGTCTGTACCACGTCGAGGAAGAACCCGGTGTGACCGATACAGATTTATATGGGCGTATTCTGCGATGCGCACATACCTTGGCTTATAGCAAAATCGGTGTCGGTGCTTTCGGCTGCGACTTGATTAAGGATGTGTTGTACGAGATTTCGCTGGGTCAGCAATGATCTGGCACAAGGATCTGTAACGACGGCTCGCCCGTAGTAACAGGTATCATATAGCGAACGTATTTCAACGGGTCGCTTCGTTAGTCGACTAACACAAACGCAGCATCCAGTAACTGGAGAGTCATACATGAACGTGTTTTCTTTGGCAGGTGGTGCTCAGGCTCCCCTGGACACCTTGGTGGCGAGCCTCAACGCAAGCTTCAAGAACCGCAAGTCCGAGTTCGGCGACCACATGATCAAAGGTATGGTCATGGCTGTCGAAGGCCTTGACGATACCACTCAGGCCAACCTGCGCGCGTCGCTGGGCAGCCTGAAAACCATGATCGTTGAATCGTTCTCCGAAGTCGAGAACAACCTCAACCTCGGCCACCTGGGCGACGTTGAAGCGAAAGATGCCAACGGCACCACCATCAAGTCGGATACCGCCGGCCTGAACGAAAACCAACTGCGCGCTGCTACCGCCGTCGCAATGGCTTTCAGCGATCCTGAAGCTTACGCTTTGGCCGCGACCAACACCGCTACTCCAAGCGGCGCTCAAGCTGTTACCATGGCCTCTGAAGGCCTGGGTGGTCAGCTGCAGCACTTCAGCAAATCCGTCATGGCCCAGGAAGCGTTCTCTGAACAACCTCTGCGCCAAATGATGGGCTGGTCCGTGACCCTCGCTGCTGCCAACGCCCGTCAAGACGCGTTCGCCGAAGCCTGGTTCCCGACCACCGTTCTGACTCCGGCCGACGCCGGTCTGACTCTGTCCATCGCCCGCTCCATGATCGTCAACACTCCGATCCACGAGCTGAACGGTGCACCGAACAACCTGAACCGCGTCAACCTGATCGATGCTGCTCGTAACCCAGAAATCCTGGAAGACGAAAGCACCCGCATCATCCCGGTTGTTCCTCAGGACACCAACAGCCCGATCCGTGACTTCCTGATCGCCGACTTCGGCATCCAGAACGTCGACATCGATGGCTTCAAGGTTCCAACCGCTCCGCTGAAGTTCGGCGCTGTTGGCTTGATCAACGTCTCCACTCCTTCGCACCTGGCTCAGGCTGGCGTGATGGATCTGACCGACGCCATCGGCCAGGGCGCTCGTCTGGAATACCTCGTTGGTAAACTGGGCGACGACTACCTGCGTATCAACGTGCGCAACCTGGCGACCTCGGGCTTCCTGCCTGCTCAAGAAGGTGAAGCGCCTCGTCAAGTCCTGAGCTTCGTTGCTCAAGATCTGCCGATCCACGCTGGCACCCGCACCGTTTCCGGCGCCGTCATCGACTGGCCGGAAGTTGTGAACAACGAACTGACCATCCGCTACGCGGTTGACGTCACTGGTTCGTTGGACCTGCAAACCACCGAAGCTCGTGTCAACGGTGCCATCATCGGCATCAGCGCTGTCCTGGACAAGGATGGTAACGAGATCTCGCTGGAAGACGGCATCGGCAAAACCGTTGCTGACAAGTTCAAGGCGGACTTCAAGCTGGAAGGCTGGTACCCATTCGCCGTGCGTACCAACGAAAACCGTCGTCAGCTCGGCAAACTGCTGGACGTGCTGGAACAGCGCTACTGCTACGGCATCCCGCTGACCGCACCGATCTCGGTTCCGGCTCCTGTTGGCTCCAACAAGCCAGCTCAGAACCTGGAAGCTCTGATCTCCGCTCAGCGCCGCCGTTGCTCGAACGCTGCGATCACCACCCTGATCAACCACGCTGGTCTGCTCGCAGACTACATGGCTGGTAAGCGCCGTAAAGGCACCATGCCTCAGCTGGGTTCGATCGGTCGTCTGGTCGTGCATCCGTTCTACGAGAAGCGTGTTATCGACGCCGCCGCTGCCGTGCAAACCCTGCGCGACAACGACAAAGCGCTCGACATCGCTGCGCTGCTCACCAACACCATCAAGGATCTGGCAGCCGACATGCTGATCCAGTCGGCATACCCTGCCGCGCTGGAAGCTTCGCTGACTGGTTCCAAGTCGGTGAAACTGCTGGTTGGTACCGACATCAAAATCGGTCAGCACCTGCAAGTGGTTGGTGATCTGCGTACCTTCGGTCCGATGTTCAGCAACATGACCGTTGTGACCACCCTGAACAAGAAGATGGACAACCGCGTCTTCCTGACGCTGACCCGCGACAGCGAGTCGAATGTCCCTGACGTACTTCAGTTCGGCTGGCACGCGTTCATGCCTGAGCTGGTTTCCGTTGTTCAGGTTACCCGTCACGGCAACACCCGTCAGGAAGCAACTGTGCAATCGCGTTACCTGCACATTTGCAACCTGCCAATCCTGGCCGAAATCGAAGTGAAGAACCTGTCTCAGGCTCTCTACAACAAATCGGCCATGCGCGTCGAGCTTACTCAGGAGTCGGAGTTTCCCGTTGTCCCTGGCGACGGTACTGACCCAGACGCAGGTGGTACTGCCGGCGGTGCTGGTACTGGCAGCGGCACCCAACCAGGCGCCTAATCCGTAAGGGTTGGTAACTGGCTAAACATAGAGGCCAGCCTTCGGGCTGGCTTTTATGCCGTCGTTTCATTTCTGCTTGACCTTACCTTCCACAGCTTCCTTGAGCAGAACCTTATCCAGCGAGTAGTTAGTGGCAGCACGACGCTGTTGCTTGTAGATTGCCATGCAGTCGATTTGATGAAAAGCAGGTTTCATAATAGCCTCCTAGTTTAAACGAAATACAAACCTAAATTATCAATGTGAGCCTACTGTCAATAGCGGCCCTATTGAAAGTCTGTTCAAGCGGTATGCGTAACCCCCGACGCCATATCTGACCCATTGACTGGGAGTAGTGCAAATGGAAGTTGGTTTAAAGGCCAGCTCGATCCGATACCATCTGCCGGCACCGGAGCAGTTCAATGACACTAACCATCAGTGTCCCGGACAGGATTATCGAGGAGATCCCAATTGCAGAGATGGAATGGTTTAACGATCAGTCCATCATGTTTGATCACATGCCGACCATGGAAACAACCGTGACGTGCATGAACTACACACACCGAGATGTGTGGGTTGCGGAACGCTCTGGAGCGGTGAGCAAGACCAGCCCCAAGAGTAACTCAGGATCTAACTGTTTCTGCATCAAGATATCTCGAAGACGGTCGGCTTCTACACAGACAGAGTTTGAACTCTACGACATGGTAGAAGACGGGACTGGGAAAATAAAGACAAGCAGTGGCCTGTCTGCGATGTCGAGGTCCTATCAGATCTCGAATAATCGCATGCACGGAATGCATACGTGTCACGAAATAATCTTCACTATCCCCATGCAAAAGATTCAATCGCATGGTGGATCTGTTTATCATCCCGAGACCGACATGGTGCTAGCGCTTAGCCGGGACCATGCTGTACATCCAGGCTCGCCACAATCGAGACTGAGATCCCTGCATCGATCTAGAGGGGATGACTTCACTGTATTGCCAGATGACGGTCCTGAGCTTAAGGAACTCAAGACGATACTGGGAATGCGCCGAGGGTCCGATATGGCGAGAGTCATGATCGGGATAATTGATAGCGAGCGCAAGTACGGAGATAAGTATGTCAACCTCCTAGGGACGCCTCACTTAGTGAAGGCGACGGTGAGTGACAAACTACTCGATGGTGTGTACGTTGTACGGGACGAGAAGGTCAATGAGGCAGGCCGTTCTTCAAAGGCAACTATCACGCACTATTCATTCGAGGACGTTGGCACTTCTGGCATTAAGCTTTTTAACTCCAGCAATGACGCCCTTACCTACGGTGACCCTGAGAGAGCAGCTGAGAGAAAGGCTGAAGAACTCAAGGCCCAAAACTTGGTTCTGAAACAACAGCTGGATCATCAGCAAACTCAGAGCAAGCTGACCATTACCCAGGTCTCCGACAAGATTGACAAGGAGGCCGTGGCTCGCAAAGACTACTATGAGGAACGATCCCACAGGCGGAAAGATTCTTCGGAGGATATGAAATACGTCTATGCGGGGCTGGCTGGGTTCCTAGGTTTGATCGCCTTATTCCTTAAGAAGTAACACAGGGGAGTTGTCTGGATGAACGCACAAATGTTGGCAATCATGGCGAAGGAGACTCCGCCGATCAACCCCGACATTGCCAATGGCATCGCAACAGTTCAAGTCAAGACGGCTGAGTCGTACATTGACCGAGACCTGCGTGCTTGTTCGGAGCAGTTACCGGAAGGTATCAGCTACGATGGTTATCGCCGCTGCACCCCGATGGAAGAGTACAAGACTCTCCATCAGAAGAAAGAAAAGAACTATGTCGAACTCTCCCGCACGAGCATGTATCTGATTGATACACTGTTCAGTCTGCACGGCAGACCGCTGGAGAATCGTCCCATGTATATGCCGTTTGTAGGCGACGCTGGCATTATGTGGATCAGGGGCACGCCGTATGTGGTGAACCCTGTGATTGGCGATGTGGCTGTGAGCGTCACTCGTGGTGGTCTGTTCGCATGGCTGGGCCTGACCAAGGTTCAGTTCTACCGGATGAACTACCACTTCTACGCCGATGGGAAAACTCAAGGTGCGTCCGTGGCGCACTCTAACCTGTATCACCGCAGTACCAAGTCCAAAGCGACCAAGGTTGGCAAGAACAGCCTGCGCTCCACGCTTGCGCATTACATGCTGTGCCGGATGGGGTTAACTGAACTGCTCGTCAAACACTTCAAGTGTGCTGACGTACGGATTGGTGACAAAGACCTCATCAACCACGATCACCTCGATCCTGATGAATGGCTGATCTGCTCCAGTGGCGGCCAAGGTGGTCACATGCGTCGTCCTGCGGACTATGTCCCTAGCCGACTGGCGATTGCGATTCCTCGCAACGCTGTGACTGCCGATCAGATCGATGCGATCTGCGGGGTGTTCTATGTGGTGGACACCTACCCTGACCAAGCGACGCCTCAGTATGTGGAGAATCCGCACATGTGGCAGCGCCTGATGGGCCGTATCATCTTCGGTGACACCATGAACGAAGGTGAGCGAATGATCTTGCTGCGTGAGCACTTGATCTCCATCGACGGTTATGTGAACTACCAATCGCGACGTACCCTCCATCAAGGTGGGATCATGGTGGAAAACATCCATGACTTCTTTGCCTGGGTTGTGCGTGAGTTGCCAGTGTTGATCGCCAGTGCGCCTACGGAAGTAGCTTCGCTGTACGGTAAACGTCTGATGACTGTGCGGTACCTGCTCAAGGACATTAGCCGGTCCATCTACCTGCTCATGTTCCGATTGCGCGCTCAGTACAACAAACGAGGGCGCCTGAGTGAGAAAGAGATTCGCGACGCCATGCGTAAAGGCTTACTGCGTGACCGCATCACTGTAGTCAACGTAGGACATGCCGAGGTGTCAACGGTTTCCTCACCGGGTGACAACAAGATCTTTAAGATCACGAGTACGGCTGTACTTCAGGAAAACACCGACAGTCCTAAAGGCAAGGGCGGTGGCGGTAGTTTGAATGACCCAAGCAAGTTCATCCACGTCTCGGTCATCGAGTTCTGCTCCTATTGCGCAATGCGTAAGAACGAGCCGACTGGTCGTGGTAACTTGGGCACTCACGCTATCACCAATGAACGTGGTGACCTGATTCGCAACCCCAAGTACATCAACCTCATGGAACATACGCAGCATCTTCTGACGCGCATGTAACCAACTTCAGTTAAAAGGACACAACCATGCATTACAACGGCGGAGGTCTGCCCTTCCCTGCAGATAGCCTGATCAACGGTAACTGGATCAGCGACCCGATGAATGCTCAACTACCTGTTCCCCAAAAGCAGGTATTCGCCCAATATCCACAAGTTCAGTGGGTGCTGGGATTTACCGCAGCATTGTTGGTTACGGCATTGCAAGACAAATCGCGTGGCGGTCCTGTGTCGACATTCGCGTACAACCTGTTCTCCAGCAACGGTTACAACAACCAGTTCTGGCTGACCATCGTGGACGAAGCTTCTGACTTCGCGCTGGCTCAGTTGCAGGCATCACCTCAGCACAATGCTCAGCAGGTGGTGGCGGGTGCAGTGAACTTCTACTCTGACTACGCGGCCGCTGCTTGCGTGCTCAAGTGGCCTGATCTGCAACGCTGGCTTCAACCAGACCAGCTGGCACGCTGCCAGCAGGCAATCAACCAGTGGCATGCGGCGAACGGCCATCAGGCTGCAGCGCCCATTCCAAGCAACACGGCGAACTACGCAACGGCGAACGTGGGTGCAGGTATCACAACCCCGAGCGCCAGTTCCTTTGCGTACAACGTCCAACCCCTCGAAGCTTCTTCTAAGTACGGTGGTCGTCCGAAAGTAAAACCGGATGCCCGTCGCTTGCAAGGAGAACCTACTGACGATCTGAAGGATCTGGGCGTGACTGAAGTCGATAGCATCGGTAAGCAGCAACAGCCAACACCTACGCAGTTGCAGCAACCCGCTATGGCCTCGGCTGGCGGTGCAGCACCTGTCGTGCGTCGTCGTCCACGTCCTACGCCGCTCGCGGCTGAAGCGATCGTGGTGACTGACAACGCCGGTCAACCTATCCAGCCGAACATTCAGCCTCAACAAGCTGAACGTCCACCGCAGGACATCCCTCGTGAAGCTCCGCAGGAATTCCTGCCGATGGATCAGGGCATTCCTTCTCTGGACGTGTTGGGCGTGGATGAAAGCGAGTGGGGCGAAATCCCTGCCTCGCACACCGGTGGCGCTGCTGCGGTAGTTGACAACGATACCCCGCCGGACGATTACGCGATTCACACCAGTGGTCGTTTCCTGATCCGTCCAAAGCACAATGACGTGGTTCTGCCTAGCACCTTGGAAGACGCTCAGCTGGAAGAAGAAGACGACCTGGAAATCATTCAGATCTCTTCCCTGCCAGTCGAAGGCGACTACTCGGCGCTGGAACTGGAAGATGGCAACGTTGCCGTTGTGGTTGCTCACGACGACACCGGCCGTACTTGGACGGTTGCTCAACCGCACAACTTCCCGTACAGCCCACTCACCCACATCCGCTACCTCGTGCACGTCGACGACGATCTCAAGTACGAGGCATTCATGCCGCGAGACCCAGACGTGGAATACGAAGACCTGGAATTCGATGCGGCCAAACGCATCTCGGCGCGTCAACTGCGTCTGTCGGACAAGACCATCCTGGCTGACCTGTCGGTCATCACCGAGATCGTCCCTGCGGGTGCTCCGTACACGCTCATCGGTGCTACCGAAGATCTGGTGCGTGCATCTCAATCGGCCGACCAAGGCGCTGCACTGGAAGCTGTAGAACGTTTCCAAGGCAAGCTGACGTGGTTCGAAGGTACGCTGGAAGAAACCGCCCTGCACAAGGCGCTGTACCGTGTGGACAGTTTCTTCGATCAGGTCAAGGCGCGCAATGCGGTTATCGTGGCCTACGCCAGCGACACAGTGTCGTTCGTGGCTCACGGCATGGGTACCAAGATCAAAGAACTCAACACGGCACAACACAATCAGCGGCTGGCTAAACTGCTGCTGTTCGTTCGTGATCTGGAAACCGTGGTGCCACGAGCATTCGTGTACCTCAATGACTGGATGACGCGTGAAGTCAACCGTGTCCTGCAATACGAAACGGGGCTCGCTGAGTACACCGTGACTGACTTCGCCCAGGATTACTTCGAACTCATCGAGATGGTTGAGGCGGAGAAGGGCGAACTGGCGGCCGAGAAGATCGGTACCGTCTTGAACGGCGTGGCACATGGCCTGACGATTGCCTACACTGGAATCGACCTCATGGTGACGCATGCCTACTCGGTAGTTGGTTTGCCGGTGGGGCTGGCTAGCTTCAAGTTGGAGACGGCGTCTGGGGAGGCGTTCGTTGTTAATTCCACTTGGGGTCCAGAGCTGAACGCTTTGCTGGATGAGGCAAAGAAAGATGAGGCGCGTCCTTTGAACATCAAAACTTACCTAAGCGGCCGCGATGGTGAGGTGTTTGAAGTGCGCGAGTCCGCTTGGGACGACGGCTACAAGATGCTCGTTCGTGTGAAGTAACTTCGACTAACCCTTCCATTAACTTGACAACCCCGGATTGACACCCAACGAAAGCGCCTAATAAGCGCATAGACTCCAGGCCCACCGGGGGCCTGGAGTCACTTTCACCTATGCTATTTTTTTTTGTCTCAGACAGTGCTGTCGTCGTTGGAGCTGTCGTCACTGGTGCTGGAAGAATCATCCTCGGAAGAGGAATCACCCGAGTCATCACCAAAGTCGAACTCACCACCATCGCCATCGCCGTCTTCGTCGCCCATGTCGAAGTCACCGAAGTCGTCATCGCCCCCGAAGTCAGAGTCGAAGTCGTCACCACCGCTACCACCACCTGTGGTCTCTGAACCCTCACCGGCCTCAGTGCCCTCAACACGGTTAGCATCCAGACGCTCCTTGAGAGTCGCCATCTGGTTCTCACTGATGAGTGCGGCAGAGTACAGCTGTAGGCCCATGCCTTGGATGATCTTGGTAAGACGCCCTGCGTTGACCACACCGTCCATAACCAGCATGCTGCCTGGATCTTCGGCGGTGTCGTTCTTGAACAGGTTGGTAACCTCTGGCAAGATCGAGTTGCTGCGGCAGTAATCGAGCACCAGCGTAGACTTCACAGATGCCTTCAGTACAGCCACCCACTCGTTCGCACTTTCACCCGTCACGTTCGACTGCATCAGATCGTCAGGAACAATGTTGTCCAAGACTTTCTCAACAGCGGTCACGTAGTCGTCAAGATCGGTCATGCGGTTGGCAAGGCCGGTATCAGGACGAGGGAGGGTGCAGGTATAGATCGAGAAGAAAGCTGTGATGAAATAATCTTCACCGAGCTTGGCCACAATCTTCTTGTCCATCTTGTCGACGTGGTTACCCACAGCCTTACGCATCTTATCCATGTAGCCCTTGTGGTTAAGGACCAACTTGATAAGTGTTTCGCGGATGAACAGGTTAGTGCGATCTTGCAATGCCAGTGCACGTTTGAGCGACAGTTCGTTCGAGGTCGCCATCTTGGACGAGAACTCGATCTGAGTCGACAGGTCCACAATCTCTGGTGCCAGACCAAAGCCCATGGTTTGCCGCTTACGCAGATCTTCATCCAGATCCAGGTTGACTTCCTTGTACTCAACCGGGCGAGAGTCGATAGACACCTCGGTACCAGGGTAGTTGTCACCACCCTTCACAGATACGGCCAGACCAGAGTTCTGAGCCACTTCAACCATACGACGAGGGTTGGAGCTAGCCCATGGAATGGAGTTGCCGCGGTTACGAGCGTACTCGTGGAGAATCATCTCCTTGGTACGAGACTTGTTAGGGTCATCCTCGTCCACTGTGATGTTGAGCGTACGGTGATCGATCGAGTTGCGGATGTGCGTTTCGATGTTCATGAACATGGTCAGTGCACGGATAGAGGACAGGATCTTGTTGTCTTCCATCAGCGAACGGCCAGTACCGTTGTCGTTGTAGTCGTACGTCCAGTAGATCACCATGTCGGCAGGGACATAAACCACACGAGTCTGCTTACCCGCCAGCGCTCGTTCGAACATCAGGTCGTAAGCCATTTCCACACGGCTCACGGTCACGTTACCCACCGAACCATGCAACAGACGATTCTCGATGTCACGCAGAGCCAACTCACGGAAAGCCTGCACCGCTTGCATCGTCATCAACTGTTGGGAGAAACCATCCTCCATGTTCAGCTGGTCTGCCATGTTATTCAGCATGCCAGAGACAGCGTTACGGTTGTTGAACACACCCGCTGAGATGTTACGCATGTAATCGCTACGGGCCGAACGACTGATGAAGGCGCCGAACTCATCGAGCAAGAACAGGTAACCCACAGGTTTGCTCGGACTGCCTGGACGCACTACAGGCATGCAGGATTCAGTTGGAGCACCTTTCCACAAAGGAGGACCTACCGCTTCGCGGCTGGCTTCTTCCTGACGCATCATCATGACGATGTCTTCAGGCTTGTGGTCTGGACTGTGGTACATGGCTTCGATGTTGCCGAACATGCTGTTGCCACCAAACGACTCAATGGCCATGTTGGTTTGCGTACGCTTGATCGAGGAGACGATGTCTTCCAGCTTCATCATCTGCGGGTTATCAAACAGCTCAGGCATCACAAAGCCTGTCAGCTTGCTGAAGTCCCACTTGTTGCCATCCATCATGGTACCCGCTACTTTGAGCGGTTCGAGCTTGTCGACAACCTCAGGCGGTCTGGACAGGCCATCCAGCATGCTCTCCAGCGTCATCTTCACGCCGGCAGCTGGAGCGGTCTTTGGACCATTGGCCATGAAGCCGCGGGGCTTGCTGATGTCGTTGTAGAGACCCTTCTCACGGAACGATTCCAACGTGATCTTGTGCGCACCCCGGCCATTGATCAAGTCGTCCAACGAGTTCTCAGGGATGACGATAGAAACGTCAGCACCTTCAGAGACTAAGGCCTTACGCAGTTTTTCCTGCAAAAGGGACTTAATCTTATAGTTCTGCTCGGCCTCCTTCAAGATTTCGAGCATCTCCTGTGCCATTTCGGCAACCAGGATATTCGGTTCAACGGCATGCTTGAGTTCGATCTTGTCGATGTCTTTGGGTGTCAGAATCAACGACAACAGAACCTGGATGCAGAGTTCAATCTCCGGCAGCATGGCCATGTGGTTTTTGTAGTCGTCGATGTTTGTAGCCATGACATCGGCGGATTCTTGCAGGTAGCCAAAGTTACCCAAGTAAGGACTGTCGGTACGCTCGCGACTTTCGCCGTTAGGGTCGCGAATCATCTTTGACATGATGGTGTTGTTATCAACACCCGCTCGACTGTGCGGGAGTCGGGTATTGGGTGCGCCAGAACGAATGACGTTCTGAGCAGAGACTCGACCTGACGGGTTCATCGTACGTCCTTCTTTTACAGGTGTCACAATTTTTGGGGTGCTGGCGATGGCCAACGACTATTATCAAATCTACCGCGATAGCGTAAAGCGGATGGCCCGAACTATGGTCATTCGTCATGACCTCAGCGCTCAGGCTACAAACCGTTACCTCATCAATGCCGGTATTCCCGTGGGCGATGATAGACGAGGCTGGCGTTACTACATGAATATCGCCGGACTATATCATTCTACTAATGAAATGATGCAGGTCCAAAGTCTTGACACACGGGAAATGATTGACTTCACCCGCGAGAACATGGCCATCCACCGGGCTACGGCTCGGGGCTACGCTTACGGTACTCGCTACTACAAAGAGCTGGTGGCTCAGTGGGGGCGACAAGAGCGACTGATTAAAGGCATCATTAACCCAGTGGACATTGATGTGGCTATCAATGCTCGGGAGAATGAGATCCTCTGGATTGATCCTTTGCTCATGAGTGAGAACGAGGACAACCTCAAGTTACTCATCCAAAGTCAGATCGATGCAACAATGGATCGCTGGCATGTCGAGATGTACTCGTTGACCGAGAGCCTCTACGACTGCTCACGCTACGTGAACCTTTATGCCCACATGCCGGCCTTCATCGAGTTCGCTCGTTGGAAGAACAGCCGTACAGAGCGGGCACACAGCTTCTACATCCGTCAGTTCCTCGCAGCCAACGGTCGATTGGACCAATGGTTCGATGCGATGAGTCTGGAACAGCGTTTGTTCTTCTACCGCAACCTGCCTTACCTGCACCGTTACCCGGGTTGGCAGGACACGTTCGACTGGCTCAAGGTCGAGGTGTTGGAAAAACGTCTGTTCCCATTGGCCGACTATCGACTGATTCAAAACGTCGAGAACATGCCGAATGACCTGACGCCGGCTGTGGAACTGATCCGTCAGGAAACCACTGCAGACTACGCTGGGATCAAGCCTACCAAGGCCTCGGTGCGGGATGTGTTGGTGAAGCAGCAACGCTTGGCACTGCGCAACGCCGAGACGCTGGAAGAGAACGAGATCGAAACAACTCAGTTGATGAGCAATGCTCAGGTCAGCGAGATGCAGACCAAGGTGTTGGAATCGGACGTGCTGGACATGACCGATAGCCAGATCTTTAAGCTCGAAGAGTTTCTGATCAACCACTGGGCCTATCTGGCCTTAGAGGAACGTTACCTTGCCATCGTAACCGTTGAACACCCTCGCACCGGTGAGCCTATCCAGTTGTCTGCACTGGATGCGTTCATTCTGTTCCTGTACGTGTACAACAAGTCCGTGCTGCAAGACCTGACACTGGTACCCGACATTCATGTCAGCTGCGTGTTGAAAGATCCAAAGCCTAGCGCCAAGGAAATGTTCGATGTCTGCTGCTTGGGCAAGAATGCTTCTATCAACCACGCCAATGCACTCTGGGACATGATCCCTGAGTTCACCTCCTACATCTCTACTGAATCGTTCTACAACGCTGTGAATGCTTTGTACAACGCCGCAGTGGATCAGCACAACTTGGCAGCCTTCCAAGGCCACTTACAAACGCGTGCTGAAGTGGAGGCCATGGGCCTTTACATGTTCATGGACTACGGCGTAAGTCTAGCTGGTGAAGTGCCATACGACGATTGGATGAATGTGCGGGGTCTGTCCACGATCCGTGACCTGAACCAGACAGAGTGTGAAGGCTTGTCTTCTGCTCTGCTGCAAAGTGCTACGGGGATGGACCTCAACGTCTCGCTGTCGTTGAACGATATCCACAAGGCCATGATCGGCATCATGCAGCGCCTGTCGTCTTATTCGGTTCACTATGTGCGCCTGATGAACGACTCGCCACTGCGTCCGATCGACCTTAAGTGGATTCGTATTGGTGACACGCTCGGTACAGGTGAAGGGCATCACGAGTTCGATATCCTGAAACTCAAGGAGATCCACAGTAAGGGTCAGCTCAAGGGTAACTCGGTATTGCCGAACCTTGACAACATGCAGGTGCAGGAGTGGGAGACGGATCTGGCGGGTACATCGATGATGATGTTCGGCCTGACGTTTGAACAGCAGACCGAGAAGCATGGCCACTCGTACATTGAGATGCCACGTCTGCGGATGTTTGAACCCGTACTGCGTCCAGTGACAGACCTGTCGGTCTACAAGCTTTCCACAGACATCATCGTGGGGCCACTGGACCCAGAGGCAGAGCACGTGGGTGAGGTGATCTCTACTCGCTACTTGTCCGGCCTGAACTACCCGAACCATGCCAGTGAACTGACACCGCTGGATCGCGTGATCACCAACGTTAACCTCAGGGGGCTTGAGTACCCTGAATAAGGTGACTCCCCTCTAAGAGACGGGCCCAGTGCCCGTCTATTTTTTTGTCAAATGGAAGAACATCATGAGCGAGTTCTATGCTGCTCGGGCGGCGAGACTGCCCCCCAAAGACTTTGTGTTGTTCTTGTTCAACCATGTCTCTGGCCTGAACATCAACTCCTACGAGGCTGAAGTGTCTGCCCCGCTGGGGAAAGATGCCCAAGGCCGTACGGTGGTGAACATCCGTGGATTGGGTCAACCCGGTCCTAACGGAGACGGTGGCTACATTAACCGTGCCGAGTTCGCCTATCGTCGTACACCGCTGGATCAGATCGATCTACCTACCGACGGTAGTTTCTTTGATGTGATTGGTTCTCGTCCGACGTTCGTTGAGATCGTGGATGAGCTGCGTCGTCGTACACAGTTGGGTTGCACAGTGGCCGACTTTATTCCCACGGAGTATCGCTCTGACCAAACCACAGGTTACGTGCTCAAGGCCGACCCCAACAGTCTGCGCTTTGAAGGCCGGGTCAACATCGGCAACCCACGTCGTGCCAACATCGATGAGTTCATCCCAGCCGACATCGGTGAACTGACCTTCGAACAGTACGACGGCATCTTTGACCTGAACTTGAATCGCATCCCGATCAACTTCGACGTCACTGAGTACCCAGACCAGATCACCAAACTGGCGAAGGGTTACAAGATCCGTACCAATGACTTGGTCCTGTTCAGCCTGTTGCAGGTGCAAGCCGACTACAGTGGTCTGCCATTGACCAACGACACAACGCCAAATGACCTGCTCAACGTCTACCAAGCGGAAGTGACCTACCACGGTCCTCTACGTCAGGATGCCGATGACAAGCATTTGTTTGCCAGTCGTGATCGGGTGATTGAGTTGACCCCCTCCAAGGTCTATGCCCCACGGGCTCAGGGTGTGCTCAAGCTCTACTACTCCACCGATGTTCCAGCCTCCCCGGTATTGGCCAGCCAGAACATCTACGCACTGAACCTACTGTCTACGCCCGCTTCTGGCAGTGCACAGGCAGCGTTCTGGGCGCAGTGCGTGAAAGGTAGACTGTTGGACCAAAATGGGACAGCAGGGGTTATCTCCACGGCGTTCCAAGCCGCATTTGGGATAACATATGACCCCATCCTCAAGCAGGCGTTGAAAGTGACCTATAATGGCCCCGCTCGACCTATCGATCAGGTGCCCGCTGGCAAGACGACCTGCAACGTCTGTGAGCTTTCTGTTGTGGACAGCCCACTTGACTTCATCTACGGCCCAGGCAAGGTGTACTACTGATGAGCGCTATCATTGACCTTCTTGCCGTGTCGCAAGAGGAAGCCATCATGCGCAACCTCGCAGAGCGCATGGGGGTGGACTTCGAGTTGATCCATCCCAAATACTTCACGTTCACGTACAACCAATTGGATGACGTGCGCGTGGCTATTCAAATTCGTGCACGAGCACAAACTGTCAATGGTGAGAAGTCTCCATGGCAGGCTGACCGCACCGTGCAGTTCCACCGTGCCAAGTTGCGAGGCCTGGCCAGCCAACGGATGCTCAATGTCAATTGGGTATCAGGCATGGCCATCGAACACATTCTGCGCGCCCTGAAGCTGACCCACAGCTTTAATGTGTCGGCCAGCGAACTTGAGTTCCAGCAGGCTGATGGCAGTTGGATTCAATTGGCTGAGTCCTATCGCCCTGTGGTCAAGACTCTGTACTGCCGCTTTGCTGCATCGCAAGGTCGGTTCCTGCCCAGCTCCAGCCAGTTCACGGTGGTGCTGTCCGATACCCAGCGTAATGACTTGGGCGAATACCTGCGCATCATCTCGGCAGGTACCGTAACGGGAGCACTGCAATGAGTGGAATGATTACCCGTGATGAGTTGCGGGGTATCTCGGTGAGCGGTTTGATTACACTGTACGTTAACCGTGCGGGTGATCTGAACATCGAGTCCAAGCACCTCAAGCTGGAAACCGCTACTCGACTGGAGAACGGCGATGTGCGGTGCAAGCTGACACCAGCGCCTGAAACTGGTTGGAATAACGGTCCTATCGAAGTCGTCATCCCACCTGTGCGTGTCGGTGAGGTCTACGACGAGACCGAGATTCAGTGGGCCGACATTGGCACCCACACGTTGGAGGAGGTGTTCAAGCAAGCCAACCTGCCTCCACCAGCCCCGTCCAGTGTAGAGGTTGAGGAATACCTGATGCTTGATCCAGGCCCAGAGCTGAAACTCAAGTATCGTTTGACCTACACACACGCTTTCTTCATGGGTGACGTGATTGTCCGCATCGCTGGTGCGCCTAACAATCTTGACTCCCTCGAATTCCTTAACAACCTTTTCATCAGGGCTGAGCAATGAAAACCACAGTCACCACCATTTACGGCGCCTTTGTACAAGCGTGCCAGTTCTTCAAGCAGAAGTTCGTCTTGGTACCCAACACCACGCTGAACGAAAAGCTTGGCTTCATGGCGGGCGTTGCTCCAGCCGATAACGAGATGCCGAGCGTGCAGTGGGTGTGCATCGGTAACTGGGGTCACCGTAACGTCAATGACGCCACCGGTCGACCGTACACCGCCAGTAACCAACACTTGCCGAGCGATGCTGGTCTGTACGGCATGATCCCGTGGGTTGTGCGTCCGATCAACAATGACCTCACGGCCAATGAGAAGAAGCAGTACGGCGGTCGCGTTGTCAAGGAACACAACGGCGCACGTCTGGTGCTCTACTACCTGCGCAAGGTAGACACCACCACTGCAGTACCGGCCATGACGATCAACGTCAAGATCAATGGTCAAGTGTCGTCCAAGCCATTCGTGCCGGATGCCTCCAACCTGTCGCCTACTCCGCCGGTCATTCAGAACGGTGAAGTGCTGGAAGCCTCCGGCGAATACCTGGCGGTCAAGTCGGTCATTGACATCATCATCACCGCTCAGGAAATCGAAGCCATCATCGAAGGCTGCCGTATCCTGGACGACAACGAAGGTCTGGCCATCATCTCCGAGATCGGTTTGGTGTCGGGCGTTCCACGTCAGAACTCGGGTCAGGGTGCTGGTGGTAACAACATCCAGTACGACGAAGTCATCGCCGCGCAGATCGTAGGTATTCTCAACACCTACTACTCGCTGCCTGCTGCAAACAGTCAGATCCGTGAAACCATGACACTGGGTACCAGTGACCCGATGCTGCTCAATACTGGCTTGACCAAGTAAGGGGCAACTCATGGAAGTCAGACACGATCGAGACTGTGTTCGTGTCATGGGCATAGACCCAGGGTCCCGGACCCTGGGCATTGCTATCACCACGGTGTTCCCGTATGAACAGGAATGGACGTTGGATGAAGCATGGACACTGAACACTGAGTTAGCTTTAAGACTCAAGCGTTATCGTGCTGAACGAGTGGGCGACCATCAAGTCAGGATTGAGGCGATTGAGGAAGAGGTGTTTGACGCTCTTTGCGAATACCATCCCGATGCAGTGATCATGGAGACGCCTTACCTAGGCCGGCTCCCACAACCTTTCTTTGTGCTTACTCAAGTCATGGTGGCCATTGGCCGAGCCGTTCAACGGTATTCCGCAGCCATGCACTTGGAGAAGATTGATCCTTCAACTGCGAAGAAGGCCATAGGAGTCCCTGGTAACTCCTCTGACAAGTCTCTGGTGCGCAAAGCGGTCCTTGGGTTGAAGAACCTGGAGAACGTCTCTGACACACCTCTGACGAGCCTGGACGAGCACAGCATTGATGCCATTGCTGTTGCACACTACTACTGTGTCACTGAACTCGGGTTGGAGTTTAAGAAGCCATGTTAGACAAACTCAAGAGTTACCTACTCCTGGGCTGTGGCTTGCTGTTGATATCACTCATCGTGGTGAATCTGTACGGCGTTCGCAAAGTCTGGAACCGCCTCGATGAAGTGGCCAACATGCGGGTCGAAGTTGCAGGGGAAAAGGTAGTGGCTCAACTTGCTGACAAACAGAAGGAAGCCATTACAAAAATTAATCAGGCTGGTGAAGATTCCACCGCTAGACTACAGGAAATTCTCAGTGATGCGCAGAACGAGAATACTGAGCGGAGCCAGCCGGCCCCGTCCACCAACGTTATTCAAGTGGTCAATGTTCCGTCAGCCCCTGTGGTTGCGAAAGCTACGCCACGTCCTACTCCTCAAGCGAAAGTCGAAGCTGTCCCTAAGGGTCCTTCTGCTACCACCACTCGCACTATTGATGAGTTGTGGAACAACTACTGTACAACCTTCCCCACCGAAAGTAGCTGTGATCGACAAACGGCTACAACACGGGGAGTGTCGCCCAGTACCGCCACCCGCTAAGGAATCCGTGGCGGGTCGTACTGATCAGGAGATGGTTCCCATCCTCGGTCAGGTCATCGTAAAGCAGAACGGGGTGATCGCCAAATGTATCGAGCAGATCGATACCGGCAACGTTTACCTCGAAAAGATCAATGAGGAGCTGAAAAAGAAATGAACCTCTTTACCGCGACTACGCTGAACGAGAATGCACCCATCGGCACCCAGTCGTGGTATTCGATGGTCCCTCTGATTCAGTTGAGCTTTCCCTCGGGCACCAACTTCGATCCTACCATGACGTGTAAGGATTTCCTCGCACAGATCATGGGTTTGGAAGTTGAGATCCGTTCCCGTATCCTGAACATGGATATCCCTGTCGTGGCTGAACAAGTCGAAGAAGCAAAGCGTGAAGGGCACAAGTCATTGCTCGTGGGCGTCATTGCCTGTGTGGTGGTGGCCAGTGTGTTGATTACCGGCGGCTACATTGTGGCAACCAGTCATCTGACCGGGGCGGCTGATGCGGGGCTGTTTGAAAAGTTCACCACCTTCATCCTGGAGATTCTCAAGATGTTGGTGTCTATGTTGAGTGGGTCCACCCCAGCAGCATAAAGCCTGCCTGCCCCCAAAGGGGCAGGCAGTTATGCCGTCATTCGAAAATGTCACACTTGATCTCAAGGATCTCAGGGTTAGCCACTCGTAAACGATCACGGTTGGACCTGACAGCGTCTACCGCGTTGACATTGCGCCAACGGATGTCGTGCATGCGCATGTGATCGTGTGTGCCCTCTGGAGCCAGCAGGGCCCACTTAGGCCATTGGTCGAGCAACAAGTAGTTCATCAGTCGACCATCGTGATGTACAACCGGTGCCTTAACAGCTTCGTGGTGGAAGAACGCACAAGGGTGACCACCCACTTCCAGAGGAATACGATTGACGTACACATCAGGGCTGTTGATCACCACAATGAACGACTGACTGATGGTCAACAACTCACGCAGGAAGTCACGTTGCAACACTTCTTGCGTACTGGTTACCGACGGGGAGTCTTTCTTCTTGGAGAGTACGGAGCGGATCTGCGAGAGGTCCATGTACTTCTCAGCCGTCAAGAAGCGTTCCAGATACGGATACTGCAACAGGTTGATTTCAAACAACCCATCACCCGTGGCACGGAACACACTGCCCAATGGGATCAGATGGCCGAGGAGCACCAACATAGCAGAAGAACGGCTCCAGTCGATACCAGGGACAGAGACGTAAATTGGAGTGTCCAGTGTAGCTCCTGGTTCAGGTAACCCTCCAAGCATTGATTCAACAATCGGGACAACTTTACACCCCCCAAGTTTACTGAAGCTAATGAGTCCCAAGCTGTTGATATTGGAGACCGCTACCGTGCGGCCACCTTGCATGACGTACATCCCGCGGCTAGAACTGTAGGTGCGGTGCAGAAAGCCTGCCACGCTGGCCAGACAGTTCGCCTCTACCATACCGCCTTCCATTCCTTTTTTAGTGACGAGCAGGTCAGTCTTGGCAGAATGCACCAACATGTCACTGGGCCCACCGCCGGGTGTGACCATCTCCACTTGAAACTTTGCATGGATCGCGTCGGAGTAAACCGCTTGCACGGTACGGGTGTCTTTAAACTCCGTGGTGGGTAGCGCCGTGTTGCCCAACGCTGTGAACCACTCACCCAATGTCATCTGCTCTTCAAAGCTATTGACGAAGGGGAGGGAATCCATAAAGAAGTCGAACAGGAACAACTTGTCCTTGTCCGCGCTGTGGGTGAGGACCATGCGGGTTTGTCCCAACACTTGTCCTACAGAGTGCACCTCAACTGCGAGGGCGGTTGCCAGATCCTGTTCGATCCAGCGCAGGCCATTTAGATTGACCTTGGCGAAGATTTTCTGTGGGGTATACATAGGGCCGCCTCTCGGCTGAAGAAGTATGTTATGGACGATGCATCGGCTATAAAATAGCCGCCCCTATAAACCCCGGAGACGGATTCGGAGTACCCGAGACATGTCAATTGATCTCAACACCGTCAGTCTCCCCTTCGACCGTTGGGGCACAGCAGCTACCAACAAGATCGTGGGGGAACGACAAACTCTCACCAGCGTCGCCTGGACAGAGTTCAATATCCTGATTCCGAAGTACGCTCCGTACTACTCGGAGAGTATCCCGAACGACGGCATTACTCACTTGCCAAGTGGGCGCAAGCTGGTTCGTGGTAAGGACTGGATCGAGGGCTGGTACTTCCAATCCGCTTCTGGCGAACTGGGCCTGGACCTGCACTGCTGCATTTATTTCTACGACCCAACCTTGGCGGGTGAAGTCGAGATCCCATCCTACCAAGCGATGGGTGGTGAATGGCAACTCAATGCGGCGTTGCTCACCAAGATCCTCGCAGAGAAACTGCTCAACCCACTGCGTTACTACTGGGAGCAGATTGCAGAGCTGCCAGAAATCTTCAACCCGCTGGACCACGACCAAGACATCGAAGACTTTACTCGTCTCGGCAGCTTGATCGACGTCCTGCGTGAGATCGCTCAGGCGATCGGCAAAGATGACCCGGCTATCCTGGCTCACATTGCCAACAAGAACAACCCACACGGCACCAACAAAGGCCACGTGGGGCTGCCGCTGGTAGAGAACTGGCGTCCGGCTGATCTGAATGACTTGGTTGTCGGTAACTTGACGTACCAGGCGTACATGAACCCGCCGATGACGTACCAGTTGATCCAGCGTACGGCCATCCCTGCGATCAATGCGCACATTGCGCGGGTGGACAACCCTCACAATACCCGTGCAGACAAAACCGGTGCCTACTTCAGAGAAGAAGTTGATGCCCTGTTGGAATCGCTGGCTCGTGGTCTGATCCACAACGTCTATGCTTATCGCCTTGAAGGTAAGAGCGTGGCCGACATTGTGGCACTGGCTCGTGGTGATGCCTCCGGCAGCCTGGACGAACTGCGCAACCTGATCACCGGCGTTTCGAATGCGGCGAATGCTCACGCCCAACGTACTGACAATCCGCACAACACGCGGGCTGACAAGACGGGCGCCTACTTCACGACTGAAGTGGATGCGTTGCTCGATGCACTGGCTACAGGTAACCTGCACAACCTCTACGCCTACCGTTTGGAAGGCAAGAGCGTACAGGATATCATCAGTGCCTCCATCGCCGGTGTGGTTGACCGGATGGATGAGATCAAGCAGGACGTACTGGACACCCTGACCGCCACGCTGAACAACTACAAGGCTGTCGACACCACCAAGTTTGCCGGTAAAACGGAAGACCAGTGGGTGGACATCATTGATGGCAAAATCGTTGAGGCGGTGAACCATTGGAACATCTGGCCACCGGGCGACGTCATCGGTAGCGAGACTGAGGCAAGCGTTATCCTCATTGCGGAAATGTCCGACTCTGAAGATTCAGGCGGCACCGACGCCTCGCACCGTGGTAGCTTTGGCTTCCGTGTTCTGATGGGTGGTCCTAACACCACTTCTGCAACCAACTATGCCGACATCTTTGTATCGCAGAGTACGGGTCAGGCGTGGGGTATCGCCTCTGCTGCATTGCCAACCGGCGTCTCGTTCTTCTTGGAAAACAAGTTCGGTGACGATGGTTCGCTGTGGGATGGTACCAAGCGTCTGTACATGCGTGCTCCGGCAGGCTTTGGCGCTGTGGGCGTTACTGCGTTCTCCATGACCGGTATCACAGTTCCGGGCGAGCAGGACATCTGGAAGCAGTCGACGTGGAATGGTTTGGGTTCCCCTACCAACACCGTCAACATCCAGCTGACCACCAACGGCACCAAGGAAATGACGGACGCCGTGGCTACCAACGTAGGTCTGCTGACTACAGCACTGACCAACTTGGGCACCACTGTCGGCACCCAAGGCGGCAAGATCCTCGCACTGGAGAACAGCAACAAAGTTCGCTATGCGCAGAGTCGTCAAATCCCAGCCGGTCTCAAGATCACCATCGACCTGCAAACGTTGGTGACCGATCCTGCAGACTACGCCAAGTACGATTACCTGGGCGCTCGTGTCAACGTATTGCTCCTGGACGAGGTGGCCGAATCCAACTCCAAGGATTCGTACATTGAAGCCTCGACCACTGTGGTCAAAGCTCTCCGTGGCAACCGCTATCTGGATCTGTGGAACTACGATACGGTTCCGGTTACGGTCGCCGTGCGAATCGAGCTGCCATTGCTCTAAACCTTCATTGGGCGCCCCGCTCGTCGGGGCTAGTCCACGTTCGATTCAGGAGCATTCTTTATGTCCCTTCGCCCGTTTAAGTTCGAGGTTGATAACACGGGTGTCAACCCGAACAACCTCGTACCGGCAGAGGCGCACACCCTACAAGCGTCGGGTAAGCGCTTCATCGTTACGGATCATGGCCCGTTCTATACGGACTCGTTGATCCTGATTGATCTGGCAACAGGTCAACAGTTGGCACCCCGTACACAGTTCACCGCTATCCAGCTGGAAGAAGATGCAACCGTTGAGTCCGGTAAGGAAGTCTGCTCGATTGTTATCATCGACGACCCCAAGGTCTCCAACCGTGTAGCGATCACTTACCAAGCCTACGGCGGCTGGATGTCCTATTCGGTTACGGCCATCATCGAGATGATCGAGAACCTGGACTTGGACAACCGAGTCATTCACTGGGCAGACATTGTGGGCAAGCCGGATCGCTATCCGCCTGCTCCGCACCAACACCCATTGTCCGACGTTTATGGTTGGCACAAACTGTTCCCATCGCTTAATGCCATCCGTGAGGCTATCCTCGCCGGTGACCAGGCGGTGTTCGACCAGATCCGTGCATCGTTCGCTGCTGAGATTGCAAGGCTTGAGGCTAAGGATGCTGACATCCTGAACAAGCTGAACTCTCACATCAGTAACCTTGCCAACCCGCACAACGTTACCATCCATCAAATCGACGGTCTGTCCTCTAGCGAGATCTACGCGCTGTTGGCTCAGAAGCTCGGCAAGACGGAGACCGCGGTTAACTCGATGAAACTGGAAGGGCGTAGCTTCCTGCAAACTCGTGATGAGATTGTAGGCTCTATCCAGAACCCAGAGCTGAGCCGTGGCCTGTTCAACAAGCCCAACTTGGGTGAGAACTGGAACACCAGCGATGCGTCGTTGCTGTTGACCCGCGATGGTTGGAAGAACTTCAAGCAACACGAAACTCAGTTCGGTCGCAGCATTACTGAGCTGGGCGGCTACACCACGTCTGAAACAAACAACCTGCTCAACCAGCGTCTGCCTGTAGGCGGTACCGCCGTCAATGCCAACGCGTTGGAAGGCCGCTCGTTTGGTCAGACCCGTGCCGAGATCGTGGGCAGCATCCAGAACCCTGAACTGGTTCGTGGTTATTTCAACAAGAATAACCTCGGTGAAAACTGGAACCCTGTCAACAACAAGTTGGTCCTGACCGCAACTGGCTGGCGTGAGTTTGCCACCATGGCGGGTGAGAACGGCTTGGACGGCGGCTCTCTGATCTGGTCGGGTGGCATGCGTTGGGCTCAGGTGCAAGTGGCGTACGCTGACAACACCCGTTACAAGCCCGGCACTGCTGTGATCTTCGTGTACACCAACTACAACGTTTGGGGTACCGGTAACGGTACGGCTTCGACCTCCGTTGACACCTACGGCATCATGGTCAAGATTGCCGCTGGTCAATGGATCTTGGTAGCAACCTCTGGCCCAGCCACTAACCAGGCCAACAATCTGTAAGGAGGCGTCATGAACATTGCTGCATTGTCTGGTGCCTTCGCGCAGGCGCCGAGTATTGTGGGGGGTACCGCCAAAGTTTGGTTGATCTTCAACCGAGCCAACGGCGTGTATTGGGGTTTCGCTCAGTACGATGAAGACCATGCGTTTGATGAAGACTACTTCGTCTTGGTCGAAGCTGAGATGGATGCCACCTATGAAGGCGTGGTTGGGACTTATCCCGATTACAAGATCATGGCCAAGGCAGACATGCCTCAGGAAATCGACGAGGCCATGCTCAATGCAATGACCTCCGAGAACATCGAAACCCGCTACCCTGTGACCAAGCAGATCAATAACCTGGCTGCCGTGGTTATGTTGTTGGCCAAAACCGCTGGTCTACAAGACAACGAGTTGGTCGTCGCGCTACAGGAACAGGTGGATGAAATCGCCGACATCCTGCGCAACAACTCTCTGCGTAAGCAGGGTTACGCGGGTAACGATGCGTTCAAGTTCGTCACCACCGACGACCGTGCACGTGCCGAGAACTCCAAGTACGAAGGTGGTCTGCATGAGCGAATGGGTCCAAGAACAGTTGTATCCTGACGTTCTTAGTCCTGTTGTCTGTACGGAAATGCTGGAGCGGTGTAAAGCCCTCCAGCCGTTCCACTGGGTCAAAGTCGATCGAGCCATGGGAAAGCAGGGGTATGCCGGGGCGTGGTCCCGGTATGCCTATGTTACGCAAGATTCCGTACCTAAGGAATTGGCCGACTGGATCTGGGCACAGGCACCTAAGAACCCGGCGTGGGAGTTGGGGCGGTTTGTTGTGAACCGCTATCGGGTCGGGGAATTCATTGGTCTACATAAGGACCGTGGCACCCACGATCTGAATTTAATCATCCCTCTGCAGACTGGTGAAGACGGCGTGTCCATCGAAGACGTGCTGTATCCCGATGTGGTGGGTAATGGGCGACTCCATATCTACAACGGCAAACCTCATTGCGTGCCCCCTGTTAAGACAGAGCGCTACGTGGTGATTTACCTGTACAAAGAGGTAGGTATCCATGATCAAGGATAATTTGGGTCCAGACATCAAACGTCTGTCCCCGCTTACAGACGAGCAGCTTAAAGGCCTTATCGCCTACGCTGACTCGCACACGATGTTCCCTGGCAACTTTCCACACATGGGCATCAATGGCCGCGACAATGTCTCGGTCTATCTGCAACACTCGATGTACAAGCAACCGATCCGTGACCGTAAGGCGCTGCGTGAATTCATGCCGAGCCTGCATGAGAAGGCGATCTTGGAATACTTCTTGGAGTATCCAGCCAAGCGTGGTCACCTTGACCTGCAGACGTACTGGATCGGTAAGCGTCCGGCCATGCGCATTGCAGCCTGGTGCCTGTCTGAAGAGGCCACCTTCTACAACTGCCGCAACATTACCAACCCAGCTTTCTCCATGGATGAAACCATTCCAGTGGGTGACGTGGTGGCCGATGCCGACCGCATTGAGTTGGTGACGCTGGAGAATGCTGAGTATTGGGCGAACCGTGATGACATCATTCGTCAGAACGCGCCGACTGAACATGTCTTCAAGCAAGGCGAAGGTTTCGTTTTCAACTTGAACAACGCGCACGCCGTGCTCAAGCAATCCACCACTCAACGCTGGTTCTGCTTGGGGCTGATGATGGCTCCCGACAGTGTCCACGCACCCAAGTCATGGATCTAAACAAATGGACTTCGACAAGACATTGGGGTTTCAATCCATCCCAGGGTTGATCACTCCGGTACTGTGCGACTTGGTTAAGGAAGCCCTCGAACGGTTGCCTGCCCAATACTGGGCCCTGCGCGATGTACTGGCTCCCGGTCGTGGTTACCCAGGTGAGTCCTGCCGCTACCACTGGGCAGGGCCTAATACGCTCCCTAAAGAGCTTTACCGGTCTTTGCTGGACATTGCCCCTAAGCATCCAGAACTCGACCTGTACGAGGCCTGTGTGAACCGCTATGAGCCAGGAGACTACATCGGCAGACACCGTGATCGAGACGGCTGCATTCTCAACGTCACAGTACCTCTGCAAGCGGATGGCGATGGCCTGCTCGTGGACGATGTGTTTTACCCCGATGTCATTGGCCAAGGCAATCTGTTATACAAGTCTGGTCCTGCCCATTCAGTGCCGCCTGCCAAGCGCAGTCGTTACGTTTTGATCTTCCTCTATACGGAGAAGCCCCATGATCACCGTTTCCCGCCTGGGCAATAGCTGGGCATCTGCCACTGACCCCAAGACAGGTGAGTTGGTATTGATTCATTTGGATAGTCTGCGCCAAGAGGTGAGTGATCCCCTCGAATCGTCCGCTATCGTTTCGACCTTCAGCTTCTATCGTCGCCCTCAACCGGGTGAAGGTGAAGTGGTCAAGCCTACCGCCGATAACCTCAAGCAGGCCAAGCGCTTCCCTAACGAAGTGGTTCTGCTGATGGGAATGGCTGACGGCGAGAACCCTGCTCGTTTGTTCGATCAGGTGGTCTACGTGTTGTTTGCGGTGTTGTTCGAAACCCATCCTCCGATGACGTACGAAGAATATCAGCTGTACCTCAAGCAGACTCCGCGTTACGGTCGCAATTACCTGGCCCTGCCAAACCCATCGAGCCCTACTGGGCGCTTTGCGGTGTGGAACATCCTCTTCACTCGTACCTACGGCTTGAATGCCGAAGGCGTGTTCACCAAGCTCTCGGCGAAAGCCAAGTATCGCTTTGGTTACATGGGCGGTGTGGAAGTGTTCCCAGGCACGATCTACAACTTCCCTCAAGGCTTCATGCTGGAGCGTAGCGTGGAAGGTCATGACTTTATTGAACTCATGGCTAACCTGCTGACTCTCGCCAGTCAGAGTGAAGACGTGGCCAAGGTTGAGCCGTACTGGGTCAAGTAATGCTGCCCCGCTCTCCCCACGGGGAGGGCGGGCGTATGCTATGATTCTCAATCCACAGGAGCAGTCCAATGGCCGCTTACAACGTCTGGTTCGATAAAGAACCTGGCCGCTATACCAGTCCCCAGACCATTGGCTGGACTGTGTCTGATCAGGTTGACTTCTTTGCCATCTCGCAAGGTGACCTCCCGGCTGCTATTTCCGAGTACATCGCTTACGACACCCTGACCCCACCGAACCCTTTCATCGCGGTAACGCAGGACGGTACAGGTAACGTCGTTTATGATGGCGGCTTCCCCAAGTTCATGAATGCGTCAGCTCCACCGGCTGGGATCAATGCTTCGATCACTATGGAGTTCCGGGCTACCTGTACGGGCGTAGCTGCTGGTGTCAATGCCTTCTACTACAACGCATTCACCGATCTGGCATGTCTGATTGCAGCGGGTGACAAGCTCGTGTACGACATGTGGCAGAACAACAGCCTTGCCCGAGCAGGTATTGACGGGGTTACCTCCCTGACCCCACCGGACCCACACTACTCATTGCGAGATTGGGAAGGCGGATACATCGTTGACCAGAACGGACTGGCCTCCCATCCTGCAACAGATCTGGGTGGTCGAGCCACTAACCAGTGGTATCACCGTGAGTTCGACCTGACTCGCTGTGCAGGCTTCACGTTCAATCGTTGGTCGATGGCCTTCGAAGGCGAGTCTGCGGGCGACTTTGCTTGCCGCTTCCGTGACGTCTATATCTTGGACAGCGCCGGTCGTATTAAGTACACGTTGTTTAAGGATTCCATGCGTCTGCCGGGGAATTCCTCAACTGAAGTAGGGGCGAGTGGCTACACCAATCTGGTCAAGCAGCTTTACGACCCACGGGCTCAGTTAGCAGGTTCCTACAAGTACCTGTTCAACGCCGTGCATTTTTGCTCCAACACCAAGAAGAACGCGGCGGGTAACAAGAAGATTCTGATCTTGGGTGACCACACCAATGCATCTTCTACCTATGCGGTTAAGAGCACTGACCCTAGTGGCTTCTTTACCAGCATGACCAACCTGTGTGCGGCGCTCGGCTACACGCCAACGTTCAAGGACTTGGGTGATTATGGTGGCACCCAACTGAATCCAACACTGGCTGAGTTGGAGCAGTACAGTCTGGTGTTGATGTTCTCTACGGCCTACCACCAGCAGAACGCTCCACTGATTACTCCGGCAGCTGTGGATGCGTTTGTGGCGTATCGTTCGGCGGGTAGCGGCATTATCCTGATCACCGACCATGGCAGTGCCGTGATTACCGACATCGCCCAAGTCAACCAACAGGTGGCTACATCGGCGGGCTTCTACGGTACCTGTAACCGGATTGCCACGCGTTTCGGTGCATGGTTCACTGGTAACTTTGACCGCTCTCCGGTTAACGTAGGTTTCCTGCGTTCGACGTATGGCGAGCATCCTCTCTGGGCGGGGCTGGCCAACGATGAAAGTATCATTGCCGGGGGCTCTGAATCCAAGGTAATGATCAGTCCCTTCACCAAGTACACCAAGACCTCCCTGCCTCCGGCGATCTCACTGCAGACGCCGCAGCGTAAAGTGGTTCAGGTAACGGCCAAGCTGAAGAACGGTGAGGCTGAAACCTTCCGAGTGGTGTTCATCTACGGTGACGGTTCGCTGATTAAGTGGACGGCTGACGGCAGCACCGAAGTGACCAGCGTCGACATCAAGTGGGCATGGACCATGTTCCTCGATCTGAAGTTCGACACGGCAGGATTAGGTACGCTGACAGGTTCCATTTACAAGAACACCACCAAGATCGGCGAGATCCTTTCGTCCGACGACGGCGATGTTAAGGTAACCTGGTATTCGGGTGCCGTCTCCAACCACACCTTCTTGAATGGGGATGTGTTGCGGGCGGCTCTGGAAAACCCAATCAGTGCTTCTGCCAGTGTGGCGATCAGTCGCTGGAACTTGGAACAACTCAAGGGGCGTTCCAAAGCAGAGATTGCTCAGCTGATCAGTCACAAGTACGGGGCTGACACCGTAGCGGGTCCAGAAGCCAAGTTCCCACAGCGAGCCATTCGTGCTGCGGGGCGTGGTGTTCGTTCCATCTTGCCGAAGGATGCCATCATTGATGGTTACGGTAAGGTGCTGGACTGGGTGAGTGCAGGTCAGATCATCCGCATGCTCAAGGAGTTCGCCAAGGGTAACTTCCCACGGGTTCCGCTGAACGTTCTACTGTACGAGGACCAAGCGAAAGCCAACGTGGCCATGGCCAACTTCACCCCACCCACGCCTAAGCAGATCTTCGACACATGGGGTCGCTTCTCGAATCAGGAATGGTACGAGCCTGGGGTTGTTCCGCCTGCTGGTTCTGAGGCGGCTGGCTGGTCGTGGGATGCAGCTTCCAACAGTGCCAAGTCCACGGTCAACTCTGCGAGCACGATTGGTTTTGTGTCCAAAGAGAAGGTAGAGGAATACATCCACGATGTGACCTTCACCTCCAGCAATGCTGACGACGATTCCATCTGCGTGGTGATTGCTGCTGCGAAGACGGGTAATCTGGTTGAGCACTTGACGTTGGTGGCAAGCCCTGGTGGTTACGGCACTGCACCGATCATGTTGGTGTACAACCTCGCTACAACGGGTGCCAAAACACTGGTAGAGCGTAACGTCATTGCGTTCGGTACACCTAACAGTGGGCTGACGCCATGGAGCGGTCGATCCATCCGGGTTAACATCAACCGTCGTGGGTCAAGCGTTACCATCGGCTACACGAACTGGAACGACCCATTGGGCCCGATCGTGGATACCTTCACGTTCGACATGACCAGCGAACCTTTACTGCACAACCTCTTGGGGCCACAGCAGTACGGCTACGGTGCCATGTCTCAACCTGATGTGACGTTCAAGAACATCCAGTTCTATGGCGGGGTGATGCTGCAGACACTGACCGTAGCTTCGACGGGTGCGGTGTATCGTTGGAACGGTTCGGCTTGGGCTCCGGTAAACGGGGTTAAGTTGAAGGATGTGTACGGGACGCAGCGTAAGTTGATCTCGTACCTGACAACGCAAGAGTTCTACATCGACAAGAATGGGGTGGTGACTAAACTGACCGACCCTGCTCCCATGTTGTTGTCCCCTCTGGTGAACTCCGCCTTCAAGAACCCTGTAACCAATGCGGTGTTGTCGCCACAGTACAAGGTTTACTCGGCCAGCTACGGGTGGCAATCTCTGCCGGCTAACCTGACGATGTATTACTACGCGGACATGTACTTCCCAGCGGGAGACTACTGGTTCATCGGTGCTGCGGATGATCAGTTGACTGTCGAGATTGATGGGGTGGTGTATGGAAATCTGGGTGGTGGTTATGTAGAAGGAGCCGCTGTTCAGAAATTCAAAGTCACACTCACTGCAGGTACACACAAGTTGAAACTGACTAACGTGAACGTCCCTGCTGGTACGCCTGGGTATTGGTACATGTTGATCCTCAACAGTGCAGGTGCCATATTCCACGAGCCTACTCCGGGCACTTGGAAAACACTCGACGCAATCGGGTAACAGCATAGACCCCCTGCCCGCAATGGGCAGGGGGCTTGTGCCTTTATGCTGCTTCCAGAACGTTGCCTGGTTTCAAGCCTTCGGCCATCATGGCTTTCAGTTTGACCAGACATTCACCGCGAGTGATCGCGCCGTCTTTGTTCACGTCCAGACCCGAGTTCTGACGGTAGGTGGTAGGACGGCTGTTCTGATCCCAGAGGATGTAGTCGTCCGACTGACCCACGCCACGCGGCCAGAGAATAGCCATGTACAGGTCACCCAGGTTCTTCAACTTGCCAGTGTACGGCATGAAGTATTTGAGCACGTAATCCAGCTGCTCCTCTGCCGACATCTTGGCCAGTTTGGCACAGGCTTCGATACCCGCTGCTTTCTTCTGGGCATCAGACATCTTGGCGATGGCCGCTGGCGTGTTGAAGTAGGCAATCGCGGTAGCCGGCATGAACTGAATCAAACCAGTAGCGCCAGAGCCTGCCTTGTTCACTACGGAAGCCGAGAAGGTACGACCCGACTCCCACGCGATACAGGTCATGAGATCGGACAGGCCAGCAGGTGGCATGTTCAATGCGGCGACAATGTTACGGGCCTTGTCGAGGAAGGGTTTGGAAACCTTCGCACCCCATGCAATTTGCATTGGTTTAGTTCCTGTTTGAGTTTGTTGAACAATCCCGATTGCCCGATCAAAGGCGCCTTGGGACCCACTACCCCACAGCCCGTCAATGTCGCCCGTATAAAGGCCAACAGTCGCCAGACCACGTTGCAATTCTTTGAATGTTTCTTTAGACATGTAAGTCTCCTTCACCAGTCACAGAATAGCCCTAGCTATAAGAAACTAGGAGCAAACCATGAAGAATGACCTTACTATCTTCCACGACGCATCTGGCAACCCTACTCAGGTATTGATGTCGTGGGTGGAATATCAGAAGCTTTTATCCGGCAAACCCAAACTGGATGGAGCGGCACTGCAGACTAACCCTAACGAGATTCGTCTACCGGGTGCTGGTAACTATGCACTTAATGTTGTTGACTTGGTTGCTCGGTTAAAGACTTGGGGGTTTTCCATCATCCCCATCTGTGCCAGAGCCAAGAAGCTTACCGAGTTTGAGGGTTATGAAAAGAACTCTCTGGAGTACGTCATTCGTGCCGACATCCTTGGCCCAGAATCACCTTACCACAACACCATGCAATGTACGACGTTGGTCATAGAGGCCTTGGTACACAGCGGGTGGTTTGAGCGATGTAAGGACAAGGGCCCACGGTATTCCGATGGTCGACCTTTTGTTGAAACGTACTACCGCGCAGTAATGTGTCTAAAAATTAAAGACTAGGGAGATGGCAATGAGTAACATGTTTTGGATGGCGGCTGGTGGTTTGGTTCTGGCGATGGTCCTGTTGTTTGGCGCACTGCTGGTGGTGCAGTTGTCGGCTCGGGTGCGATACATCCCGTATTCGATTCCAGAAGGAGACTACGCCATCAGTGGAATAACGGCCAATCATTTCCGATTCTCTGGCTCTGTAAAAACTGACGACGTACATGATCACAAAGGAGCCGAATGGGCTATCCGTGCGTGGGCGTTCAGGCGTGGTGTTAAGGTTAAAGTAATCACGCACATTGCAAGTGGAAAGCTTATCTACGAACGTAAGTAACAAAGGCTCAGCTGTATGTATTGAGGAACACGGCGTTAAATCCATTGGCGTGGCTCAGTCGACACCTCGCAACATCTCCTACTACAGCAGCACCTATCGAGACAACCACCATGCAAAAGATTGCAGCTTTCGTAAGCAAGACCAACCAGGATTGGCTAATCCCAATCAATGAGTTGAAGACACTGGACACGGGTATTTGCGATATCCTCAACTTCCAGCGTATGACACAAGACGATGAGTTCGCAGGCGACATCCTGTACGGTTGGTCCGAAGGCATTGCCGACAACCGTAAACACTGCGTAGCGCCATTGGTGCACGTACTGGTTAGCGAACGTCTGTCTCACGCTGTCATGAGCAACTACGGCGAAGACAAGCAGCTGCCAGCCGTGTTCATCATGCCGAGCACTCCTCGCAGCATGGATTGGGTCATTGTACTGCATTTGTTCGCGTACAAGCGTCCGCAAGAATTCGCATTCACCGAGAGCCGTGGTCTGCTTAAGGTGAATCAAGAGAGTCCGGTCTACAGGCACTGGGCTGCCGAGCGTGTATCCCATGAGTGGCTAGGTGATACCGCTGCCCCTAACTTCTGCTATGGCCTGTTCCCGACCATGCCCCGACCTGCACCCCTCGGCGTCGATAAAGACCTGACGGTGGAAGTGGCTCACGGTGGCATGATCTGTCGCGAATACTGGGCAGACTGGGTGTTCAACTACCATCATGGCAAAACCGCTGCCATCACGGTCGACTCTGTGGTTTCCCAAGTGCAGGAAGTCGAAGAGCGCATCCGCAAGATTGGTGGAACAGAGCGCCTTCTTAAGGTCATGCCATCGGACAGCGACGAGTTCCGTCTGGACATTCTTCGTGCTACTGGCCGCGATCTACTGGAAGCCATGCGCAGAGCTAAGCTGTCTGACCTGATTGTGTTCTTCTCCCAGGCAGGCGAACTGCGCTACGTGGCCGACCCAGAAGGTCATCTGATCGATACCGACTCCGGCGCTGGTGCAGAGATTGCTGCTGCTGTACTTGCAGCGGGTAGCCGAACGACTGGTGATGGCATTGATACCGTGTCTGATAAACTAATGGTGGTCAGGCCAGCAGACACTGCACATTACAAGGAACAGGTCCAGCGGGTATTGGGCTCTCCAAAGTATCTGTCGGTGTTTACCACGGCCAAACAGTACGGCTTAACCCTGGAGTTCAGTCAGTCCGGTAAACTGGTTAGTCTGCGTGATGGGGCAGGTAATCTGGCTGACATGCGCGGTGGTTGGGGGTTGCACTTGGTTGAGTTGTGTACCCAGGCAGCAGCGTCCAAGCGCGTCGTTGAGGTCGTCCCGGTCGGGACCAAACTTAAGGCCGAGTTCTACGACCTGGCACAGTTCATCGGCAAGAACCGTCCCCTTAAAGGCATGGCCGACATTCCAACTCAGACTCGTCTGGGCAATAAAGAGGCGTACCACTACCCTCCATACTGCTCACCGATTCAGGGCATTCTGGAAAAGTCACAGACCCTGCAATACGCTCAGGAAGCTGGGTTGGTGATCGTCACCTTGAACGACGACTTCCAGCAGCTGGTCACAATCTGTGATTCGTCAGGCCATGAGATCTGTATCTCTCGCGGGATGGGCAATGACATTGCTCGTGCCTTCGGTGGGGTCGTCGGACGCACCGCTCAGAAGTAAGTAATACCACGCCAATGGCGCCCCCTAGTCTCCTAATTGGGGGCTAGGGGGTGTATGCCGTTATGTGCGATTTAACTGATTTTCAAACCTACATTACCAACATGAAGCGCGTCAATAAGCTTCTTCATTATCCACAGAAAGGAGTCTAGTTATGTTGAAACATATCGCTGTACCTGCCATCTTCTTGGCAGTCGCTGTCGGTGTCTGCGGCCTGTTCGCTACACTTGAATCTGGTCGACAGGATGCATCGACTTATGCCACACCCCAAGCTGCAATCGCGGCTAACTTCAAATAAGGATGTTGTATGTTTGACAATGATGTTACGGTTCTCTGCATCAGCGGTACTGCCTACTTGCTGTTGCTGATTGTGTTCTATTACAAGATCAAGCGTATGTACGCCAAGGTCTTGTCCAGGAAGGTTTCTCAAACAGAGGGAGGTAATCTGGATATCGTGGTATGGAATGACACGCACGGCAGGACTGAGTACCTGAGTGTGGATACTTGCATACCGCTGGAAAAGTCTGCATCCGTAATTCGGGCTGTACGGATGTGGGGGATTGTACGGAGAAAGTCCATCATCGAGATCAAGGATGTCAATGCATCCAAGATCCTGTATCGAACCTACTGAGGGGTTTTACATGAATCGTCGTATCTTACCTGCGGTGCTTATCATTGCGGGGGTTGTGGGGTTGGTCACTGTCTGGTTGGAGGTGATGTCTTCTGGCGTCGTGCCACGCTGGTCGGCCTTTACCTTCCCCATCGGCTGGGTGTTGTTTGCCATTCTGCTCATTTCGATCAACCGCACCATGACCGTCAAGGACGATCTGATCGCCCGGAAACAGGCGACCAATGATCGACTGACTGAACAGTGCCGACTGACGCAGACGAATGTCGAGAATCTGGAACGTCAGGTTAGCGGCATACAGGACCAACTGCGTTCGGCGCAACATGCCCACTCCATGGTGTCGCTGGATCTGGCTACTCAGAAGTTGTTTGTTCGTCGCCTGAACGGCATCTGTGCGGACAACGGCATTGACACCCGTGCAGCCAACGTCCCACCTGCTGAAGCTGGACGTGAACTGAACAGCAGTCGTGTGGCCCGCGAGAACCCAGTAGCACCACCACCGGTGCCGCAATCTTTGCGTGGCCAAGTGGTCTCTCAGCGTCGTTCCATGTCTTCGCCTAATCCATCCAGTTCGCCTGTCATCCGTGACACCGACAATGGTGGTTTCGACGGTCTCATGGCCGGTGTGCTGATCGGGTCGATGCTGAGTGACGATTCTTCGGCGTCGCCACGTCGTGAGCCTGAACCAACCCGTTGCGAACCAGCCCCGACTTATTCGGAGCCTGTCCGTAGCGAACCGTCTTATTGTGAACCCACCCGCAGTTCAGGTGGCGACAGTTGGGGCGGTAACAGTTCCTCGTCCGAGTCGTCTTCCTCATCGGGTGATTCCGGTGGCGGTAGTGGCGGCGGCGATTAACCCTCTTGCCCCCGGCCAAGTGCCGGGGGCTTTATACCCACGTTCTAAGGAGAACACAATGTCCTCAACTTTTCCAGGTGCAACTCGTCCTAGTCGTGAAGCAGACGATTGCCCATGTCAATACGACGACTGCACTGAAGTGGCCACGCAGGAATACTGCACTGAAGTGGACAGCATGGGCGGTGAGTGGCTGCCCCTGTGCGATGAGCACATCGTGCAGTTCAAAGAAGATGTAGCCAATGCCAATGCCATCTCTGACGGTGAGTGTGATTGGTGTAAAGCAAGAGATGTGCAGGTAGCCCCCTTCCGTGACTGGCAGGAAGGCACTCAGGGACCCGTGTACGAGGTTTGCGAGACTTGCCGCGGCAAGAGTATAGATGAGGCCAACAAGCTGGCAGACAACGTCCCAGAGGACGAGGAGGATATCAATGGCGACGTTGATACTTTCGCGCAGATGCCAGAGCTGGACGATGACGCCATCGGTGAGATGTTCTTTGCCCCAGGCGTTGGACGCAGTGCTGATTACGACTGTGATGAACTGAACCTGTTCAAGCATTCGAACATTGGTGAACCCATTCGGTCTGACCACCACTTCAACCTCAATGGTCCGATGCTGGTAGATGGTCAACTGGGTTTCTCTGCACACTTCCAGGACGGCATCCACTTTGTGATTGCGCTGGATCTGGATCTGGGGATGATGTTCTGGGGGGTTAGTTTTGATAACCCGCTTTACTTCATCGCCATCGGCCCTCGTGTTAATCGCATTCGTCTTCGCCTAGCCGCCCTTGGCTACCGCGTACTTGACACTGAAGAACTTTAAGGATAGTCCCATGACTACTGCAAACCCGCTCCAAGACAAACTGCGTTCGTTGTTCCTGCTGTGCGACTATGCCAACATCAGTTCTAACGATCACCGTGACTGCTACAGTACGGCTGAGGAGGAGATCAAGAAACGCAATCCTAAAGTCAGCGAAGACATCCTGGCTGGGATGATCGAAAGCAACGTGTGGCACGAGATCACCATCCACCCAGTGGGCGCTCGTAGCCGCATGTCCTTCATCGGCCATGACTTCATCTCTACGTTGAACGATGCGTTCGCCATGGCGGTGATGTTCTCCAAGGAAGCCTGTCCTGAAGGGGATGACATTATCCTTACTGATGAAGAGGATAACGCCACCCTCAACTACGTCAAGCTGAGCAATACTTGCCGTGCGTCTGTTGGACTTACCTTCAACGGCTGGCGGGATGATCAGGTGAGCACGCAGGACGGTCCCCAAGAGGCGACTGCCGAGAACCACCTGCGTAACCACATCGAGTGGGAAGACGATGAGGAGTGCACCGAGTACCTGACCGAGGAGTTGATTGCTGCAATGTGTGAGCCAGGCTCTGAGTCTGTCTTCTACATCCACGCTTACCCCAACACCCCTGTCGGCAGCTACAGCTTCTATGGTCTGAACTCTCATCAGGTCATCAAGGCCATGCTGCAGATCTGCACAGAAGCCACCCAGTTCGATGCTCCCCAGCCAGCCGGCATGAACATTGAGTTGTCTCGTGTGGCAGCAGAGCTGCGTCGTCAAGGCGCTGAACCGTCCGAATTCTGGACTAGCCGTGAAAAGCCAAACGATTCGATTTAACTAAAAATCGAACCTATAATACCCACGTGAATAAGGTTGAATAAACTTCCTTGTTCACATCAATCCCCATGTTCTAAGGAGAACAAAATGGAAACTTACTTCATCGTTTCTGGCGTTATCGCCAATGCTGTTGTTATCGCTGCTGCCCTGCTGTGGATCGTCTACTGGGTGATCCTGCGTAAAGGTGTGGATGTACGAGAGGTAGGCGTTATGAACGCCGAAGTGAAGGAAGGCGATGACTGGGTTGAGGTGGTTGAAGAGGGCGGAGTGGTTAAGCACTATATCCTGACCTTCACGGCTATCCGTCACCGTTACTACTCCATCTGGTCCATGCGCCGTCAGATCTGGAAGTCTGTAAAGCGCATGCATCCAAACGTCAGAGCTGTTAGCGTGGAAGGCTTCGCTTACGGTTTCGACGACTAATCAACCTATCCCCAAGTCCTAAGGAGGACACTGTAATGACCGCTATCATCGTTATCGCTGTACTGGCTGCAATCGTACTGACTGTTGTTGTAGCACGTCGTATGCGTCACCATGGCTTCACCTTGCAAGAGGTATCCATCTATCAAGAAGCTGCCTCTCAAAAGGCTGACAACTTCGTAGAGATCACTGTTGCTGGCTGCCGTCTGCGCAAGCCACTGGCTGTAGAGGTTGAACTGGAACGCCGGTTCAATCCAGAGAAACTGCGTGAAGCCATCTGGCGGAGCGTTAAGCGTTACGATGATCGTGTGAGCGCTGTGCGTTTCCAAGGTCACACCTACTCGTTCTAAAACTAAACGGTCCGGCTCTCAGGTGAGGGTCGGACCTTATGCCGACTAAAGGAGCAAGATAATGGCATCTGTAAAAGTAATGGTAAACCGCGTAAACATCCTCGTCCTCCCTGACTTCCGTAAGGTGCTCAAGGAGTGGGAGAAGTTTGGCAACACCACCGGCGAACGTCTGGTGGGCATCGTCGTCACCCCTTGGGATGGCGAGTACAACCTGGAAGAGGTCATGACTTCTTCTCGCTTCTCAATCCCCGGCTTGCAAGATGCAAAACGGGACCTCATGGCGACTATCGCCGAATACGACAAGGTCACTATCAATGAACGTCGAATTGCTTGAAATGAATAACCTGATCCTCTCCATCGGTGCACGCCTGCGTCAAGTCTCCCTGAGTCTTGCACAGGCTACCGGCCACTGCCGTGAACTGCTTTCCGTTGAACGAGACGTCCTGCTTAACCAGTACACTTCACTCTGCAGCCGTACCTCCACCCTGACCGCCTAAGCTTAGTCTTAAGCGCATTGGGTGGCAGTGCATTTAAGAGTGAACTTCCCCACGTCCTTAGGAGGACAACCCCATGAGCGAACAAAATGATCCACTCGATCAACTAACCCCTGAGAATCGCATCAAGTATGAAAACTACAAACGCGAAGATCAGTTAACCGCAGACCTGCTCCACGGCATTGTCGCCATGGCAAAGATGTTGCGTGGTCGTGACATCTTCGGCTTGGAAGGCAAGGGTGCTCTGGACTCTTTCCAACAGAGTGAAGACATTCAATGGCTGATGGACCACACTGGCGTAGCCGGTTGGGATGACCCCATTGACCCAGCAGACTGACAGCATAACCGCCCTCCCATTACGGGAGGGCGGCTACCTGCTTGCTATTTATTTTTTTGTTTCTGAACACGATCACTGATCTTGCTCAAGGCGATCCCCGCAACAATTTCACGGATAGCCTGACGACCCTGGCACATTTGCTGACTGGTCATGATGGGTACGCGCTCTGCCACTGCTTGCATGTTCGATCCTTACTTGATCTTGGAAAGCACCATGGAGATGAATTCCTCTAGGGATTTGGCGATGATCTGCCGTTTAGGTTTACCGGTGCGGAAAAGGATGATCTGACCCCGTCGCCCACCGGCTGCTGGCGCTTGGTCAATGCAGTAATAGTCTGCCCCATTGATTTTGGCAAACGGAATCCACGCAGGGTTCCACCAGGTAGCTGCGACCCCAGAGTCCGGCACAGCTTTCTTGTCGTCGGTCTTGCCATCGGTGTAGGTCTCGTTGAAACCTTTCCAGAGGGTCAACACCTTCTGATGAGGCAGGAATACAATCTTGCCCCCTTCAGTCTTGATGGACATCCCGTTGGATTGTTCCAGCGCAGAGCGCAGGTCCTTGGGCATGTCGATCTTTGCTTTCTGTTCGTTCGCATCGGCCTTGGCCTTATCGAGTTCAGGTCCCTTTTTTACACCTTCCGGCAGGGATGACAAGTTAACGGCCATTGCGAGGCTCCTGATTGATTTGCTCTATATAGTTCAACCAGTTGGTGAGGAAGTCACGAGCCTTATCGTGATTGCCCACTGTCTTACCGGTCTGACGACCCGCTACAAAAGCTGCACGAGACAGTTCACGAATGCCATGGTAGGCTTGCTCTTTACGACGCAGGCTTTCCCAGTCCAGACGTTTGTCGATGCCGTGCAGATGGGAACGGATGTGGAAGGTGATCATGTTTGCACGGTGGCCACCAATGGGTTCCGGCAACTCTACAGCTTCCAGCTTTTCCAACTCCTGACCCGCCACGTGATCGGCGTAGATCTCCTTGTGCATCTGTTCATGCATGTCCATGCCGCGTTGCTCTTCTGGAGTCAGCGGCTTCTGAAGATCTGACTGATAAGTGAAATCAGACATCAGACCTGCATTGAAGGGTGACGATCGCATATGAAACTCCGTAGTCTTTCAGGGAACCCTCGCATGCTCACGTACTGATTCCGAGCGTGCTGCTGGCCACACAGATAAATAAAGTCACGACGCTGTTGGGCATCGAAAGTGATTGCACCCAACTGCATGCAGTAGGGCAGGGGCTTAAGAATCCCGCCCACTCGGTTCGCCATCATCTCCAGCATCGGAGTCGGTAACGTCAGGTTCATTGAGCGACTCCATTAGCATGCGATCGATGGGGTCCATGGGACCGTACTCGGTAGGGGGCACCATCAGGAAATCAATGTCACTTGACGGCGTGGGTTCGGAATGATCAACAGTGCCCGTAGGGACTATCCGGCCCAAGTAAGGGACACCATCCTTACTGACATCAATACGGGAGACGGGGTCTGGCATGAAATCGCAATTGCCAATGCTCAATGAGTCAATGGACAATGGATGAGGATACTCGGTCACCATCTGACGAATGCCACCGTCCTCTACGGCCGTCGGGCGAGTGGCGAAGAACTGCCGTTCGAATTCCCGCTCCCGATGACGCAACTTGATCCATTCCAACTGGGCCCTGAAGTTGATGTCTTTCTCAAAGCCAGACACATGACTCGTGACACAAAAGCTCAGCGCCTTGATGTACGAGGGAGGCTGGCTAAGGGCGTAGCGAGGAACGCCCTCTTCAACCAGACTGGTGGCCAAAGCGTCCAGCTGTTCCTGTTCACGTTTCCTGTCTGCTTGACGCTGGAGGCGCTTTCTACGGTTGGCCATTTTCTTACCTTGATTAACGTGGTTGCCTGAAAGATTGCTTGGATCTGTGGCGTATTACTGAGCCCCGCATCTTCTTGGTACGGTTCTGCCGCTTACGGTTGCGCAGGATGTCCAGCGTGACCATTTGCAACAGTACATCACAGATGAGGTTGTGTGCAGCATCCGCGCGCTCTGGAGACATCCCTACGACGTACTGTTGCATGGTGTCTGCATCCATCACAATGTCGCCCGGCAGTGGACCATCAGGACGACCCAACGCATCACCACCGTGCCACATCGGAGGAACCTTGACGTTGCGCAGGGGTTCTGGGATGTCGACAACGACGGGGCCAAAGGCATTTAAGAAGGTGGGTTCAAAGTCCGGCGTAGATTTTCTTTCACCACGCAACATTGTTTGAACACTGGGTTGCAGGTGACTGTCGCACAGGCCGAAGCTTAAAACGTCTTCGCCTTTACCTAGGCCATTGACCAAACCGACCTCGGAGATAACTGCGTAGGCTTGACCTTTGTGCTGGGTCATGTTCACCTCGTAGACCTTACCGTTAGACAACTCCAACGGTGCCTGGATGATGTCTAACAGCTCCTTTGGGAACTCGTAGAGGTGCCGGGCAATACCTGTCTTCTCCTCGACAGGTTCAGCAACCTTCGGAGCGTCACCTATCCGGGTGATCTCCATGGCGGTTATGTCGCACAGCTTATTGCCTTTTTCCATGATTGATATCTCGAATGGCTTGTTGTAAAGGTGGGAGGATCTCTTGTTGAGGTCCCATGTAATCGCAATGGCCGATAGTTCCCACATTGACAATGGGTTTCTTCAGCCCGGCCAGAGGATCTTCGTACATACCACCCCACGCCTTGTACGAGACGGTGTAGCGATCACGCCATGGCTCGATAGCGATCACGTTGGCAGCGATCATGTAGCGAGTCATGGCCTCTGCATCACGCAGGTGCACGATGTGGTCATGGAGAGGATCTGCCAGCGGCCCACCGAACATGGGTTCCATGCTGCACTTGGTGTGCCCGGTGTAATACAAGATGCGCTCATTGGGATCACGCTCGTCTACGACCCGCCTGGTCCTTAGGTCGTAACCACGCGCACGATAAACCGAGTGACGGTGTGCATTGGGTTCAACGACCGATTGGAGTGGAGAGTTCTCCAACATCTCCACATGGGCTGCATGGATTTTGGATTGGTAGAATTCATTGCGGGCTTTATGCCACTCGTCCATGGCTTGCTCGTGGGCCAATTCCCCTTTCTCAAAGAGGCGATGCCAGCTGCTCTTCTTGAAGCTTACAAAGGTATCCATTGATCTTCTACCCGATAAGAGAAGGAAGGTTCGCCAGCTCTAACCTTAACCTGCACGCGGTTTGGGCCGACAGCCTTAATGACCTCACGATCAAAGAGGCATTCCAATTGACCCTCAGTTACGAGGGGGTGATTGCCATGTTCCTTAACCACCTCATTCCATGCAGTGATCGCTGCAAACTTCAGCTCTTCGGTACTCATAGGCGCCTTGACCGACGGCATGATTATCGAGGAACCTGTGTCGATGCGACGGAAGTGGTGACCTTCACGAGGCCTGATGCCCGGCAGGCTGTATACCCACTCGCCATCGCCAGCCTTGAACTTGAAGCTGACCTTGTCGTACTTCTCATCCTTCCAGATGGCCTCAGCGGAAACCATCTCTGGTCCAACTTCACGCCAGAAGTCTTGGAACTTGGTTGCCACGACGGTGTGAGGTGGGCTTTGGTGATGGGCGAAGTACACCATGGTGAAGCTCCACGCTTTCTGAGCCAGTTCTTCATACGTGGCCAATGAGCTGGGTGTGGGATATCGTGAGGAAGGCTCTACCGTGACCGTAGGGAAGTAGATCTCAGCGAACTGTGCCGGCTTCCCGCCCAGATATTCATCCAGCGAGATCGGACGCTCAATCTCTTTCCACTCACCCCAGACCAGTTGCTCGTAACGCACACCCATGCCGACGAAACGAACACGAGCCAGCTCGGAGCCAAACTTCTCACGAGCAGCCCGTGCAAATTCAGCCTGCATGTGCTCGCCGTAGCGGTCGCGGTTAGCGGAGTAAATGCGGCTCCATGTTTCATCGCACCATTCCCACGTTGGGCCGTCTACCATCTCTTCCCTGTAGTAGTCGCCGATGGAGAGGGCCGGTGGGAACAGAGGAGGGGTGCCGATCGCCTTTTTCTCAATCTCTGACCACGTCAGCATGTCGCCGTCCATATCGCCCGGTGTCTTGTCAGGATACTGAGGCAGTGTACGGATGGCATCCCATGCGTAACGTTCAGCTTTCGCGCCGAGGATACGTGTGAAGAAGTATTCTGGATTAACCCTGACTTCTTCCAGAATGAGTTCCTTCTGCTCCTGAGTCAGGTTCGGCGAGAAAGGGTCAAGCGCCTTTACGTTCTTGTTAATCAGTTCCATGCTGTTCCCCCACAGTTGTAATGTCAGTAAGTTGGTAAGCTTCTTTCCCGTCGACGCAGACCGAGATAGCATTGAACGGTTCGCCCACAGGGATCGCAGTGATGCGCCCATGGATCTCCACCGGCAGCTTAACGGAGTTAGCCTTCTCCACAATTGCTCGGGCCAGTGTGACGTGAATGTCTTCGCCTTCCAGTTGGACATTGGTTTCATCGTCCAATGCCAAGTCAACTACCTGACAGGCAATCCACAAGCGTTGACTGGTCGCCAAGGCCTCTGGGTTGCTGTCGTACATGGTGGACAGAGTCGGGTACTGCATTGCGCGCAGCATCTCGGTGGCTTGATCTGCTTCAACCTGAGGGATGAATTGCTTTACCATGATTTACTCCAAAATTAGCATAAAGGCCCACCCCGAAGGATGGGCACAATGGGGGCTTATGCCCGAGGCAGGCTGGTAGCCAAGGCTACCCAGAAGTCACGCCAAACTTTCTGCACGTCCAGAAGCGCTTTCGCATTTCCATACGGGCAGACGAGAGGGATAGACTGCTGTGGGATTACAACAGGAAGCTTTCGGTTCATGACGCCCCCAGACATTACTTCTGCTCAGCCTGATCTTTCTTGGCCTGCTCTTCAGCAGCCAGATCTTCAGCCGACTTTTCTACAGGCGCCGGAGCGTCGGTATTTGGTTTGTCGGTATTGACCTGTTCCAGGCCGGCAGCAGAGCTGGCAGCAGGTGGAACCTGTTCAGGGTTTGGCGCAGAGGGCAGATCGTTGCTTGCAGGCACAGCGCCTTCAAGTACGGTCTTTTCTTCTGGCAGTTTCATGTCGGTTGGAGCAGAGCCAGTTTGTGCTTCAGCGGCCACTTCCGAAGTGGTCACAACCACTGCAGAGTCAGGCTGCCCTTCAACTGGTGCTGCACCCGCTTGACGACCAGCGTCAGAGATGGTCAGACCGTTGTCAGCCGACGGAGCGACGTATTCAACGCCGTTCTGTTCGTTCAGAGAGGCATTGCCCTCGTGCAGAACATTGTCGACCACAGGGGCTTGCAGGTCTTCACCAGCGCCATTGCGGTGACTGCCCGGAGCCCAGGTGCCCACCACTTCGCTTTCGTGCAGGACGTTGGCTTTACGCTCGCCTTGGCTACCGTCAGAGACGGACACTGCCAGAAGGGCCAGACGCGGGTGGTGGTTGGTGGCCAACTGGTTGAATCGACGGACGAAGGTCGACGTTTCCAGATGTTCCTTGTTGGCCTCGGCCACACCGACAACCTCATTGATGAGGACGCCAACTTTCGACTTGATGACATCGGTCGAAGGTTCCGGGGTGTTGTCGCGTTTCGGTTCAGTTGCCTGAGCCTTCACTTGAGCGTCTGCAGCTTGGGTGCGCTGCTGCTCTTGCTGGCGACGTTGGTTCTTCTTGGACATGTGATTTCTCCATGTTTCAGTTGAATGTGGAGTGGGGTCCCCACATAAGAATGTCAGGAGTGCAGGATTTCCAGCACGTGATCCACCAGATCCTGGCCCTCTTTCAGCTCAGGTGTCATGGGGTACAAATTCTCAGCCTTGGTACGGTTCAGGCGGAACTGCTTGAACACAGGAGGACCCTCGCCGTACCACTGACCTTTATCGGCTACCATGACCGAGTAGCGTCCTTGCTTGGCGCCGAGGTGATGTACACGCTTATCACCGATCATGACTTTGTTGGCGTTGAAGAAGCAAAGACGCAGGTGGTCTGTGGGTACCGAAGTACCCATCACGTTAAGCCCACTCATTACGAAATCTCGACGTCGGCCAGTTTCAGGAAGCGGTGGTACCAGTACGACCAGTTGTGACGGCATTCCAGACGAATGGCTTCACGCTGCTCTTCGGTAACATCCGGGCTGAAGGGGTCCAGCTCTTTCAGGGCAGGGTTGACGTAGTACAGGCCTTCCGGTACCTGGATGAGTTTAGAAGCAGCTGCACGCTGCTCCTGAGTCATCTCCTCGTAACGGCGAGCCAACTTGATGCTCTCATCGTTTTCGAGGAAGGTGGCGTCAAACTTAAATTCACTATCGGTATTCATTAACTAATCTCCACATGCAGATTGGCGTCGGCTGGACGCGTGATATTTCGGTCATCCAATACCACGAACTCGGCTTGGTTAAATGAACCATAGACCGACGAATAGTGACTGACCATGAACAACTGACTGAACCGACCCTGCTCCATCAGCGACTGAATGTAATTGACCAGACGCTCGCGGTGCTCATCGTCAAAGTCCTTACCGAACTCATCGGCCAGCAATGGGAAGTCGTGTAAACCTGTCAACTCCATCACCACCAACTTGAACACCCAGTCAATCATCGAGACCTGACCGGTAGACCCATCGGCAATATCGCCATCGGGGTTCGGTTGGTTGTTGACAATGATCGGGAGTTTCACGTTGAGGGTAGCGCCTTCCTCCAAGACCGCATCAATCTCCATCGGGTACGTCCACACCATCGCAATGTGTTCGTTGATCATCCCAGTGAAGTGACGAATGAAGTTCTTGGTGATGTCTGCCACAATGCCATGAGTAGGTGACAGGGCGCGAGCCAGTAACTTGTACGACGTGAAGCGAGACTCCACATCAATCAGCTCACTGCGAGAGTTCTCGTAACGGGCTTGTAGGTCACGGTAACGCTGGGTGGATTGGTGCAGGGTAGCCAGACGGGTCATCACCTTGCCACGCACCTGATCCAGATGCTCATCACGCAGTGCATCTTCCACTTGCTTACGCAGGGAGTTGAACGATTCAATGGCGTTGGACATCTCCATCATCAGAGTATCCAACTTCTCCAAGTGATAGAGTTCCTCACTGAGTTGGGCCATTGCGATCGTTGCCTGGTTCACCGCCTCGTACTTGTCGTGCAGCTCACCTTCGAGCAGGTCAGCACGCTGCAGCAGGAACTTAGGATCACCACTGTTCTTGATCAGCTCCAGACGCGATGTGAGGTCCTTTAGCTCTGCAGTGATACGCTTGGCGTAAGCAGTGTCCAAAAGCTTTCTAATCGTGTCTGAGAGCGCCACAGAGATCATGGCAGGGTTAGTGCGTACATAACCTCGTTCACTCACCATCTCCCAGAAAGCAGACAACACTTTGGAGCCTTCACGAATACGAGCCAACTCACCGAGCTTACGGCTGTAGTCATCAAAGTCTGAGATGTGGACAGACAACTCCTCCATCTCCCGCTGAGCCTGCTCCACCTTTTGACGACGACTGTCCAACCGCGCCTGAGTTTGCTCAACCAACCCAGCAGGCCAGCCCGGCTTGAAGGTGTGTTCACACTTAGGGCAGTTGGTATCAGCGGTGTGGGTCGCATGTTCCAGCGTCGCCTCCATCTTGGAGATGACGTTGTTGGATTCAATGCACCACTGACTGAGTTTGGTGTAGCGCTCCATCCTTTCAGAGTGAGTACCACGAGCGTACAGTCCTTCGGTGTTGGCAGGGATCGTGACGCACAGTTCAGTCAGTTGCTGCTGGATACCTTCCGCTACGGCCAGCAACGCTTCAGGAGACTCGCTACCGCATTCGTAGAGACTGCCTTGAGCTTGGATACCCGCCAGCTCTTCTTCGATCTGTGCAACGCGTGTAGTGAGCTGAGAAGGATCGTCCAAAGACTCACGACCTACGTGACGGATCAGCGACTGGATACCTTCCAGTGCTTTCTCATGGGTGTCACACTCCCCACGGGTCTTCATCATCCGATCACGCAGCGAGGAGATCTCGCCATCCACCTGCTCTTTGGTCTTGCCACCGTACTTGGAGTTGTCACGAATGACCGTCTCCGCCACGATGGTTTGAGAGCGCTGGTGAATGGTCTTGTACGCGTCCTGCATGCGCTTGATCAGACCACTGGAATCGGCTACCGACATTCGGCCATTCAAAGCGTGGTTGAGTTCAATGCCCAACTGCTTGAGTTGAGTGACCTCATCATCCGTGTCCTTGAAGTCATCCTCCATAGAACGGATCTCATCGGACATGTCATGTGTCAGGTCCAGCAGGTACTTCATCGTACCCTGCATGTCACGGGCTTTGACACGAAACTGTTCGAACAGACCCAACACGTAATCAAAGTCAGTCCCTGAGATACGCATCATCCACTCACGGCGTTTGGAGGGACTCATCTGAGACAGGCGTGCTCGTCCTGTCAGAATGTCACTCACCTCTTGGGTCAACCCCACGTAACGCTCTACCAACTCTTTCTGAGTGGCCTGAGTGTTGCCGTCGTTCAGCTGAACACCGTTCATGTTAAAGGTGTGGTGACCGGCCTTAACGTTATAGACGCTGATCAGGTTGAAGTTTGAATCGTTGTGTTCGAAGAAGTATTCGACACCACCACCTTTGTGGAAACGGCTACCGTTAGGCACAAGGTTCAGAATCGCTTGTAGCAAAGAACTTTTACCTGCCCCGTTACTGCCCAGCACAATTTGTTCCTGTGACTGCGGCGTATATTCGAAGCGCCAAATACCCGCTAGGTCAAAAGACTTGTAGCCGGTTAGGATGATTTTGAGAAGACGCATGGGTAGGCTTTCCGTATTCGTAGGCATTCGCTAATAAGTGCCCCCAATCTGTTAGGAGATACACGGTGGATAACTCCAAATACCGCCTCTACGCATTAGGCCATGCAGCCGAACGTAAAGTGGACTGTTACAACTGGGAACTGGAGTGCACCCCTACCGAACGGGTTCAGTATTCTGACGGTGCTTTGACCAACCGAGGGGAGGCCATTGAGACCGAAGGTACTGACGGGGGTGAGAAACAGTACGCCAGTAAAGAACTGGTGTCCGGTACCGTCAATGCCGAATGGCTCTGTCGTGAAGCCAACCGTTTGACCTGCCCCAACGTTGAAGCCGGTGAAGAACTCTTCATCTGGACGTACGAGAAGACCGGTAAGTTCTTCTGGGAGACCCGCAACAACGGCAAGGTATCCCGTCGAGAGGAAACCGTGTGCATTGGTGTAGCAGCAGACCCTGCTGGTAATGAGGGTACCCAGCGCTCTCAGGACAACAGTTACATCCTGGACATCTCAGCCCACAAGAAGATCGTGACCATCTCAACCTCTGACAAGAATGATGAGTTGGCTCGCTTCACGTTGCAGTTGAATGGTGGTGAGGGCTTTGCTTCGTTGCAGGACAGTGAAGGGCAAGAGGTCACACTCGACCCTACAAGCAACCGTATCTCAGTGATCAACGCTGAGGATGTAGAAGTGCATCTGCAAGGCAAGAACCTCACGGTCAATGTCCCAGCCGATGAAACCCACAACGTGCAAGGTAACTTCACCATCACGGTTAACGGTGCGGCCTACATCAAGGCAGAGACTGCCACGATTGAATCCACGCTGAACACTATCGTGGGTCCTACCAAGATCGATGGTCCGCTGGAGGTAACAGGGCCTAGCAAGTTGAATGGTGCAGATTCACCACTCCCCATTACAGCCCCCAACATCAAGTGACGGCATAGCCTCCCTCTCCCTACGGGGAGAGGGAGTGCGCTTATGCGCCGATGGACTTCAGCGTGCGGGACAGACGGCCCGAAGCGTTGAACAGGTGGTACAGAGCACCGATGCAGATACGGGTCCAGTTTTCGTACGGACGATCTTCACCGCGCAACAGTTGCAACAGTGGAACCGGCTTGTGCATGATCTGGTTCGGCTCGTTCGACACGATCTTGCTGCCGGCAGGCAACAGAGCGATGAACACTGCAGCGAAGTGAACCTGGCCGATGGCGTTGGAGTTGTCGTTGATCCAGCCGATGTGCTTGTAGGTCGGCTTGATGACGGTGCCGTCTTTGTCGGTGATGGTGATTTCTTCGCCGTCTTCGCGCTCTTGGCTGGCGAGCAGGGAGGCTACGAAGTCGGTGTACTCGTACTTGTCTTCGCGGTAGTCGGTCTTCTTGTCAACGTGGCCACCGTAGCCGATGGAGAAATCGCCATGTAGCAGTTCTTCACCCACGGTCTTGGCACGCTGGTACAGGCTGATCTCGTCGGCGACGATACTGGTCTCGTCTTCGATGACGTAGATGTTGTACGCAATCGCCTGAGCGTCTTTGGCCGCAGCTTTGAGTTCTTTGCGATCACCCCAGACGATGTGTCCACGGATCTCTTCAGCGAAACGGTTCAGCGGGATGGAGTTGCTGAAACCTTCTGGCAGGATTTGGTCAATGACCTGACGCGGTACAGCCAATACTACTTCGCCCATGGGGATAGTCCTTTTAATGGATTGAGGGAATTGCACAAACAATCCAACGAGCCTGTTCGGCATAAAGACCAGCCCGAAGGCTGGCCTCTACTTACACAGGGATGCCGGCTTGGATAATCAACTGCTCGTAGCGCTGACGAATCGACTTCTCAGTGTTGAGTTGTCGTTGCAGATCTTCCACTTTGGCAAAGAACGTTTGACGGTTCTCGACAGCTGCCAAGCGGTTCGCTTCGAAAGACGCGGCCTGTTCAGGCGTCAGGATACCGGTCATGGGAGCGGTGTACATGGTGACAGTGATGTCAGTCAAACCTGTCAACGCTGTAAACAACTCCTTGACTTCTTCCTGCACGTAGGTCAAATCCAACGTATCAGGAATGACCCCCACATCCAGACCCATCACCATGCGACTGAAACCAGACGTCACGGTAGTCGGTGCAACCTTGATGTAGGTGGTCGGTACCAGAACGTCTGCGTAGTCATCAGACTTCAGCGTCACCAGCGAGGTGCCATTGACCCGGTCACTGTTGTACTGCTCAAGCGTCAGTCCGTAAGGCTTGTAGTAAGCCTCAAAGATGTTGATGCCCTCAGCCAACACTTTACCGAAGTCGTTGATGCCGTTACAGGTGTAGCTTACATCGTCTTTGATCAACGTGCGGTACGGGTCGAGCAACTCCCATTTACCGCGTGCGTGCATGATCGGTGTCATGAACTAACCCCTCAGTCAGTAACAGGCACCATGGTGGAGCCTTGAGAAACTTGATACAGCTCCAACACAGAGGCACGGGACACAACGATCAAGCTGGTACGCTCAAAGGTAGCGGTCACGTAGAGAACGCCTTCACGGATCAAACGCATGTAGCCACGCGGCACTGCCGAGATAGCGGTCATGGTTTCAGCGATTTCCAGCATCTTACTCAGCGCCATGGCGAACTTGATGGTCGAGTCGCTCATACGCTTGAAGTCGATGCCGGCAGTGGAGACTGCGATGTAGTCCTTGAAGCGGTCACCGATCTGGTTAACGCCGTCACGGTTACGGTAGCCGCCGATCACCGACATCTGCACCGACTTGTAGGTCGACTGCATCGTGTTGATGTTCGCATTGATGTAGGCTTCCGTGTAGCCTGCACCGCGGATGAACTTCTTTGCCATGACCAAACGCTGGGCATCGTTGTTGATCGGCGAGTACACACCACTGTTTACCGCGTCGTCTGGAATGGCGATGTGGTTGAAGGTGGGGATGAAGATGAACTCGGTGCTGCCGAAGATGTCGGGAAACAACTTCTGCCATTCGCTTTCCGGGTACTTGCTGTGCTCGATGATCCACTTGCCAATGGCGTCACGGATGGCATCGATATTGCGCCCGGCTTCACCGTAGATCACGCAGGTCCACGGCACCACGATCTTGCGTTGAGCGTTGGTGGGGTCAACCCATTCAAACTCAGTCGGCTCGATGATGGTGGGCAGTTTGTCACCGACGATCACATTGGCACGGCTGAACTGATCCATCAGGGTCATCTCTTCAGAGACGATCTTTTGAACAGTAGTCGCGTCATCGAAGAAGCGGTCGATGTCATCGATCGGACCTACCACCTTGATGGTGTACAGGTCGTACTCGTTGCGGAAGCTCTGGTCGCTGAACCAGATCTGTACCTGGAACGGACTGGTGGTGCTCGTGCCTTCAAAGATGATCGAGGATGGCAACCACAACGTACCGTCAGACACCATGGTGTTAACGATGACGTTCTGTACCTGGCCCTGCCACTGCGACAAGATGAACTCTTTGACCGGGATTTCCTGGTCATCGAAGTCACCGGCCACCGAGCGGGTGAACAACGTCTCCATCATGTCCAGAACCAGCGAGGACACACCAGGCGGTACGTCGGCATACACCGATTCAACAGAGGAGATCTCGTTCAGGGACGAGAAGGTAATGAGGAGGCTGGAAGGACGGGTGGTGTCTTTGAAGATACCACGGTCGAGGGCAAACGACTCCGAATAAGGAGTTAACTCACCCAGCCGGTTTACTTCGTCCTTGCTGTTGTTACTGATGGGCGGAAAGGCGCCAAATGCCTTTAGACGATACATGCTCGCTCCTAAGATTCAACAGAACTACTTTATGATAGCCTTGTTGGATGAGTACCCGAAAATGACAGCACTAGCCCAGGCGATTCTACGCTTACTGCTGCCTCTTATCCGGGATTGGTGGAAGAAAAAGAACTGGTCGGCTCATAGCATCAAGAACCTGAAAGAGATCCACTACATCTTCTTTGGTGGACTCTTTCAATTTGCTTTGCTCTTGGTAGTTGTGGATCACGGCCTTGGTTTGTATATCGCGTACACGGATGTCGTCCATGACAACGCGATAGAATCCAGCCGGGTGGAGCACACAAAGCTTGAGAATACGCGATTGATCTCGCAGAACCAAACCTTGACGGAACAAGTAGACGCTGCAAACAGACTCATCCGTCAACTTATCGAAAACAACCCAAGTCTTGCTCCCAAGAAGACTGTAACCAATAACCCCTCGGTACCCCTGAGTGACAAGCTCAACGGGTTGAAGAAAAAGTACGGTGAACCGTGATGCTTAAACGACTCACAAACGTGATCTTGGGGGTGCTGCTGGTGCTGTTAATAGGTGGGGTCTTCTTGCTAACCACAAAGGTTAACAACCTGGCCAGCCTCCTTACCGCAACACCACCCGCCACCACCTCGACCAAGTCCCCCACCACCTCTCTGTCGATTGGTGAATGTTCTGGCTCGGGTTATTGCTTGCGCTTTAAGCATGAGGCTGAACTGGCTTTGCCGGCTGTGTCTTCAACAGGATGCGCGCCGTACAAGTTGCCAGAGATGCCTGCCCTGCCCAACGTGAAGGAACTGGACATCAGTGCCACGACTTCCTCGGAGCAGGCAAGCGATACCCTACTCAAATATGTCGAGAAAGTGTTGGATGCAGACAAAGCGAACCAAGCTCTGCTGCTCAAGCATTATCAAGACTATCTGGCGGGTTGCTCTGAAGCTGCCAAGCCTTCGACTCCTACCAACTAGCGGTATCTGGTAGCCGAGTATAAGGACAGCATCATGACTGATCTCCCATTTGACGTTGACGAAGTTAAGGTTCCTCCCGTTCCACCAGTCGTTGAGGCTGAGGTCAAAGTCGAACCCAAGCCTGTAAAGGCAGGTAAGGCCAAGGCCGTTGTGGAAGTGGAAGAACCTGTCAACCAGTTTGCCGCTTTCTACATTGTGGAAAGCTCGATGCCGGACCGTGGTTTCTTCGGCGTCGGTGTACATGGGTACGTGACCACCCAGGTGAAGGCCAAGCGGGGCTACGGCCTCAAGAAGGTTGTGCCGACACCCAAAGGTTACAAGGACGATGGGAAGATGGAGTTGCAGATCATCCGTGAGGTGGTCGACATCCGTGCCCCATTGTCCAAACCCGAACATACAGCCACTGTAGCCAACTGCATTTTGCAAGGCTGCGTGCTAGCGCTCGAATACGTGGCGCAGATGGAAGAGACACCCAAGACACTTTGCTTACTGGTCCCGCGCAAGAACCTTGCGTCGTTCATGACCAAAGGCTACCCCAAAGCAATTGAGGCGGGGTATGTGGATGGCAAGGGTAATCCCCTGGCGTTCCGTGAGGTCTTGGATGCGTACATTCGTGTTCTGGAAGTGCTCGCCTCAAAAGGGTGCAAGACTTCTATCGAGTACGTGTCTCTGGAGGACAAGCGTGGACTGCCCGTCGCCAAGGCCAATGCCAATGACGCGGTGCTGTCTGCTCAGAAGTCCAAGGGTGCAGAGGTGGATGCCCATTGTATCGTGTCGCCGCCTGAAGGTTACTGGAACCACGATCATGGACGCCACCCACTCTTGGGTAAGTCTCGCATGGTCTTCAAGATGGCCAATAAGGAAGTCGTGGCTCAGGAACACGTCTACCTGATGGACTTTGAGAAGTCTAGCAAAAAGAAAGAACACTTGCACAAGCTGGAAATCGAAGTTGGGCAGCTGTTGCCTTCGGCCTCGTACTGCGTGGCTCGAATCAACACACTAGATCCAATCATCCAGTCGATCCAAAAGCAGCATACGAACTATCTGGACACGAAAGTGGAACGGATGGCGGTGTTGTTTCTGGATGCGGTCTTCAAACCAGGTGCACACTCGGTCATGGAAAAGGTGGGCGCAGATTATCTGCACTCGACGACCTTTGTGACTGACTTGGCGGACAGCTACGGGGCGATGTACACCCACGAACTGAACCCGGCTCGTCAAGCACACAGAGCATGGAACGTGTACCTGGACATGGAGTCGCTGGTCCTGAGGTTTCTGGACCACAAGAAAGATAAAGGTGGTGCCGGTCAGTTCCATGGGGCGGACGGTATCTACATGGCCACCAATATCACCGAGCACTTCATTACCGTCACGGAAGACGCCAAAGGCAAACCTGTCTTTAAGGCATCGAAGCGGGTGGAAACGCCCAACACCAGCCTTCTAGTTCCAGCTGCTTACTGGGATGACAACGAGGAAAAGGTTAAGGAAGCTAAAATTAACCTGGCCATCGGACTCGACATGCCTAAACGTAACGCGATCGCTGCAATGGCGGGTGCGGAATACGAAGCCTACGTTTTGGTTCACCAGGACACGGCCTTCACGGTTAGACACTTTGTCGTAGTCACAAACGGGGATGAATACGGTATCTGGGCGGCGCCCTTTGCCAATCGAACCTTTGTCAAGAAATAGCGGGTAATCACAATGAGAACAGAAAGCCTCTGGAGTAAGTTTTTAGGACAGGTAGTTCCACAAGGTGTGAAGCGCAAACTGGTATTGGTGACAGTCTTCGTGGAATTGGAACGTGAGCGTGGTCATGACGAACCGCGCTTGTCTGACCTGAATGAGCAAATGCATTTGGTGGAAGACATTGATGTTCTCAACCGACTGGCTGACTTAGCCAAGGTGTTGTTTGGTGGGCGACACTGCCCGGTGGATAAGGACTCGATTACCGAGAACTGTTCCAAGGTGATGAGCTGGCTTCCCCAGTGGCTCAAATATGGCGAGCGTGACAAGATCTTCAATGATCTGGCCGAGCTGAACGTCAGTCATATCCGTTGACAGCATACTCCCCGCTCCCTAGGGAGCGGGGAGCCTATGCCCTTACCAGCCGCCTGGAGAAGCGTCTTGCGAGGATTGCCCTTGGTTGGTCCATGCAGAGATCAACTGCTCAGTGGTGGCTTCTACCAAACGAATGGTGGTTGCACCCGACTGCACGTTAGCTGCCAGAACGTCCAAGTTCATGACCGGGTACAGACGACCACCCATGCGGATAGCGCCTACCAGATCACCTGCCCAATCACGCTCTTCGTTGCCGAGCAGCGGATCACGGTCCAGCACTTCGAACACCCACGACACTTCATTGATGTCGACGTCCTGCTCCTGCTGCCATTTGAGCGTGTCGTAGACGAATGTATGCGGGATATGCACACCACCCAATACCAACTCAGGTTCAGTGACGACGACCATCGACTCGGTCTTCATGGCGATCTTGCGCGATTCAGCCAGAGGCTTCTTCAACTCGCCCACTTGGTGATCGCACGCCACTACCAACTCACGCACCAGGATACCGATCTGGCCGTACAGGTCGATAGCCTGAGACATGTTGGCACAGATACCCGAGAGGATGACTGCAGTGTTCGCCGACAGTTTGGCGTTGCCTTCGTCGCTACCGTCTTCGATCTTGGTGATGATGCGATCGATCTTGTCTGCAATCTCAATGGTCATCTTGACGATGCGCTGAGGATTGGTTTCCAGATAGCGGGTAGCCAGTGCGTTGGCATTGTCCCACGTTGGTTTGACCTGAGAAAGGTTCTCGTAGATCGAAGACATGGGAAGGTGATCGACACGACCGGTTGGGTCAACGAACTTGGCCAGCGCAGCACGAGTGCCTTCGATGTCCTGCTCTTTGAAGTTCTTGAGGTCGGTGAGGGTGGCAGCCGAGGCCAGCGTATCAGGAGAAGCAATGCGCAGGGACAGCCAGATGCTGAACGGCTTGAGCACTTCTTCTTCGATGTTCTCAACTTTCACCAGACCGTCGAACAACGATTCGGTGTAGGCCATCAGCGGACCCTTAAGGCCACGTGGCACGCTGAGTTTGTTCGAAGAGATGTCAGAGTAGCGGCTACCCGCCAAGTCTTTCAGTACGCCGTTGTACGCCACCAGAGGGATCTTCACTTCTGGACGGATCTTGCCACGGGCCCAATCACCAATGGCACCAGCGATACCTTTGAGCTTGGCAGTCACAGAACCTGTGATGCTACCAGTCATGCCGTGGCCCAAAGCTTCCTGGACGATCATTTGGTGTTTCAGTTCAATCTCGTTCATTTCATTTCCTCGGACTTGGGCCGGGTGTGAACCGCAATAACGGCAATTTGGTTGTTGAGCGCCCATGCACGAATCTGAGCAGCGAGGCGTTTGCGTACTTCGGCCATGATGGGCTCCTTCTAGTGACGGCTATAGTATTCCTTAAGGTGCCACGAGTCTGGGAAACCTATTGATTAGGATATTCCGTTAACTGGGGAAACACTCAATGGCTCGTCGTGGAAACTTTGTATCGTCACCAGTGGTGATGCCGATCCTTAACACGGGTCGATTTTGGGACATTATCACCGGTAACCTCATACAGGGGAAACACGGTGACACTATCTGCATTGGTGGCTTGGCTTATCAAACAGGTATTGCGGGCCCCGGCAACACCTTCAAGTCGTTGTTCATGTGGGACATGCTGCTCGCCATCCTGAACAACTATATTTGCTCTCAGGGTAACATGTACGACACCGAGCTGTCGCAACAGCGCAGTCGTCCGCGTAACCTGTCGAAAATGTACGCACGTCTTAAAGAGATTGTGGACATCATCTTCGACGAGCAGATGAACGAGTCTGGTCAACTGCAAATGACCAACGCTGCACAATACCTCGGTGACCAGTGGTACAACCTGTTCGCCGAATCCATGGACGAGAAGTTCGCCAAGGGCAAGAAAGAGATCGGCAAGAAGAATCCAGAGTACCTGCTGGAAACGCCGTTCATCAATCCAGACGGCACTCCAATGTTCGCCATGGTGCCAGACGTCTACGGCGTCGACTCCTTCTCCAACTTCCTCACGTCGTCCGTAGAGAAGCTGCAGAACGAGCATGACATCGGTGACGGTGGCCGTAACATGGAAGTGTTCCGCGGTGGTATGGCCAAGACGCAGATGATGATGGAGCTGCCGGTCAAGACTGCACGCGGTGGTGGTTACATCCTGCTCTCTGCCCACATCGGTAAAGAGTTCGCCATGGACCCACGGACTCCGCCTGCCAAGCAATTGGCGTTCATGAAACAAGGCGTGAAGTTCAAGAACGTGCCTGAGAAGTTCACTTTCCTTGTGAACAACTGCTGGCTGTCGATGAGTGCGTCGTCGTACTTCAACAGCTCCAGTGACCGTACACCGGCCTATCCTCGCAACAGCGACGACAAGATCGTGGGTGACACTGACCTCATGACCGTACTGATTGCCAACCTGCGTGGTAAGTCGGGTGGTTCGGGTACGCCGTTTGAAGTGGTGGTGCGCCAGTCGGAAGGTGTGATGCACAGTCTGACCGAGTTGGACTTCTGCAAGAAGTATGGTCGTTTCGGTTTGGACCCTAACGTCCAGAACTACTTCCTGCACCTGCGCCCTGATGTGAAGCTGTCGCGTACCACCGTGGACAAGAAGTTCCGCGAAGACGCCAAGCTTGCTCGCGCCATGTTCATCACCTTCGAGATGTGCTACGCGCGTTACCTGCACCAGGACTGGCCAGAGCAGTACCGCAACATCACGCCTGAGGAGCTGTACAAGGGCTTGATCGAGAAAGGCTACGACTGGGACGTTCTGCTCGACACCGTGCCAAACTGGGACTTCGTGGACTTCGAGAAGGTTGCACCGAAGCCTCGTCTGACTACATGGGATTTGATGAACATGTACCACGGTACCTACCATCCTTACTGGATGAAGGACAAACCCAAAGCGGCTGCTAAGTAGCCGTATTACCGGGGGCAGCCTTCGGGCTGCTCTCAAGGATTATTGCCGATGAAAACCCTTCGAGATAATATTTATGATGTCCTCTCGGAGCATTGCAAAGTAACTGCGCGCCGCTGGCGCCAGAACTATGTTCCGTGTGCGGCCTTCGCCAGCCCTGAACAAGAACTTCAGGGTGTGGTTTCCTATTTCTTTCAGGCGTTCTCTCTCCTGCAAGGCAACTTCACACACGAACTCAGCTGCATTGTTTGCAACAGTCACGATAAGGATCTGTGGCTGGAAGATTTCCGTCGTGTGTTAGCCCCCGCATTTGTACAGAACGCCCGACACATCTTCTCCCCAGCACCGAAGCTTGACGACAACGTTAACTGGTTGAGTCAGTTGCTGAGCGGATAACACCTAAGGGGTGCCTCGTGGCCGGTAATCGTAAAGCTGCTGAAAAGATCATACTGAGCGACTTGGCTCTCTACGACAAGTCCCCCGGTAAGGACAACGTCAAAAACTATGCCGCGTATTTCGCCGCAATGAATGATGCGCAATTCGATGGTTGGGTAGATCGGGTTGACAAACAGGAAGAATACATCCAGTTCAAAGTCCCTAACTTCCAGGGCAAAGACCTTACCTTCGAAGAGATCCTCGATATTGGGGATCGGGTAGGTTACAAGTTCTTCGAACGCATCTGGATCACCGACCGGGCAACCGGCATCACCATGCTGTCGCCGCACGAGTACATGATTATCGTGCAGCCATTGCGACGCCAGTCTCAGTCGCTCATGGGCAAAATGTCCACGGCTGAAGATAACAGCCACATCGATACTTTGACCGATCAGCCAACTGGCGAGTCAAAGACCAGTAGCCTCTCGTTCGTAGAGACTCAGGTGGTGAGTAACCAAGGCATCCGTAAGCCCTTGGAAGAACTACTGCGGGTGCGTGGGGGTAACCTCAAGGCATTGGCACGGTTCGAACAGCAGTTCCTTGAATACGGGGAGGGGTCATTGGATGCGCCGGGCATGGAACAGGGTAAAGTAAAGTCTGTGCAAAACACGGCCATCTATCTGCGTGCAATGCACCTGGATAACAACTTCGATAAGTAATGGTGAAATTCATGGATCGTCAACAAGCCGCAATCCATTACATCTCCCAGGCAGAGATTGCCTTGAAGACGTGTTTGGAATGGTGTAAAGCCACGTATGGAACTCCGGCTGCTGACCAGTTGTCTCGTTTGTTAACGAACACGCTGTTCAGTGAGAACTTGGCTGCCTACACTGAGCCAGGCGAGGTCCTTTCACTGTGGGGTGCCATCAGCCGTAGCCCGATCACTGAGAAGGTGTACGGTGGCGAATTCATCATGATGCTGTACAATCAGTTCAGCATGTATGTTGAACCTGCGGTGGTGGACAAGTCGGAAAGCCCTACCAACGTCAACAACCTGACCACTCTGGGTAAGCACCTGGTATCCTCAATTGCCCGTGCTCACCCGTTGGTCAAATACCCTGAGACAGAAATGCACGTTGAGTTGGCGAACTTCAATTCGTTCCTCACCGACCTGCCCACCCCTGAGCAGGTGATTTCCATTCTGTCGTACTTCCCTTGGATCGCTCCACTGTACCTGCTGATGTTCTCCCAGCCTGCAACGCTGAAGAGCGTCTTGCACGAGTTCCAGATCAACAGTGGTTCGACCCCTAACGGCACGGGTGCATAATGCGCAGCACTATCTTGATTGAACTGGATGCTTTGCTCGATACGCGCTTGGGTGCCATGCGTGTGTTCAGTGAAAGTCTCTGGACCAACACCTGGAACGATCCGGCGTATTACAATCGGTTGGTGGATGACTTCGACCATTACGGTGCGGGGACCACTCTGATGTGGCGCGGGATTTACGAACAGCGTGGTTCTCTGCGAGATGCGGAGAGTGGTCAACTCTTGGTGCTCAAGAACTCCATCATGACATGCATGGTGGGTAAGATCGGCATGCACCTACGTCAACTGTACTCAACCAAAACCACCTCGCCTAACTTCATCGGTGCCGACGTGAAGGTTAACGTCTGGCCGTACGAGTTGGAACAGGTAGACATGGATGAGATCGTTTTGGCCCTGGAACAAATGATGGTCCCGGACGAAAGCGGGTCTGACGTTGAGATCGTTGATACCCAAATCAGTTGCGTGCGTTTGTCGCCTGCTGAATTGACGTTAGACGAGATCCGAGAGAAGTTCAGTCGGGTGGTGATGTACAACTTCAACGAGTGGTGGGACATTCAGGCTAAAGCAATCTACGAGGCGGAGCGCGGTGCTACGCTAACCGAGTTTGTGGTGCCTGAACTTCTGCGTTTGGACAAGACCCGCAAGATCGACAAGAAGGTCTTTGTCGATGACACAGGCAACATGTACAACCCATTCACCGAGACTAAGCGCACGCTGTCTGTTTCGATGAACCTGAACTTCATGTCTCCGCTGTACTTCTCTGTCCCTAACCCCCAAGAGCTTATCAAGGACTTGAAGGCATAAACCCTCCCCCTCCCTGCAAGGGGAGGGGGAGTATGCTCGTCACTTATCGTTTTCGAGCAAGTTGGTTCTGTCACGGGAGAAGCGGCTCTGCATGGCGCTGTACGTTATTGTGTGGCTGCCGGTATCCATTTCACCGGGTACCACTTCAATGTCGGGCAATTCGCTGTCCAGAGGGATAGCTGCACGCTGTACGGGTGCGCCTTCGACACGCATGACCGAACCGCTGCCTTGGCGGTTGGCCAACTCCAACAGAGCCTGTGCCACGATCTGGTCTTTCTTGGCATTGTTGTCGTCGGTCTTCTGACGCATGACACCCAGCTCTTGGGCGTCAAAGTCTTTCATCGTGTCGAGCAACATCTTCACACCGTCTTTATCGGTGGGGACTTTACCACCCGGTGCGAGTTCATCCATCATCTTCAAACGCACTTGTTGCGTAAGGCGAAGACGTTCTTCGTGGGTGGCGGGCATCACCGCGGGAACGATGGGGGTTACGTTCTCCAAGTGGGTTCCGTCTTCAACCACGCCTAAGTCTTTCAGTGCCTGATCCATTGTAATGCCCTCTAATAACTCTTTCTCAAACCTAAAACATCTATTTGAATACCTACCTATAAGGTTTTGGTTATTCACCTAGGATGGATATGTGAGGCGTAACATGCTCGCACAATCATTTAGCTTTCCGGCTACTGGACGCCAATCCATGTTTCATCGATTGCTACGCTGGCTAGGATTTGGACAGGGGGACGCTCCTGCTCCAGATGAACGATTGGACAAGATGAATGCTATGCTTGTACAGGTAGACCGACTTCGACGTCTGATCGGTCAACACACTTGGAAAGGTCGCAGGGGAACCTGGCGTACCTCCAAGTTGGAAAGTGTTCATCCGAACATTTTCTACCTCATCAACACCGTACGGAGTACCACAGATGCAGTCATATCGAAATCGCCACCCCCGCGTGAAGCAATCCTGTCACGCAAGTTCATGGACAACTTGTATCCCGTAACACTTGATGGCTATCTAACCGATGAGCAGGGACTGACCTGTCCACCGGAAACGATCATGCGGGAGCTGATAAAGGCCATCGAAGATTTGGTCAACAACATCCGCATGTACGACCAAACGGACTCGACGTACTACGATTACTATCTTCGTCAGTGCTCGACTCTATTTGGCGAGTTGGAGATCATAACAAAAACATACCTCTAACTCAGCCAAGGTTACGAAGGACTTTTTGGATGAGTGCTAAAGGTAATGACATCTACACGATGTTGGCTACCCCCGACAAACGGATTCGAGAAGCCCATGGCATTCTGTCACGGATGTATCGTCTCATTTTGTGGGAGTTGCAGATTACCCCTTACAAGTGGAATCTTTTCCTGATCAACTATTTGGACAAGTTGACTGACCAACTCAATCTGTCCCAAGACCGGGTAACCAATGAGCGGAACAATCTGCGCAAAGGCCTATCCGATCCTGACATGACTTTCGAGATGCTTACTCGTGGTCTGTCTGTGTTGGCCCCCAGGGGGATGATCTTTAAGGTGGAACTGTTTTACGACAACGACGTTACCGTTCATTCCAGCGTTGACATGCTGGCACCTGATACCGGTGACGTGGGCAAGTTGTCTGGGCTGTATCAGAACCTCTGCGCGATTATGGGTAAGGACGTCAATCATCTGGAACCTGAGATTGAAGCCTACCTATGTAACAGTCTCGTACGCGAAGATACAAAGGGGCGCAAGAAGGGCAACGACAAGGGCAACCTGCGTCGGGAGTTGCCTGGGATGCAGATGACATGGGACGTGTTCAAGAAGGGCTTGCGGGTCTTGGCACCGAACATGACGTGCATCAGTGTAGAGCTTAAGTGGAACCGTAACCGGACCACTCGGCACATGTTGCGAATTGCAACGCCGAAGAAAGCTGCGTAACATGCTCCCCCACCTTCGGGTGGGGGAGTTTATGCTGCCTGTTTATTTTTTTTGTCCAATTCTATGAATCTTTTCCTACGAGTCCGATGCCATGCGTACTACCCTAGCTCCTACCACGTTGAGCATCGGCTCAACGGACAAGGTTCTTGAGAAGAGTGCTTCTGAAGTTACCAGCGCTGCAGACAACACGTCCATCAAGGACATGCTGGTTGGTTTAAAGGATGAAACGGTTGATGCCCTGCGTAAGACACCCAAGCTTGCCTCGCAGCTCACCAAGCTCGTTGTAGACGCCAAGACAGGCAAGCTCAATGCAACCAATGCGTTGTCTCGTCTGAGTTCGGTGTTTGGCAACAAAGGTGGCATCATTGACAAGCTGTCGACTAAGACAGTCTCTCTGATGTCTGACACACTCGGGATGGACCCCAAACTGTCCAAGCGTGTCATGATGACGGTCAAGGATGTGGCCACAGGTCGCAACACCAGCATCCTTGGTTACTCTGCCAACGTGTCGTCTTCTCAGGGGCTGGTAAACACCATACAGCGTCTGCTGGGCGACAAAGATGTAATCGGCTACGTTGACCTCGATGCTGAGGCTTCGTTGCTCTCAGGCCTGCTCAAGGAAGCTGTGAAGGCAGGTATCCCTCAATCGGTTGACATCCTGCTCAAGGAAGCCACGAGCGAGGAAACAAAAAGAAGAGTCATCAGTGAAAACGTCTACGCAGTTGTGTTCAGCGGTAACCTGAACACAGTAGAGAAATTGACCACGCACATGACACCTGAACAAATCAGGGCGCAGTACCCACACTTTGCCAGGGATTTCTTGGCACAATTCGCTCTCACCCCAGCAGACACTGTGGCCGAGTATGCGAACATCAAAACCCGAATCATCACTCTGTTCAACCAGATTGATGTCCATTGGGATAAGTCCTTGCGTGACGGGGCTTGGGTTCCTGCACTTGCTCCTTTCAGCAAGGCATCTGAAGACGCTACGATCATCTTCAATACGTCCCCAGCGTATCGTAGTGCTTTGGTCCTGGCCAAGAACTTCCCCTCCATTGAGATCAAATCCTGGATCAAAAAGCACTACGCCTTTTTCCCCGGTTAATAAAGGCGAGCCGACATGGAAGATAAAATCCTGATTGTGCCAATCAGAAAGTTTGACCAGTACAGTGTGTCCTTCAATCAGGAGTTCACGAAAGCGTTGGGCAAACAGCATTGGCTCACTAACGAAAACTACGTCTACTACTTGGGAGAGAAGTATTCCAATGAGTGGGTTGTGGTTCCTCGCGGATACGCCACTGATGGCGCCACTGTTCCACCTGCGTTTCAAAGTATCCTGCCTGTGTTTGGCAAACATGGCTCTGCCGTCATTCTCCATGACTGGCTGTGTGAGTACGGCTTTGTGTGGCATCGCAACCTCATGTCGGGAGAAGTCACAAAACGTGTACTGACCCGTGAGGAGATCGACAATGTCTTCTTAGAAGCGTTGGCGGTTATCGAGATGGACCCCGGTACCATTCACTGGGTGAAGTTAGGCTTTGCTACCCACCGTGCACTTTCGCGTCCTAAAGTTCCCAACATGGACCACGCCAAACAACTCCTGGAGTTTAACTACGCGCAATCGAAGGGCTACCACCCTTTCGACGGCAGTTTGTTATACGACGTGATTGATCACCCCCCGCTCTGGGCAATCGCATAAAGGTCACTGCCTCTCCCTTGCGGGAGAGGCAGCTATGCCGTCAGTTGTTAGAGACGGTACCTTTGGTGAAGAGGTTCAACATTCGAACAGGCATCCACCCACCCACCTTGTTCTGGAAGGCAGAGGTTGTTGTCCACGACTCGTAACTGGAGATCATCTTCGTCATGGCGATCTTAAGCTTCTGCGTGGTGTAGATCTGCTCTTGCAGCGTCAGACCACCGAAGACTGCCATCAACTCGGAATACTTGTTCGAGTCATCCCACGTGGTTGGGTCAGTGAGCGTAGCCGCCCCTTGGAAGAAACGGTTTTCACCCACCACAGCGCCAGTAGCACCGTCAGCCATCTTGCCCACAGTCTGCTTCACACCGCTCCAGAAGCCCGCCTCGGTAGAGATCGGCATGGTAACAATGCTAGACAGGTCCACAATCGAAAACGTCACAGTGACGCCCAGAGGGTCACCGTCCTGGTTACGACCCATGGTACCCACACCGGTAGTGATGGTGAGGTCACGGATCATGCCCAGTTTGATCGTGTGCCGGCTACGCGAGTAGGCTTCACAGATGAACGGAGACGTGTACGACTGCTTACCTGTGGCCAGAGGCAGAACACCAGCGAGCAACATCGAGACCGGAATCCAGATGTTCTTGAAGCGACTGATAGGGTCACCCGACCAGCTACGCAACTCGATGGTGTACGACGGAGCAGGCAGCGATGCTGCAGCGCTCTGCCATGTCTGCGGAATGTCAACGAAGGCGTTACCCATCAGGGCTGTCAGGTTGGACACACCAATCATGTCCAGACCGCCAGCCATCATCCCCTTAACAGCGCCTGCCACCTCATCGATCACGCCGATACCCGTTTGGAACTGGGCAGCGTTAAACATCACCGAACGAGCCCGAGCAGTCATGCCGTTAGCGTTCTGAGAGATCTCAGATTCACCGACGGTGTTACTGAACGAGGTGGTGGTAGGGCCTGTGGAATCCACGCGGAAGGTTACGAATTCAGAGCCATCGTTCATCGAGGCCTTTTCGTGTTCTTCCATGGCATCAGTGAAGCTCCACTTCGCCATCGTACTCGGGTCGGCAATCTTCTTACCCGTGGAGTCCACCTGTACGTTGGTTTCGTTCTCCACCTTAAAGGAGTTGACCTGCCGCTCCAATGCCTCGGTTGAGATGTTCTCGAACTGACTGCCCTGCGCATTGAGATAACGACTGACGTAGTCTCGCACGTTACCCACGTTGGTGTCCGTCAGGGCACTTAAGTAGGCAGCATTGGTCCAGTTACGGAACGCATCGACAAAGGCTCCCTTGGAGGTTGCCTGAATCGCCAGTTCGTTCACCGACTCTTGGAACTTGAGTGCCAGTCGGTTGTAACGGTTGGCCACACCGAACAAGTCAATACCACCGTCCTTACGGAAGATGTCAGGGAGCTGTTCGTTGTAGTGCTTGATCTCCTCCATCCGCGCTTGGGCTTCTTCCTTGGTCTCATCGCGGCCACCGACACGGGGAATGATCCCCATGTTGACAGCAATGGAGTTGGCAATGTTGTTAGCTGCCGACCAGTAGTTGTGCATGGTAGGGTCGAGGTAGTAGAACCGCGACACCGACGAACCCAACAGGAAGCTGATTGCCTTACCCGCAAACATCACAGGAGCGTAGGCAAAACCTACCACCCAACCGAGTGCCTGACCCATCCGGTAGAACAAGCCAGGACCTTTACCTGTACGCGCAATGACCGAAGCCTCTGGGTCGTAGAAGGTAAAGAAGAACGAGAGCAGGGAGTTGAACTTGGGGACACCGAAACGCATGGTGATATACTCACCGGTGTCATCGTACATCTCCGAGTAGGCCCTGCCCATACCCCTCGAAGCAGTTGCCCCCGATCGAATGTCATCCGCCATGTCGTTGGCCGCAATAAGCGGCTTCATGACCGGGTTGTCAATCGAGTAGGAGAACATGGTGTTCAGGCCAGCGACTGTCATGTCAGCATAAACAGTGAACTGGGGTGGTGGGTTGATGCAGCGTGCACCGCCCAGAGTGGTGTCGGCGAATTTGATACGTGCGCCAGACTCCAAACGCGCTCGTCTATCGTTACTCGACCTGCCCGCTCGGGCGATCAGAAAGCTGGAGCGCACCCAGCTGTCGTTGCGAATACCCGCAAGAGCTGTTGCCATGGTAGAGTCCTTTAATAAAGGGGGTTAGGTCATAAAGTAGACAGGGCGCCCCCGAAGGAGCACCCTGACTAAACTCACACGGACGTTGGAGCTTTGACACTCATTGGACCACCTGCCCCAGTAGCTGGAGCACGTTGACTTTGTGCTGCAATGATCTGCAACAGCTGCACTTGTTGTTGCTGCAACTGTAGAGACTTCGAACCAATGTCGATCAGCTTGTCAATGCCTGCACCAGAAGTGTTAGCCGCTGATGTAGTATTGGCTGCTGCTTGCGCTGCACGCTGTTCCGCCTGTACCTGGGCTTGGCTTGGGGATGGAGCAGATGTACCCGGAGCCGAAGCACCCGTGTCGCCACCGCCGCCACCCGAAGAACCGCCACCAGAACTGGTAGGAGCCAACGAGGTTTTGAGCAACTCTGGAGGAGCGCCCGGTGCTGCTGCAATGTCGGCACCACCCGAGTTAGCATCACGCGCCATGGAGGCCACGGATGGTTTACCCTGTTCACCAACTGGACCACCTGTCGTCGGAGCATTGCCAGCAGCCGAGGCATCAGGGTTAGGACCCGTATCCTTAGGCTGACCTGCAACAGTCTGCTCTGTACTGCTCAGTGGGTTCACACCTTCGCCAGCACGCAACATGCTGTCGTCAACCTTCTCACCCTTGGACTTCATGTAGGAGTACATCAGCGAACCGAACTTGTTCCGGTTGCCCACCTGCTTAGCAGCCATGAGATCGATGATCTGACGGAACGTACGCGGCTTGGATTTGTCGCCACCCACGTAGAAGATCGGTTTGTTATAACCTGCCTCCTTCGGCATGACATCCGCACCGTACTTGTCCAGATTCTTGAGCGCGGTTTTGTAACCACCGGAACCCAAGAAGTGAGCCATGTACGCATCCACATCCGTCAGTGGACGGTTGAGAGTACCTTTGAGCGACTCCATGTTGTCCTTCATGTACATTACTGTCATGAGGGCGTTAGCACGTGGATCGTTCGGGTCGGTACCTTCCTTGATACCAAACTTCGCACCGTGCTTTTTGATCATCGCTTTCCAGGTACCCGTGATGAACTGACCCAGACCAGTCGCAGAGCCACCCATAGAAGATTTAACCGAGGAGTCAAACCCAGACTCAGTGGCCATGAGGCCAGCAAGTACACCTGGATCTACGCCGGTCATCTTCGCTACAGCCGCAATCAGCTCTTTGTGAGCGTCAAAACCTTTGCGGGATGTAGGCATTGGCAAGTCATTGACATTGCCGGCACTGCCACCATTCGGGTCAAACGTCAGACCGACGCCACCACCATTCTGAGCATTGTACTCACCCGGCTTACCACCTACCCCTTGGTTGTAGAGATCCGTCTTGTTCTGGTTGTAGGTATCGGAAAGGTTGCCGCCCGCGGTACGTTCACCGGAGCTTGGACCTTTGAACATGTTGGTGAACCAGTTGCCGCCTTCCGAAGAAGGAGTAGCGCCCTTATCACCGCCTGCACCGAAGAAGTTCTTGACGCTATCCACAGCGCCAGAGAAGAAGTCTTTGGTCTTAGACATCAGACCGGACTTCACCTTACCAGACTCACCCGCCACCTCATCGAGTTGTTGCTTCTCGATGTCTTTGATGAGCGCCTTCATGTTATCCGCCGCAGTCGACGAATCCATGTTAGGTGCATCACCGTAGTACGGAGACAGGGGGACCTTCCAGATGGCTACAAAGTTGTCTTTGTAGTACGAACCCGCAGAGATCACCGCCTCAGCCAACTTGTATTGCTCAGTTGGTTTGCAGTGAACGTGAGCCAGCAATGGATCGGTGTTACCCGACACCGCCTTGAGAGCACCCACGTAGGCTTTGTACACGGGCAAGAAGCGATAGTTCAACCAGTCCTTGAAGGTGTTGAAGCTTTCCGACCCAGGTTGCCCCACGCCGAACTTCGCACCCGCCAGACCAATCAAGTCTTCCAGCGTGCCGGTGTAATCAGCCGAGCCGTCCGAACTTGCCCGCATCTTCTGCTGAGCAGCCCACTCCAGATACAGCAAGGCATGAACCTTCTGCACATCCAAAGTGATCAGGCCATACGCACGCATACGGATCGTACGCAGTGGGTCCAATGGACCTTTAGGCAACAGCGATGTTGGGAACTCATTCGCAGCAGAGCCAGACGTTGGACGCGTACCACCACTCATGGCCAGCGCACCCGCCATGACAGGCGTCACAGAACCCACTGCCATAACCGCAGCAGCAGAGCCCATGGTTTGCTGGGTGGTCATCACCTTGGACGGTGCAGCGACTTCAGCCACCACGGCAGCCCCAGCCACACCTGTACCCAATGCAGCAGCCTCAGCCGCCAGTTGCCGCGCCTTGTCGTTCCCACCCTCTGGCAGCGGTAGGTCAGTCTTGGCGTTGGCTTTACCGAACTTCTCCACAGCAGCGTCAGCCAGTGCTTTGATAGCTGATGGATCGGTGAGCATGTTCATGTCTTCACCGGGAGCCGAACCAATGGTCCAACCCGCGCTACCCGCCGTCTTCACCAATTCGAGCAAGGTCTTCTTGGTTTCGTCGTTGAGCTTGTCATCCACCTCAGGTAGTTTGGCAGAAGCATCTACCTTGTTCAGGGCCATGACCCAAGTGTCGAACACCAAACGGAATCGCTTGTCGTACCACTCTTGGAAGCTTCTGAACTTAAGGTCACGTGGCTTCTCTGGATCGATGTCAAACTCTTTCAGAGCTGCGATTGCATCATCGCCACCTGCGCCCACGTCGATCTTGCCGTCGGTGACTTTGGTGTGTTTGAGAATCTTCTCCTCAAAGGCCAACATCTTCTTGGCCACATCGCTATCCTTACCATCCCACCCGTACTGAGCCAACCTGAGTCTTTGCAGCGGACGATCTTTCGATGCGTCGTACCACTTGTACGCAAGCCATGCCACAGTACCCACAGCCATCGCAATACCCACAGCCGCCATAACAGGAGCCGACACAATACCTGCTGCCACAGCGCCTGCACCCAGAGCCCCACGCAATGCCCAACCACCGGCAGTGCGCAGACCCAACCCAATGGCACCCCGAGCACCCAAACCGCTTACAGCACCGCGTAGGGCACCTACACCGGGGATTCGACTAAGCATGCCACCAAGGCGACCAACACCAGGGATACGGCCCAGTTTGCCACGCAGCCAACGACCAGCTCCCTTGGTCTTGTTCCAGAGCTTACCCAGTCCTTTCTTACCATGCTCTGCCAAATCAGCAGCATTAGCAGCGTCCTGCAGATCCAACCCACCTTCTTCATCCTCCTCTTTCTTCTTGCCCCCGAACAAACCTTTGAGCTTATCACCCAAAGCGGCCAGTAGCCCACCGCCAGCAGCGGCCTTACCAGCACCCCCAGCACCCATGGCCTCACGATCCTTATCCTTCTCGGACTTGGCGTTGCGCTTGGCTAGGATGTCCTGCCAGCTACCTTCCACGACACCGTCACCATCTCGGTCACCGGTCTTACGCTTCTTGTTCGCTGGGTTCATCTGGGCGATCTGTTCAAGGATCGCAGTTTGCACCTCAAGTTGAGCCGACAGGATTCCGTTTGCGCCCGAGTCTTCACTCAGCCAACGGTTGATCTTGCCACCCAATCCAGACAGGGAACTCAACGCCCAGTTGCCGAAGCCCTTGGCACGTTTCAGTACGCCCTTACCGAAGTTCTTGAGACCTGTGTAAAGCTTCTTGCCATTTTCCCACGCAGCATTGCCCATCGCTTTAACGCGACTGACTGCCGTGAGCCAGTTGGCCTTGACCTTTTCGCCGTACTGGTCGACCAAGCCCTTACGCATGTCATCCAATGACAGTACGAGGTTACCCTGCAAGTCCACCACGTCGCCCTTGATGTCGCTGAGCTTGGTGATGACCTTGTTAGTGGCCTTGTCGATGTACCCGCCGTTCTGCAACACGAACTTGAGCAGACGAGGTGTGTCCTCACCCGCCACGTAGACGTCGTGCAGCTCGGTCATCTTGCCCCAGGCCCAGTCTTTAGCAGACTTGAACGCGCCAGTGATCTTGCCGGCCAAATTACCCCAAGCCCCAGATACCCGCTCAAACAGGTTCTTGCCCAAGTCCTTGACGTTCTTGATACCGGCCATCACAACACGGCGACCCAGTCGGTCATGCAGACCCTTCTTGATGTCGTCGATGGTCAGGACAATGCGAGTGGTACCGTCGTCCATCAACTCTTCCACTTCCCCGGTGATATCGGAAAGCTTCTTGATGATTTTGCCGGTGACCTTGTCGCGGTACATGCCCAGTTCAATCTTGCGGGCTTCCAGTGCAGCGCGTTCCCAACCCTTGACATAGACGTCAACGATCTGACCTTTCCAGTTGTCGGCAAAGGTAGCGAGCTGCCCCATCTTGTCCTTACCGAAGGACAACGCCTTGCCTGCTGTTTGACGAGCAGAGGTCAGACGATTGCCGACTGCTTTACGGGCTTTACCGAACATGTCACGAGCGCCTGTGAGCGCGCGCTTGCCACGGTTCTTCCACACGGCACCTTCGGTACCCAGTTGCTTGCCATTCACGATGAACAGATCGTCAGACACCACCACGTTGGCTTGTTGACGGCCGTCCGTGAGAATGTCCATGATCTCTTCCAACACCAGCGTTTGATAGCCTGAGTTGTAAGTGTCGTTCATGCTTTGCAGCGCTTCAATGATCTTGTCCATACGGGACATGTATTCATCGATTGGACCACAGCATGCATCATCGTCGTTCTTAGCCTTGGTGTCTTGCAGAGCCTTGGCCATGGCTTCGCCCATCAGGTTGTAATTGATGGTGCCACCGGTTGGGAGCAGGGGTTGCTTACTGCGGTTCTGTTGAGCCAGCAGCTGTTGGTTGGTGAACTGTTGCAACGAGGTGGACAGATTGTTGATGGCCTTGTTACCAGCACCTTTACCGCCGCCGCCCCACTGACGACCTTTAGGTGAGTAGGCCCGTGGACCGAAGTCCTGACCCGCCTGCCCTTCACCCAAACGCAGATCATTGATCGCATCAAGGTTCAGTGTAACGTGGCCGTCCTTCTCATTCAGCAGACCAGCAGCAATCAGTTCTTCCTTGTACCCCGCATCCACCAATGTTTTAATCATTGGCATTGGGTCTTGGAAGTTGTGACGCATGCCCTGCAGCAGGTTACCAATGTCGGCTTCCTTGTTGTTGATGTCTTCCGACGGGCTGGTGAACGAGCCATCCACTTGACGACCAAAGCGTTTGGACAGCAGATCCCGTACCGCAGCTTTACCCGCAGCACTGCCCGGACCGTACATCGCACCGCCGTTAGCCAAAGCCTTGACGTCGAACTTACGGTTACGCATGTTCAGCTCAGCCAAGTGACGTTGCAACGCTTTACGGCCATCGCCTTTGAGTTCACCGTCTGGATCAATCTCTTTGATGATCTTGTCCAAACCCTCAACGTTGTACTTGTCCTGGCCTTCGGTCATGAACTGATTGACCACCCGCTTGACCATGGACTTGGAATCGGTAAAGACTCCAGAGGTCGCGTCGTAGCGAATCATCGGCACGTCTTCATCACCCGTACGGAACTTCACCACCTCATGGTGGATACGGGCAAGCAAGCCTGGGATGACATCAATGATGGAGCGGTTGGTCAACTGGTTGAAGTTGTCCGGCATATGGCCTTGTTGTAGGTCATTGCCTTTAAGCGAGGTTTCCAGTTGAGTCGTGTGCAACAACGAACGGCCCAAGTCCTTGAAGAACCCTTTAACGGTGCCATCGTTCTCACGCTTACCAGCCTGCTCATCCAACCAGCGGCCACCGTTGGTCATGACGTTACGGAACATGCCCTGACGGGAGTTGAACTTGTCGTGTTGACCGAACTTCGCCTTGACGCGGTCACCGTACTTGTTAACAACCCAATCAGAACCCACACCCAGACCCAAGTCGAGAATGGTTTGCAGGCTGTCGTCTTCACCACCCTGCTGCTTCAACTCGTTCTGCATCTGGATGACGTCACCAGCGGCATCAGCACCGCCACGGAAACCATCACGAGCCGAACGCAGTTTGTCACCAATGGTACGGGTAACGCGGCCTTTAATGTTGTTGGTCGTCTTGGCCAGGTAATCGCCTAGATTACCCGAGAGTGCCTGCGACACCTGACCCAGCAGACGCTGTTGAGTCAGTCGGGTGAACTCTTCAGACTTGGTGATCTTCACAGCCTCAGGCAAGGCGGTGTTCTTGACGATCAGGTCCAAGCGGTTCAATGTATCGGCGGTGGCTCGGGTGACGTTGTCCACCAAGTCGGCCATCATGAAGTTTTGGTTCAGCTGCAGTTCAAGCGACTTGCGCTTCCAGCGAGCATCCACCCCTTCATTGTAATCGCGCAGTTGCCGCAGCGTGGTGTCCATCGACCCGAACGCGGCCATCTGCGTGGTGAAGCGTTTACGAACGTTGACTTCACCTGCAATCCGACGAGCCTCAGCGGTTTCCTTATCGGCAACGGCTTGGTCATTCTGGATGCCCATGATCTCGTCAAGTTTGGACGCAATGTCTTCTTGACGCTCTTGTTCCTTCGACTTGTAATTGCCGTAGGAATCATCTTCCCCGGCTATCTTGTCAAGGAACTTGCCTAACTTATCAGGGAGACTCCCCCGCACTTTTGGCAAAGTACGACGAAGGGTTTTTTGCATGTCGGTCTTGGTCTTTTGGACCTCGCCCATGTTGACATCAAAAATATCTTTCATGCTGGAGGCAGTATCGAAACCTACCCCGACAACATCGCTGTAAGCCCCTGGCATTGTTTTCGTCAGAGTCTTACGGATACGACCAGGGTCAGCTATCGTCTTGCCAACAGACTTCATTGCGGTGGAGGCGACTTTGCGCACTGGAGATCGGTCGTCCTTTGGTTCTTCGAAAGCATCATCGAAGTCAAAGTCCGGCCAATCCAGGTCGTCCATGTTGTCGATATCGAAGTTGATATCTCCACCCTTATCTTTTTTGGCCATAGCAACACCCATTGGTCAAAAGTTTCTTAATCATACATTAACTTGAAATCGGTGAAGGGCCTTATGAAAAAGACCATGCTGCCCGCCAACGTCTGGATTCTTGACACCAATTTACCTAAGGTCAAGAGTCTGCGCACCGTTACCACGTTGGACATCAACGAAGGTGCGACCAGGGTGCTTCACCCTGAGGGACTGTTCTCTACCCAAATCTTCGGGCGGGTAGGTGCGGATGAGCGCGACACCACATTTGGTAAGATTGATCTGGCCGTGCCAGTCTTCGATCCGACCACGTTTGATTTGTTGATGTCGCTTAAAGGCTTGTACCCAGCCATTATCAACGAGCAGAAGTACGCCAAGTTCGATGACGTGGAAAAGGACTTCATCGTCTCTGATCCTGTCAACGGCGATACCGGCTTTGACTTCTTCTTTAAGCACTGGAAGAAGATCCAGTTCACTCGCAACAACTCAGATCGCCGGAACATCAAGATCCAGCAGATCGAGAAGTACAAGGACGTCGCTGAGATTCGGCACTTCGCTGTTTTGCCAGCCGGGTTGCGTGAAATTGAAGTGAACGATGCAGGGCGTCAGGAAGAGCACGAGATTAATGAGCTGTACCGTCGTGTGCTCTCCTCTGCGCGTGTTATGAACATCGGCAATACAACGGGCGACATTCGTTCGTTAAACGCCCCACGGCGCTCCCTGCAGCGTGCCATTCAAGAAGTCTGGCAGTACCTGTTTGACTTCATCGGTGGCAAGCGTGGTTACATGGCCGTGCGCATGGCCAGCCGTCGAGTGTTCGATGGTACTCGAAACGTGATTACTGCAATGGACCCGGTACGCGCTGAGATTGGCGTCGGTGAACCATTGGACCTGAACCACACCCAGGTCGGCATCTTCCAGACTGCCAAAGGCACTCGCCCGATGACCATTGGTCGTCTGCGTAAAGCCATGTTTGACCATGTGTTTGAGAACTCACCTGAGTCCACTCACGCTTGGCTCATCAATCCAAAAGACTTTGCCCGTGTGCATGTCAATGTGGGTCACCAACTGAAAGACCGTTGGACCACCAAAGACGGGTTGGGTAAAGTCATCGAATCGTTCCGTGAAGACAGCCTACGCCAGCGAGCGATAATGATCGCAGGTATGTATGTAGGTCTGGTGTATGAAACAGAAGACACCTTCAAGGTCTTCTACGACATGGCCGAGCTGCCGAAGGAATTGGATCGTGCGAAAGTGCGCCCCATGAACTTGACGGATTTCATCTATCTTAACTGTATCGATGATTGGCTCAAGTGCTACGTCTTCCCCACCCGCTACCCTGTGGCAGGTGCTGGTTCTATTTATCCATCGAAACCCAGCCTGGTCTCTACGGTGCCGTCTAAGCAGTGCCGTGAACTGGATGACAACTGGGAACCGTCGGATCGGGTGATCGCAAGCTACCCGGTTCTGAACGCAGTCTATTACGACTCGATGTCGGTGCACATGGCCATGCTCGTGGGCCTGTCTGCTGACCATGACGGTGACATGACCTCAGCCAACTATGTATTCTCTAAAGAATCCATCGCCGAACTGCAAGCGCACTTCGACAAGGCTGAAACTTACTTGAACCCAGATGGTGGGCTGAAGTCCTCCATGGACTACTACACGCTCACGCTGGTAACGCACAACATGAGCCGGAGATAATCATGGTTCGTTTCGAAGCATTTAACCGCCGACACGGTTTGATCAGATCTGAGTATCTGAGCATGCCGCGTTTGGCGGACATGGTTAAGGTGGAGTTCCCCGCAGCGTCGGTGATTCACTATCTGCCTGAGAGCGATGTGGATTGGTGGCCCGAGCCTACGTGGTGGATGATCCGTCAGACCGCTGGCGACATTTGGGTTGAGCATAGCCTTGAGTTCAATGCGACTCACGGTAAAACCATCCCGGTCACTGGCAGTCCGCAGAACGCTATCCGCAAGTATCACCAACGTTTCCCTACGCTTAAAAAGGTGATCAGTCAGGACGCAGCCCTGCGCAACGAAATGAGCTGCTTGGTTATCAACCATGCAATCGCCCGTCACTTCCTGAAGTATCAGGGTACTCAGTTCATCGAGTACAGCCGCAACCGCAACATCCGTGACAACATCTTCGACGTTATCGCCAAGATGGTTAAGCAGGTAGATCGCCAGCACTTTGTGCCGATCCGCATGCCAACCACGTTCCCGGTGTTGAATCAGATCCAAAAGGCTGAGCGTGAAGAGATCCTGACCATTGACTCGGTCAAGCGCTTTACGTCGCTGGAGCATTTGATGTTCCTGGAGATCTGGCGTTGGTTGGGTGATCCGGGTCCTCGCAAAGGTAAAGGCGGTGAAGACCTTGATCGTGGCGTATTGTCTCAGTTGCTCAAGATTCCAGAAGACAAGCTCCAACATGTGAACTTCGTGTTCACGGTGCGTGGCAACTGGATGATGTACAACTTGGCGGATCTGGCAGCGCTCAAGAAGATCGAGGCCAACCCCAAAGGCAAGTGGGAACCTCTGCAGATGCAGAAGCGTTTCCTCAACGCATTGATTCAATTGGTAGAAGCCGGCATCAATGCGGAAAAAAAGCCAGAAGGGTTGCTCGATCAAGAAGCGCCGGAAGAGCAGTCCAACCAAAAGACAAACCAGGAGATCCAAGCCCACAACGAAGTGATCTTGTCCCAGGTACCGGTGTCGAAGGAAATCTCGTCGAAGATCGAACGGAACCAGCCATCGACATTGTCGACGATCGGCGTGGACAGCTCCCAAGGAACTACAGTCCTTCCGCGCTCGGTCGAGGAGGAGGTGGCAGCGAAGGATCAAGCGAGCAAGGAGAAGGAATTATCGGAAGCGTTATCCGCCGCCTCGCAGGGCGCAAAGGTTTCAAGTGATCTGACGGACGAGGAAATCGACGCCAACCTTGAAGCACTGGAACGCGTGGAACAGATTCAGCAGGGTGCTGACTTCCATCCGGTGAACCCGAACGCCAACCCATTAGAGGAAGGCATTCTCTCCCGTGGTCGTGCATTGGCCAAAGACGGGGTGATCTCGGGCGCTGAACTGCGCCGCATTGAGAACCTCGCTGAAGGCTACAAGAAGATCAAGAACCCCTTCGGTCCTGGTCTGATGCACGAAGCTGCTGTGGTCACGCCTGAAGAGCTGGTGGTTGAGCCTGAGGAGTATCACGTCAAGGGCCCGATCTTCGATCAGTCCATGCTGTCTTCTTCGGTGCGGGTAGCGAACGCCAAGTACGTCAAGCACACCATGAACAAGGACGTGGTGAACTGCATCCTGAACTTCCAGCGTACAGGTTTGGCAGTGACAGGTGTGGAACTGGACAAGTCCAAGTCCATTTTGGGTGAGCAGAACATTCTGTCTATCCGCTGGCAACCAATCGGTGGGGCTGCTTCTACAAGCCGCATCATCTATCCGGTGGTCAACGAGGAAGGTGTGTTCAAAGCAGGTGGCACCCGCTACCGCATGCGCACTCAGCGTACCGACGTACCGATCCGTATTGTGGCCCCTGGCCGAGTGTCTTTGACCAGCTACTATGGCAAGATCAATGTCTCGTTGTCTGAGCGTGAGATCCACAACTATGGCCGTTGGTTGACTGACCAGATCAGTGCACTGTCGATGGAGAGCAATGGACCCATCAAGGAGATCCACTTCACCAACGTGTTTGACCGCTCGATCGTAGCGCCTAAGGCTTACACCCGTTTGGCCCACAGTGTTCACACGATGCAAGTCGGTGACATGAACCTCAACTTCAAGCACAAGGAACGTTTGAACTTCGCTAAGGAAGCGGAGATCTTTGCACTGGAGCAAGACGGTTCTGTGGTCGTGGGTAAAACCAATCTGGGCCAACTGATCACCATCAACCCTGAGAACCAGTTCGTGGTCAAAGGGCAGCCTCGTGGGACCATCGAAGAGATCCTGAAACTGGATCAAACCGGTGCACCTCATCAGGTGGCGATGATGCGTCTGCGTGGTCAGTGGGTTCCGTTGGGCGTGATCATGGCCAGCTACATTGGCCTGTCTGCATTGATCAGTCGAGTAAAGGCTACTGTCCGTCGTGTCAAGGCGGGCGATCGCATGAACCTCGAACCCCACGAGTACGCGATTCGTTTCAGCGATGAGTCTCTGGTGTTGGATTCCCGTGAACAGCTGCCGATGTTGCTGCTGTCGGGTTTCCGCTTCTATCACAAAGAGATCCGTCAGATCAGCGTCTACAGTTTTGACAACAAACCTGCGTACGGCATTCTCCTCGATGCCAAGTCCCGTAACGGGGCGTACACAGTTGAGTTGGAAATGCTGAACGACCTGTTCGTTGATCCGATGACCCGTGACCTACTCAAGGAGATGAAGGAGCCTACTGAGTGGCAACCTCTGATCATGCGTGCAGCGCAGCTTCTGCTACAGGACTACGCGCCGGATGAAGTGGACGGGGCGTACATGTTGCTCAAGGGTTACGAGCGTGTACCGGGTGCTGTGTACCGTGAGCTGGTAGCTGCAACGCGTCAGTACAAGTTGCGTAGCCGTGTGACCAAAGCCTCTATCGACATGAAGCCCACCGCTGTGTGGAATAGCTTTACTGCCGACAGTGCAATCAGTCCGGTCAACGACTGCAACCCGATTGCGGATCTGCGGGCTTCTGAAGCCGTGACCTACATCGGTGCTGGTGGTCGTAGCAAACGTTCCATGGTGGCTCGTACTCGTAAGTACCATCGCAACGACATGGGTACGATTGGCGAACAAACGGTGGACAGTGGTGACGTAGGTATCAACGTCTACATGAGCGCCAATCCACGCATTGTCAACACACGCGGTCTCACTAAGCCTGCTCCTAATGCTGACGTGGGCATTTCGTCTTTGGTTTCTACTGCTGCCATGCTGTCTCCAGGCGCAGACATCGACGATCCAAAGCGTGTGAACTTTATCGGTATCCAGCATGGTTCCGGTATTGGTGCAGTCGGTTATCGCACCATGCCGTACGCCACTGGTTATGAGCAGGTCATTGCTCACCGCTCGGGCAAGAAGTTTGCTTACGCGGCCAAAGGTAAAGGCGTGGTGGCCAGCATCAAGAACAACGTCCTGAAAGTGAAGTACGAGGACGACTCTGTCGATGCAGTAGAAGTGGGCCGGGTGTTCACAAGCGGGGAAGGTCACACTTACCCGAACGACTTGATCTGTACGGTCAAGGCGGGTGACACAGTGGACGTGGGTGACATCCTCGTTTACAACAACTGGTTCTTTGAGCCGTCGCCTTTTGCACCGCGTCAGGTTACCTACAAGCATGGCGTCCCTGTGCGAGTGGCCCTGTTGGAATCGGTGAACACGCTGGAGGACAGCTCGCGTATTTCGTCGAAGATCTCTGCGGCGATGCGAGCCTACGAAACTGAGATCCGTGAGTTGGTGCTGGACTTTAAAGTCACGCTCCACGCACTGGTTGAAGAAGGCGAAGAGGTTCACCCGGACGATACTCTATGTACCATGGAAGACCCCACCTCTACGGCGGCGGATCTGTTCTCTGAAGTCGGTGTCAGCTCGCTGCAAATGCTGGTTGACAAGGCTCCACGTGCCAAGCTGCATGGTCGGGTAGACCGTATCGAGATTGCCTACAACGGTGAACTCGAAGACATGTCGCCTAGTCTGCGCAAAGTAGTGGAAGAGGCTGACCGCAAGCTGCGGAACAAGAACCGGGATCTGGGTGATGACGTTAGCGAAGGCCGTGCTGATGAAAGCATGCGCGTCAATAACCAACCACTGCAGATGGACCAGCTCGTCATCCGAATCTTTATCTCTCACGGGCGTGACGCCTTCGCGGGCGACAAAGGGGTACTGGGCAACCAGATGAAGTCGGTGTTCGGGCAGGTTATTCCGGGTACGTTCGAAACAGAGTCGGGTGTTCCACTGGACATGGAATTCTCGGACAAATCCATTGAAGACCGGATTGTTCGTTCGTCTCGTAAGTCGGGCATGATGAATGCTCTGCTGATACACACAGGGTCAAGAGGTGTAGCTGCTTACCGGGGCGCGTAGCCCCGGTGTTTCTTTTTTGTTCCATTGAAGCTGGAGATCGTCCATGGACGTCAATCAAATCCGTCTGATCGAGCACAACACCGCGGTGGTGGCCAACGTGCTTAACGTCGTTACTCTGGCCATTGGTCAGGTGGCTGGCAAACAGGTTCAGCGTAAGCTGGATCAAGAAACCGTCTCCGATGAAGCACTGACCAGTCTGGTTGCTGCTCGTCTGAAAAACACCCTGAAGTTGTAAGGAGCGCCCAATGTTTAATCCATCCGTTTTGGCCGAAGCACAAGCTCTGGCCACCTCGACTGCTGAACGTGGGATTGCCATCAACAGCGCTCAGGAAAGCTTTCTCGACAACCTGGTTAACCTGAGTCACAACTCCCTCGACACACAAGTGGTCTCGATGGATGAAGCAGGCACTCGTTTCGAGCGCAGTTCCTCGTACGGTGATCCAGAACTCGCCTGTGCAACCCACACCGCCTTTACCGATGAGTCGGCACTGGCTGTGGCTGAAATTGCATCGCGCAATATTCTCGTGGCCCGTACTGACGCCCTGCCTTTGATTGGCCAGGTGATGGAGCAGTTCGAGCAGATCATCAACCCTGACATTCCTTACGCTTATCGCAAGCGTTCGGTAGTGCCTGTTGCTTTCCACCCTCTGTGGAGCAGCGAGTATGTGTTGGGCGTGGGTGATACTTACGCTGATGGCGGTGATGCAGGTCAAGTGCCGGCAGGTCTGATCCTGTCCGCCGACGAAGAGCAGTTCACCAACTTCCTGGAGCTGACCAAGACCGGTCTGCCTGCCGTGGATGCCCAACTGGCGAACCTGCTGAGCGGCTACGAAGATGAAGACCTGCGTCGTCTGTTCAAGGACGTATTCAGCGGCGGTCACCTGCCAGTGGTGCGTGGTCCTTACTCGCTGACCGAAGGCTGGGTGAACGATCAGATCTTGATCCATGTTTGGGCCCGTGCCCTGGCTGACAAGTCGCCGAGCAAGTCGAGCCACAACCTGGCTTCGTACCGCACTGGCTTGGCCACTGTTGTTGAGCGTTCTGGCAACAACATCTGGCACATCAACAAGATCCGTTCGAACTGCGCCGAAGGTGGTGTGATCGTTCTGGCTTACGCGGGCGATACCATTCACGTTCACTCGGACATCTACACCGAATGGCTGAAGCAGGAAGGTGCAGGCAACTGCCCTGAAGTTGTGCTGGGTGCTTCGCTGCTCACCGGTCAACTGCGTCCTGCTACTGGTGCCGAGTTGACGGCCTCTGGTGAAGCGCTGGTAGCCAAGTGGAACGACTACGTCTCCATGTCCAGCCGCACTGAGCAAGAGAACCTCAACGCTCAAGCGCGCATCGAGTTGTTTCGTCTGATCCGCACTCACGTTGACAAGCGTCTGGCCGAAGGTCTGGTGCCGGTCTACGAAGATGCGATGGCCGTGCTGAACGATTCCATCGAACGCCTGAAGACCAACTTCATCAAAGACCCGTACGAGCCTATCCGCGACATCATCCTGGATGTGTTCTACGCCGGTACCGAAGTGAAGATGTTCGTCATGGCGATGGATGAGATCGAGGAAGACGACGACGACCTCGAAGAAGAAGAGATCGCGTTCCTCGCTGTTGTCAACTACCTCACTGACTGGGCAGCTTGCTTGCTGGTCAAAAAGAGCGGTCAGCTCTAAGGGGGTAGGGGATGGACATCAGCCGTCTTAAGCGTGACCCGGATAAGGTGAATAGCAACATCATCGTCCGGGGTAATGAGATGGTCACCAAGGTCCCCTGCAAGATCCTGGTTCCTGCTCGGTACATCGAGCAGGGGCTGGGGGTGCTGGAGCCTGAAGTTTATGTGATCGCCATCTATGCCATCGTAATGGAAGACAGCTACTACGCTGTGTCCAGTGCGCCGTCCATGATGCGTCTTACGCCAACCGACATCAACCACGTCACGATCGACGATGTGGAATACGTTGAACTGATCTTCCCTAAGGGTGCTGTTGTTTGCCCTCAGTTGAACTTGGTGATGCGTAACGAAATGGTTTACTACGTCTACAACGAACTGACTTCCAAGGGTAACTACGGTTGGTGGTGCGAAGAAGACGACATGACCATGCCGTTTGAGAACGCTGAGGAGTTCTGCGGGGTGCGTGTGGGTTCCAACCATGCGATCATGCAGATGGTGGCTTCCTCCTGTACTCGTCTGGCCAGTGACAAGTCCATTCAGTTCAGGCATGCGGTCAAGACGCCTGCGGATGAGCAGAAGCTCAAGTTCACGATTATCCCCCTAAGGTCTATTATTTGGGGTCCGACGAACACGTTTGCTCGGGCGATCGGTCCTTACTTCAAGGAGGGTTTGACGACTGCGCTGGTGAACCCATCGACCAAGTCTGAGACCATCGAGGAAACGTTAAGAGGGTAGTCGGTCATGGCCGCTAAATCAATCAGCTACGGATGTACGGCGCTTTTGGGCGTCAACAAAAAGGGCATCATTAAACCCGATGCCAACGGCTATTACGAAATCACCGTGGGTGGATTCAACGTCCACAACTACGGTGGTGCGTACTACCCGCTCGGTAAAGCCGAGCAACTGTTCAAGGATAGCGGGTCGTTGATGCGTCGTATCAAGGCCGGCTGCCTGCGTGGTGAACTGGGGCATCCTCGTCAAGAGAGCCTCGGTCCATCGGCTTACTTCAAACGGCTGAACGAGATCCACGAAGACAAGGTGTGTGCCCACTTTGCTGAAGTGCGTTTGGACTACGACAACTACAAGTCTAAGTCGGGCTTCCCGATGGTGGCTGTGATTGCTCGTGTCAAGCCTGCTGGTCCGTACGCCGACACGCTGCAAAAGTCCTTGGACAACCCCGAGGAAGAAACCTGCTTCTCCATCCGCGCTGCTGTCGTGCCGGAAATGGAAGGCGGTCGCGAAGTCCGTTACATTGAAGACATCGTGACTTGGGACTATGTGAACGAAGGCGGCATTGCCATCGCTCGCAAGTATTACTCCATGGCTTTGGAGAACATGGGCGGTGCTGTAGCCGAACTGTCTGACAACCTGATTGTTACACCTGCGATGCTGCATGTGGCCAAGCAGAACGTGCAGACAACCATGGGTCTGGAATCCAACGAGATGTTTGCGTTGGACAGTCTGGAGAAGCGCCTGGGCTGGTCTCGTCCTGCTGAGACCAAGTTCGATCGCCCACGTTACCTGAACTGGAGATAAGCGATGGAAGTTGTCTACGCGAATACCGTAAAGCGACAAGCCGCGGACAATAAGGTGATCCACTCTGTGGGCACTGCGTTGATCAATGGTTACTCTGCCCGCTGCCTGTTGCGAGTGGGTAAGTTGGAAGCAGGTACGCTTGAGCGTCACAGTCTTCGACGTGGGCAGCTCATCCCCGCATATTGCCGGCGCTAACATAATCCCCAGCCCTTTGCGGGGCTGGGGACTTATGCCATTGAATGATTTTTCAGACCTAGATTATTCATGTGAGCATCCCCCAAAGGTGTTCGATTCCCCCAACGAGGTAACACACATGACTGAGATGATAATCAGGAGAACTCAAGAACGAGTCAGTAATCGATACCTAGGAGCGACCTCACAAGTACACGTTTACAACAAGCGTAAAAAGATGTGGGAATGGAAGTCACTGTGGAACTTTCAAGTGTGTAACAAAGAAGCTGTTACGCAGGAGATACCTCCACCGGGATCTGACGTCATCACACTTACAGCTATCACCCCGACGAATCATTACGAGGATCGGTGTGAGGATCTTAATTTGAAACATTGGGGAGTTAAGTAATGACCAACGCAGGATTCCACCACTACAGCAATCGTCAAGTTCGTCTGTCTGATGGCAGTGTTCGTTGTAGTTTTGTGGGACTCCTGGAAGAGGTGGTAGCTGGCGGGGCTCGCAAGGGCTCCGCATCCCGCACCGTCTCTATCCGGGATAAGGCTGGGAGCAAACGGGTAATCAGCAGGCTGGTCCTCTGCCATCCAACCAAAGGAGTAGTGCGACGTGGCTTCGTCTTCAAACCTCAACAAGCAGCGACGCTCTGGGGATAATCTGTACGTCTACCAAATGGTCATGGGCCGTGAGGATGGCGAATTCGAACCAAGGTGGACCGAGAAGGTTTACGCCTTTGGTCATTGTCAATTTTCCCAACACCATTCATTCAGCAATGGTCGGGAACGCATCTACGGAGATCCTCCACCGTGGATTAAGGGAGTGTTCAAAGATGAGAAAGACACTCGAACAATCTCTTTCTGAACATGTCAAAGACTTCATGCTTGTACAGACACGCAATGTTCAGAAAGACGGACAGATTCTGATGGAGCAAGCTCAGATCAGTTTCGGTCCAGATCGTCGGTTGATGAAGGCGCCTCAAATCGTCTTGATCCATCGGCAGAGTAATGCACCAGCCTTTGCCAGTTACTGGGCAGAGAACGGTACTTTCCGAAAGCGGGGGTTAAGGAACTTCCATGATCCTGCGTCGTAACAGCATGCAGATCAACCGTGGCCCTAACGATCAGGTGGGCATGGACTGGGAGTGGACTGCCAAAGGCGTAAGTCGATTGGTAGCCCATGACATCTCAGGCGGTACGTTTACCTACCACGGGTTGGCTAAGCGTGCAACGTTCTATGCTCGCATACCCCCATGGAAAGGAGATGGCACGTAATGCTTGTCACCCACACCAACTCGCAATGCAACTTGGGCAATGGCTACACTCAGACCTTTCAGTCTCGGGTGATTAAAGAGCCATCGGCCAACGAGGTCATTACGGCCAACGTAACCGGTACCAACTTCAAAGACGGTAACGATTACGCGCAGGTGAACCAGATCAGCTCCCATTGGCCCTTCATGGACCATGGTGTTGCAAGGTTCCGCAAGTCCTATATCCGTGCTCGACTGATGTCGCCACAGCGTTACTACGAAGAGATGCTGGTTGACAAATCCGACGGTCTTCATTTAGACCTAGGTTCCGGTATTACATTGCACGCTGTATGTGATGTGAAATAAAGAAATCTGAACCCTAAACTATCAAGTTGAACAATGCTTCTTGAAAAGCTGTTCACACTCATTCCTCTGCCCATGGTCTGGTCAGGGGTCTAACTTTTAAAGGAACGTATTACATGGCAATCCAAAAGAAGCTGTCCAAAGGCACCACCCACTTGCTGGCTCGCCTGGAAGCTGAAGTGAAAGCAGTCATCGGCGACGACAAGATGCCGGGCGATCTGGAAATCACTCTGGACAATGCGAAGCTCGGCGAAGTGCTGACCGACTATCGCACCACCACTTCCGTCGGTGAGCGCGCAGTGACCGTTGACGACATCGAAGCCGTGGGCAACTTCCGTCGCGATCTGCAGAACGCTACCCGCATGTTCGCAGGCGATACTGGCCTGACTTACATGCAGACCAACGAAGACGCTGACAGCTATCGCATCACCGTCAACACCCAGGACAACGCCCTGTCGGTGCAGTCGGCATTCTTCCGCCCAGGCAAAGAAGAGCAAGGCAACACCAACTTCGTCAGCATCACCGATCAGTGGACCGGCAGCGACGAAGACAAGGCGATCGAGAATCACCTGAAAGGCCTGACCAAGACTTTGGCAGGGGCTGTTAAGAAGTAATCATCCCCGTTGACCGGCCGCCAAGGATGGCATGCCGGTCTTTTTTATTCGGTTGTTTCTTTTTTGTTTAGCAGGAGGGGTTCTTATGTTTGGCTTCAATGAGAAGGAAATGCAGGAGGCTGAAAAGCTCGCGGACCTTTATGACCGTCTGCGCAGGTACGCTCGCGAAGCCAAGGTCAAGGTGATTGTTGCTACCGCAGGTGTTCAGTCTGCTGTGGACGTTACTGACATGACCGTTAGCTGGCACCCCAGCGAGCCTCGTGTGGTGGACTACCTCAACATCGTTCGCACCAAAGAGCGTCCGGTGTCTGAGAAGATGCATGAGCTGTCCTGGGACTTCACCATGCCCATCGGCTACAGTGCCCTGCGCGATGGAGTACGTCAGGTGATGGACGGCGAGAACGACCCTGTCAGACCCTCCCTCACTGCCAAGGATATCGCGGCCTTGTTGGAGAAACATCCTGACATGGACAAGTGGACACTCAATGGCGACTTCGTCTATCCGGTAGGTGGCAGTGGTGAGCCAAGTCATCGGATTCCTGTCGTGGGTGCAAAGCATGACCACATCAGTGACCGTGATGTTGAGTTCATGTATCAGGGGCGAGCCAGATTGATCGGGGTTAGTACGCCATCGGCTCGTTCAGACATTCTGGACGACTCGGTCAGGCACACCTACCCACATGGTCGAGTAGAGGCTCAGTTGGGGTTGTCCCGCGAAGACCTGGAAAGCCTTATGCAGGAATACCCAGTGGGTAAGCTGGACCTGCCGGAGATACTTGCCAAAGCTGCTGAGAAGTTTGGCATCGATCCAGGGGTGCTGGAAGCTGTTATGCGGGTTGAAAGTGCAGAAGCCTACCGTGATCCCATCATCGTTGGTGGCCGGCAACCTGGGCGTGATACTCGTCTACTTGGCCTGGCGCTTGACCGTCTGGACAAGGTTGAGACTGTCCATGGGTGGGCTGCTGACTTCGATGGTCAAGTGGCTGGGCCCAAGCGTTTCATCTCCAAGCGACGTTATTGGGGAGAGGGTGCAGATACACCAGAAAGCGGTGCACGCAAACGTCGTCAGTCTGACGTGCATGTCAATGGCAAGCCCAAGAAGGGGTGGCAAAAATGAAAGCTTCTTTTGCATACAGGCGTTCGGTGGTCAAGGCTAAGCGGGCTCTTAAAGTTCTGGCTGATTACCTCCGAAAGATGTTTAAGCAGATGATGGATTGGGCCGAGAAGTACCGCTCCCACATCCAAGCCCAGACCAAACTGCGTCCAGCGTATGGTCGCAACGGCAAGCCACTCAAGAGTTGGCAAGCATGGTGATGGAACGAGTGCTCCACACCAATCGGCAGGAGCGCTTCACTCGTCCAGACGGAACAACCGATCTGTTCTCACGCACCAGTGTGGAAGTGATAGACCTCGTCAATTCTGCACACAACCACGTCATGCACATTGACTCTGGTTCTGGCAAGTACGTCACCTCCACCGATCATGAGCGTTTCGTTAAGGTTTGCACCCTTCATGGACCGGTCAGGACTTTCTGGGACAAGCGTGTTCCTTTGTCGATAAAGATGCGGGGGTTTCGCCATGATGATTCTGAGGACTAATGTTCAGCAATGTACTCTGTTCTCTGATGGGGTGGTGGCAGTACACACTCACCATACTCAACAGTTACACGAGCAAGGTTTCATGGGTGGCTTTGTCATCAACCACATAGACAACCCAGCCAATCCATCTCGCACCGGCAGCTTCTACAGCTCCCGCAACGTTAGCTGGGGTGAGGGATCTATTCTTGATCGCGAGGAAAAGCGCAGTGGCCTGTGGCGGGAGACTGGGTTGTCTGTGCAATTGCAGGGGGTTAGTCGTGGAAATGACGATTAAACAAACACAGACACAGGGCGAAGATTGGCGTGGTGCTCAAACCGCTGGCGTACTTTGTCAGATCGGGGTTGATGAGAACGGGTTCAATTGGTGCAGTACGGTGGGTCACATGACCCGAGAAACGCTCGACAAACCTGCCCCTCACTGGGCGGTTAGTGAACGTAGCTTTTACGCCGGTCACCTGAACTTCCACGGGTGTCTGAACATTTATGCCAGCGCCTCGTTTAACGAAACACCGCTGTCCGTTGTACCGCGTAAGTTTTAACCATGCGACTACGGGCGTTCCCTGTAAGTTCGCCCGATAGTTACATACCGAGGATTGTTTCATGGACCGTGATCAAATGAACGAGTTCCTGAATACCGCTTCACCTGACTGGGACGATGTAGAAGATCGACGAGACTTCTACGCCGCTCAAATGTTTGTATTGATTTTTATTGTCATTGTTTGCCTGGTTCTTTGGGGAGTATCCAAATGGCTGGGCTAAGGGGAAATAAGATGGGCCGTACACTGGAAGACTTTTTCGTACATGGCAAGAAGCACAACTGCCTGTCGAACCGCACATTCACCCGCATTGGTGGCGTCCTCTACGAGCAGACGGCTACCGATTGGACGCTGGTCTCTTCGCCTACCTTTCAGGACATCGTCTCTGGCAAGGTGCAGTCCAAGCCGTTCGGTCAACACCTGCCTGACCATGCAAAGGTCGGCATCCTGGGTGGGATGCGTCCACGTGACGTCTTCAGCCGGGAGCGTGAAGAGAGCATGACCAATCAGAACTTCATGGCCAACACTGTGGCAGAGCGTCGGCTGTCTACACGACCGGCGAAGCGTACTCAATTGCAGCTGAGCGAGCTGGCCGTCTCTGGCCACATGTTCAAAGTGGGTAACCTAGCCCTAGAAGCTGCCGTAGTCGAAAAGTGGATCATGCTGGGCCATCAGGAACCCCAAGTCGAAATGGCTCGGGTGATGGAGATCGATCGTCTGGTGAAGGGAAGTGCGATTGCAGCCTCGTTCGTGTGCCGGATCATCAACCACCTGTTCGAACCTGCCGCGGCGATGGACCCCAACACCTACGAGTTCACCTCTCGCACCCTGCAAGAGATGAACCACATGCAACTGGGCGACGTGTTCAGGAATGCTCGTCCTGTCAGGATGGCCATCACCGACATCTCCCGTGCGTTCAAGCAGGTGCAGGCAACGTTGCCGCATGTGAAGTACGTTTACTTCAACAACGACCTTAAGTGGAAGTTTGTTGATCGCGACTTCAAGGCTGTTCAAGTAGACGGCATTATTCCTGATGACGTCTTGGAAACTGCAGTGCTCGCGGCAGTAGACCGCGGCGTACTCAACAAATGGCTGAACCCAGCCGCTTAAAGTTCCACCACTCGACTGTATAGTTTGCAGTCCTCCCAAACCAAGGAGCAATACCCGATGAAACTCGTTATCGTAAACGCTGGTCTGATCGCTGCTTTCGAGAAAGTTGAAGGCAAAGAAGGCGTGGTTAAAGCCAAGGTTCTCTCTGGCAGCAACAGCGAAGTCGCTCGTCTGACTGCTCTGGGCGGCGCCCCAATCGATCTGGCCATCGAAGGCCTGACCAAGGGCCACACCCTGACCATGGGCGAAGAAGTTCAGTTCACCGCTGACGGCACTTTCGCCGTTGAGCCTTCGATCACTGCTCCTGCCGAGAAGGCCGAAGAAGTGCGCAAGACCACCGGCGGCGCAAGCCCTGCCATGCCGGCTGAACGCTCCAATCGTTTCACCAGCTGATTAGCACCCGGCCTGCCTCCGTCCTACGGGACGGAGGTTTATGCACTAAGGATAGAAGATGACAACTATCGTTTACAGTCACGATGAGCGCGCTATTGCTACCGACAGCCGCGTCATCCGTAACCAAGGCACTAGTGAGGCTGAAATCTCCACCTTTGCCGAAAAGGTCTACACCAGTAAGTGCGGGCGCCTTTACCTGACCAAAGCAGGTCCGGGTTGGACTGATGAGTTCTTTGAGAAGGTTGCCGTGGCGTTAATCCCTAAGTTGTTCAAGCTTAAGGACAAACCCAACACCTTGCTGAACCTTGGTCGATTGATGGCCAATACCAGTCAGGACGTCTTCTCCTACAGTGACACCGTTCTGGCGGTTACAGCTGACGGGGCATACGTGCTAGAAGAGCGTAAGACACGCATTCTAGCTGCAGGTGACATTGTCGCTATGGGTAGCGGGGAGTATTACTCTCGCGCAGCTGTAGTGGCCGGACAGAGCGTTGTAGACGCTGTCAAGGTTACCCTTCGATTCGATCGGTTGTCAGGTGGTGGGGTTCATCACTACAAGGCCTCTGATCTTAAGCCAATGGTTCAAGAGGAGATGGTTGATGAGTAACCTCTGCCTGTTCAAAGATGAACGCATCCGCTTCTCTCCCATCATCGAAAGTTCCTCCCATCCACCGATCATGCAAGAGCTGGAAGACTGGTTAACACCGGAAGGTCTGGTTCTGCCGCTGACTCGTGGTGCGTTGGAACTGCGTGAGGTTCTGCTCGACCCGACCTATCACGCTGATCTGATGTATGAAGACGGGATCATGGGGTTGGTAGTTCGGCCTAACGGTCGACTGGTAGTAGGTGAGTTCACTCGCAACGAACGTAATCGTTCGCTGACCCGACCTATCTTCATGGTGCGCCCTACTGGCAAGAATGCCAAATGGGCAATGGCGGGCTCACGACTGGCTGAACAATCAGCGATGGTCATGTTGGAGTTCACTGAGGATCTGAGTAAGGTCATTGACGACCTCGATCGTATCGAACCGATGCTGACCGGGGGTTACGAGGAATGGGATTATGCGAAGCTTGTCGAATACGTCGCAGGAGAAGTCAAAGCCCGGTTCCCAGCTAAACCCAAATCTCCCACTCGAAGGGGAATACATACCAGCGACGAAGGGGGAGACTCCGAGTAGTCACTCCTTCGCTGCCGAAGATATCTACGGGTTCGATGAAGTGTTGGAAGCGATTGTTAAACTTGAGGACGTCTTTAAGACGGTGATTGTTAACCCTCAAGTCTCAGACGCAGGAAGAATTCTACCTGACCTCTTTAATCAAGATGGCACGTTGAATGAAGCGGCAGTTACCGAAAGGAATCGCCGCATAGAAGCCGTACGCGCTCGCCAGAAGATCCAGTCTGATGTTGATGACTTCATCTGGCGAGTTGGTATGCCACTGTTAGGTGTCATGTTGATTGGCATCGCAGTGATGACACGTTTTATTTAATCCACTAGAGCCCCACTTGGGGTAAGGAACCGCCACATGGCACAAGCAAACACGATTGAACAACAAGTAATGGCGTATCTGGTACAGTGCGCTATTGAACGCCGGACAACTACCTACGAAGAGGTGGCTGCCCATTTCGGCTTACCGACCACCTGGCCCCGTTTGAGTCAGGTACTGTCGCCCATTCTCTACCGCATCTATGACTGGTGCGATAAGAAACGCCTGCCTAAGCTTACCATTCTTGTGGTGCGTAAGTCGGGTGCCGACATGGCATTGCCGGGTAAAGGCTTCTGGTCGATCAGTGGGTTGCACCACACCGACCGCAAGGAACGCATCCTGTTAACCGAAATGTGGACCACGGAAGTGTACGCCTATTTCGAAGTACCCACGACTGGGTTTGAGGGCGGCAATGGCCATTGAAGACGAGTACCTGCATATCTACCAGAACATGCAAGGCCGTTATGAAGACGGCCATCGCACGGTTACTTCTCGGGTGGATGTGATCAATGAGGATGGGATGTACGTGCGTGAGTTTGAGGAGGAGATCCCGGTTCCCCATCGTAAAGGTGTCGGCACCATCTGGACTCCCAACAGCTTCGACGCCTTCGCAACCCCTCCACCCCGCCACCGTTATCGGAGTCGGATCGTATGAGAGAGCTAAGATTCGTCAACACCCAGTGCCACTCGCCGGATGGCGTTCCTATGGGGCGCTCTTCGATGTTCACCGTCATGGATCAGGAAGGGCGTGTGGTGGCCTCGCAGTGGGTCAACAAAGAGGGTGGACCTCGCAAGCGCTACACCTTCTACCCCAATACCTCGGCCTGGCAGCGTAGCTACCCATTGTCCGAACGGAGGGTGCGATGAGTATCCAATACACCAACAAACAAATGCTGGTCATGGGTCCTTACCGTTGGCCAGAGGAACATCAGGCTCGCGCCTTCTTTACGGTGACCACACCTGAGTACAAAAACTTGGTCAGATTCTGGCCTTGGGATGGCGTGCGAGATCACTTGTCCATTGGTCCAGACTGGGCGTGGAGTAAGCACTATCCACGTAGCACTCAATGAAGACTCTTCTCTACTACAACCAGCAAAGGCCCGAGGCCCATAGAACGAAGGTCGATCATGTAGTCATCGTTGATGGTGAGCGCTGCTACGGTCGATTCACGATCACGCTGACCGATGGTACGGTTGATGACGACTGGGTCTTCAACTGCCGCAAGTGGGCGAAGAACATCACGCCTCCTTTCGTTTACAAACCACCGCCTAACTACGAGTTCATCTAATGAGCGACGTTATTACCAGCACGCAGCGACGACAACTGTCTGGCGAAACCCTCAATACCTACAACCGGTATTTGGGTGGTGGTAACCGTCAACTTGTCTGTCGCTTGACCAACGATAAAGGTGAAAGTTCGTACGCCATGAATGGCACCTACGATCGTGGGGCCTGTACCAACTACCCGTGGTTCAGGAAAGAAGGGCCACCAGCGTTCTAAGCATTGCTCCCCTACCTTCGGGTAGGGGAGTTTATGCCCTCACCTCTTTTTTTTTTGTTCGACGGCATAATGGCCGGGCCGAAGCCCGACCACCACTTTACGCCTGCAGACCAACGGCGTTCTGCGCAGCTTCCTCGATCGACTTCTTGTAGCCTCGGCCAGCGGCCTCGACGTCGGCGTGGATGCTGTCGAACGCAGCCGGACGGTTGTTCGGAGACACGCCAGTCAGGGAGATGCTGTTGAGCACTTCCTGGGCGAACTCGAACACAGCCTGAGTCGACTCGGTCACAGAGGTGAACTCCATGGACAGGGTCAGCGCAGTGTCGCCTTCTGGCAGGTTGCGAACCATTTCGCGAGGGATACCGGACGAAGGCATCATGTTGCTGAGCAGGGCAGCTTCCACCACGTAGCGGTGGGTTGGGTCTGGCTCGATGAAGAGCATGCTCATTGACATGAAGTTTTCCAGGATTTCCTCTGGCATGTCCGAGACAGCCATGTGGAGGATTTCCGGGAACTTCGTTTCCGGGTTCATCATCGCAGTACGTTGCCAGTAGGTGTAGAAACGGGTGATGACCTTCCCGTACTTCTCCTGATAGCTGAACGAAGGCGTGGATTCCGCCTGCATCATGTTCTGGATGATTCGCAACTTCTGGCCACCGCCGCCCACTGCAGTTTCTGCAAACTCAGGCGTGATGGTGAGGTTGATACCCTCGATGGAGAGTGGATGCTCTTCGACCAGAACCTTGAGGGTTTCGATCAACAGCTGACCACCGTCGATGTAATCCATGAACAGCGGATGCTGAACAAGGATCGGAATCATCGACTTCCGGGTGTAAGGGGTGTTGCTGGGCAGTTCGCGGAAGTTGGGCATGAAGCCCATCTGTTGACCCATCCGCGGGTCCACTACGGGCGAGTATGCACCCTTCACGAACCCCTGCTTACCCAGCATGCGGTTTACATAGTCGTTTGCCATGACAATAGCATCCTCATGTCACTCTCCCCTTGCGGGGAGAGCGGGGGGTGGGGGTTAAGCCGCGGCGGCTACGCCTTCCAGGGCTTCCAGGCGGTTGGTGCGCACGGTGAACGAACCCACGGTACGCAGAGGGCCCATGTAGAGGTCCACACGGCAAGACCACGAGAAGCCGCGCTTGCTATCCGACGGGGTGAACATGGTGTTTGGAACCACCGTTACACGACCATCGTATTTGCCAGCGACTTCTTTGGCGATCAAGTTGTTCGAGCGCTGAATGAACTGCGCTTCGGTGAGACCCTTGATACCGACCAGCTTGGTCCAGACCTTACGGCAGACCTTGATGATGTCGACAGCGGCGATCATGTTGAACGCGCCATTGAGCACCGAGGTGTCGTCTTCAAACACGGTCTGATAGGCCGGGATGAATTGGTCACGACGGTCGACGTACTGGGCCCAGACGATGCCGTTTTCCCAGAAGTTGTCGATCATTGCTTCGGACTTGCTGCGGGCGTTGATCTCGGTGTAACCCTTGACCACGTTGTTACCCGGCTCGTCTGGCATCTTCTCACCGTCCCACAGCTGAGTACCGGCACCCATGTACTGGGCGCAGTCGTCTGCGAACTTGTAGGTGAGCGGCACCACGGACTTGACTTTCGCCTTCGGCATGGTACCTGCGTGACCGATGATGATCGCGCGGCAGCAACCGGTGCCGTAGAGGGTGGACTCAGGATACGACATGAGTTCGTTCTTGAGCGCCACGCCGATCGAGTAGTCCTCGTTCTCTTCGTTGGCAGGCTTGCCCCACACCTGGGTAGACAGCACCAGGTAGATGTCATCGCGGTTAGCGAGCATCTGTGGGAACTTCAGCTTGGTCTCCAACGAGAAGCCCGAGTCGTACATGCAGGACATCGGCACGCGCCAGCGGTCCCACAGACGGGACGGATGGTTCATGAAGTTGTCCAGGAAGTCGCCGACGGCCTTGTCGTAAGCTGCGTCATCCAGAGTACCGTCACCGCCGCCTTGAGCGAAGTGAGTGGTGGACTCAGTGAAGAGCAGACCGCCGGAGGCAGGACCTTCAACTTCGATCGTGTGATACGGGTAACCCAGGTACGACTGACCAGTCAGGAAGTTAACCATGTGGAAGTCGTCTTCGGTATCACCAGCGCTACCGAACGGCAGCTCGTCTTCGTGCAGCGCCTTGAGGAACTCTTCAAGGTACTCTTCGTAGACGTGGTAGCCCGACCAGGTACCGAAGGTATCTGGACCACCGTCGTCGGACTTGGCATTGTAGGCCTGTTTAAAGGTCTCTTCAATGCCGTATTCGGCAGCAGTGGTTTTGTCGTACACGCCTTCTTTGAACGAGAAGGTCAGGTACTGGTCACCGTCGATGGTGGTTTGGATCAGCGCGCTGGAGCGATCGTTCTTGCGCTCCATGGCCTGGAAGCGATACAGGAAAGCACGCTGATCTTCGATCAGGTCTTCACGAGTACCACCCGAGCTGCGGGCAGTCGGCGCGAGAAGGCGGAAGCCACCACGGTCGCCAGCCTTACCGCGGAACGGACGCTGGAATTCGAACAGTGGATATTTCTCGGAGCTGGAACCATCCTCGTCAGAAACGAGGTCGCCGGTACCAGCCACTTGCTGACCCAACTCGTTGCCTTTCAGCGCCGAACTGGTGATCTTCACGCGCTTTTTGGCGATGGTTGGAGTGCTCTCATCGACCAGCGGTCCAGTCGGGCCCATTTTATAGGTGCCGTCAGAATTACGCTGATAGTTAGGGCGCACGTCTGAGACGTATTCACCCCAGATGGTGATACCTGCAGGCTTTGGAGCATCGGCCGCAACAATGCGGCAGATCATCTGCTGGTTACCAGCTTCGTTGATAGCTTCCGACAGCAACGATTGATGGCAGAAGTAGCCACCTTTGCGGTCATACATGTCATCACCGTACAACCGCTTCATGCGAGCCCCGGAAACGATCTCGTCGGTTTCAGGACCCCAGGAAGTACGGAGCAATAGCAGCGGGGTATGCGTTGCAATCTGCAACGGTTCTACGGGCAACTGCTGATTAGAGTTGTCCTCGAACCCGTCGAAGAGAAAACGCGGGGCCGCATTTTTAACTGTGGCCATCGGTGTAACTCCTTTAAAGGAAGGTGTTCATTCTTTGCAAAGAGGTCGCCTACCGGTCAACGCTCCCTTAGGGCCATGGTCCCCCTCGGAAGAGGCAGGCCTTGCGATAGGCCAATTTGAGTTAGCCATAAGATAATAGCTTAGCTTTCAACCGATCTTTCATATACACAACGTGCCGAGGCCAGCATGATCATTGACCCCTACGAAACAACCCTCACCCGTCCTTACCTTGCAGACAAGATCCGCAATGGGGTCGTTCAAGCAGCCCTGGCCGACAGTCCTTACGGATTGCTCTTCCGTATCGCTGACGAGCACAGTGAAGTGCCGTCCTTCACCCAGCCCATGGTTTTCGAAACGCCGGGTAATAAAGGCAAACGCATTGCAGTGGATAGCCGTCAGTACAAGGGTTCCAGTCCGTTCGTGAAAGAACAATTGGACCTGTTGGAAATGCGCGCTGCCCTGACCCTTTACGGTGTACGTGAAGAGAACCTGGCTGCGTTCTACCATCCGGTGGCCTCGACGGCCTTTGCCAACCTGATCGCTGGCATGGTCAGTCAACGATTTGGTGTAGACCCTCGTCTGAAGCTCTACATCACCGTGGTAGCGGCTGCCCACTACTACAACATTACCCATGCACTGGACAACGGCTACGGCGATCAAGACTTGCCGATGCTGATGCAGAACATCATGCGTGATCTGCGCCTGCCGGCTGATGTGGTGGAAGCTGCATTGGACAAGTGCGAGTACGGTGACACCATGGCCTCGCTCTGCGAGAACATCAAGCGTGTCGACGATACCGATCGTACCAAGTCTCTGGTGCCCGGTTTGATCATCAACAGTTCGGGTGGTCTGTGGTTTGGCATCAATGCTGCTGAAACCGTGGGCGTGGCTTTCGAACATGCACCGACCTTCTGTGCTTTGCTGTTCAATGCGCTCGGCGATGGTTCTTACAGCCGTGGTGAAATGGCCAAGCGTTTGAAGAACGTCAACAGCGTACGTCAGAAAGCGGAACTGTTCCGCAAGTCGATGCGCACCATTCAGGCGGAGATCACCAATGCCTAGTGAGTACCTCGTTGAGCATGCCCAGGCGAATGTCTGGTGCACGCCCGACCAGGACTACCAGACAGTTATCGCCCCCCACCGTATTTCCGATTATCTCGGGGTGAAGGGTTCGTTGCGCGTGGAGATGGGCCAAGACATCACGATGCCTCTGCCCGATGTGAAGTTCCACGTGTACCAGATCGGTAACTTGCACCCTGGCCTGATCGGGTTGTTCCCTCGTGCGGGTCATTGGGCGAAAGCCACTGACCACATGAACGTGCAGGGCATGATCATTAATGTCTACGACAAGATGGGCATCAACCTACCGCGCTTTGAAACGTGGTTCGTGGTGCTCCCCAACCGTAACCTGCTCGTGGCCATTGCCGATCAAGGCGATCGCTTCGACCTGTTGACCCGTCCGATCTTTGTGCGCTGCTATTCGAACGCGTTCTTTGAATCGGACCGCAGTGATGATCACCCGCGCATTCCTGACTCCGTCTACATCGAGAACCCTGAGAACGACTGGGCTAACCTCGGTGGGTTGAAGTCGGGCAACTTCGGCGACGTGCTCATTGAAGGCACTCGCTGCAAAGTGCGCAATGACCTCATGGTCATGAACAACCGCGTCAAGACGCTGCGTGACATGAACGTGGGTAAGGTCACCTGCTACTACAACGGGTTGCTGGTGCCTGACTTCGATGGCCGCTTCTACACCGCTGCCATGTTCAAGCCGGGCGACTGGGTTGAGGTGGTATTGGATGCTTCGATGTCTGAGGTCTTGGAATTCAAACTCCAGAACCTTGACACATTCGACTCCATCCTCGACGGCCTGCGTAAGTACCTCCTGCACCGTCCTACAGACGTGCTCAAGGAGATTCAGTTCAAGGATGATCTGGATGTCTGGTTAACTCGTCCGGTGGGCTCAGATCGCTTTGAGGGACGTTACTTCTATCAGAACACTCGACGAGCTGTTCGACAGGTGACGCATCAGGACTGGGCTATCCCTGTTCCCTTTGTGACAGGTTTCTCTGAGGCAGGGACTGACTTCAGTAACCCGCTGCAGTGGACTGTCCGCGTGTATGTCCGCAAGTCGGGTTACGCCCGTGAGTTGGTGAATGAAGCGGCCCGTATCAACGAGCTGTATCGTCTACCGGCTACCCAGCGTCGTCGTGCCATGTTGGGGATGGATTCGAACCTACCCTTCTGGCGTGCGGATAATCTGGAAGCTGGGATGTACGCGTTCCTGATGCAGGACTTCCCAGGGATGTTCACTCGGGCTCAGGTGCAGGAAGCTTACGGCTACAACGCCATCAGTAAGTTGGTGGCTGACAGTCCTCTGGCGACCGTTAACCAGAACGGTAACAAGATCGTCATGATGCCTCCGGGGCTACAACGTGAGGCGACGGTCTACGAGTACGACAAGGATGGGCTGCTGCTCGGCTACTACCAGACTTACGGTACCTTGCATTATGGTTGCCGCAATGACAACGCTGCCTTTGTAGAAGGCCGTGTGGGTTTCGGTGGTCCTAACCTGTCGACCGTGTTTGGTGTGGCACCTGTCACGATCAATCCTGACTGGGATTACTTCTGCATGAAAGTGCAGATCTGGAACGGGGAGATTACTGGGGAGTGGGAAGCGGCTATCCTGGACAAGGACTATGTGATCCGTAACGGAGAGATCCGTTGGAACTTGGATGGCAAGGCCTGGCTCTGTGTGGTGCGCAACAACAAGAACTTCTTGGCCTACGACATTGAACTCGATGCCCGCGATGGTCTCATGATCTTCAGTGTGCAGTCTGAGGAAGCGAACGAGTACGAGCCGGCCAACCGTGTGGAAGCAGTTCCCTACGGCAAGTTGGACCTGTGGCTCAATCGTCGTCCTTTGATCGAGGGCATTGATTACGTGGTGCGCTGGCCACAAGTGGTCATCTGCAACAAAGAGTTCTTGCGTCTGGCTGACACGCAGTTGGTCTCCATTCGCTGCACAGGTTTGCCGATGGTGGATGAGGCGGGTAAGTTCTACCGTCAGCTGCCTCTGGACGTGGGCTTTGTTCAGTACGGTCAACTGTCTCGCAACAACCGCTACAACGTACGGGCCGACAAGGTTCAGCGTTTGGTGGTGCGGGGTAAGGTCAAACAGCCGAGTGAAGTCTCGTACCCAGAAGACGGGGCGGGCATCAGTGTGGGTGGCATTACCAACGGTGATCCGTATTCCGTTGAAGAGGTGATTGTTCCAATCGGTACCTTTACTGTGGACGGGACGTATCCGCTGCGGAATCAGGCACTGGTGCGGGACCGTCAGGTTGAGGACTACATGTCTCAGTACATCGTGGACCCGGTTGAGGAGAACTACAACCCGATCCCCGCCAAGTACGACCTCTTCAGTCCGTTCCTCGCCAAGATCATCCGCGACCTGCAACACGGGTATCTGGTGATCGAGAACAAAGAGGTGCCGCTGACCAATGCTCAAGTGCGCGACAAGCTTAAGGACTACATGTACCTGCTCGAATACGATCCGACCCGCTTGGATCTGCCGACTGACTATGTGGAAATCCATGTGCACGACAGCTATCAGCTGATCACCTTGGGTGTCTATCATTTCTACCTGCTGGAAATGGCAGCCAAGCTCTGGATGCCAGGGCAGGTTGACATCAGCCGTTGGGTGGGTATCGACACCAACTGGGTTCCGATTCCGATTGGCCCTGCATAAGGGCCCTCCACCTTTCACGAGAGTATGCGCATGTCTACTATCAATACCAATCCATCGATGCAGATCGACCGTAACCGGCCGTGGCAGTCGTGGAACATCACGCAGATCTTCGTGCCCGGTGGTGCGGGTGGTCTGATCGTGCCCAACATCGACGACGAGATCATGCAATGGGGTAGCAACAGCTACTTCGTGTACCGCTGCTCTGATGTCGATTACACCACGGGTAAGTCTACCCTCGAACTGATGCACGAGACGCCTTACACACCCCCTACCGGTGTGGAAGACATCATCCTGTCCAGTGGACCGGGTACTCCGGTTGAAGCGTTCCGTGCCTACGTGGACCGCAGCGTTAAGCCGGCTACTATCTCGGTGGACCGTCAGTTCTACTTCCTCGGGACCATGGCTCGCTATGTGAAGATCTACCGCGGCACCAACACCGGTGCAACGGGTCAGGTCATCTCTGCCATGTACGACCAAGGCGGGGCGGGTGATCTGCTCGGTGAGAACATCCCCCTCAAACAGGTGGCTACTGCGAAGTTGCCGGCTGCAGGGTTGGTGGAAGCGATTGACTCGGCGGTGAAGATCGTTGAGACCGGTTATCTCACTGTGGATGTGCCGGACAACGAAATCATCACTGTGGTGGCGTTCGACGACAATGGCAACATCGTTCAGCAACGAGCGATCACTGTCTACAACACCAGCTTTTCCCTACAGGTGGACAGCTCCCGTCGCTATGTGCGTGACGTGCGGCTGAAGACCCAGTTCCTGTCCGAAGGCGATAACACCGTTATTGCTGTTCCTCGGAACATGACCCTGGAATCCATTCTGGCCATGGGTGAGGTGATCTACTCCGACGGCTCCATCGAATCGCATCCGGTAGATGGCACCAAGATGGCGGTGCACGGACTCTACTCCAACCGCTTCATCGCTAACTCCGATGGCGCACGTGGGCGGGTGGTTCTGATGTATCGCTTGGATGCCAACGAGTATCTCTACGGGGCACAGGTGGGTGAATTCCCGCACATGTCCAAGGCTTACTCGGTGGAATCGGTACCGTTCGAAAAGGCTTTCGCCTGCCGTATCTGGGCCTTCCCGCAATGGGTCGACGTCAACAGTGGTTATCGTATGAGGTATTTCCTCTCGACCTTGCGTCGTGATCACCTCTATGACATCACCGATAAGGTGCGCATGGCTCCGGCCTCGCCTGCCTTTAACCCTCTGGCGTACGGTCAACTGCAGAACTTGGTTCTGACGGTAGACATGCAAAAGGTGGACGACGCATTCAAGTCGTGGAAGTACGTGCAGCCAACGGGTATCACCCTGTTCGCTCCTGCTTCGGCCGGTGATGAAACCAGCTACACCGTGAACTTCGATCCAGCTGACAGCACGGTGTTTGGCCTTAAATTGCAGGTGAAGGGCGACTACCGTTCAGCCGGTGTTTGGATGATGGATGTGTCGATGAAGGCGGGTAGCAAAGAGGACTGGCTGGATAAGCTGTTCTTCAATGCTCGCCCTATCTACAACACAACCAGTGAGATGCGTGCCCCGCCACCTACTCACTTCAATCTGGTGATTGCAGGCGTTCGTAAAGAGTTCTCCGTGAATAACTGGATGACTCCTTTGCAAATGAATGCGCAGCCTGGACCAGGCGAGATGATCCTTTTCGAATGGATCATGCGCGATGGCAACGGGGATCACCTGCTGGGCGTTACCGCCGTTCCAATGTTCCAAGTGGACTGATACAGACTGCCTCCTCTCCCGCAAGGGAGGGGAGGCATTTAGGAGCGACGATTATGATTTTACACGACGGGGATATTGACCAGTACCCCGGTGCCATTTACGACGTACACACGAGCAATAAAAGCTTTGTGCGTTATGTGGCGCTGCTGCGAAAGATGGGCGTTAAGAACGCCTACTTCTGTTTGGCCCTGCTGCACCCAGAATTGCAAGGCGTAGACCCGCACGATCCAAACTTGGATGAACAGACCAAGGTGAAGATCTGGCGGGAGTGTATGGAGAACCCGTGGTACTTCATCCGGGAAGTGATCCGCATTAAAGCGGGTGACATGATTCCGTACATCGCCAACCGTGGCAACATGGCTTTGATGTGGCTCTTCCTTAACCACATCGACATGTTCCTCATTCAGCCTCGTCAGACCGGTAAATCGGTGGGGGCTGACTGTTTGATGTTGTGGTTGATTTACTTTGGCTGTTATAACGTCGACATACAGCTAATTACAAAAGACGCCAAGCTTCGAACGGACAACATCCTTCGACTCAAGGCGATGCGCGACGGCATACCGCAGTGGTTGGTACTCCATTCCAAGGGAGACCCGGACAACACGGAAGAGATTGGTTATGAAGCGCGGAAGATGCGTTACATTGCAAAGGTACCACGTGCATCTGCCACGGACGCTGAGAAAGTAGGTCGGGGTGCTACCAGTCCGATCCTGCAGTTCGACGAAGCACCCTTCATCAACCACATTGGCATTACCCTACCTTCTGCAATGGGTTCCTCTACTCGGGCCCGTGAGAACGCCAGGCGCCTAGGTGCGCCGTATGGGGTACTGTACACAACCACGGCAGGCAAGATCGACAGCCGTGATGGTCGTTTCGTTTACGACATGCTGCAAGGCGCTGCAACGTGGAACGAGCGTTACATGGATGCTGGTTCTCAAGAGCAGCTTGAGCAGATGATCATGGACCACTGCACGGGCGATGTTCCGCTCATGAACGTGACCATGTCTCACCGTCAGTTGGGTTACACCGACGAGTGGCTGTGGGAAACCATGGCTCGAAACAAAGCCTACGGCGAGATCGCAGAACGAGACTATATGAACCGCTGGACCAACGGTACCGGTAGTAACCCTATCGATGCCAAAACCCTGGAACGCATCACCAAGTCTGAGCGTGAGCCGGATTGGGTGGAGTTGTCCAAAGAGGGTTACATGGTCAACTGGTACATCGAGAAGGAAAAGATTCAGCAGTTCATGTCCACACGTCGTTTCATCATGGGCCTCGATACGTCCGATGCTATCGGTCGAGATGGTATCGCCATGGTGATCATCGATACACGGTCTTTGGCTGTGGTGGCTTCGGGTGTGTTCAACCGCACCAACATCTACCGCTGGATCAGTTTCTTGGGTGCGTTCATGCTGGCCTATCCAACGGTCACGCTCATCCCAGAACGCAAGTCGTCGGCTCAGTCGATTGTGGACGGCCTCATTCAGATTCTGGATGCTGCCGGTGTCGATCCATTCCGTCGGATCTTCAACCACATCGTCGACAACCGCGAGCGCTACTCGGACGAGTTTGTCAACACCAGCAACTCGCTCATGCGTCGTCGTATGTTCGAAACGCACAAGCAGCACTTCGGGTTCAACACCACAGGCGATTCTCGTACTCAGCTCTACGTCAACGTACTCAACAGTGCGCTGGATGATGCTGCTGGCAAGATCCAAGACAAGAAGCTGTCTGGCGAGTTCAGAAGCCTTGTGGTCAAGAACGGTCGGATCGACCACCAAACTGGCGGGCACGATGACTGCATCATTGCCTACCTCATGGCCAACTGGATGTTGCTCCATGCGAAGAACCTCACGCACTACGGCATTCAGAAGTCTGACGTGCGCACCGAGGTGATTAAAGGTAAGGATACCATCTCTGTACAGGACATGATCAAACAAGACCGTGCCCGTAAGATCCGTGAGCAACTCGATGACCTGTTCATCAAGCTTGGGGATGCAGAGAGTGATGTGGAAGCGGTTCGCTACGAGCATGAGATCCGTCACGTGATGACGATGTCTGTGGAGATTGGTGAATCGGCTGAGAGTATTCAGGAGTTGATTGACACTGCGACCGTGCGTCGTCGTGAACGTCTGCGTACTCGCCGCATGGGTGGTTCCATGGGGAATGGGAACTATGGTTGGATGAACAACCGCAGTCAAGGCTACACCCCTCCTCCAATGACCTGCTGACATACGCCCCCTCCCCGTAATGGGGAGGGGGCTATGCCGTTACCACTTGATGTCTTGGAGCAGTTGAGCGAGAACTTTCTTCTTGTCCTCGTCGGTGTTGGGGTCGTCCATCTCAGATTGGATCAGAGAACGAACAGCCTTGGCCTCTTCCACGTTAACGCCGTATGCAAAGCGCACCAACGTGTTGTAGACCGCAATCTCCAAGTTGATCAGGTCAATCATGCGACTGACCATTTTGATGTAGCCCTTGGCGATACCAATGCGGGTTTCCAACGCCTTCTTGAAGTCGGGCGGCAACTTAACACCCACGTCAGCCAAACGCTTTTCCTGTTTAGGTAAGTCGTTCTTGACCTTGTCGATGTCAGACACCAGTGTCGCGTACTTGTCAAGCTTCGGTGGTTCGAGCTTACGTTCGCGACGTTTCTCCATGGCCTCCAAGCGAATGGTCAGTTCGTGGTCAGAACGTTCGCTAGGGGCAGTGGCCCATTCCAGGAAGATCCTGACTTCCTCATCGCTACCACCGCGCATGCGGCCAGCAATATGCTTGACATACATGGACTCGCAACGGCGACGCAGATAGGTGGCCAAGTCCTCCATGCTGGACCAGCCGATGAAGGTCGAGTTGGCATGGGCCATCAGGAACTTCGGTGTGATGAGTGAGCTGGAAGAGCTGTTAGCAAACTTCACAGCTTCGTCCAAGTAGGGTACCAGTTGACCATGGTATTCTTTCCACACCGACAGCTTGGCTTTCTCCAGCGCATCTTCCAGCGACTTACCGGGCTCCTCCATCCCATTGAGGATCAGACCAATGGAGGCGTAGACGTAGTTGGACGGGCGGCTCTCAAGGAAAGCAGCAACCACCTTAGCGCGGGCTTCCTCACGGGCTTTGCGAGCAGCATCAGCAGCGATGACCTGATCACGTTCAGCCGCATGCATCCGTTCACGCCATGCAGCGTTGGCAGCCACGGACTTCTTGTAGTCGTCATCCATCTTGGTGTTGATGTCGCTGATCTTCTTCTTGTTGGCATTCATGACCCAGAAGATCAACGTGCCGAAAGCTGCGACGATTGCCACACCGATTGCAACCTTTACCGCAGTGCTCAGTGCCTCTGTTGCCACCGGGAAGTTGGTGTTGGTCACCTGTGTGGTGAACGACTCCATCGCGATCTGTGGTGGGAGGATGCCTTTGAACTGGCTGGCCTGCTCCTTGGACACCCCACCTGCTTGCTGGATGGCTTCCAACTGCATCTGGAATTCAGCAGCCCGCTCATTGGCCATTGTTTCCAGATCGTCCAACTCCTCGATGCTCATGTTGGCGAGGGATGAAAGATCGACATCGGTCAATCCTGGAATAATCATGATGGTCCCTTTACTTGAAATAGTTCATGGTGATTGCACGGACCACGATGTAGAGTTCCAGTGCGGTACGCAGCGAAGCGATTTGGGATTCGGACTTGGACAGCTTGGACTTGCGAACAATCTCTTCCGCATAAGCACGAGCCTTGATCAAGCCTTGATCCTTCATACGGGAGGCCCCGTACAGGTCTTTGAGTTTGCTAACCAGACCCGCCAGATTGTCCACAGACTTGACGTCGATGCGGTTGACCTGAATGTAGTCGATAGCGTGCAGCACCAACTCTTCAGCCAGTTCTGCCGTCTTGACCTTGGTCCGACCACTGTGAGCGGTACACACCCACTTGAGCAGTTCCCAGAAAAGACCTTCCGATACTGTGCCCACCATTTCACGCACAACCGTAACCACCTCTTCACGGATAAACGTGTTGGGGTCGTTCATGACAGACTGAATGTACGTCACGTAACGTTTGTTGTCGTTGGTGTTGGACTTGAGCATCAACTCCCCGTCAATGACCAGGGTTGCAGTCGTCGTACGGATGCGGCCGCCGTTACGGCGAATGTCCATGTGTACTTGGAAGATCTTCTTGACCACTTCACGCAGACGGTCCTGTGGCTCTGTTACAGCGTAGGTAACACGGCTGTCGGGTGCGTAGTGGGTCACGACGCGAGCGTGGATCGCATTAGGCTTGAGGAAGTCCTCAGCACGCTGTGTGAACCACAGATCCCAACTGCCTGCCTTCTTGATACCCCACTTGAGGTCCAGCGAGGCGTAGGTGGCTTTGGCTTCTTCGATGCTGGCTGGCTTGTCGTAATAGTGCGACAGAAGGGACGTGAACAGTTTGACCTGCAACATGTAGAACACGTTGATCTTGGCCTGTTCCTTTTCCTTGATGGTCAGCTTGTTGGAATTATGCAGGCGGTAAAGCAGATACAGCGCTGCCGTGTTGTACGGGTCAGACAGACGAGCCCAGTCCGAATCGATCAGTGGGGTCTTGATGATCAGTTGACGAGCATCGTGCTCATCCAAACCCATCACGTCTTGAAAGAAGGCATCACGGTCCATCTTGGTGTGACGCACAATCTCAACGCCGAGCAAGTTACCGCCGAAGAAAGCGATGTGGTCTTCGTTCTTGTTGATGAACCCGGACTTGTATTTGCGGATACGGTCAACCAGATACTTGTCTGCTACCAAGTCAACGCACAGTTCGTCGTAGACCTGTTTAATGGCATCGCCGGTAGCACCCAATGCTTCCAACGCCATGAGGGGTTCTGGGTTGGTCAGGTGCAGTAAATCGAATTCTTGGTCGAACCCGTAGGTACTCGATTGTTCGTAGGACATAATGGATTCCCTAGGGAGTTAACTGACTATACGATAAAGACCGGTTTTAACCAGAATTCAAACCTATAATACCTAAGTGAATGACAGTCAATAATGATCGTCGTTTAACCTATTCCCAAGTCCTAAGGAGGACACATCATGGAACAAGCGAACATTACTTTCACCGAAGACGCTGAAGGTGCACTGATCTTTCAATACGCTGGCCGTAAGTATCTCTACGCCGGTCGTAAAGATGGGATCATGTACGGCATCTCCACCGCTCGTAAAGAGTGGAAGGAGTTGCTGGAAGATGCTGGAAACCGCGAATACGAGAAGGTTGGTAGTCGGGCAGTGGCCATGGGTCTGGACTTTGTGCACTTCGATCTGGGTATCCTCAAGATCGACGTCGTCGCTAAGTTGACGGATCTGATGGAGACCTACGATGACTTCGAAGGTCTGGGCATTATGACCATCAGCAAAACCGATTGCCGTTCTCCAGACGGCATCACGATCGGTTTGATCGATGGCATGATCGCCATGGCTCGGGTTCTGCGTAAGGCCAACCTTGGCTCGGCAGAAGTGCAAGAGGCTCTGAAGGACTTCACCACCGATGAGGATGTGAAGTGGCTGATGGAGCACTCGGTACAGAACTGGGAGTTCGGCGCGGATGCTGACAAGGACTGGGAACTGGGTGATCCACTGCAGGTGGTCATCCCTGAGTCGGCCCTTCAGTCGGCTGTGGAGCCTTCCAAAGATGGCAAGTACAAGGTGGAATACTGCCAGAAGACTTGGCCAGCTGGTTGGGATCACGAGGACTCGACCATCGAGTTTGATAGCCGGGATGAAATGAACACCTGGCTATTGGGGAAGATTGAGTGGTGCAAGTATGAAGATAACGGTTTCCGCTGCCGTGTCTACTTGTACAAGGACAACTTCCCTCACTCGATCGGTAAGGGCGAGTGGCTCTCTGACCAGTTCGTCAGTGTTGGATTGAGCTGGGTGCCTACCCTGGACATCCTCTCCGACATGGAATGGATGAAGTAACGCCGCAACACCCTAGCCTGCCAATGGTGGTGGGCTAGGATTTATAACCACGTTCTAAGGAGAACACAACATGGCTTTCAAAGACTACAACCGCAATCAACTGATCACTGGCCTCGTACTGCTGGCTGTTGTTTTCATCGGCGCAGTTCTGGGTTTCATGTTTGTCTACAAGTTCGTAGGCAAGCTGGCTACAACGCTTTTGACGCTGGCAGCGATTGTCTACTACGTGTGGCAATACTTCCACTTCAAGAGCAACGCAAAGGCAAAGGCCGATTACATCGGTGCCCTGCGTGCGTCTCTGTACAAACAAACTGTCACCAACCATCTGGTGATGATCTTGAACCTGACCAATGTGGCAGCGTTGCTGGCTCTGGTCATTATGGGTTGGTGGTTCGTGGCGATCTGTGGGGCAGTGATGTCTTACATTACACTGGGGCATGTTCGTGAAGCGGAAGCTTTGCACAATGCTTCCCTGGCCACCCGCTAATCCTTCCTCCACCCGCAACCTCAATCTCATTTTCAAGGAATACAGCCATGCAAAACTTCAACGTTAACACTCTGACCATCCTCGCCGCCCTGCAAGCTGAAGGCTTCAACGCTCGCCTGGAAAAAGAAGGCGCTTCCAACAAGAAGCACCAACTGCTGGGCGTGGTGGTCTGCTTCGTCGATAACGCTGAGCAGTATGTCTGCCCGGCCTACACCGACCTGGCAACGTTTGAACTGAACCCAATCCGTCTGCGTGAAGGCAAACTGATCGTGGGCTCTAGCTCTGTCGGCACTGCTGACAGCGGTGGTCACAAGTGGTTCGAGTCGATCGCCAAAGACTTCAAAGGTGAACTGTTCCCAGTTTCCCTGGAGCCTGTAACCGAGGAGTACACTCCTCAACCAATCATCGAGCCAGTCGTGCCGGTGGTGTCCAAAGCTGAAGCTGCGGCCAACGCTTCTGAAGCTGTAAACGCTACCCCAGCGGCTGCTTGATGTACAGGGCCTTCCTTCGGGAGGGCCCGCTCTTATGCCCATTCATTTCGAGTGTGCATAAAAGTCTAATCACCAGGTCCTAAGGAGGACTAGCAATGCGTACACTTAAAGATTACACCGCAGAACAAATCGCTGCTGCCAAAACGTGGATGTCGAATGAGTTGGAGGCGATGTCTGAAGCCAACTACGACAAGACCCTGCTGCAGGTGCTGGAATTCCACCACCCAACTGGTCACGTGGAAGACATCCAGCCTGTTGTGATGGCTGCTCCTAAGCCGCTGGAAGGCGAGTTCCAACAGGGTGAAGAACCTGTGCTGGAAATCTACGGCAAAGAGGATGAAGTCAAGGCCATGCCTGAATTCAGCCAGTCGGGTCCTAAGGAGTTCGAGGACAAGGTGGTTCAGCGCCTCATGCTGGCCATGGCTCGTGGTGAAATCAAGCTGGAACTCGATGGCACTCCTGAAGGCAAAGCTCGGGACGCCAAGGTGGTCAAAGATTACCTGACCCGCAATGCCGCGTACTACCCTCACGAATCCCGTGACGAGTGGTTGCGTGAGAACGGTGGCGTTTCCTCGGATGGCAAGGGCACTTTGTGGTTTGAATACCCAGGCGATGGCATGAGCGACATCAACCCACCTCGTCCTACCGAACAACACGGGGCTGAATTGGCTGCTCGTTTGGCCAATCAAAAGTTCCCACTCGACCGTTTCGGTAAACCGGGTAAGGGTGTCGAGGTGACTGTTCATCCCGATCACCTGGTCATGTTGGACAAGCCAGTCTACGTCGAGATAGACATCTCCAAGCTGGCAGAAGGTGACAGCTACATAACGCCGGACGGCAAGACCTACACCAAGGTGCATGGTCGTATGGTGCCAGCAGACGCCGTGCAGACCGCCCTGTCGTCAATTCACCTGGACCGTCCTACCTCCGCTGCTCGTCAGCAAATGCATGAAGGGTCCCGTGCTCAACAGGACCTGACCAAGCCTGCTGGTCCAACCATTACCACCGGCATGGAGATCTTCATGGACCCGATGTCGATCGCTAAGCGGTTGGTGGGTCCGTGGGATGGTCCGGGCTGGGACAAGGGCATGGATGAAAAGGTGCGTCAGGAACGTTTGGAGTTGTTCGAGACCTACTTCGCCAATCGTCATCCTGATCTGTCCCGCGGTAAAGATGTAAAGCTGCACATCGTCCCTGTAAAGAAAGACGATTAATCAACACATACCCACGTCCTAAGGAGGACAAGATGTCTAAAGAACAACGTGCACTGATCGATTCCCTGACCCCAGAGAATCGCAACATCCTGCTACTCTTGCAAATGCGCATGGGTTGCTACATGGATGGTGAGATTGAGTTCTGTAGGCGAGTGAATGTTATCCGCAACAATGGGGTCGAATACCTGTGCCCGGCTCGTAACCCTTCGATCTATAAAGGGATCGCCACTCAGCCGCTCGTACTCAATGCCTTCGGAGAGATCATTCTGGCTAATGAGACTGTGACCATCGGTGGTGCCCCTGTGTATGTCGGTTCGCTGGACATCATGGTGGGTGCCGCTGAGTTGCAAGAAGGCATGCGCCGTAACTCGGTAGAGCGTCGTAAGGTTGCGTCCACTCCGTTGATGGGTGGTCGTCGCATTACGGATGGGCCGGGTGTTAACCCGTTGTCACAGTTGGGAGAGGGCATCGAACTTCCAGTAGGTGGTCGAGATGCTCGTAAGTTCCGCAATGTTACCGTTGGCGAAATGGACCCTCTTCCAGATCGCTCTGACGTAGTGATCTCCCTGGATCGTCATCGACCACTTCGCCAGAGTCCTATTCGGATTCATGGCGAGTCTGAGATCAACACTGAACGCTTAGGGCTTAATCTGAACCCAGAAGTGTTGGCGTCCATTAACAGCTTCATCGGTGAAGAATCTCGCAGTGCCTCGGCATCGCTGGCAAAGAACATGATGCCGCTGAGCGATTCGGAATACTTCAATCGCAAGATGCAGCTCCCTGGCTACACCCCACCTAAGTTCAGCTTCTGGACTCGGATGGGTTGGAAGTGGGAAAGCTTCAAGGAACGTGTGGCAGAAAGCCGTGTTGGCCAGTTCTTCCGCAATCTGTTTAATCGTTAATTATTCCCAAGTCCTAAGGAGGACACAATGGTTTCTGTTAAAGGTATCGCTACTCTGGTTCTCGGCATGGTTGTGGGTGGTGTGATTGTGAGCAACTCGACACTGATCCAAGGTAAGCCTGCGGTTACTCCGGCTGAAGAAGTTGTCACCGGTCACCGCGTTTCCCCTCTGGGTCAAGAGATGCTCACCTACAAAGGTGCGCGTACTCAGATCGTTGCACTCTAATCACTTACTACCCGGAGAGATACCATGGACCTGTTTGACGTAGTAGAAGTTGCAGCCACCACTCGCCGCATGAAATTCCAAGACGACTGGTTTACCGGTTGCTGTGGCATGCAAGCGTTTGCGCATGCAGTAATTCCAGATACAGTACCGGGTGATGTCCTCTTCACCCACGCACCTAGCGGCAACCGTACCATTGCTGTGGTAACGCCGCTGGGCAATGTGATCCTGCAGGAGATGGAGCGCGATGCGCGCCAAGTGCTCCTGTGGTCCACCAAACTCTTGGAGGGTTTGTGGGGCAAGGGTCTCATCCCTGAAGATCAGCTGGAATCCCTGCTTGGTCTTTGGGGGAAAGATAACGTTGGCATTCGCATTCAGCAGATGCTCAACCAGCAAACCAACATCCATGAAACCAAAGGAGGTTGACATGGTCAGCAACAACACAGCAGTCCTTTATATTCGCAACCCCGATGAGAACTCCCGCGAACGCCACATCGCTGTCGATGACGATCCCAAGTGGATCGCCAAAGTCAAGTACGTCCTCGACAACGGCGCTGAGTATGCAGATCTTGTAGGTCCGCTGCTCGTGGCCCACGACGTACCGGGTGGCGGTCGCATGATGTTCTACCCGCTGCCGTACATCTTCCGCAGTGAGCGTGAGCGTGCAGCAGCGGCTGCTCGCCATGGCAAAACCCCACCGCCTGAATCCTGGGTTCAGCGGAAGGTTCGTGTACTGCAGAAAGTGTTTGGTCGTCAAGACCCACAGGCCGCCTAAATCTTAAGGCGGCGCATTCCCCATGTCCTAAGGAGGACAAGTGATGAAGTCGATCCGTGAAAACGTAATGGAAACGAAACTCCACCATACCGAACGTACAGTTGTAGACGGCATGGTGTTGGCACATGGCTTGTTGGGTTCGTGCAGAGCCTGGCAGCAAGATGCCATTCAACAAGGTGATGTCGGGGAGACGCATACGCGCCTGCTGCATGACCTTGCTTTTCTGTTGCACTGCATGCCTAAGGAAGAAGCCAACGCAACGCTCACCAATCTGGAGAGTCATGGTTTCTTGGTTGGGTGTGAGCAGGAGACTTCTCGTGTAGCCATTGCGTGTGATGGTCACCAGTTGTCCGCTGTCATTACCCGCGAGCAGGCGCTGGCGTACCACACAAACAATCTCACCACTCACTGACCCGATAAGGAGGACGCATGAACAAGCTTGTAGATGTAACGTCCTCCATCATCGCGCAACATTACGGCCTTGCCTGGCATGGACACTCACTGACTCTCAAGCGATGGGGGTCAGTGGGTTGCCTGTCCAGTTTATTTTTTGTCTCCGTGTTCGATGGTTTGGTTTTAGTGGACCGTGTCAATGTGTCAGCCGAAGAGCAAGGGATGCGTCTTAAGCTCCCAAGCTTTCACATCTCCCCTCGGATGATCAATCAGATCTCAGGCAATGTTCACCGCGTTTGGTATCTGGTAGCTGATGGGGAATTGTTCTGGATCAAAGACCGTGACTTCGATCGGTTGCTGCACCGCGTCAGGATTACCATTGTGGGGGATGACATGAATCACTTTGAACAGGACGTCATCGGTCCTGACATCGAGATTCGACAAGACTACATTCCGGGGCGTGGCAGACAACGTCGCGATTACTGGAAGAACCACCTCAATCGAAAACCCAGACCCGTCCTAGTGGCGTCATAAACCCTCTCCCATTACGGGAGAGGGGATCTATGCTGTCTTTTTTTTTTGTGTCGTGGTGGCTCATTGATGCCAGTTTTGCTTGGGTTAATCTATGTAGTACCTTGTTAATCCCCTTATGTACGGAGTTTACCCATGCCTCTAGCATTGGTTGAACGCATCGAGTCAACGAATCAATCCAGGTTTGTTCTGGACGGCAGAGGTCCCTCTGCTGCTCAGTATTGGGGCGACTATCGTGGTCTTGAGGCCATGCTCTCTGAACGGCATAGCACGGCGCTGTACATGGCGCACGCTGCTAAGGAAAGGGGTGAACTAGACAGGAAGTTCTCGACCGACATTCCCCAACGTGTCCTGAACGACTACATTGTCCAAGCACCCTCGATTCTGCGCAAGCTGGACAGAGATATCAAAAACATCATTGATGCAGGAGGAGCCGACGCCATAGTGTACTTGAAAACACTATCCACGGTGAGAGGCGCGTTGACGGAAACGATCACGCACTTTGGCCGTATCGTAGGAACCTGACCATGACTGTACTTGTCACTTATCAAAGCGTGTTCGACGCCCAAGCACAAGCGTTGGTCGTCACGGTGAACTGTGTCGGTGTGATGGGTAAAGGGGTTGCAGAGATTTGCAAACGCCGTTATCCGTTGGTGTTCATCGACTATGTACGCCGGTGTAGAAGTGGCAAGGTTAAACCTGGTCGCATCAGCAACGAGGATTGTTACCAATTACCTGATGGGCGATACATCATCCTGTTCCCCACCAAGAATCATTGGCGACGTAATACTGAAGCCTGTTGGGTTGAGACTGGCCTAGCGGATCTTCTGCTCCACTGCCACCGTCTGAGCCTAGACGACGTGGCACTTCCTCCCCCTGGCTGCGGTAATGGCGGCTTGGAACTGACCGAGGTACAGCCGATGATCGACCTCATGTTTGAGGACGAAGACATTGAAGTTACCTTATGTATATAGACGCGTTGCTGCGGCTAGATCCTTACCCTGAGGAGTTGACCAGCGATCTGGGAATACCAGACATGGTTGGCGAGACGGGTGCGGCGGTGGGCTTTGTGTCCTTTCACCACCGCAAGTTGTACAAGGCTAGTTATCCCCCGATGGCTAGGTTGTGCAGCCTACAGAGCATGGGGGCGTCCCGCCCTTGCCCGCCCCACCCCCGTGCTCTGTGGGGTGCTTTCCTCATCGCACCAGTGTTTAGGCCGGCCTTCGGGTCGGCCTTTATGCCCACACCCATTCTATGCGACACCCCAGTCGTAGTTAACCCCAAAGGAGACACCCATGAAAATTGATGTGGCCAAAACGGCACAGGAAAACCTGATCGCGCTGATCGTTGCCGCTAACCCCGGCAAAGAGTTGGCAGCCAATCAGTTCACCGCAGCCGCTCCTGTCGTCATCCCAGACGACGCTGGCCGCAACACCACCATCACTCTGTCCGCTGTTGTTGGTCAGGGCTACGGTGCTGGTGATGCGACCTTCAAATACACCCGTCTGTCCCTGGCTGGTGTGAACGTTACCCCTGTCACCAGCGTTCGCGTTGTTGACGGTGATGACGAGGCTGCTACCCTGACCAAAGTGCTCGCTGCTACCGGCATTCTGGCCAGCGAAGTTGATGCGTCGGATTACAACGCACCGACCGATGATTCGGTTCCGGGCATGATCACTCTGACCCCGAAAGCAGGTTCCACCCTGTACGTCGGCGAAGAAGTGGTTATCGAACTGACCTGGGCCGCTGAAGCAGAGCCTACTCTGGGCGAAACCTTCACCGTGACCGATCTGGACGGCTTCGAACCCGCCTAAGTCGTAATTGCGACATAAACCCCCGGCCTGTTGAGGGCCGGGGGTTTATGCTCACGCTGGTTCAAACCCGTTAAGGTTCTTGACATCAAACACATCAGCCAAAGTCGGCAGCGACCCCATCGAGACGAAACTACCCGCCACGAAGAAGTAGCTGTCCTTGTTGGCAACCAGATAGATCGTGTTGGCTGTAACCTTACACTTGGTCAGGTCAAAGTCAGCATCTTCTACCAGAATGCCTTTGGCACGGATTGCAGCGATCACCGCAGCAACGTTGGCGTAGTCCTTAGGTACCAGTTTCAGTGCAGCCAACACGTTGATGTAACGACGGTTGTAAACAACTTGCACCGGTACACGGTAGGCACTGGTTTCTGTGGGGGAGATGGTCACAGTGGTTTGAGCACCGGAGCCATTCGCCACGGGTTTACCAATGGTCAGCGTGTTCCAGTCTGGCTGCACCGTCATCTTGCGAGCGGTCATGGTCTTGAAGTTATCCAAGCCCGTGATGTCAAACGGCAATGTAACAAAGCCATCAGCCACCTGGGAAACCAGAACCCGGACACCTTGAAGCTTGGCGAGGGGTATCACGTTCTGGGCAACCAACATCCGCGCTTGGGCAACCCGCACCTGAGGATTGGGCTGTTCGATCACAATCCCTTGGATCGAGAACAGGTCCGTCCCTATGCGGTCCTTTTCAATGACCACACCTTGCAATGTAAACAGATCAGTATCCATGGCATTCCCCTTAACGTGCTAATACGGTAAGGGAAACCTCTAGCCCAGTAAGGGCTGTGGCAGGAAGGCTCTCATCGTTGGTATGAGAGTTGTTGGCCACAGCCAGTGCCGGGTTACCCAAAGACACTGTCGGGTTCAGCACCAAGTCACGAGTATCCTCATGCGTGCCTCGCACAACCTTGCCACCGAGGTTGGCAGGAATGCCCTGAGTATAGGACGCACGACTACGGAGCATGATGCCGTTGACGTTGGACTGAATCGGTAACACGTAGCCGTCCACTGGCTTGAGTTTCAGCACAGCGTTCGCACCATTACCCACCACGTATTTACCAGCATCGGCAGCGTGATCCTTCCAACCCAGGACATTGGCAATGTTGGTGACGTCCCAGTTCTGGCTGGACACTACCTGCATTGGAACATCAGAAATGTCCTGAGGCCCCAAACGCCCGCTAGGAGTATCGTCGCCCATGTCTGCAGTGGCGTAAATGTCGGTGATGTACAAACGCTCCGTGCCAGAGACTGGGAAGCCTATCTGCCAGGTATTGGCAAGCAGTGCATTCACGTCGGTGCCATTGGTGATGGTGACCGTCACCATGAACCGGCCATCAACGTAAACCGATACGGTTCGATCAGTGCGGTTGAACACCATCTCCACGTACCATTCGGTAATCAGCGCTGGCACCGTGTACGACGGATAAACTACAGCCCCCCGAAATAGAGGGATTGCCAATGCAGCCAAGGCACTGGCCTTGCGCTTGTAGCGAATGCCGATAACGAACGAATTAGCGGCCTGAGGGGTGAGGTGGGCGATATTCATCGCGAACTGGAAGAAGAGGTTGCTTGCACCGTTACCGGTACCGCCTCCCAACCAATACTTGTTACCCACCTTTTCTACGGCCAGGGCAAAGCTGTCCTGATAGGGACTCCAACTGGAGCCTGCGGTTATCGCAGGCAGTGCGCCAGGCAAGCCCAAGGACCCAGCGCCAGCAGCGGTAGCGATGCTGGACAACTCAATGCCCGTTTGCACTCCGCTGAAGTTTTCGAGTTGTGTAATGGCCATTATGCAGGGTCCTTCAGAGTGAGGCTGAAGTCAACCGAAGCCAAGGGCACGTTCGCCGCCGCAAACTCGGTACGCGGACGTGTCCAGTTAACGACATCGGCAGTCGTAGTGTTGAAGTTGATGGCGGCAGCGTTGGTGTACTTGGTCCCATCCACGGTCTGAGAAACATCGACCACCGGAATCACGGTAGCCGCACGTCGACCGCCCATCAGGATACCTGCAGCCAAGACCTTGCCAGTGATACCGGCCATGTCCAACTTGAAGTTCACCGCACTGTTGGCGTCAGTCAACTTCACTGTACCAGCAGGCTTGGACCATGGACCACCTGAAGCGGTGTTGACCAGTGGTTGGTTCAAAATGGCCTGGGTAGCAGCAGCATCTTTGTTGGCACCTGCAACACTTGTAACGAGCACAGGAGCACGTTTGATGTTGACAGGACCCAGGCGCTTGGTGACACCTACGCCATCGTCCACAATAGCGTAAATGTCGCGGACTTTGAACTGGTCAGGACTGACCTTGGCCACACCCGCATTGGTCCACGGCGTGGCGTTCTTGAACATCACCCCGGTGGTCAGCAGACGGTTGTTGTAGATGTCGTTATAGAGCGGCCCAAAGGTGGTCGACATTACCAACTCCGCCACCAGTATTCCATCCTTGTAGTAGCGGACACGGTCGGTTGGGAAGTCGATCTCCAGTTCGAGGAAGACCTCCGGCGTACCTGTACCGCCCAGCAGCCCCAAGGACGGGTGGTTGGTCACCATCGGGTCGTTCAATGCCTGGGTAGACTGAAAGCGAAACAGCCCGTAGCCGGCGTTGTTGACGTTGCGGAAGCGAGCACCGAAGATGTAGACCTTGTTCTTCTCGAAAGTGAGTGATTGGATAAGTTGGCCACGGTACTCGCCCGCGCCATTGCCTTCCGCACCGCACATCCAACCCGCTTCATCAATGCAGGGTGGCTGGGTCCAGCTACCCGAGGTGTTATAGATGCCACCCACAATGGGGGCTAGGCCGAAACTCTTGAGATCGGCACCCCCGATAGAGCGCATGTTGTCAAAACAAAGAGCATACAAGAGACTCATGGTACCCTCCTTACACGGAACCAAGACTGAGAGAGGTAAAGACCGTCGACAGAGCAGGCTTGCGGCCCACTGTGAGCGTGTAGGTACCCTTGAAGAGTGGAGAGGTAGCCTTTGCCTGCAGTGTCAACGTAAACGTCGTCAGGCTGTCCTGAGCCACTACAGGGAGGTCTTCCAGATCGTAGATCGTGAACGGGATGCCGGTGATCGCATTGATCGTTGGCAGAATGTGGTGAACCGTGGTGTCCTCCAAAACCTTGACAGTTGTGGGAAACGTGAAAGCCGCCATGCCTGACAAATCAACACGGTTGTAGAACACATTCTTACTGATCGTACTCTGCCCATCCACGCTCGGGTAAGTCACGCCGCGCTTGATCTCACGAATACTGGATGGACCGGTATTGAGCGATGCACTGTCGGCAAAGGTTACCGAGGCAGGTGTCAGGGTGCGGCCCAAGATAGTTCCCAATTGGGTCACAAAGGCCGCTTTGGCAAAGTACGCGGGCAGTGCAGCCAACGTAGCTGGCCAGGACAACCCCACAAGCTCCCAATCGCGGTCTGAGGGGCACATCCACCCAACGTTGACCTGAGTCCCCGGTTGGAAGTACAAAGAGTTCTCAGAGGCTTCCAGGGTGCATGGGCCATCTTGGGGGATGGGTGTACTCTTAAAGTCCGAAGCACTCAGTGCCGTACCGAAGGTAGCATTGAATCGTGGGATCACCTGATCGGTTGTGGTCATGACCTTGTCGTACTTCAGGGTATCGAGGTTACGATCCCGGACGATCTCCTTTAAAGGGAATCGGTAGTAGGCAAAGTCCAACGAACCACGGTAACCCGAGCTGGGCTTGAAAGTCACCGGCAGTTTGGCATTGAACCGATCTTTGACAGCAGCCGATGGCACACCGAATGTCAGGTCAGCCAAGACGAAGCTTTTCTGCCACGTCGAGTTGATCGAGTTAACGATGTGCTGATTGACTTCTACTGTGAATGGATCTGTGGGGGGAGAGGACAAGACCGCGTAAGCCGCGATCTGATCCAGTTTCAACAACGCGGGTTGCTGTAAAACAGCATACGCCGCAATCTGATCAACTTTTACAGTTGCCATCGACGTTCACCTTAGAGAGCGGCCGCCAACTTGACGGTGTATTTATCAAGTTCCGTTTTGGCAGGGGTGGCAGCAATCGACTTGAACGCCATGCGACGCGCCAGACCAGTGGCCTGAAGTGCACGGGTGTAGTCGAACGTTTGCTGGAAGGTTGCCGTTTGGCTCTGGTCACTAGCACCGCTCTTGAGCAGGTCCAGCTTCAGGTTGGACGAGCCACTGGTAGCCAGCGCGTCTACCTGAACCATCAATGCCTTCACAGTATCCGTGTCGCTGATACCCGCAGTATCGAGGGTGACCACACCACTGGCATCGTTGTCGGTGACAGACACCGTGGTTGGTGTACCGACAGCCGCGTTGAAAGTGGCGTGTGCGTCGTTCAGGGATTCGACAACAGTCTTGCCTGCCACGTCGGGCGTCCATGTGGGGGCATTGACGGCTTTGACCGGAAGGGACTTAAGACGCACAGGGCCAACCTTCTTGACCATATCGTTGGCTGCAATCTCGGACAGGAGAATGTCTTTGAAGGCATCGTCACGATACAGCTCAGCGTAACCGCCACCGTTCGTGGTCTGAACACCCACCCAGAACGCAACCAGCTTAACCCCAGATGCGGCTAGGCGGGCGGAGATGGACAGGGTTTTCAGGTAGACGTTGTCGCGATAAACGGTGACTTCGCCGGTGACACGATCCACGGTGATCTCAAAATAGTGACCAGTGCCGACTGTGTTTGGTGTGGCCCAGTCTGCCGCCATCACAATGGAAAGTGGGGCCAACGAATCAGAAAGACGCAGACCAGCACTTGAGACCAGTGCGCCAGAGGTTCGAGCCTCGTGGGTCACACGAAAACCGAACGACAGCATCGAGGTGCCAGCCTGCAGCCCGGCTTCAGCGTTTTCCAACATGGCCTCAACGGTGGCCAAGTAGGTGCCGCCAGAGTAGTTGGACAGATTACGGGCACGTACCACCAATGCATCTGGGTCGGTGCCTTTGCGGATGCCAAAGGTTGGACCAGTAGGCGCGTAGGCGTAAGGGTCGGTATACCCCACCGTCATTCGACTGCCTTCGATCTGACCAACATAAGGGGTGTTGGTGTTGAAGAGACCGGTGGGGGCCTTGGTAAAACCGTAGGCTTCAATAATGCGCATGCTGAACTCCTAGGCTTATCGGCCGTAGTGCATGTACAAGCGGCGGCTGTCCTGACCTTCCAGATCCTGAAGGCGGATACCCACCACACGCTTGAACAAAGGGTTGGTCGGCAACATGTCGTCGTTATCACCTACATAGATGATCTCGGCGCCTTCGAGGGAGGTCAGGTCGGTACCGGTGGTAACCCACTTGCCCTGATCCTCGGTGGGGTCGTACTGACCCAGTGCGGCCGACAGCGTTGTAAGTTTGTCTTCCGGGATGGGGCCTAACTCCAGCTCATTCAAGAATTCCTCGAATGGGGCGAAGTCAACGCGGAAGAAGTTGGGCAAAGTTTGCATGGTTAACTCCAGTCGAAGTAGGGTTCGGGAATGGCTGCAGAGATCGACGGAATACCGCCACTGAACAACGTGCAGCTACCTTTCCAGAAGATACCCGTAGATTTGGCGGTCAATGGGATTTTGAATGTCCCGTCACCGTTATCGATCAGGGCCGCATCTTCCACATCGTCGGCATCAAACAACACGCCAAACGTTTTGAGGATGTAGGGGAAGCAGTCGTAAACACGGGCTGCGCCTGTCAGTACATTGGTCTGAGCAGTGCCCGCACTGGCGCCCAAGACGGCCAAGTCCACACGGTTGTACTTAAACGACCGGTAGTCCTTATACGTTGGGTTGGTCCCTGTTGCCGTGAGTTTGATTTTGGTGTCAAACCCTTCTGGATCATTGGCCAGCGCCGAGGGCGGCGAGAGGGTCCAGAGGTTGGCAGCAGAATAAGCGAGGGCATGATTGGCCTGCAGCTGAATAAGCAGGCTGATCTTGGAACCTTGTTTTAAGTCCATGGCTCACCTACACCTTGTAGTGAAGCAAGAATTTACCCACGAACCAACCACCCGCCGCAGGTGGAGTAATGACCACCACATTGTTGTAGTCTGTGGAGTTTGCCTCGGGCACGTTTACGTTGGGTAGGGCATACTTGATGCAGCGAGCATCTTGCAGGCCACCCTCAGTCGCAGCCGGAACATAAGCGTTGAGCTTACGGCCAGCCACCAGGCTCATGTACGACACCAAGTCTTTCGCCTGCGCAGTGCTGGGCAAAACCTGAAGCGTGGTCAAAGACTGCAGCAGTGCACTGAACTTGGAGAAGTCCGTCCCATAGGTCATGAAGTCGGCCATGGGTTTCGGGTTACCGCCCGGCGCTACTCCACTAACCAAGGTCAGCAGGAGCGGGGTGGTGGCAGGCACCTGTTCAGACACAGGCTTTTTGGTAGCCTTGCGGTTCCAGCGAAAAGACCCAATCCACGCGGGGTTGTTAGTCGGGAAGTTCCAAATGTAGCCGGTTTGCACCGTATTGGGAACCACTGCACGGTCCGAGTCCGAGGCGATGAACTTGGTGCCATACTTCTGGTTGATCCAGCGCATCGCCGATTCAATCTTGACGTTGACGCCGGTCAAGTCGTCAGGCGTGGCGTAGTCGTCGATTACCGGTACGCCTTGTTGGAACAAGACATCCGAAGACAGACGACGGTAGGTGAGCACGGTGGTGGCCATGTAGCCGGAACCGGTACGAGGCATCACCGAAATTTGTGTGTTGCGAATCCCCTGACCAGTGATCGCTGCCGGAACACCCAAACGACAGTTATCTGGCGTGAGTTTGTACGGCAGCTGAGGATTGTCCCGATTGATCAAATCAAAGACCAATTCGGCAGATGTTTTTCGATAGTCTAAGTCCATCTTCTTCATCCCAGTTGGAAGGGGCCGGGGAGTACCCGGCCACTATGCCGTCAGTCCGCCGAGTTCGGGTTATCCGGGTCGTTGAAGTGCAGGTAGAAGCGACCAGTGGGTGTGGTCACGCCGGTACGCAGCTCCAAGCACATCACGTACTTGTACGACTGGTTGGTGGGGAAGACCATGGTGTTCAGACCGCAGAAGATCACTTTGGCGCCGTTGAGCGACCAGGTGTTGCTGCTGTCGGAGTTGTTCCACAGTGTGGCGCCAGGACCCTGATCGAGTGCCTTAAGGGCCGTCACCAGGATGTCAGCATTGGCGGAAGACAGTACGCCTTCGGCCATGGCCAGCAATTGGTCACGGTAACCTGTCAGGTTCAGCGGGTAGGCGTACAGCAGTGCCGAGGTCTGAGTCGCCGGATCGGCCACTGGGTAGTTCAAACCATTCAACGCCTTGACCGTGGTCAGGGTGTCGATGTTTGCACCACCTTGAACGACATCAAAGGACAACTGACCCAGCCACAGAGGCGAAGCGTCCTTGGCCTTGATGGTCACGGTACCGGCACCTTGGCCATCCAGCACCACAGGCTCGCTGAGAATATCCTGCGGACCCAGCACGAGGCCGAAGTAGTACAGGATGTTCGACAACAGGTCGATGGTCGTTGCAGGTTGGTAAACCGGCAGAGGGCGGGTAGGACGGAACTTGGCGAAGTCTGCCAACTTCAAGCGATCGTATTTAACGGTCGCCTTACCTTCGAAACCAGCGCCTTGTTTCGGCGTTACCTTGGCGTAGGTGTTTTTGGTGGTAGTACCCTCCATCCACGTCCCGGCGATCGGCTTGGGATCGGACCAGGTGAGGTTGGCTGCAGTGAACTGCGTGGTACTGTTGGCCGCATTCAAATAGTTGAAGAGGGCCTGCTTGGAATCTACGAAAACAGACATGGCTGCCTCCTCTTAAAGGTTGAAGTACAGAATCCACTTGCCTGCGAGGCGTGGGTTGCTGGCGTCGGTGACCGTGAGGATCTTCGCGTAGGCAAAACCTGGCTTGTTCGCCTCGGGGTGTATGGCGCTCGGTAGCGCCACCGCGGAGAACGTGCCGTTGGACATGTTCCACGGAGCTGTATCGGCATTGTAGGTGCCCACAGCAATCGGCCAACCCGTCAAGCGAGTGATCTCGGCAATTACGCCGCCCTGACCACTGAGGACAACCGTGTTGCTAGCGGTCCAGCCTTGGGCCAGTGCGAACTCAGTGAAGTCCAGACCTGCAAAGACAAACTCAGGACGCAGACTGCGATCTGGCTTGGCCACGAAGTCGTTACCGCCTGGCCATTGGGCGCCATCCAGTTCAGTCACGGTCAGAATGTCGATACCGACTTGCTGCAGGCCACGGTTCCAGGTGACGGTGAAGCTACCCACGTAGGCCAGGTTATCGGCAGTGGCCGTCCAAACGCGTGCGGCACCGCTGTTGGTAGAGTTCCAGACGCTGCCCGTGATGCCGGACACTGTCAGGTTCACGCCGTACAGTTGGTTGACGTAACCGATGGCCTGGGCCAGGGTCATGGAGGCGCCATCGTTCAGCCAGCGAGTGAATGCGATGTTGTTACCACGGAACAGGCTGGTCAGATCGCGGCGACGATACAGAACTTCCAGCACGCCTCGGTACTTGCTGGAGGACTTGGCCGTGATCTTGAGCTTGGTATTGCGACCGAAACTGTCAGCGGCAACAACCACGGGTTTACCGAAGATGAAGTCGGTGGTATTGATGGGCCATGGCAGCGTCGGGTTATCCGCGTTGATCTGCGCGATGGCCTCTTCGAGAGGACTGCCTGTGAGAATTGGCATGTGCTTTTACCTAGGCTGGATTGTAGTGGAAGTACATGGCGCCTTGTAAAAGGCCGCTCTGCACAGTCGACTGAATAACGACGCGTTTGAACACAGGGTTGGCATCAGGTACTTCTGCCGTTGCCTTGTCCACAACTTTGCCTTTAACCCAGTCAGGGATACCCATGGCACGAGTCACTGTTTGAACGAGCGCCCAATCGGAATACTCGCCCTTGGCAGTTGGCTTCAATGCATCCTGGATACCAGAGAAGTCCGCACCCCACGTCCACATCCGGCTGGATTGTCGGTTGGTATTGTTGGGGTGTTTGAAGATGTCCAGATCGGTCTTGCCAATCATCGAGTCCAGCCACGAGGGACCGAACGACAGATTGAGGTCCAGACCACCGAACCACTGCAACGAGGTCTCTGCAATCTCGATGCGCGAAGAGATCGCCTCACCATCACCCAGCACAGGTGGGGTGTACTCTTCGAAGTCTTCGGGGTTGATGTCGAGGCCAAACTTGTTAGCCAGGCCCAGCACAATCATTTCACGGTTCATGGCTTCCAGAGAACGGAAGTCAAAAGACGTCACGTAGTCTGCCAGATTCATGCGGTCATAGTAGACATCGACCTCACCGTAGTAACCGCGCCCCGGAATACCGGAGATGGTCACCAGTGTGTTGCGGTCGTGCTCTGTGGTCGGTTGGGGTACCGAGAACGAGAGCCGCTTTTCCGTGAACTCCTTGGGTGGAGTGAACATGTCGTTTAGAACGACAAACATCCGTTCGGCGTTAGCCATGGTTCACCCCCTATGCCAGGTCTGGATCGGGTTCATTGAAGTGAAGCGTCAGCTCACCTGTCAGACCCAAGCAGTTGGCATCCACCAGCATGACCTTAATGAAGCGGTCGTACTTCGGGTTGGCTTCATTCGGATGCTCGGCGGAAATACCCACCATGCGAATCGTTGCACCGGCCAGACTGAAACGGCTGATGCCTTCGATCTTCCAATCGTCACCTGTCTGCGTTTTAAGCAGAGGACCCAACACGTTCACCGGGGCATCACCCACCACGATGTCCTTGAGCTGCTCGTAGGAGGTCGTGAAGTCACGCCAGTACGAATAGATCTGGGCATACGGTCGAGTGGTGGTCGCCGATGGGTAGCGCAGACCGTTGAGACGGGTCACCTTGAGGTAGTCCGCCAACTGGTAGCCACCCGGACGGGTACCCACCGAAACAGTGCCAGTCCATGCCAAGCTGGTAGGCAGTGCCTCCAACTCAACCACGCCGCCTTGAGCTTTCTCTTCGTCAGTCAGCGCACGGATCAGTACATCTTTATCCGTGAGCAGTGTGCCGTAGCGTTTGTTCATGGCCGCAATGATGTCACTGGTGCTTTGCGGTTCTTTGACCGGCACCAACAAGGTCACTTGCGCAGCCAAGTCGGACAATGGGTTGCGATGGTAGCGGAACGTCTCGGAACCGGAGTACGCTGTCTCTTGGTTTTTGGCAGTGAGCACGATCGTCGTATTGAACTGCCCTACCGGAGTAATCGCGATAGGTGCTTCGAAGATGTATTCACTGGCCACCAAGTCAAGCTTGTTCAGCCGGTTGATCGATTCCACCATCACATCCAAAGAGGGTTTATAAAGCGACATAATCGTGCCCTTTAGGAAGTGAGGTTATAGTGGAAGTAGGCGATACCCGAGTAGTCCATGGTTTGCACGTTGGCAATATCCTTGATCACCTGAACAAGCACTCGATCGTAGTCCTTGTTAGCTTCCGGTACCTGCGCCGTACTGTAGTCGAACATGGGGTTGTTCCATGCCACGGGCCAGTTCGAGTAACCGAACGAAGCCATCAGTGTCCGCATGGCGTTCCCGTCGTTAACGATGTTGTAGAACGGGTGCTTGCGAACTTTGGCGTAATGTTCCGACCAGTCTTCACTGTAAGTGAACAACGTGATCGGTCGCTTGTTCAGCGTGTCCAGCGTTTGACCCGGATGCAACATGACATCGAGATCACGCATGACGACAACCTCAGACAGCAGAGGACGACGTCGGGTAAAGCGAATAACAAACTGGCCGATGTAGGACAATGAAGTGGTAAGGGCTACGAGGGGGATGTTGACCTCTTCGTTTTCGCCCAACCAGCTGTAGTCAACCTGCTCGAAGTCATCGACATCCAACTGGATGCCCAACTCTTGGCCGATATACGGCAACATCGAATGCAGGTTTCCGTTACTCAGCCCATTGATCCGGGGACGGATATCACCAAACGCGCTTGTAAGGTCCATCCGCTCGTACTCAACGGGGACCATGCCTTCATAGGTCGTATCGGGAATCGGCACAACGACACTACGGACCAGGGTAGGTAGGGGACCCTGGACAAACTTAGGCGTGGTAAAAAGCACATCGTCCGGGTTCAACGGGGAGGGAAGGACATTCTGCTGATTGATGAGATCAACTAAAACGTCCCTGCCCTTTCCAGGGACAAGGATCATTTTTCTCTCCTGAAACCGTGATCTGAAGGGAAGGAATGTGTGCCGGATAGGAAACATTCACATAGGATTAGCCCTTGCTGAAATAAGATAGGTAAGGGCATAAAAGAGAGTGGCCTTTCGGCCACTCCCAGTGAGTCCCTTCGTTCACGCACGTCAGGTCTTACTCGGCCGGCGGGGTTGCCGGAGGAGTTGGGTAGTTCAGACCAGACAGAGTGGTCACGGTGATCACGTCGGACAATGGGATGTCTTCAGCGGTCAAGGTCACGCTCAGGGATTCCAGGAAGACGTAGGAGTCTGCGTCAGCCGGGATCTGGATGATCTTGGTTTCGTTGGGAGTACCTTCCCAATCACCGATGTCGCCGTCGATGTAGTCGTCGGCGGTCAGGTTGATGCCGAGTGCAGTGTTGATCTCGTCGATCAGGTCTGCGAACTTGGCAGCGTCACCTACCGGGATCTCCAGCGCGCCAGTGATGCCAGCGGCGGCGATGAAGCCGTCGAGAGCCAGGCGGTTGTAGTTCACGGCCACTTCACCGGTATAACCGGAGTTAGGCAGAGCCGACACTTCCAACGTGGTGTTGGCCACTGGGTTCTGACCAGTAGCGGCTTGAGGCACGCCCAGACCCATTACGGTGCTGGAGATGGTCTTGCCAGGGTTGTCGAAGTTGATGAGATCGAAAATGATCTCTTTTGGAGCTTTCTTGAAGTCACTGACATGGAGGGCCATGGGGACACCTTTTGGTTGCTGCGTGATGGAAAAAGGCCCCTTAGTAAAGGACCACATATCATAGTAAAGTTATAGACGACCGCCTAGGGGCATTTAAATGCAAGGGTTATTCATTACGTTGGAAGCAACTGAGGGGGCGGGCAAAGGTACCTCTCGTGGTTTCCTCGACGACTGTTTCAAAGCATCGGGTAGAACCACTACCTTAACCCGTGAACCGGGCGGTACACCACTGGCTGAAAAGATCCGTGAGCTGTTGCTGAGTCCCAGTGACGAGCCGATGTGCAATCAGACCGAACTGCTATTGATGTTTGCCTCTCGCATGCAGCACGTTGAGGGTGTCATTGGTCCTTACAAGGCCAAAGGCTGTGTGGTGCTCTGTGAGCGGTTCCTCGATAGCACGTACGCTTATCAGCATTATGCTCGGGGAATGCCTAAGGAGCTACTGGACGGGCTTGTGGAGCTACTTAAGCCACCGGTACCTGACTACACTTTCATTCTAGACATCGATCCGGTGATTGGGATGGCGCGTGCTAGCGCTCGTGGTGTGTTAGACCGTATTGAGCAGGAGCACATCGACTTTTTTCACCGTGCTCGAAACGGTTTTCTATCACGAGCCAAGGAAGATACTTCAGGGCGTTTCCGTATTGTCGATGCAACGCCACCGATTCCAGAAGTACGCAAGCAATACCTTGATCACCTACTTAACGATAACTTGATTACGCCAGAGGCTGCTGTCCTGGTGAGAGGAAAATACGATGTCGCATAAAGGCAAGCACCCCTATGAACTCAACCCAGTTGACTTCGTTAACAACCCAACTCACCGCGCACACATTCTCGAAGGTCTGGAAGGTTTCCTGAAACTGGATTACACCCTAGACCACAGCCCGGTGGCTGAAGGCCCAGCCGAAGCAGCCCGTAAATGGATTCGTCAGGTTATTGACTGGGCCCAGTGCAATAAGGGCTACGCCGAGCAGATCGAAGAGGTCAAGTCTGGTGGTATGACCCGGCAACAAGCCGAGGATATGGTTGATGACATTCGCAAGGACGTTATCGGCTTCCACAAAGACGTGGATCGCTCACTGGAACTGATCAAGGAAATGCAAGCGCGTCCTGATGCCGACCCTGCGCTGGACTACATTGGTAAGGCTCTACGTCGTGCCAAATCGGGTGGTGGCATTGACGTGTTCGCTCTGTCGGCTAAGGCTGTCCGTCATAAAGACGTTGAGCAGATCATGCCGGTCAGCCTGCAACAGATTGCCCATCGCCTCCGCAGTCGGTCAGGACCTGTGGTCAGTCAGCTGGAAGTGATTGAAGCCATCGAAGCATTGCCAGAAAGCCTGCGTAAGCATCGCGATCTGGTGGGCCGTGGTCTGACCGAACCTAAGGTCACCTACGATCCAGTGGTCACCGAAGTCAAGCAGTACATCGAGAACGTTCAGGCGGCTCGTGGCTATCTCAGTCAAGCCGACATGCCTGACCAACTGGAAGAGGTGGAAGACTATCTGGTCGCCCACCTGCGTTGGCTGATGGCACCTCGCCATAACCTGAACCCGGTGATGGAACTCAAACACATCGCCGAGATCATGCGCGATTGGATCGCTGCCGAAAGTTTGGCCTCGCATGTGAAGTTTGACATGTCGAACATGGTCGAGTCTCTGGAGAAGCTGGCTGCACAACACGCTGCTGCTCCGGTGGAAGTGAAGCTTGACGGTAGCGGTACTCGTACCGTATCGCGCCTTGAGCACACGCTGGAAGTCCTCTCTGGCGCCGCTGATGCTCACCCCCTGGACATCGACCAACAGAAGCTGCGTGAAGTTGAATTGTGGCTCAAGGCCATCGTCCTGAACAACCCAGGTTTCAAGAACCTCGGGCAAGAAGGCTACATCCTCGTACCGGCTGGCAACAACGTACCGGGCCGTGTGGTTGATGCGGTGAATGATTACCTCATCATGTACGGTCAGGGTACTCACAAGGCTGAAGACCTGCGTGGTCAGGCTGCTCGTTCTGGTTCTGCGGCCATCTGCAACATGCCTGAATGGTTCGCTCAGACCTACGGCCATGTCAGCAAGGGCGGCTTTGCCTCGCTGATGTACCACACCATGTTGGCGGTGGCTGCGCAGGACGAACCCAAGGGTGTCTACCTGAAAGGGGCGAAGGTCGAAGAGTTGGAAGCTGCCCTGAAGGCTGGGGTCAAAACGGCGTGGACCGACTTTGTCGAGTCTGCTGAGAAGGTGGATGCACGATGAGTAAGCGCAAGATTGCCTGTATCCTGGCAACCAACCTCGTCAGCACAATTGGCGATAAAGGTAAGTTGCCCTGGCACCTACCCGATGATTTGGCTCGCTTTAAGCGAATCACTTCGGGCAACACCATCGTTATCGGTCGTCGTACTCATGAGAGCTTGCAAGAGTTTCGTGATACGGCTATCCGTGCCCATGACCGCAAGGTTAAGGAAACGTGGGAGTGGTTTGACAGTGAGAAGGCGACTCTGGAAACACAGGGTCACTCAGAAGCCAAACTGAAACGCCTGATCAGTAAGAAGGCGTATCAACGCGACCTGTCTCTGTCGTTGATCCATCCGGTCTACCCCACCCACAGTTTGCCTAACCGCAAAACCATCGTGGTGTCCAAGACCATGGCGGAAGTCACCGATAACCCGAACATCGTTGTCGTGCGGTCGGTAGACGAGGCGATTGTGGTGTGGCGCGCTCGTGGTCAGGGTACGTTGTATTGTGCCGGTGGGGCTGAGCTTTACAAAGAGTTCTGGCCCCACATGGAGCTGCTGCACCTTACGCTGCTCAACAACAGCACTGAAGGTGACACCAAGTACCCGTTTGAACTCGCAGGTGGCGAATGGCGGATGCTCGCTCGTCAGATCATGCGCAAGGATGACGGGTCAGGCGAAGTGAGTCACACCTTCTTCACCATGGACCGAAAGGGCGCTTAACAATGAAGCTTTGGACAATCCAGCTCGGCCAGTGGCGTCTAGCACAAAAGAAAAACATTACAATGGTTAACACCACGGTGATGTCTGGAATGTCCTGGCTTGCTCCTAGTTGGGACATGGTTAAAGGTCACAAGCTGAAAATCTACACAGATGCTCAGTACACTGCCAAGTTCATCCCCATGATGGTCTTGTCGGAATGTGACCACCGCGACAAATGGCTAGAACTTGCCAACATGGAAGAGGTAGCCATTGCTTGTTATTGTAAGGCTGGGGCATTTTGTCACCGCATGTTGCTGGTTGAGATACTGCGGGTATTCTGCGAACGAGAGGGGATTGAGTTTACTTACATGGGTGAACTCAGGAAGGAGGCAGCATGAGCAATCACTACGCTTATCAAACGCACGGGATGTACAAGAATCTCGTGGCAGACATTGTTCATTCACTTCGCAAGAGTGATTGGCCAAATGAAAAGGAAGTGCTGGAGAGCCTGCCAGCCATTCCGGCTGGACGTGGCGACATGTCCATTCATTTCTGTGTAACCAAGCAGGGCAGCATTGTCCTTATTGCCATGGAGGGTACTACTGAACTGGCTCACTGGCATTTGGACGCCTCTGATACTGGTGTTGTGGTGGATGAAGCCTCCATCATGAGCATCGGTCGGCTGCAGAACACCCTTGAGCAATTCTGGGACGCGTACATTAACAAGTGTACCCGCATCGACATGAACCACCATCGGCGTGGGTTGACGCCCCAGACTATGAGAAGTCGGCATTACTTCGCTGATCAGGCACTGCGCTCGTGGTTGGAACACAAGTGCGTTGACATTACCGTTCGGCCAGGTGAGGTACGCATCGGTAACGATGTCTATCACACCAACCGTTCGTGGCGTCGTAGCGTACGTGACATGGTAGGTCTCAGTGAAAAATGAAGACCCCCATCAACTCTGTACTGGAAGAGTTTGTTAATGACGTAGGGCTAGCCCTGGGCATGGACTGGCGCTACCAATACCAACCTTACTACGACGACCCTGGAGCGGGTCTGGAGATTGAGATCTCGGTCTACGGAATCTTTATCTCTTATCCAAATTGTCACAACAGTGAGCGGACCACTGTGACTTACGGTATCAGTGACAAGCAGTACCCGGTAGATTGGGAAACCCTTAGGGCAGGGTTGATCTTCTTCTATCGGTTGATTGGGCAGCACGTGTTACCAGACTGCGTCACCCTTAAGCCGTGTGGGTTGACCAAGTTTGCGGTGGGCATGACCAAGGCAGTGATGCAAGGCATGCGCGATAGTCGAGTGGTGTTGATGTCATTCAAGGATGGGCGTAACGACGTGGCATTCAAGTAAGGGCATAATCCCCCACCCGAAGGTGGGGGAGCACTTATGCCGTCTGTGGGTAGTTCAAGCCACCCAGACTTGTGACGCGTATTACTTCAGACAGTGGGATCAGTTGGGGTTTGATCACTTCTGCCAGAATCTGACCTTTGTAGAAGAGTGAGTCGGGACTTGCTTGGAGCATAACCATTGCTTCACCGTCGGTCCACTCAATGGGGCCATCGAGCAGGTCGTCGGTTTCCACGTTGAACCCGTACTTAAGTTGCAGTAAGGGAATCAGTTGGTGGATGGTTTGAGCGTAGGCTTCTAGTTCCAACGTATCCAGATTGATCTGTGAGAACAACCATTCCAGATCCAACTTATCAAAGGTTGAGACAACACTACCCGTCCAACGCTTTTGATCTAGCGATGTAATGGTAACGGCGGTATCACCCACCATGTCTGGGTTGTCGTTGATCCTGGGATCGCCTACATACAGCAGGTCGTAGGGAATCTCATAGTCACTCGCTACAAAGATCAAGTCGAGCAGAATTTCCTTTTGGGGCCTTAATGTCGACATGCGTGTATCCTCTGTGTGCGCATACCATTCTTCAACTCCCACACCCTAGGGACAATCTATCAGACCACTCAATCTCTGGAGCCACTATGTCTTTCCTTTCCGATATCTCGATCCGCGAACGTTGTGTTGCCCAGTTTCTAGGTAACCGACTTGCCAGCCCGATGATCGAACCTTTCTTCGAAGAATCGGTGAGGACCGAAGTTCGCAAGATGGGCAAATGTGATGTTAACGTTGACGTCTTCTCGTACGGTCTTTCCAGCTACGGTTATGACGTGCGGCTGGCCGATAGTCTGGAGATCTTCACCAACATCAACAACGTGAGCGGTGACGCCAAGCGTCCAGCCAGCGGGAATAAGGTCAAGGCCGAGATCCTGACAGACAACTACGGTGGTCGCTTCGCATGGCTGCCCGCCGGTGGCTTCATGTTGGGTCATACCGTGGAATACTTCCGCATCCCTCGCAACGTCATCGTGATCTGTCTGGGCAAGTCCAGCTATGCTCGCGAAGGTATCATCGTCAACGTGACCCCGCTGGAACCGGAATGGGAAGGTCAGGTAGTTATCGAGATCTCCAACACTTCCGGTGTACCGCAGAAGATCTACGTGGACGAAGGCATCAGTCAGTTCCTGTTCGGCATGGGTGACATGAACTGCGCCGTCTCCTACAAGGACCGTGGTGGCAAATACCAAGGTCAGACTGGTATCACTCACGGCAAGGTCTAATCATGCCTACAATGAAACTGAAGGACCACGTAGCACGGTACATCATCCTGAGTCCGATCAACGGTGAAGAGATCCGGTTTATTCTGGGCGTTAATGCACCAGAAGACCTGGGTCAGCAGGCAATGAAATGGTACGTGGACAACCCAGAGAGCACTGTCCATGATTTGGCCTTGTGGATGCAGGGTAAGAACTGGGGCGTGGTAGCAGATTACGAGGCGGTCTCACTGAGCCGCCCAAGGAAGAAAGCATGAGACAAGACGATCCATGGTTGGTATCTCGTTACTCACCGATCACGATTGACGGCACCATCTACTTCACCATCGCGGTGGGGTTGCCGGCGGGAACACTGCGTGAACGTAAGTCGCCTCGACTGGTTACTTACGTCGATCCCAAGACCGGGTGCGAATACACCCGTGAGGCCGACGACATGTTGCAGCGCTGCTGCTTTGCGACCCTCGATCAGGTTCAGGATACACTGGACTATCTCAAGCCCCACCATTACCGGGCCGTCCAGATCATGGCAGGGCATAAAGACGCCATCCCCGTCACCATGGTTATCAAGTCTTTCCCAGAAGCACGTGGGCAGGCACTGAATATTCGGGACCGTGAGCTGATCCGTAAGTACAGCGCGGAACTTGATCCTCATGATCCTGCAAATTCTATTGTAGTGGCGGCGCGCTTGGTGGAAGAACACCAGGCCACTCGGTTTATTCGTCTCTCCCGTATTTTGGGCGGGACTATCTGGAGCGTTTGAAATGGTAATGCGTGTTTGGCCAGCCAAGGTCAAGATTGAAGTGACCCGCCTTCTGGATCAGGATGTTAAGGTTCCAGGTGATGCTATTATCCATCAGGAACAACTCATCGTCCGTGTAGAGGGCCTGTGTGCAGATGCCGTGCTGCGCAAGATCAAGGACCACTACAAGGCCATCGACAAGAACTGCGACGTCAAGATTCTGAGCGGTGTCGACTGGTATCCTGCCGACATGATTGGCAAGGTTGAATTAAGTTTCTAAAGGGTCTGCTAGATGTATTAGCAGAAAGTATAAGGATCGCATGATGCGACGGATTCTCTTAGGGGGGTCGGGGTTGGGACTTGCTTTGGCTTTGGCTGCACTGGCACATGCCGTGGAGCCGGTTTGCGAAGGAGTGGAGTTGCCGTCTTTAGAGACGGACGACGTCGCTGGCCTACGCGTTGCCGCTAGCTCTCCCAACTCTCGATTCCCCGCCTATTCGGCTGTACCTACGAGCAGAGAACTAGGTGCCGCCCCTCTGAACCGCACGAGTCGGGATCGTGTATGGACAGCTGGGGTCGCGCAGAGTCCGATGAAGACCTTTTGAACCTAGGGTGCCATGCCGACTTAGCCCACTATCAAATTCGGCACATAAGGAAAACAAGGAGCATCACACGAACTACTTGATCCGCTGGGCACTAATCCTGCTCGGGTCAGTAGTCGCAGTACCAACTATTCTTACGCGGAATGCTACCGTTCTCTTGCCATGGACCGTGGAGGTCCCGCAGGTTGAAACGCGTTCTTCGTTTGCACAGTTGGTATGGAAAAGTGTGTTGGCTGGGATCGGCAAACTGCCTACCCAAACCCACAGCACTTTCGCGACTGCCTGACAAACTCACAGGCCGCTTAGCCAAAGTAGAGGTTTAAATGGACCTCATTAGGGATGGCTCTCAGCCTACCTGTATATCTGCACAGAATCCTGCTCGCGAGGACAAGGCATCCTGAGTTCCCACGGACCCAGACCCTGTACCTTACCCAGGCCTAGGCAGTGACCGCTCGACGATACCCCTATTCCATACGCTTCCCTGATCTCTCTAGCACCAGCTGATGCGCTCAGCCGGTTTCACTGACGAGACTTGAGTGGCTATGAGTCTAGTGGGTATTCGTTGGGTATTCATTTTCCATTTATGCCCTTGGGTCCTTTTAAAGAGATTTGAGACCTAGATCATGAACTTGAATAGCTAACAGTAATGTTCGGCTTTTCCCTAATGTCCCAATACAAGGAACCTGTTTCATGCGTCAGATCGACGAGCAAAACAATGAAGTCGCCATCGAGCGCATCCGGGCCACCTTTGATGCATTGGTGGATGGTTTGGGTATTGACGTACCTGGCCTGCTCAGTGGTGAGAAGACCTACCTCGTCTTTCCCGAAGACTTGGTCAAGCCGAGTATCGTGCGCCCTGCTGAAGGCGACATGGTCTATGGCCTGAACAACAACGACGTGGAAACCATCGGGGTTTTCAATGTCATGGGTTGGGCACTGTTCTCCCGTGATGGTAGCTTTGAGCTGCCTGATGGTGCAGAAGAAGTTGACCCACTGGATATCTATCCGGTACACGAGCACTACGATTACTGGTACGAGCTGATTGGCAGCTATATCCGTACCACCGACATGCCAGACAAAATCGAAGACCCTTACGACGACGAGATCAATGTCGAAGAAGGTTTCGGCGCTGCTGACGTTGACGGTGAACCAGTCGACCCGGAAGACGCATAAGTCTAGCCGCTTCGATTTATCCTTTTGATGTTTTACCCATTTACTGGGGGAGAGTAACTATGTCCGCTTTTCGTTTGAGTGACCGTCGCCTGTTTATCCCAGGTGTTGGAATCATTCCGTATATCCGCTACTTGCGTCTGACCAAAGCTGGTCACCGTCAGTACCTGCTTGTGAAAGGAAAGCATGTTACACACAGTTTCGGCATCTATGGTGACAATGGGCGTGAGCCTTTGTTGCTCGCCTTGGAAGCCTTGGAAAAGGAGTATGGAGTAATCCGCACAGGTAGTGTACTGCGGAAGCGGGAACGCAAAGACAAAAAGAATCCAACAGGGATGGTGGGTGTCTTCCGTAAGGAAGGCTATCTGTCACAGCCGTATCAGGTGACCTGCCCTTACGAGACCAATGAAGCAGTAGGCAGTTTGTCGAAAGCTTACATGGTACGAGAAGCAGCAGTAGCCGAGTATGAACGCAAGAACATACTCACGCGCGGTCAGGTGCTGGCACAAGCATCCAGCCTGTAGGAAACTTTTCCGGTGCAACCCAGCCAACACAGAGTGGCCTGGTTGCACCCTAGGAGCAACAATGCTTCAAGAGCCAATTATTCGTAACGGGATAATCTTAGATCCCAAAAAAGACGGCGTCACGCACATCAACGTGTACACCGGGGGTGCTACCGTCGTAGGACGGGAAGGCAGTAATCTTTACGAAGCCCCAACTGACAGTCCACGACTGATTCTTCGCGAGTCAGACAAAGCCCTTATTGCCATCGGTCACTTTAAGACACTGGAGGGGACTTGGTGGTGGTTGTCAGGTGGGATGGTTGATGACTATTTTAGGACGTGCTCTGGTTTTGACGCGCGCAAACGTGGCAGTTCCATCCCTAAAGAAGACAGGGTAGAATTGCCGTCGTTTAAACACGAGATTCGGTATGCGATAGCCCTCAAATACAGAACTCATCCTGAGATACTCGATCGACTCCTTAACTCTACTTTACCCCTAACTCACTACTACGTCTTCGGTAAGAAGTCTGCCAATCCGTTGGTAAGAACTGCCGATCGGAGTATGTGGGTCATTAAGTTCCTGGAAGAAATACGGGAAACCAAGGGGGAGGTAATAAATCAAATTCTGACGTGACGACGCTGTGCAAGCCGCCTGCGTCGACGGAGAGCTTTTATGACCGACCAACCACCAGTCATGCAACTCAACATCGCCGAGACGGTCAACGTTCTCGAAGGTCTGGACCTGTACGTTTTGGCTCCAGGTAATTCAAGTGCAATTCGCGTGGAGGATCACGAGAGCTGCTTTAAGTTTCACGTAACCTGCACCAACACCAGCAATGGTGAGCGCACCAAAGAGAAGTTTGCCCTACACGGCCGACTGCAATCTCGCAAGGGCGTGGGTATCGACCACAAGTTCGTGGTGGATCAGTTTGAGAAGACACTCAAGCAGTACCTCGCCGACAAGTCGATGATTGTGTCTGACGACCTGCCTATGGGTTCGACTGTCGTGCATGCGATCTACCGGCACACCTTTGCCGCGGGTTCTCGTGTGGGCAGCTACGCTAACGGCGTGGGCGTCTTCTCGCAACCTATCGAAACCAACTTCACCATCTCTGAAGATCCGATCGAGAAGTTGGAAGCGATGGATGGTCAGTACACGCTGGCAGTCATCGGCGATGACCTGATCAAGTTCTACTTGGGTGAAGAGCCGCCGGTCTGGGGCTACAAGCATGAAGAGAAAGATGTATGGCGCCCTATCAAGAAGCGTCCTACTCCTTCGATCATCTCGGCCTGCCTGGATCACTTCACGCAGTTTGTTTGCGAGAAGAACAAGCAGATCGAAGTCTACGCCAATGATCGACATGCGGAACTTGTCCAATTGGTTCTGGATCGACAAGCGGCACGCAATGCGCCGGTTGATCTGGACCACCCTGTAGGGGAAACTCCGCAGGTTTTGGCAGAGGTCGAGGCACCTTCCGAGAAGCCTGGTTTGCTCAAACGAGTAGCCAGCGCAATCGGTATGGGAGCAATCCAAGGGTAACTGCAGTAAAGGGGGAGGTTGACTCCCCCAACACCGCGGTTATTTTTTTGTACCTAGGCCAGGACCCCGCCATGGACAAGTCGTTTTTTACCAAGGTAACGGGTGACACTATCACTGCAGGGCGCCTCACTTTGGCCACCCTGCGGCTCACACACCGCTTGGGGTTCAGACGAATATTCTCGTTCGTCTATCGCCACTTCACAAAGGAGGGTCGTAACTGGAAAACCATGGAGACTTTGAGTCATGAGGGAGAACGGGTCGTCCTTGAGATGATCTCGGATAACCCAACCCTCAGCTGGCTTGAGCGTCGCATGCAAACACACGTCGAGGTTTCAGTCGACCGAAGGACGTGGTGGGCGTTACTTGAGATCTTTGAGGATCATCAGGTAACTTACATGGTGCAAGACTTTTTAAAGCACGGTCGGTCAGAGGACTTGCAAGCCTTTGGCCGTACATGTACAGGATTGGCTGATCAAATGTTGCGTGTCTCCAGCACTCACCCGACTCGTGGGGCTGTCGTTACGGAACCCGATTATATTCGCGCCGTTGCTATTCAGCAGCTGGCTGCATGCTTCGCGACCTTTCCACTTTTGTGTCGCACTGAAGATCAAATCAGGCATTGTCTGAAGGCTTATTGATCTACCAATTTTGGGAGGTATCTATTGAGGTACCTCCCTCTTTGTTTTATGACCCCAAGGAGCGAAAATGGATAAGCCCGTTGTTCGTTTGGCATTGCTGTCTACTGACCATGAAGACATGGAAGGTTACGAAGCGAGCCTGCGTACGTTGTTCGAACAAACCGTTACACGCATTGGCCACTTCAGCTGGGAGATTGACAACCCACGCCTTCTAGTGAACCACGGCGGTCGTGACCATTACGACGATGGCGATAAACACGCTGTCATGATGCATGTGCAGATTCCAAAGCGCATGGAACGTGATGTGTCGCTGTTCCAGGAACTGTTCGTCAACACTTACGCCAACCGTGAGTTTGCCGATCCTGACATCAACAAGACCTTCACTCTGGCCTTGTTCGAAGTTGTACCAGTGGGCAAGCAGAGCTATACCCTGGGCCGCGTCAAGCTGATCACCAACGTGACCTTTGCTCGTATCGGCATTGGTAGTGGGACCTACGGTGGACAGGATACTGTCATGCCTCTGGCGCGGTACCACGACATTCCGGTGGATTGGAAGTCGATCCCTGAACGGCCTGCCTATATCCCACCGTTGGCCGATGAAGAAGGTACCAGCACCTTCACCATCTCCGGTCGTGAGCTGATCGCCAACGCTAAGGCGCGTCAGCGTCTAAGCGACATGGCCCACGCGATGGTGCAAACCATCTCTGCTGCAGAGCCAAAAGCGAAAGCCCCGGCCAAGAAGTAACCGTCTGCCTCCACCCTACGGGGTGGAGGTTTATGGTCTTGGGTTCTTTTTTAACGCATTTTGAAACCTAGATTATCGACTTGCATACACCTCTAAAGGAATTGTCATGGCAACCACTCACCAACGCATTCGTCCTTCTCTGACCCGGCATCTGCTGTTGGGTTACCTGCAATGGTTCCAGGAGGTCGAAGACGCTGAGAAGTGCTACATCATCGTAGACACCACACGCTGCCCATTGCCTGAGCATCTGCACAAGTTCGTGGACGATCAGAACATGATCATTCTGGACATCTCGGGTCCTGCGGTGCGTGACTTCGAGGCCACTGCGGAGACGTTGAGCTTCTCCTGCAAGTTCACGGGCGTGGATACCCACATGGAGATTGAGTGGCCGGCCATCTATTCGATCTATTGCATCACTCGTGATCAGCAGCCGATCATGCAGATGATGATGGGTGGCTATACGCCGCACGAGTTCAAAACCGTTAAACAAGAAACCCCACCTACCGCATCCGAAGCCAAGCCCGGCCCAGGTCTGCGTGTCGTCAAGTAAGGACTGAATATGAAAGAGCCAATCGGCCTCGGCCAGTTGAACAAATTGCAACGTCTGATCAAGCGTTTGCTGGAACACGGCATCCCGAAAGATGACCGTACCGGTGTGGGTACTCTGAGTGAGTTCGGCCACATCGAACGTTACAACTTGGAGGAAGGCCATCCTCATGAGTCTGCCAAGTTCACCCCGTTCAAGATCAACGTGGCTGAACTGCTGTGGATCATCTCCGGCAGCACTCGCCTGAAGTTCCTCAAGGAGTACGGTTGCCACGTGTGGGACGAATGGGTTAAGCCTGGCACTGAAGTGTGGGGTAAGACCTACACGTACGCTGAGCGCTTGGACATTCTGAACAAGCGTGTGGAAAGCGGCAAGATCCCAGAAGCCGACAAAGATCACTACGTCGATACCTGGCTGAGTGTCAGCAACGGCGCCGTGATGACGGAAGAAGATGTGGTCAACATGTTGAACCACTTCGAGATCCCAACTCAGGAACTGATCGACGGTGAACTGGGCCCTGTGTACGGTCAGCAGTGGCGCAACATTGTTGACACTCGCGTGATTGAAGATCATGAGCGCGAGGAGTATGAGGCACGCGGTTACGAAATGATCGGCTCTATGCTGACCATGGAAGATCTGTCCGACATGAAGTGCAATGGCAGCAAGACGGTCATGCAGCGTAAGATCGACCAGCTGGCCAATGTGATCGAACAGCTCAAAACCAAGCCAGACGATCGCGGCATTATCGTCAATGCTTGGCACGTGCCTGATCTGGATCAAATGGCGCTGCGCCCTTGTCACACGCTGTTCCAATTCGAAACCACTCGTCGTCCTTGGGATGAGGTGTTCTCTGAGATTCTTCAGGAAGACCACTACGAGGAATTCGACAGCGTCGTTGTTGGCATGTCTTCGGACAGTAAGGGCGGTGAAGATTGGATCGAGGCACAGAAGCCTGGCGGTGGGTGGCGTCACCCAGACTACTACAAGACCGGTTATGCGTTTGCCGAACTTAAGGGTCTGTCCACTCGCAAGCTGAACTGCCTGCTGTACATGCGTTCGAACGACAGCTTCTTGGGTCGTCCGTTCAACGTGTCTCAGTACGCACTGCTGACCCGCATGGTTGCGCAAGTGGTGAACATGAACCCTGGTGAGTTTATCCTCGTCAACGGTGATGTGCACCTTTACAACTCGCACATTGAGCAGGCCAAGGAGCTGTTGAAACAAGACGGTACCTTGCCACTGCCTTGGGTGAAGATCAACCCAGAAGTTCTGACCATCGACGGTTTCCAGGTCAGCGACTTTGAGCTTTTAAATTACAAGCATGGGCCACGCATTGGCGCCCCCGTAGCTGTATAACCAAACTGGCCGAGGGGATGACCCTCGGCCTTTATGCCACAAGGAGTTCCCATGTTACTCGCGAAGGGCTTTGCATATCTGTTGTTCACAACCACGGTTATAACTGGTACCACCAAACCGACCGTGGATACCGACACCACCCACATTCCAGATAAAGCAGGCTGCGTTCAAGCAGTGGCCGACTTTATCAATGAGGGGGCCTACAAGAACTATGGCACCTACGGTTCTTCTGAAATCAAACTCGGTGACGGGTTGGTGATGAAGAAAACCGCGAAGTGCTCCAAGATCGGACAAGGGGAAGAGTAATGGAGTTAGCAGAAAAGATTCGCCGCATTCAGGACAAGTTGGGTAAAACTTGCAACGTCTCTCAATGTGGCGTGGGTGTTCCTTTACCGGAGCCACCCATCGTGGACATGGGTGATCAGATCATGATCTACGTGATCATCCCTGAGCCGGGTGAAGAGATTCAATCCGGGCAGCACGAGGCGCATGCGTGGGAGATGGCGTACTTCACGGTATTCGATCGCATGTCTTTCAATGACGACCCTATCGAAGTTCAGGCTCAGTCGATCTACGACAACTGGACCAAGAAGGGTTTCAAGAAAGACGGCAAGTCCGAACACCCCGTTGAGAAGGCATTGTTCTATCTCAGTCTGGTGATCATGGCCCCAATGGCCGATGGTTCTCCAAGCTGCTTTGAACGGGCCAAGACTCTCATTCTCGCTCATTGCACTGTGGGCAAGGGCGCACAATAACAAGCTGTACTCAATCGGGCTGGGCAATCTCCCAGCCCGCATTTGATCATTAAGGATATCACCATGACCGTAATCGCTACCCCGAACAACCCGGCTTCCAATAAATCCGTCCGCGTCAATGTGGACCGTGCACCTCAAGTCTGGGCACGTAATGAAGTGTACCGCGGTGGCCACCCTGAGTGGACTGGCGAGAACGTGCCTAACGCCGGCGACATGATTGACATGGGTGGGTTCAAATACCTGAGCGTGACCTCGGTTGACCTTACCACTGGTGATTGGGTGGCTGAGGAGAAGGAAGGTAATGTGGGTCTGGCGATGGACGACTACCTGTGCCGGCTGGCAGGCACCTCGCAAGACGAACCTGCTCCGTCAACCATGGTGCACGTACAAACCAAAACCCGCGATGCCGATGCTGGGTTGGGTGCTCGTGCAAAACTGACTGCTCGTCGAGCTGCTCGAAAGACTGCACAGGTCTTTCGCTGGTCGATTACCGCGGCCATCTCTCTGATCATCATCAGTGCTGCAGTCATTGCCACCTACGGCTACAAGACCATGGTGGTTGGCAACGACGCGTTTGAACGCAACTGTTCGGTCAAGTTGAGCAATGGCACAGAAGTCACCGGTAAGCGGGGTTATGTTCAGAAGTACCGTGAAGTCTTCGGCTTCAAGATTGCCAACACTCGTGAAGCTTACGAGAAAACCACTCTGGACGTCCGTGGGGCTGCCCTGACCGTTGTGGGACAATACACTAAGGCCAAGCCTATCAATCCAGAAGACAGCACTGTACCGGCTCCTGAGGAGCGCTGGTGGGCTGCTCAGATGGAAGTAGGTGACAAAGAGCGCCTGGTGCTCAGGGGTGCTGACAACTACACCTTTGTAATGGGTAAAGGCGTCGCCGTTATCAAGTACCAAGAGTTTTGCAAGGGGTAACCATGTTCGAGGTAAAAGCGGAGGGAAGCAGTTACTCGTCCACTTCCACCCGTTCTGTAAAGGAAGTGGAGAAGGGTTGTTATGTGTTGGAACATGTCAGCACTGGCAAGGTCATTGTGGGTGTTTCCGAGCATGTTACTGTTGAGGTCAATCGGAACCTCGACAGCCTGTACGGTGAGACCCACAATAACAAACACTTGAACGAGGTCTGCAAACGAGACCCAGAGCTGCGCGTTCATGTGTACCCTACTAAGACTGTCCGGCAGGCTGAGAAGCTGGCCAAAGAAATCAAAGACAGCGTGGAGCCTAAGTATCTTTTTCTAGGGGATAAACCAGAGAGGAAGAAACCATGCCCAGCAAAAGTGAAAAGCAAGCCCGCACCATGCGCGGAGCAGCCCACGACAAAGAGTTCGCGGACAGAGTCAACATCCCCCAAGATGTTGCCCGAGAATACGTCGAAGCCGACCGTAAAGAGCGGGACAAAAAAGAAAGCAAGTAAGTGACTGGCACCGGGGCAACCCGGTGCCTTTCTATTCGTTATCGGAGAGTCCCATGGAATTCAATCGCACTCACATTGTTGCCGCCCTCAAAGGTATCAGCATTGCTATCGACACTCGGACCCCAGAAGGTCCTGAGGAACAAATCAGCACCCAGATCACAGTGGCCCTACAGATCGACGACAACCGTGGTAATGACGTGGGTGCCCGTGGTGTGGTCTACGAGGGTGAGACCATCGACGAGTCTCTGCAACGTACCCAGGGCGAGGCCTTTGATCGGGCTATCCGCGCCTGTACCACCATCCACAAGTTAAAAGAAGGCGACGCCCTCAAAAACAATGCCCTCTACAAGCGGGTGATGTTGATGGACGAGGCCATTCGTGCTCGTGCTGAATACGTTGCCGAGATGGGGGAGAACCTGTGAAGGAAGCATTTAAAGCAAGTGCAAAGAACTTCTTCAACTGGCTCAGCTGGAGAAAGGTTCGTCGGGCCTGCTACTGGCTTCTGTTTGCTTGGGTGCTGTTGTTTGGCCTGAGCAGCTGTACGATGAAGTGGGTCAAGATGAATGCCATTTCATCGTACATGAAAACGTTGGACCCACAAGAACTGCGGGACACCGTTAACTGGCGTCGTGCCAACTGGATCAACACCTGCGTCAACAATGGTGCGGCGGGTGTGTTGGGTGGGGCTACCATTGCAGCCGATGCCATTGAGGCGTGTAAGCGCACTGGCTTCGAATTGTTCCCGGAACAAGACTGGGTAGCATTGGCCAAAGCCAACCGTAACGAATCGTACGAACAGTTTCTTTGGGATACCCGTCCATGACGCGCAGTAAGTTTGACCTGACCATCTGGCATAAGCTGGGCATCTACATCGGGCTGCTGATGATCATTGTGGGTGGGTTGATGTACATCCCCACCTACGTGCACCACAAGTTGGAAGCCGAGAAGCATGCCCGTGAACAGGGTAATCCGATCTGGCTGGAAATGGACAACGTCCGCAAGCGCAAAGCTTACTTCGACGAGTGTCGCACCATGCCCAAGTTGCCGGGCGACATTCCAAACGTTACCTGCCTGGGCGAAGCCAGTAGCCTTTACCCAGATCGCAACTGGAAACAAGTTGCTGCAGACAATCTGAAGGGGAAGTAAATGTACTATCAAAACAAGCAGGACAAACAGATTGTCCTTAGCGCGTTTAAAGTCACTCGTGCCAACTTCACCGGCGAGGCTTTCGACAATGCTCCGTTTGAAGGGGACACGGGTCATGACTGGCTCGAACAAGCGATGCTCGATGGCGTGGTATCGCTGGTGCCTGGTGGTGAAACCACATACGCGGTGTGGGGTGTGCGCACACCTGATGGTGAGATTATGTTGGCGTCTCCGGGCGACTACATTGTTCAGGACGTGGGTGCCGAAGCCATTCACGTCTGCCCAGGTCCTATCTGGGAACTTCTCACCGAATTCCTACCGGAAGCAGAAGCGCCGGCGCCACTCCCAACTGCTGAGCAGGTTGAGCAGATTGTAGAAGGTGTGCAGGGTCAGGTTGATCAGGCCCATGTACGCTTGAAGCAGCTCTCAGAGGACGTTAAGTTCGGGCGCACTACCGACTGGCATGCGGTGGCCACCGAAGTGAAGCAGATCCGTGAGGTCTTGGGCAAGCACATCCCTGCTGACTTTGACGGCCTGTTGGGTGCGGTTAGTGAGCACACCAGTCCTGTGTTACCTGCCGACCTGCGTCAGGTGGCCATGGATTATCTGCACCTAGCCGGCGAATGGATTGGCGAGGATGGTTGGTGCGAGTTCCAAGAGAAGATCACCTTTGCCAAGCGGATACTGCGTGACGAGACCCCTGCGGACTTCGACGCTCTCAAGGAAAAGGTTGACCTCAATGCCGCTGCCGAAGAAACGGCCATGGGTATCCTCGACGATCGTCAGCAACAGATCAACAAGGTCCGTCGCCAAGCCATCGGAACAAAGGACGCGGCGATAGCGCTTTATCACTCTGGCATTGTTCTGTCGCCTAAAGAGTGGGAACCGATTCGCTGGAGCCTGGCTTGGGCCAGAATGGTTCTTGGCGAACCTACCGGCGAAGTTCATGACGAGATTCATGAAGAGCTGGCCAAACGTGCTAAGTACGGTCGTTACGCCGACGCCGTTGTTGAACACATGCCTGCTTCGATCTTCCCTGAAGACACTGTTCTGATCAAGGATGAACACGGCGTTGTTCATGGCAGTGCCCATGTGGGTCAAGCCTTTGAAATGGAGCCCGCTCAAGAACTGCCAGTGGGTGGCAGTGCTGCTGGTTTGCAGGGTGTTATCGATGCCCGTGAGATGACTGAAGAGTTGGCGGTCATGATGAATGACTTCTGTGACGAAGCCTACCGGATGTATGAGCGCCTCAAGTACGGCGATCGCTTTGACTGGAAGGCCTTCCATGCCCGTGGTCTGGAGATTGCAGATCCCGAGAAGGTTGACCAGAAGCTGGTGTTCGTCAAGGTCATGGGTGTGGCCGAGCACCTGACTCATCTGGACATCGTCACCCATGCCGACATGTTGATTGCTCAAACCAAGGTTGGCATCGTAGCGCGTCAACGTGAAGACATGCACAAGGCGTTGGAGTATGTCAATACGGCCCGGATGTGGATCTTTGAAACAGCATCCACTGAAGAACGGGACTGGATCGAGATGCAGAAGAACCTGACGTGGTCTCACGTGGTCCTGTCGATTCACGAACAGGTGCCGGAAGACTTCGACAAAGTCAGTGGGGCTGTTGACCACATGATCGGGTCTTATCCGCTCAGCAAATAACCAGCATAACTCCCGTCCCGATAAGGGGCGGGAGGCTATGTCGTCATCTGTAAATTTTTGGCTTAATGGTAAAGCCAATTTGGAAGATGTGTCATGAATATTGTCGCGTTGAAAGCAGCCAGAAATGATGTGGTTGCCTCTGTGTTTGCAAAGATCCTTGGGGACTGGTGTGAGTTGCCGGGTCTCTTGACGTGGAAGACTAACTTGGAGGTGGCTTACAACCACACCAAGCGGCTGGGTAGCACCATCGGTTTGTTCAGCAACATGCCGGGGAAATTGGGGCGGACTAATGAAGAGCTGCCTTTCTTTCAAGTACAGGCTGAGAGGCTCCCATTCAAGCTTAGTAACGTCGAAGGCTGGAAGACGAACTTCGGGCTGAATGAATACTTCAAAGAGCGCTACAGCGAATGTGCGGGGCTGCTGGTGCCGTTCCTGACGTACGCAACTGTGCTTTATAGAAACTCCAGCAATCAGATCTGGAACATCGAGGTCGGTGACTGGCGAAAGCGTGAGCCACTGGTGGTGACCTTTGCTACGCCTAAGTCTTTGGTCAAGCTGGCCCTGTACGGCCATGTCGTGATTAAGGATGTGGATCTGATTGATTTGTATACGGCCAAACCTATCGCCATGACGGTGCCAGACTTTGACGCCACTCAGTTGCAAACATTCGCCGCCTACTCTGACGAGCGGTTGATTGCCGAGCTGATGCGTAATCGTCACGGCAAACCTGTGTTCTGGGGGCCGGCCAGTGAAGAGGTGGTGATTGGGACTTACGACAATGTGCGTTTGGACCAAGGCCAGATCACCGCGGACGTTTCATTGATCAATCCTCGTGATTTCGAGGACTTGGATTTGAACGTGGTGATTGTTCCACGGCAACGTCACGATACAAAGCGCAGTGGACGAAAGTACACCAAACGGTACATCACTCCACATATCGAACTTGAGGTCAGGCTACTGACTAACATAAAAAAGGAATAGGGACATGACGCTCTACATCTACGGGGAAGCACATTTTCAACCTGAGTCCGTGAAGTTCATTCATGAAGAGATTGAACGGATTCGTCCGCATGTGTTGGTGCATGAGTTGCTGAACGATGCTGTTCTGTCTTATCGCGACGTCAAGGCCCAGTTGGCCAAGTGCGATGGTAGCGACTGGTGCGATCCTGATGTGAACCGGGATGTGTTTCAGTTGGCTGCCAAACTCAAGATCCCGTTGATTGGCTGCGACCTGTCTCACGCCCAGCTGGAGGCGAACAAGGCGTTCCCTCTGGCGGAGCAATTTGCGCAACGCGAGAAGCGTATGTTGGAAGTCATGCGGATTGTACCTAACACTCGGTTCGCTCGAGTGGTGGTGGTAGTCGGTGACATTCACCTGCGTACCAAACCTAACAAGGATCTGGGCGAGCCATCGGTTATCGCTCAGGCCATCAAAAACAAATCCCTTAAGGCAGACGTCGTCCGTTGCCGACCGGAATGGAGAGAAGCAGAATGAAAAAGCGATTTAAGCTGCACGTCCCTGCGCCGTTGTCCATCAAGTCCCCTGAGTGGGTGTTCGATGAATTGGTCAAAGACAAGCACATCCATCTTTGTAAGGTGGCCATGTACATCGGTGATGAGCCGTTCCTGCCCAGTGAAGCCGACCTCACCCCTACTCCGGTCGACCTGGATGCACCCGTCCCTCAGATGGATCGCACACAGGTCATGACCCCTCGCTTTGTAGTGGTGGCCAAGATCACAGCCTTTACCCTGGAAGAAGGTCAACTGTACGCTGATGTGGAAACCGTTGAAGGCTTCTCGGTGGAAAGTCCTAACTGGGAAGCTGTGGTTAGCTACACACCCAAGGCCAACAACCCGATGGACTGCGCTACCCACGTGGTGCTCAAGAACATTGGCGGTGATGATCTCTTTGCATTGTCCGACGCAATGCTTGGGGTGGCCGATGTCGCTCCGTAAGTGGCTAGGCAAGCGGCGACTGATCAAGCATGCCAACTACCTGCGTGACCTGCGAGTGGCTGCACTGCGTAAAGAGGTGGCTCAGTTCGGCTACCTCATCAGTGAAACCTACGGAGTGACCTGCGCACATTGCAACAGTAGTGAGTGCGCCTGTGACTTCAGTCGTAACAGCGTCATGCGAGATCATCGCATCGCTCTGCGCAACATCCATGCTGATCGACATAACCTGATCGAAAAGCACGACCGGATCATTGAAGATTTGGAGGGGCGTTTAAATGCTTAGGAGAATGTGGGAGTGCTGGAAGGCCAAGCAGTTGATGAAACGGCTGATTATGAAGCAGGAGGAGGAGCGAAAGCTCTTCTTGGAGAAGATCAAAGCAGAGGGTTTTACTCTGCTCAATGACTCCGAGGTGGTGTGCGATCATTGCGGGGCTAACTGTGGTCAGTGCGGCATCGGTGTGCGGGCACATCGACTGACGCAGGAATACGACCGACTGAACGCCTGTCAACAACTCACCCGAGAGTCTTTCATAAGGAACATGTGATGGCCAAGACGTACGCCGGAGTGGGGTCAAGGGATACCCCACAGGACATGTTGGACTTGATGTATCGCATGGCCAAAGTCCTGTGCGATCTAGGATGGGTAGGTAACTCTGGCGAAGCCCCTGGAGCGGATTGGTATTTCCATGAAGGGGCGCGGTCTAGCAGTAACTACGGACCGGGTATGTTTAACGCCATCATTCCTTGGAACGGCTTCAAGACTCAAAACGAGGTCAAGGTGTACTCCAAACCGGGCAACAACATCTACGTCTTGGATGAGGCTCGTCGTCGTCGGGCTGAGATGTTGGGAATTGGGGCGCGGGGTACTTACGCGGGGCTGAACACACCGGGCAAGATTGCACTGCACTCACGTAATGCGATGCAGGTGCTCGGTATGGATCTCATGACGCCTATCAGGTTCTTGATCTGCTGGGCGCAACCTGTTGGTAAACAGGGCAAGGTGAAGGGCGGTACCAATACAGCTGTAGCACTGGCACTGCACTTCGGTATTGACGTCATCAACTTGGCTACTCCGAATGGATTGAATCGCGCGATGACATTCCTAGAGGAGTACGAGGAGGCAGCATGATTGGTAAACCTATTCCGTGCACACCACCTTTCCACCCACCAGAACCACCGCCTGATCCTGAGCCAATACCTCAGGACAAGGAGCATTAATGACAAAGAAGAAAGCCGACGTGATACGCCGCAGCATCATTCTCTACTACGACGCCAACGACCTAGAGGCCGAGCGTCGTATCAATGAGTTTGTTGTTGACGGCGTACACCAGGTTGAGTGGGACGGTGACCTGAAAGATCCGTACATTCGATCGAAGAAGGTTGTGTGTTATCTGCGCAGCTTCATGTTCAGCGATGGGCATCTGTACGCATCCATCATTCCACGAGAAGGTGACAAGACTCTGCCCTACGGTTGGGAAGAGGAATACACCTTCAAGATGATGACCAGTCCAAGTGGGCGAATCATTAAAATCGTACTCGTTAAAGCGGAGAAAGATCAATGACTTCCAGTAACAATGTCGACAACATTCGCATCATTGAACCAGACAAGGATGGTTACTTCTCTTTGACCGGCGGCAGTGTCTCCGAAGTCGGTAACGGCGATTTTGTCTTCTTGGGTTATCGCTTCATGCATTTGAACTTCGACAGTCCGTGGAGCAAGAAGACGTACGTCGCCAATCGCGTCTCGATTCAAGCGGCCTACGACTGGTGCAAGAAAGGGGCTGACGGCGTCTACTACGGCGAGTTCAATCATCCGAAGCTGGACGACGAAGTTGCTTACCCTACCCAGTCGGCCAAATACGAACGCCTGCAGGAAATCTCTGCTGCCGATGCAGTGGTTCGTTTCGACGACACCTTCGTACTGTTTGAGCACCGCGGTGAACTCATTCTCCCAGGACCGTGGGTAGTGGGGTCGTTTACCATTCTGTCGAAGAGCCTGAACGGCAAATACCTGATCGACTACCTTAAAGGCGGTGGCCGCTTCCGGCTGGCACTGCGCAGTCTGACCAACAATGGGGATTGGGGGAGTAACGATCGAATCATCGGCCAGATGATCACCTTCGACGTCATTACCGAGGAGATGGATCAGGCCGCTGAAGCCATTGAGGCTCGGCGGCGTAAAGAGCGTGAGGAGGAACGTCTGGCGCAGAACAAGCGCGATGCAGAAGACCCTTCTCTACATGCCCCATTGGAATCTTCCGAGAAGCCGGTGGCCAGTGAAAAGGTCAAAGCTTTGGTTAGCCGGTCACTGCCCTCTGGTTTCGACAAGAATGTCGAGCCTGAACAGTTCCTCGAAAAGCGCGAAGAATAACCCAAACTCAAACCTAGATCATTGAAGTGAGGACTGTACAAAGTTCTCCTTCATTCATGCAAAGGAATCCTTCCGTGTCTGAGATTAAGAAAGCCACACCCGATACACCGATGTCTATCGTGATCCCTGTCCTGAATGTGCCACGCGCTGAGCTGGACCGTTTGGGCTATGCAGGTAAGGAACCCGGCGAGATCGCCGATGACCTCATCCTTACCGAAAACCGCATCGAGCTGATGGTGCTGCGCAAACATCTGCCGGACGTCTTCGAAGAGAAGGACCTGGTTGAACTGATGCGTGCAGCGCCTGAGGCACAATACCTCAAGGTGCGTCGTCCTGCGCCTAAGGCTGACACCGTGCGTCAAATGACTATCGTGGAAGCCATCAACGGCCTGACCCGACTGACCTGCAAGGTTCGTCACTTCAGCAAAGACCCTGCCGACATCGAAGCGCTGCACAAGGTGCTGCGTGAAACGTCGGTGTGGTGGCCTGGTTACGGTTCGGTGATGGCCGAAGCTCGTATCAACTTGCTGTTGGCCGGTCAAGTGATCAAGGATAACTTCCCCAACATCGTGGCGGGTTTCCCTGGTCTGAACCAGTTCGGCATCGATACCGTTAAGCGCACGCTGGCGCAGTTGGAAGGGATGGACTCCGAGGGCAACATTCCTGAACGCATGGCGGGTACTTACACCTCGCAAGAGTTCTGGCTGTCGGTCATCTCGAAGGTCAAGAAAGAACAAGCGATGTGGTACGAGATGTACAACATCGACGTTGAGCGCAAGAAGAACCCAGGCAAGGTACTGGTGGGCAAACAGTGGATGGAATACGGCTCCGTGTTCTTCGACGCCCATCAAACCGAGATGGTGGTGATCAACCATCAGACCCTGCCAAAGCAAACCTTGGAAACCAAGGCGCAGGGCATGGAGAACATCTTGGCGGCCATGCCGCTGGAACACGCTCAGCCTGCGATCGATCTGATCAACGAACTGGGCGGCAACATGTTCGCTGCCATCTGCCGTGGCGGTCTGCAGCGCATCAACCACGTGGTCAACGAATGTCACACAGCTTCTGTGAACGCGTCGACCGGTAAATCCACCGATGGCTCTGGTATCGAGGTACGTGAACAATGATCCGCGACACTCCTGAGAAAGGCTTCTACGACGGCTGCCGGAAGATCAATAGCGAGTTTGACTGTGAAACCGTTGTGGGTCTGAAGATTCAAGTTGGAGGCGAGGTCTTTGACAGTTATACCTTCGACCCAAAGATCCCAGCCATTGACCGCGCCAATGGTCGCTGGATGAATCCGTGGGCATTGGACAACCCGTACCGCGAGCATGCCCCGATGTTTGTGACGATGTCTGAGTTGAAAGTGCTGGACGCCAATCCAGAAACCTTCGCTCGCTGCATGCGCCATTACCACTCGGTGTCGATGGACGACGGTGAAGTTCAGTTGGCAGGTCAAAGCTACGTGATCATCCGGCCTGAGTCGCCTGAGAAGTATCAGGCTATCTGCACCAAGCTGGCTGAATTGCGTAAAGAAGTTGCGGCCAACGCGCTGATCGAGCGTATCAACATCGAAGTGGTACCCGCTGAGGTGGATAAGGCTGAACTGGTTGCCTACTGCGAAAGCATTGGCATGGGTACGGACGATGCCGTCATTACGGTTGACCCTGATGACCGCTCGCCTGATCGCACGCGACTGCACATCCGTCATGGACTCTGCCTCAAGCGGCTGACCGAATGGCTGGCGGGTTCCAACCGTGGGTTGTTCATCACACTGATGTGCTGCTGGGACAACCTCGAAGACAAGCAACGATTCAATGCTTTGTCTCATGAGGAAAAGAAAGCACGCCTGGAAAATCTGGGTGGCACTTACGCCTTCGGGCTCAAGGGGTAGTCATGGATAAATCATCTGAGGAGAACGAAATCGTTCTCCCTTGGAGCGTGGCCTGTACGTTGTTCCAGTACCAGGTCGTGAACAAAGCGCTTAACCAAGGTAAGGCACTGTCTGATGTGATGGACATGTTGGACCGCGGCAAAGCTGGCGAGATGGTCGAGGAACTGAAGGTCTGGATGGACGAGTTGGTTACAGAGGCGGGCGATGAACCAATCATCCGTTACGGGCGTAGTGGTGATCCGAACGGGATCGAATACTCGGTGCGTGAGCACCCAGCTGGTCTGTCCCTACTCACCAAGGATCTGCGGAGCCACAACTGGAATAGGTCTGAACCTACCCAGGAAGGCGGGTTGATGGTTGGTCCTGGTTCTCCGTTATATGGTCGTCGGATCATGCGTGATCCAAAAGAACTGCTGGCCAGTTTCCCACCTGAGATGATCGATCAGATGGGCGATGAACTAGCGGCCTCTTACGCGGGTGAGGCACCAGAGATCAACGGGGTAATGACCCCCAATGGTCTTTATCAGCCAACTTCGGTTGATAAGCTGACCGATCAAGAGATCCACAATCTGGGCTTGAAGTATGTCATCTATCCGGCTGGACAGGTGCCAGAAAATGAGCGGGAAAATCTTCAGCACTGGCTGGATAACCATGCGATTGGTAAGGGGAAGGTATCCTGGAACGCTTCCAATATTCCCAAGGACGACATGAAAAAGCTTCGCAATGGCGAAATGCCTATTCGTGCGGTGCCTGGCATTGAGCTGAAAATAACGGTTCCCACCGGTGCGGGAATGTTTTCATCTCAATCGCGTGAAGCAGATAAACGTTAACAAGAGGAATGAGTTGTGTCTAAGGCTAAGAAGTTCTTTGTCGAATCTGCCAAGCAAGCAGCGGCCGCAAAGAAAGCTGAAGAGAAACGCCTGGCAGCAGAAAAGAAGCGTCAGGAAGAAGAAGAGCAGCAGGCTCGCCGGGACTACCTATTGGAAAATCCCTACACCACGTTGGACACTCTTCTGATTATGGCGCTGATGGAAAAGTTCCACGGTCAAGTCGGCATGTCTGGTAAACCCCAGAAGTGGCTGAACAAACTGTGGGAGATCAAAGACTACGTGGCGCCTGCGGTAGTGCCTACGGTTGTACAACCCTTGCTCAAGGCTCCACTGCCTTTCAAGGAACTGGATGCCATGGTGGACAACTACCTGACGCTGGGTAGTGCCACTGAGGAGTTTGTGGCGCAGAAGTACCACGGCATGCTGATCTACGAGAAAGAGATCTACCCGATCAAACTACTGGTAGAAAAGGATGTAGGTTACAAATGGGTCACGGCTAACGAGGTACAGATCATGCGCATGGCAGCTCACGTTGCCTGTGAGATGTTTGATCTGGAGACGATCCAGTGCCACGTTATGTTCTTTGCGGCGTTCAACATGTCGGGTCGCATGGGCTCTGTGGCTCATCGTCGCATCGACATCAAGGAGGCCTTCCCAGATCAGGATGAGGCCAATGTTGTTAACCTAGTAAAAGTGGTGGCCTAATGGCTAAGATCATCTGTGCATTTCCGGGTACCTCCAGCGGCGCGCTGTACATTCTCTTGCGCTACCGTGAGAAAGATCAGGCGATCGTTTACGATTACTCTGGTACGGTTGGCAATCTGGAACGCATGGTCAAGAACACTGACGTCTTGATTCTCAAGGCGGACATTGTTGTGATCGAAAAGCTGAACTCCCTAGGGGTAGAGTTTGACTTGGTATACCCCGACCCTGTTATCTCTCCTTCTCGCTTTACCAACATCCTTGCGATGGAAGGCATGCGTCTGAAGGAAATCCACGACCTCGTTCATTCGTGGCGTGATCAACTGAGTGTGCTTCAACGCTTCACTCAATCCAACGTAACTCACATCGTTCTCGCCGAAGGTCAATCCATCGTCGACACCCATGGAGTAGTAGAAGATGGGCAAGGTAGTAGAAATTCGTAAGGGCGTTTTGGAAATCCAGAACCGTCATGCCCCAGGCAAACTGCGCGGCTTTTACCGTGCGCTTTGCAAAAGTCATCAGGCTGCTAGCCTAGGTGGTTGGTCGTCGGCAAACATGTTGACGGCATCCATCGTAAAACAGATGCTCGACCATGGCAATAAGCTGTGGTGGGATTTGGTTGACCTAGAGTTTGGGTCACTCGCTTCCCCGGATAGCTCCAGGGATGAAATCGGTATCCGTACCTTGGCTGGCGAAACCTTTAACGGTGTTCCCAGTCAGCCGTTCATGATCATCATGGCAGTTACCCACCAGAACGGTGTTCGCCAAGAGATCCATGAGTGCTTTCAACAGATCACACCGGCTGAGGTGAATGCTCGGATTGCAGAGATGTTGTCCGATCGTGACTTCCCAACCGGTGGGCTTGATCCAATGATGCTACGTTTGGGTGATGCGATCGAGGCTGCAAAGCTGCGTGTCGAGTCGGTCCTCGATAAGCACAGTCACATCAAGCTGAACCTGCAAGACCCGAATGAGGAAGGTTTGTTTACCGCCTATTCGGTCCACATCTACCCCGATACCCTGCTCAAGGATATCGATCTTATCAAAGCGTCTCTAGCCACGAAGGAAGGAACGAAGCAATGAGCGTCACTGTTAATGTACTGCAGGCTGAAATCCGTGAAGTGGAAGGCGTTGATGTCATCGTTCAGACAGCCAAGCCTGGTGATGTGTTCCCTTCCTACAAAGCCAAGTGGCCAACGGCACTCGCCGATGACCGTACCGTGAAGGCGTTCAAGCGTCGGCTGGAACATAGCTTGGTTGGCTTCAGCTACAGCATTGTCAAACGCGATGGCACCAACAGCGTCTTCCCTCAGGTGAAGATGGGTGCATTGCGCGCAGGCGGAAACAAGGCATAAGACGAGCCCCCACCTTCGGGTGGGGGTTTTATGCTGCTACTTTCTTTTTTGTTTCAACCATTATTCAAACCTAAACTATCGACTTGAATGTATCCCACTCAAAAGGATTTACAATGAACAAGTTGCTGCAGGCCATGTTGATCTCTGTGATGTTCTCTCAGAGTGCTTTGGCTCTATCGAACTCTACGCCCCCTGTCAAAACCAACTTGGATGTCATCCGTGAGTTGGCCAAGCGGACGGGGATGTCAGTGGCTGAGTGCGTCTCAGGGCTGTGTCGCGATACAGAAGATGGCTACTATGTGACCATCGATAATTCAGATCGTGACGGGTTCTATATCTACGATCCTCTGATCACTATGCCATCGGGTGAAGACGATACAACTTCGCCTCAGAACTAAATCATCAAGGTGATAGCCTTTGATGCTTAAGGATGCTTATGAACGCCAATAAACTGTTCCGAACTGCTGGCAATCGCTCGCGCTTCTTACGCCGCGAAGAATCAGCTGCCTTTATCGAACCTTGCCTGGACCAGTTGGCTCGGATGGACACCTTCCGCTTCTTGGGGGTTTCTAACCACGAAGACATCATGGAATGCGTCGGTGAGATGCGCGCAGGCTTTGACACGTTGCTGCATCATTACATCCATCATGGGCGTAGCTACCTGCCATGCATCCCCACCACGATTGCCCCACCGATCTCGTGGTTCTTTGTGGCACTGTACATTGCCAGCACCCGTGGACATCTGTGGTTCAAACAGTTCGGCCCATTCCTGCGTGGGTTTGCACTGAACACTCAGGCGGTGGTGCGGGTGTCCAACCGGATACTGGACTTTGTTCATGATCCGAAGATGTGGGAAAACGGTGAGGAGGTCATGAAAGAAATCTGCCGTGACATGAACCTCAAGTACAACCCCATCCACATGTTCCCGGATGCAGACGATGTGCTGGCGATTGCCAACCTCGTAGGTTTCCGTCGTGCAGAAGTGGTTGAAACTCGCGGCTTCAAAGTGATGCAGCAGGAGGAAGACTTCGAAGAGGTCACGATGGGCATGATTCCTCCCAACATCTTCCAACTGTTGTCGCCAGAAGAATCGGAACAGCTCAAGCGAGCCTACCTGTTCAACGCTGACTCTTTCGAAGCACTGCGGCCGTACTACATCACTGTGCAAGTAAAAGAAGGGGTGACAGCTGATGTCATTCGTCTGGCACTTACGCTGGCAGGTTGCCTCAGCGAGAAAGACCACAGCATCGACACCATGGTTGACATCGATGAGTTGATTGCCTGGTGCCGTAAGGGGCGGTTGGACCCTATCCCGTTGTTGCGCAGCGAAGCCTTGTCCAAACGAATGAGAGATCGTTTTGGGTTCGGGCTGATCATGGAGAACAACAACGAGAAGCAAACATCAATTCTCAACATGGTGAGCGTGTTTGCGCTGAGCCTGTATGAGGCCGATCCAAGTTTGACGTTGAACTGACCTGAAGACTTATGCTGTGATTGATGCCAACTCAATCCAGTCTAACTTCAACATAGGAGCGATCGAAGGGTTTACGCCTAACGGTCTGTGATATCATGCCAAAACAATCCAAAATCTTCTACACATCCTGCATGGGGCAGGGGAGTGGAGAGTTCACCTTAGTTCAGGACTACACTGGACGAGGTGTTTACATCGGCAAGCGTAAGCCAGCTGACGAAAAAGAGCTGGCTCTCTACCATGAGCAATTGCGAGCCGACCACATGATCGAGCCACCTACCCAGTGTTGGGTCTGGATCATGCGCCCCATTGCGACGGGGGACCTTATCAATGAGGGTTCCACTATCGCACGAACAATGTACGACGCCATCGGTAGTCACATGGATGCCGACTGGAACAAGCGTAAGGCCATTCCCTGCGAACAGCTGTGTTATGTAGGGAGCGACTTTGCGGGGAGATTAGATAAGGTGCGTCCGTTACTGAACGCATTTGATCGGGCAATCATTCGTGAGCAGTTAGCCAAACAACTGCTTTCCAATCTACCAGTTCATAGCCGGGGCATGTTCGACCGCTATCAACTGCAAAATCTCAGAGACCTAAGGGGGTAACTGTGAAGCAAGCAGAATATCTGAATCTCATGCTGGGCGTTAAGTACCAGTTGGAGTCGGACGACATCAACCTGATCATTGCGATCGCGGCTATCTTGCGTGATCGCAACATCAAGGTGTCGTTTGCATCGGCCCCGCTGTTCGATGAACTGAACGGCGATGAGTTCCGCAGTGAGCGTGCGCTGATCTACAAGATGGTCACTCAGGGTTTCCACTTCTGGGAAGTTACTCAGATGCTGGGCGGCATGGGTTCTGCATGGCATGCGATCCAGTACCTGCGCGAAGTCATGAATAGTAATGGCGGTACACCGTCGCTGCGTAAAGTGGCCATGGTCTTCGTCAGCGAGTGGCCGGTGCCAATGCCACCACCTGTGTCGGAATCCGACATGGCGCAGCCTGAGCGTCAGATCACGCCGGTTGAAGGCTACAAGGGCTGGTTGGTTACCGGCAAGATGGAACTCGAAGATGCAGACCACACCAAGCGCACCTTCGATCTGAACACCCAACCTGAAGGCGAAGAGGCGGCTCAAGAGCCAGCGGTTGTTCAGATTGCGCGCATGTTGCGTGTGACCTGGAATGCCGACAAAGGTGTCGTTGAACCTGAGCGTCTCGAAAAGATTGCCATGTTGTTGGGTCACATGCTGCTGTCTGAGCGTGAACACTTCATGGGCAAGCTGAAAGAAGCACAATCGGCAGCCAAACCTGAAGCACCTCTGATCTGGCCGAAGAACAAAGACCACTGGATCTTTGACCCTCGCCTGTCTGCGCTGAATGCTCCGATGCCACTCAACAACGACTTCCCTGCGCGTCAGCGTCTGACAGAAGTTGCTCGTGAAGCCGCTCGCTTTGCAGTATCGCGTGCCAGCGGTATGGGCACCAGCCGTGTGTTCAACATCGAAGGCTTTGTTGAGAACGTTGCCATCGGCCTGTTCGGTGACGGTACCAACGAGCACAACTTCGATTTCCGCACGCTGGTGTTTGACAAAGAAGTTGCAGCCGAAGCGCCGAAACCTGCTGAACCTGCTCCAGCACCTGCACCGGTTGAAACCGAAGCTCCAGCTGAAGTGGGAAAGTAGAAGCCGGCGTTGCGCCACAGCTTGCTTCCAAGTTAGCAGCGGCCGGCTCGTTTCCTGTAGCACCGCAAGCCCCGGCAGAAGAAACTGTTCTGCCAGTCAGTGAACGTGGGGCACCTGCCAGCACGCCATTGATCGAAAGACTGCAATCCCAAAAGACTGCAGCCAAACCCGTAGCAAAGAAACCTGCTGCAAAACCACGTCAGCCACGTAAACCGGCAGACAAAAAACCTACCAAGTAACACATCTGGCCTGCTCCCTGCCGGGAGTGGGCCTTATGCCATCGGAGAGAAACACATGAACTCTACACTCAACAAAATTGCAGCGGGCGTTTACATCACTCAGCTGTTGTATCGTTGCCAGATTTCCAACATGGCACACCTGCTACCCGCCGGTGAAGAAACTGAATTCCGCAATGAGGTCTTCCACGGCGAGGTTGGTGAGCTGTACGGACCAAAGGCTGCCCAGTGCTTCAATACGGTCAGAGCGATTGCTGTGGGTCATCTGGGGCTCTTACAGGCTATCCGTCTGCACGCTGACCTCTTTACGCCGGGGGTGTTGGCAGTGGCTACCCGTCACTTGCTTGAAGAACCCGACATTGACTGGAACGATGTGGGCTGCCTACTGACAGGTACGGCTGAGCAGTTCAAGTTGGACAGCATATTGGCTGAGCACTTAGAACGTCCGCTTTGTCAGATGTCTGGCGATGCTGTCCGTGATGCGTTGAAACAAGCGGTGGGTATGTTTGAAAATGCTCGCAGCTATGACGAAACCTTTGTCAAGACATCGGTGTTCCGCTATGCCGATCTATGGACTCGGATGTTCCACAATCCGCGGGAGTTGATGCGGGCGCTGGACGAGGTGGGCGTCAAGCAGGGTCCTGATGATTCCGAAGACGTCAATGCAATGGCCAACATCATGGGCGGTGAACCCGATGGCGTTTTCGAGGCCTTCTGTATTCGTCACAGCCTGGGGTTGGAAACTGCCAAGGTCTGGGAAGAGCAAATGGTCACCTGGGGTTACCGCGAATACGCAGGGGCTACTCGCGGCATGATGGCTGATGGCCGTGCCGAGTTCAAGACATTCATGGCCAGCGCAGTGGCGGCAGGCTACCCTGTCTACATTCAGGATAAGCACCTGTCCGACTTCGAGGATCTGTTGCTGCGCATTCCTGGCTGCACCACGGATGAAGAACGCGACATGGTTGAGAACTTCATCTACTGCATCGCACCGATCCTGTTCTTTGAACTGAGTGAGCACGGTCAGTACCGCAATGCGCGGTGGCGTGGTATCAGCGTGTCTTCAGATTACGACACAATGATCCGGGAGCTTGAGAACTACGAAGGTTCTGGCTGGTTGCCTCTGGTTCGTTTGCTGACTATGCGGTTCGCCAATCGTCGCTTTGACCGTCAAACTATCTTCAGCACCTATGAAGAAGAGGTCAAGGAACAGATTGAACGCGCCACCCTAAATGCCAACGTGTCCCAAGCAACCCGTCGCCACACCTACTTGGTTCAGGAACTTCTGCGCGTCATTGAAGATGACATGTACGACATGAAACTCTTCGGTCACAACTAATGGCATAGTCTCCCCAGCCGTGAGGCTGGGGAGACTGCCTTACTCACTGTTTTTTTTTTTACTTCAGCAATTCACCCAGCACTTCTTTCAGGTACTCAGGTGTCTTGATATCAACACCCAGTTCACGAGCAGCACGGGACTTCTCCCCACTACCCAACCCTGCAATCAGTCGAGTGGTTTTGCTGGACACCGAGCTGGTTACTTTCGCACCCAACTCTTCCAGACAAACAACAGCCTTACGGCGGTCGATACCCACATCACCAGACAGCACCCAGATCTGACCCGCCAGAGGACCTTTCTTCACCTCCTCACGCTTGCAGCTCCAATGGAACTTGAGCTGGATCAATTGATCATGGATAGCTTTCAGGCGCGCTTGCACACCATCATTGGAAAAGTATTCCAGCCATGCGATGTATGCCATGGGTGTAATGGTCTTCTCCAATACTTCCAGATCCAGATCAATCAGGCCTTGTACGTCTTGGGCCTTCTGGGCGATACGTTCTGCACTGACCTTACCCACGAACGGAATCTTCAACATGAGGATAAGGTCGGCCAGACCAATGGTGCCACGCATACTGACGTGAGGCTCGGTTTCGTCGGTGATGGTGATGCCGTTCATCATGTACTGCAGAATCAATCCGCGGTTGTCTGAATCCAAGAACCAGTTGGCAATCGACTTGGCGGTTTGTTCACCGATGTCTGGCAACAGTTCGAGGATCTCAGCGCGAGCACTCATGACCTGATTCAAACTACCGAGGTACTTGGCCAGCGTCTTAGCAGTGGAGGCCCCGACATCAGGGATGCCCAAGGCAAAGATGAACCGAGACAAGCGGGCCACGGTACTGGCATTGATCTCGCGGATGGTAGAGGTGGCCGAAACCAAGCCCCAGCCTTCCAATGCCAACAGATCCTTAACAGTGATGCGGTAGAGATCAGGTGGTTTACGAATCAGCTTGGCAGCAATGAATTGATCCACTGCCTTTTCGCCAATGCTGTCAATGTTCATGGCACCACGGGAAACGAAGTGCAGTACCGCAGCTTTCAGGATTCCTTTACAGGCAAACCCAGACCAGCAGTGATAGTTGACTTCATCACGACCCCGATGAATACGGCCGTAGCACTCAGGGCAGTGTTGTGGGATCACGACAGGGCGAGCATCTTCCGGGCGATCTTCCGGCACGTAGCCCATGATCTTCGGAATGACGTCCCCTGCACGTTTGACCACAACTCGGTCACCGATCAGAATACCCAGCCGATCGATCTCATCCAGATTGTGCAGAGTGATGCTGGAGACAGTAACGCCTCCGACAAACACAGGCTCAACCTTGGCCACTGGTGTCAGTACACCCGTGCGACCGATCTGGAACACGATGTCGAGAATGCGGGTCAACGCTTCTTGTGCTGGAAATTTGTGAGCAATAGCCCATCGTGGCTCTCTACTTCGTTCTCCCAGCTTTTCACGCAGATCCAACTCATCGACTTTAAACACAAGCCCATCAATTTCCATGGGCATGGCATCGCGTCCACCGGCGTCGTAGAACTTAACCAGATTCAGCGCGTCTTCCAGATTGGCACACAGGGTTGCATTGCGGGAGACCGGAATCCCCCACTGGCTCAACTGCACGATGGTGTCCATGTAGCTGTCGCGGTTAGGCAGACGACCACCCACACCGTAAGCGCAGAAAGATAAAGGACGCTTGGCAGTAACAGCCGGGTCGAGATTACGCAGCGCTCCAGCTGCGGCATTGCGCGGATTGACAAAGATCTTCTCGCCTTTTTCAATCTGTGCATTGTTGAGTTTCTCGAACTCGGCTTTATCAATGTAAACTTCACCGACCACTTCCAGTTCTTCTGGCCAACCTTCCCCGAACAACTTAAGGGGAACGCCACGGATCGTGCGGACGTTGGCAGTTACGTCCTCACCTACCTGACCATCGCCACGGGTAGCGGCTTGGGTGAATACGCCGTTCTTATAAAACAGCTTGACAGCCAACCCATCGAACTTAGGCTCCAGCACGTAAGTAGGTGCAAAGCCCAACTGCTCGACCAACTGATTGTGCCAAACATAAAGATCGGCAGCGTTGAACGAGTTACCTAAGCTCAACATCGGGTTGAAGTGAATGACTGGAGCAAAGCCCTCAGCCGGTGGAGCCCCTACCCGTTGAGTAGGGGAGTTGGGATCGTAGAACTCTGGATGATCAGTCTCCAATCCCACCAATTCACGAAACAAAGCGTCATACGCTGCATCGGGGATTGACGGCGAATTGAAAACGTGGTAGCGGTGATTGTGCATTGATACCTGAGCACGAAGCTCAGCAATGCGGTGCTCAACACTCATGGCGTTTTCTCCAAATGGCAAATGTACTCCCCAATAGATTTGCCTAAAATTTAACCGATTACTCAGGCTTCGGTGCGTAGCGGGCCATGAGTACCTGACCCTCCATACCTGGGTTGGCAGACAGGCCGCCTTCGATGTTGGCGTAGTGACGGCTGTCGCCCTTCACGGCTTTGATGGCCTTGTCGAACGCGCTCGTTACAACCAGTGCTTCGATCAGGTCACCGGGTTTGATGTCACCTTTGCAAGTGACGCGGTAAACTTGAATAGGTTTGGCAGGTGGAGCAGGGGCAAAGTCTGGATGACATTCCATGGTTTCTTTCTCTTTGGGTTGGGTCTCACGACGACCGTGCTGGTAAGGATGCATTAGTGCTTCTCCAGTTTGGCTTTAACAAGGTTCACATGCTCAGAGCACACCATCAATTCATGGACACCTCCCATGTACCGATATTCCAGACAGACCACGGACGGGTAGTTCGTGGGATAGCCTGAACAGCTCTCAGCTTTCTCATCGCCCAGGTAATGCTTACACGCTTGCCGGAACCCGGCTTGAGTGCGGACCATGTACACTGGACCAAGGATGTGTTCGAAGTTTGGAAGACTCATGCTGTTCTCCAACGTGTTTAGAAAAGAAGCTAGACTATCTCCCACGTGCTTGTCGTTTTAAGTGTTAGCATAAAGGCCAACCTCTTCGGGCTGGCTCTGGGTGTATTATTTCTGAACAGATGATTCTTACATTGTGAATACTACTACTACTACAAAAGGGCTCCGCCCCCCTGGGGCGCAATTCTCCGATGGCGGCCTCCTGCGGAGTCCTACCCAGGACGAAGCGCTCTTTACCAGCCGTCTACGTTCCTTCCAGTCACTACTACGTCTAGTAACGCTGCTTCTTCAATACCCTTCTCACTAAGATATACCTGCCCCCTTGGGGAATGAATTAGATTGTTTTTCTTTTGTGCTTTTGTCTCTTTCCTTTCTTTCCCTAAGAGCCTCTCAAAGAGAGGCGGGAATTGGAAGTTAGCTTTAGCTTTAGCTTCGCTAAGAGCGAGAGCATGAGCGGGCGTGGGCGCGCGCGGCGGGGCGCCTCGATTGAACGCAAACTGAAAACTAGATCATCATTGTGAGGCGCCATTCTAAACCCTTGTTTAAGATGGCATATTAAAAATCCGGGAGAAACCCCATGGGACGTGTGACAAAGATTCATGGCTTCAATGCACCCCGTTTAGGACGGATGGGTGACAACATCGTCGTACGGTGGCAGGAAGCCCTGTTAATCGTTTTTCCAGGTTCCCGTGCGTGGGATTACCTGGCCGACATCCCGCCAGACGACTGGGACGTAGATTACGCCCCTCAGTTGTTTACGCGGTTTACCCCGAACATCTCGTACCCTGAGTATTGGGTCAACGATTACATGCATTGCCTGTACTGGGATGCTGCAGTCGTTGTGGGATTGCATCCGGGGGTGGTTGTGGCTTTGCCTAACAGTGATGAGGTACAGCGCGCTTTGATCTTAGGCAAGGCAAGCGTGATGGAACTCTTCCCTGAACTGGAGAAGCTTAAACGACCGAACTGGATCTCCGAGGTCAATTGGCATATCGCCGAAGCCATGGAAGTTCCAGACGTTCACTGGACGCGACACACTTTCTAATCAGGATAGCTCATCGGGGAACCGGTGGGCTTATCCATTTATGCCCACGTGGGCCTTTTAAGGAAAATCATGAAAGCTAGCAAAAAGATTACCGTTGCAGAACTGACCGCTGAAATCTGGGCCCGTGAAGGCGTTCGGGTTATCATCCATACCAAGGGCAACTATGTTTGCCTCAACTATCGCTATTCTCGTGCACTGGATCAGGCCCACACCATCGGCCACCTGCGTACTCGTATCCAGAAGCGACTGGACAAGTTCTTCGCCATCGTGCCTGAGTACACCATCGTACTCGGCGATGGCGCCATCAACCCGCGTTCGGACATGCGCATGAGTCGTGCTCGTAAGTCCTACTATCGGGTGGCCTAACATGACAATGGCCAAACTGAACATCCTGATTGTCAATGACGGCGTCTTCTTTCACGACGTGAACAGTCGGAACACCAACACGCTGGTTGTTCACTGCATGAACCGCACGCTGTTCACTGGCCTGGTGACTCGCTTTGGGGTCGCCACCCCTCACTTGCTTCTCGCCCTGCGTGAATCCAGTGGTTCGTTCCACACCGTCGTCATGGAGGCTGAGGACCTGTACGACCACCTCATGTCCAACGATCCCATCACCGAGAGCTTGAAGTCTGGCCGGGAATCGCAGCTCGGCGATGGGCATCCGTACAACTTCGTAGAGGGTCCGCTCACGTTCAACATCCAGTGGGCCGACTACAACAACCGGGTCGTCGCCAAGTCAGTGTTCGACCCGTTTAACGCGGTGGCGTGGTACAGCTACGAGGGTACCAGTGGTGCTTCTGCGGAAATCGTGATGAACCTGTTCACTGGCGTCACTCAGCCAACGATTGAAAGCGAGGTCATGGAGGGCCTGGACTCACCGCTCTTCTTGGACTTGTTCAATCGAGAAGAGCGAGCACTGGTTGCAGTGGCAGGTTTTGAGGCCGTCATGCGCGCTCGTACAGGACTTACTCGCCCTGCACAGTCTGTGATGGCGTCTCCTTACTTAACTGATCGCCCACTCAAGGACATCAAGGGCATACTCACCGAGCTGGGAATGAATGAAACAGACGCCATCACGTTCGCGCAGAATCTTGGGTATGCTGGCCTCAGTACGGGCTCGGAATTCCACAACAGCCTCATCCGCGACATCCGCGGAATGCTCATCAACAAAATCAAGTGATTCGGGGGAATCCATTATGTCCATGCAAGACACCCGTGAAGATAAACCGGAAGAGCCGAAGAAGCACCACCAGGAACGCATGCGTGTTATCAAAGTGATGGCACCGACGTGCTACGAGTTCGACCCTCGTCGTCCGCCTCATGTATTCGAGCTGCAAGTGGGTTTCACGGATCATCAGCGTGGTCCAAGTCCGGCTGCAGCGTTCGAAAGCGTTGATCATCTCTTCCAGGAGTTGCCACTGCACTTCGATCGTCAGGACCTCCTGCCTAACCTGGGCCGACCGTTCTTCTTCGTGGAGCAGGTCTACCATCACCACCAGCAGCACCCAGCTGATGTCACGGCCGAAACGTTTGTGCCAGCGGGTCTGGGTCGCTCGTATCGCAACCTGTACGAGTCGTTGGATTACGTGAGCGACTATGCTCTGCGTGAAACACGGGCCAGCTCCACGGTCTTGCAGTTGTTGGCCATGTCAGCCTACCACAACCAGTACAGTCTGGACTGGTTGTTCGAACCAACCATGACATCGGAAGATCTGGCTAAGCGCCTAGGCTTCGGTCAGAAGCGTGCCCCACGCAACCAACGTGACGTGGAATCTGGTCGCGCTGCGGGCTCTGATCCATGGGCCTGCATTGCCGATGATGCTTACCGCGCCCTGGATCGCCGCCAGAATGGTGACAGTCGCGGCAGTATGCATCGTCAAGGGGATGGTATTCACTTCTTCTACAGCACTAAACTGCTACCGGTTGACCCTAAGGTACGTCAGCTTTTGACGCTGCCTGTTTCAACCCTCATCGACTACATGGGAGGTTTCTGATGAACGACCGTTTCGACAAAGCGTTTCTTGAAGTGTTCGGGGCTTCGATCACCAATCCGATCGAGAACGCCAAACATTGCATGCCCAACCGTGCAGCAATGATGCCTACCGTGGGGCACAAGACTGCATCCCGTAGCAGCATGTATCCAGGCGCTACTGGCGCTCGTACTCCGGTCACCCTCAAAAGTGGCCACGAGTCCTTGACTGCCAAGTGCCGGCATAATGGCCAGCCCTGAGGCTGGCCAAAGAGTTCACAACAGTCCGCCGACAACGGATTGGATGTGATCCAGGTGCGACAGTGGGTCGACCAGAATGGAGATCTTCTGCCACTTGTTCATCTGCTCTTCGTAGAGTTCGTTGGCGTCTTGATAGCTATCAACGATTTCTTTGAAGCGGCCGATGGACATACCGCCTGCAATCTGCGCTTCATCCATTGGAATCACGATGTTGTTGTAGATGTAAGCCTTGACGGCAAACTCGCACAACTTCTTGAAGTGTTTCCAAGCAGCAGGGGGTACGTGGGAGAGGGTTGCATCGTTTTCCAGCTGGCAGTCCAGATACAGGGTACCGGCCAGGCGCAATGGAGAACGAATCATGATGGTGTTGTCGCCGATGATCTGGATATTGCTATCCGACATCAGAGGCATGGGATCGCGAGACTGCTTAACGGCGCGCATCGCATCCACCAACCCACTCGACGCACCAAACTGCATCGACACAGAACCACCCAATGCACCCGTTGGCGTACCGGTCACCATGGCATACACAGCCGTGATCGAGCGACCATTGGTGCGACTCTTGGGAATGGTCAGAACCAGGCTCCAGTCGTCTTGTTGCTCTTGCATCAGGCCGACCAGCGAAACCAGTTCACGTTGTCCACTGATCAGGTTGATACCCGGCAGAACACGGCCTTCAATCACCTTTTCACGGATGACGTGGTCGATGCTCACCACCGGGGCATTTCGGCGTCCCCAAGTTTCCCGGCGGATAAGATCATTCTGAAAAGCCTCCTTCAGGATCGGCATCGGAATGATGTGTTTCAATTCGTTGAGCGTGTGCTGAATCGCGTTCATGATTTAAACTCGCAATGACCATTAGGTATTTATTAGCTAATACATGTTGATGAATACCATCTATCCCCAAAGGAGCAACACCGTGACTTCAAAAGTAAACATCCTGGCATGCGGCGGCTTCGGTCAAAACATCATGCTGCTGCTCGCCAAGCGTGAGTCTTTCGCATCCCTGGGTCAGGCGTTGAACCTGCATGCTTTCGACACCTCCAAGTCGAACCTCAAGCGTTTCGCTGGTAGCGCTATCGAGTCCGCTGTCAAGAAGCACCTGGTAGAAGGCGCTGACGGTTCGGGTAAACTGCGTGCTGAAAACCACGAAGCCATCACTGCGCTCGTGACCGACGTGGTTAACAACAACGAGATCGAAGACGGCCTGACCATCATCGTCTCCTCGGCCTCCGGTGGTTCGGGTTCGAAGTTCGCTGACGACCTACACGAACAACTGGCCAAACGTGGTCGCCGTGTAATCTCCATGATCCTGGGCACCGACGAAGACAACGAAGCGCTGGGCAACACCCTGAAGACCGTCAAGACCTACCGCCACAAGGCCGGCCTGGGCGACAAGAACTTCGTCATGTTCTACGGCCAGAACCGTTTCCCGGTCGAAGGTCAGGAAGGCAAGACCTACATCGACGAGGCGTTGGCTGACGAGCTGTTCGTGACCAACCTGGAAGACATCCTGATGATTGGTCATCCAGAGAATAACACTCTGGACACCAAAGATCAGCTGCGCTTCCTGAACTATCGCCTGGACAGCGAAGGTGGCCGTGAAGGTAAAGGTCAGCTGCGCTTCCTGTCGCTGATCAGCCGTACTGAAAAGCAGGACTTCCCAACCGACGACGACGTCCCGGTTGCGGCACTGTCTCTGCTGGCCAAACACGGCATCACCCCGCAGTACGCAACTGGCACCGGTTACTCCACTCGTGGCGTACTGGGTGAAAGCCTGTCGTTCGCTGACGGCGTGGTTGAAGTTCAGTTCCAACTCTTCTCCGGCCGCACCAGCAAGCTGGCTAACCAGCTGGACAAGCAGCAGAAGCTGTACGACACCATCCGCGCCAAGCAAGACGAGAACAGCTCCGGCGATGACTTCAAGCGTTCCGACAAGGACGTGGTCACCGACAGCGGTTCGTTCCTGTAATACCTGAGCATGGGGCCGGCCTTCGGGTCGGCCTTTATGCCCTTACTTCTTTTTTTGTTAAACCACACAGGGGCTACTAATGTATTGAGGTTCATGCCGACTCGGTCAGGGGTTAGCAACTGGTTTTCACGGGCCAGGGATTTCAAGCACTTTAGATTCCGCCTCCCTTCTGGGGAGGTTTTTTTTTTTGCCGTCATTTCAAAACAGGTACCCCAAATGTCCTACGTTCTTACTGGCAATTCCAACCCACATTTCCCGCTGCGTGCCCTAATTTTGGCACCGGCTGTACAGTCCCGCTTCGTGTTGAAGATCGATTCTGAGGGCAAGGTCGAGAAGTTACTGCGCTTCATCGGTACCGCTCAAGTGGAAGCCGGCGACATTGCCACCCACAACAAAGAAACCACCACCCGTTATCAGGTGGCTCGTTTCGAGATCCTGGAAGATAGTCAGGAAGCCTTCTTCGAACCCGGCGAGACCTTCGATATCGAGATCACTGAATTGACGCTGGAGAACGAGTTGTTCGCGTTCATTCCTCGCATCATCAAGCAGGATCTTCAGGAGGCGTAATGCTCCCACGCATGGTCTTTGGCCGTGACGAACACGGCAACGAAACAACACCGCTCACCCTGGACTTCAGCAAACAGTTCACGCTGGGTCAATTAGTGTTGGCCAGTCACGTACCTTCGACTATGATGTTCAAGGTACAGACCAATGGTCGGCGTGGTGTTATGATGCAGTACGAAGGTACCTGGCCGATGCGTCGTACCGGCGCAGATGAGCCCGGCATCATTAACAACTACGCACACTTCACACCGTATATCCGTCAGGGTCCCGGTGTGTGGGTATTATCCAACAGTGAGACGATCTCTGTCCCACTTAGCAAAGAAGAGCTGATGAGCCTTTATCAGTTCTACAAACTCTGAAGGAGTAGTACGATGGATTTGTTTCAAGGCACTAAGATGATTGCCGCTCAGGCAATGACTCTGGGCGAATACAACAAGTACCGCGGCTGGGAAATCCCTGCCAACGAAGACCCGGCCCGTGAAGGTTACCTGGTCGAGTACATCGGCACCAACGACTCCAACCACCCCGAGCACAAGAGCTACATCTCCTGGTCGCCAAAGCAGCAGTTCGACGACAGTCATGTTCGCGCTGGCGGTCCAGAAACTCTGGCATACGTGCCATTCATCCAGCGCCTGCTCGGCGAGCAGGCCCGCAACTGCGACAGCCTGGAAAAGCTGCAGACCTTCCAGAAGACCGAGCTGTGGACCCAGCTGCCAGACGACGTGCGTGAACTGATGGCTCGTCAAGAGCAGGTCATGTTCGAGCTGCAGCACGTACTCAACGATCGTGTCGAACTGGCTCTCGACGTCAAGGTTCACAATAAAGAAGTGAGCCCTCAATGAAATACATTCTGATGCTGGGTTGTTTCTCGGCAGTCCCCATGGTCAAGTCCGACTGGGACCAGAAGAATGGTTTCATTACCGATGCCGACGCCGCCGTCGAAGGCTACGAATTGACCAACGTAGCCACCGGCCGGCGTCAGTGGTTGCCACAGCAAGAAGTGGACGGCACCAGCACCGCGCTGCCAGATAACTTCATCGACCATCGTCCAGAAGACCGCCCTTGGATTGCCGAACGTGCCTTGCATGCCCAGCGTATTCAAGAGCTGGAAGCTGAGATGGCCCGCCGCAAATTGCACTACCAGCAGAACGGCACGACCGACACGTTTGCCCAGAACTTCATCGAGCCGCACATTGAAGCGCTGCGCCAGCGAGTAGCGGAATTGACCGATGCGATTCGTTGCATCGATTGACATCCCTATTATGTGTAGACAAATGTCTGCATACGGTCGCGGTTAGCCCTTCCTTGCCTGGCAGCCTTTGGCAGCAAACGGCAGGATCAACCGCTAAGCCTGCCCACCCTTCGGGGTGGGCTTTTATGCCCCCACCCGGAGCCCCCATGCCTGGTATACTGCGCTGCGTGAAATGCAATCACATTGACCACATGGACATCCGCTACCCCCATGGCGGAGACATGGATGTGAACCTGCACCCCGTTCCACTGATCTGTGCAATCTGTGCAGGTCTTCCTTGGCACAACCGATTAACTCGTCAAGTGTACAACCCCGAGTACCACGACGTCGTTAATCCACCTACTTCAAATCCTACGACCTGACTAGATTTATTGGTGGAAGTCATGTCATCTGCTCCTTGGTGACCTGAGCCTCCTGGACAAGCGCCCTACACTCTTTGGGGGAGTGAATGCGATTAGCTTGTCAACTGAAGTCCTGTGTGCGGAAAAGCATAGCCTCCTCCCTCGGAAGGGGAGGAGGCCTTATGCTCGTTAAGCTGTCTACGAGAGCCGTAGTGAGATGATTATAACAGAATGGTACCGCGCTATGGTTTAGGCTATTAACGCCCTCTGACGCAATTCTAGAAGCTTACGCTCAATGCGATACCACCTGTTTTGAAACCTAAATTATCAAATTGAATGTGGCCCCTGGATGTTCGTTATGAGATTTACCCCAATCCCAGATGACCATGCTACAGTTTTGTTCCACGTATCCGAGATAGATGAGGAGCTTCTTCAAGTTGGGTGTTCACTCAACATGGATGAGTATCTTGCTTGGGTTTTCGTGGAGCTGGGTTTTCCTGTCTTCACCCCACCCTGGATGGCAGAGCCCGACCTTCCCTTTAAAGCTAGACTGGTTCGTCAATATCAATTGGCGGATATCCGAGAACTGTTGGTAAAGGTTCTGAGTCAAGCTGGATGGAATGGTCAAGAGCTGTTGGTGTGCGTTCAAGGCCGGGCTTATTGCTCGGTTAGTTTTTTCAAGGAGCGTGCTGGATGAACTTTATATTTGACCTCGGTGAGCAACTGGCTGAGCTACCTGCAAGTGTTCCGCAGGGAGACTTTCAAGCGACCCTTGGTCTGCATATGCTGGAACAGCGACACTGGCTGGACTTCATATTGCAGGATGCACGTGAGATTCTGAAAGAGAAACAATTTGGCGGACTGAACGATCGTGCGATTCGCATGGCGCGCATTCTTCGTCAACTCGCATCCGATCATGGGGATGATGATCTGGCGAAGTTCTTTAAGCTGGCTATTGAAGAGGCGGATAAAGAACCTGTGATCGATGTGGATGGTCAAGGCCTCATGGCTGTGGCGGCACTCAATCCACATGCGCAATACATGGAAGACTTGGACGACCTGCTCGACGGTATCTTTTATGAGATCGGAGCTGAGGTCCAGGACTTCGTCAACAGCTTCTACTCCAAGGGTGACTTGTGGTCGGTGGATGCAACCCCGAACACCAAGCACATGGTCTTTACTTTCTGCTGCCGACGTTCTGTTGTGGAAGCTGCCGTGCTTGCATCAGGCGGTAACATGCGGAGCTTCATGCAGCACCTGATTGGATAAGGTGTCAGCATGCTTTACTCACCGGGCCCCACTGAGCCAAACCCGGACTTTAAACTTGTGGTAAATCTGGAAGAGCTACTGGCAGGCTTTCATTACGACTTGGAAGACCCCCGGTTCTCATCTATCGCCAGTCAGTTCGAGGGTGACACCGTTGGCTACATTGCTCGCGGTTTGATACATGGTTGCATGGGGATTCCGGGAGGCTTGACCACCGGCGAGGCAGTGCGTTTCTTTCCTTACGAGTTAGAAGGCACTGCTCGGCAATTCATCGAGAACTTCTGGATGGCCCTGTCGAAAGACGTGTCTCGTCTGGAAACGATGATCCGGCACAATTACCCAGGACGGTCCTTTGAAGCCAACCGTGTGCCATCCCCAATGGTCACGGGCGGCTATTGTTTAACCATCTGGTACCACTGGAGGACTCCGCAGCAAATCGCTGCCGACAACTACATGGAACTGGAAGAGACAGAAGAACCAGCGTCCAGGGGCTTCTAGGAGACATGATGGAGCGTACCATCCGATGGGACTTGAGCGAGATGTTGGGAGAGATCGACTACATGCTGAGAGAGCATCGAATGTCCCAACGCCCTGCGCTCAAAGAACTGATTGCGGACATGGCCTCCTTGGCCCTGCGCGATCTGAGTGCTGGTACCAACAACTTCCTGGACGAGTTCATCGAAAGTAACGTAGGGTCAGAGTTTCATGGCCTTGCGTTATTCTTCCGTAGCCGGGCAGTAGGTTGGTATAAAGAGATCACGGCGTTTACCGATCATGCCATCGCGGACTTCGATTGGTTTGAGGTAGACGACATTGTTCAACTCACCCCCACCCTTCTGAACATCAAACTGAATGTTGGGTACTATCACGAGAATCCAGACGCATGTATGGACATTACCGAATTTCAATCGACCTCAATGAGTCAATAGCTGAGATCCGTCAAATCCTGTCGGCGGTCTCTGGCGAAACGTACAACGATGAAATGACCACCCGAGCCTGTGCACACTACAAGCAATTAGCGCTTGTGTGTGCCTGTGCATTTATGATGTCGCCTATTTCCCTGAACCTAAAAGACAGGCAAAAGCGACTCCAAGTGCGCAACAGCATGAGTGAGAATATCCAGTCGGTGTACCCCATGTTTGTCGGTGAGGTCAAGACATGGGACTATCAGGAAACCATTACGGTGGTGACGGAGCTGGCGATTAGTTTCGTCCAGACCATCATCTTCTTTAAACCCGAACTGCTGTCGGTAATTGGGTTGCCCCACATGTACGTGTTCACCCCATTGAACATTGGCATGGACGACGCCCCAGAGACCAGCAAGTTTGATTGCATGCGGCCACTGGAACGTTATCGGGAACTGAGGAAGCTGGATACTCTGAGTGCGGATAAAGATGTAGCGGTCCGCGAACCAGACAACCGGCTAACCTTCACTCTCTGGGTGAGGCCTGCGCCGACAGCTAGGCTGCTTACGTGATGGGTGTGGAATTCTACGAACAACAACGTCGCTTCTTTAGGGAGCAATGGGGACAGGACAAAGTGATCCTAAGACTGTCACGAGAGGATAGCTGTTTCGATCTGGGCATGGAGGTGGGCAACCTAGACGCCTATTGCCAGACGATCATCGAAGCAGTTATCGAAGCCATCGCCATGGAACGTCGTAATGCACACTACGAGTATCCGGGCACAGCGGCATTGCAATACCTAGTGGTGTACGAATGGTTAGTCGCCAAGTTCTCTTGGATCGTGGGTAACAAGTTTGATCACGAGAGAATCATACCCGACCTTGTGCTGGTGTACAGCTACATTGCGGATTATATCGACTCGACTTTTGAGGATTGGAACCGCGAGTGTCCATCCTGCATTCGTTTCACCTTGACGCCAGCCTTCTTTGAATTCGAGATAGGTGAATGAAGCAACTCCTGATTATTGATCTCAGGGAGGAGATTAACGAATACGTTGGCGACCTACCAGAGGAATCGTGGGGGTACGACAGCGACACGGCGGAATATGGGGCACCCGATGAATTGGCGATGTCAGCGGCCATCGGGTTCTTTGGATACATTGGCTCAGACGACCCCAACCACGACGAAGAAGAAGACTTCAACGAGATGGACCGGTCGATAGGGTATAGTTGCAGCATTGAGCCGAATGATCAGTTCTGGTTCGATGTGCACCATAATCTGAATAACTTCAAAGATACCCTGATAGAACAAGGCCTTACGCATGCGACGGATATTTCGTTCAGTGCAGGCAGGCTCATAATCGAGGTGTCCACCGAAATGGATATGGCGAAGCACCATGACAGACTCCAACCCCCCAGAAGCTGACGAAGAGCTGGCACGTGATCCAAACAAGCCAGCTTGGCACCATGACTGCCCAATTGAGTACGAGCTAGACCAGACAGCAGCTGTGGTAATTGTGGAATCTGAAGTCCTCGGTCAGATCTACGATCTCCTCCGCCGTAAGCGTTTTCGAATGGGTGTACCGGAAGATGCGCCAGAGAGTGTCTGGCTCTGCAAAGTCTCCATCGCTGTGGCCAAGGTCCTCAACGACTACCACAACGACGACTTCCGTGACACCAACTGCTTGGCCATCGGCACGCTCCTCATGAACGAGCTGATGGATGACCTACGTGAGAGCATGACGTGGGTTGCTGAAGTGTACTTCGAAGACGTGATAGGTTTCTCCGTAATCAGCGGTACCACCAAAGTCATGCTGCACTTTTCACAAGAGGATTTAGACAATGGCGGTATCTCTACAGAGCGTGAAGGTTGACTCAAAAATCAACTTCACTACACGCATGCAGGTCGGTAATCGGACTGTGTATAACGCGTTCACCTTCATGGGTAACGTCAACTATACACTGGCCAATGCCATCGCTGGTGACCTGCGTGCACTAGTGGCCTCCACCAAGGCTTACTTCAGACCGGGCTCGCCGACTGACGAAACTAAGATCACGTACATCGTGGTCAAGGAATCCGAAACGGCTGGCTCGATTGTGATCCCAGAACCCCTGCTAGATCTCGACTCACTGGCTCTGGCCGGTAACGAGATCTTCGACGTCGTGGTTCGAGACAAGGTCACGCAACAGCAACTTCAGCAAATCCTGACCGGTAACGGCCTCAAGGACTTTGCGATCAATGTAAGACAGGTGTAGCCATGAACTGCCCTGTCAGGATTGATGGACCTGTGAAAATAAGTCCTGACTGCCGCGTTGACCTTTCTGAGTATCTCAAAGAGGTCGATCACCTGCATCGGGGCTTTGACATCGGGTTCAAGGTTTCCGCCATTGAACTGGACACAGATGCGTTCAGTGTGGAGGAATCCTCAGAACACTTGATCTCCAGCGTGGGTAGTTATCACTCGTCGTTCAGCTTTGAAGCCGAGGACGATGAGATACCCACGATCCGCAATGTTGACTTTGCGCTAGGCGTAGGTAACGACCTCTTTCTCTCGGCATGCGACGAGCGGGTGAAGTCCGTTACCTTGTCCTACGTGGACATCACTCTCCTCTAATTTTTTTTTTGTCTCAGGACAGGGTAAAGACCATGCGTCAATCTGTTAAGCTGAACCCACGACTGTCTACCATCGTGTTGGAGTCGCTGGAAAACGAAGACATGGGTGCCGTTAAGGAAATCGAACACGTTTTCTACGGCAAGATCTCTGACGCTAACCAACTCGCTGAACTGGCCAAGCAACCCTTCGTGACCAAGGTGCTGCAGGAGCAGTCCCAGGGTAAGGTGGTTACCGGCGGTGCAGGCGAAGGTACCACACTGCGCGTCCGTCGTATCAACCGTGAGTCCTGCGTCATGACCACCAAGGTCTTTGTACCGGGCAAAGCGGGTATGGATGAAGAAACCAAAGAGATCAATGGTCCACTCTTTGATTTCATGGCCCGTGTCTTCGGTCAAGGTATGGCCAAGATGCGTTACATCATCGCCCCAGAAGGTCAACCGAAGCTGGAACTGGACGTGTTCCTCGATGCACACGGCAATGCTCTGGGCTACGCCAAGTTCGACTTCACTGTCACCACCCAGGAAGAAGCGCCACCACCACTGCCGCTGACCCTGACTGACCTGAAACACCTGAACCCGTTCAACTGCACCGACGTTGATCGTGCTGCGCTGCGCGAGTTCATGAATCAGATGACTTTCAAAACCGTCTGACATAGTGGCCGGCCTTCGGGCTGGCCGTTGTGCCGTCGATTAGGACAAGGCGGGGACATTGATTAGCCCAGCACACATAAGACACTTCCCCCATGAGCATCTCAACAGTTTTAGTAATTGATGTTGAGGAGATTGCTTTAGAGCTAATCGACTTCATCAATGCAAGCGGGTTTGCGGACATGGCAGACCTGATGCAGACCCATGACTTCTACTGGTTTCTGCAATACACAACTTTGATCCGTGCAAACCGCCATCACAAGTTGTCCATGTCTATCTCGGAATACCAAGAACGCATCCGTAAGGCCCTGCGTAACTCTGATCCGAAATGGAACGACTTCGTCCCTGAACTGGTTGACGAAATGTATCTGAAGGTCTCACACGACTTCCCCCAAAAGTTCGACAGTGAGCGACACTTCTACATCACCCAAGGTTACGGGCCTAGGGTACACGTGGATATCTTCCTGAGCGATAAAGCTTTGGACTTGGGTATCCATAGCGTTGAATCCATTTCCGACTTGGTGTACTGACATGGAAGAACACTTCCTCCTTTCCTCAGAGCAGTACCAGCGTGACCTTAATGTGGTCCGCACCTACATACACGACCAGTCTTGGTTCCTCACCAAGATGCGTGGCCGTCCATTCGAATATAACGTCGAGTGGATTCGCAAGACGATCGGTAAAGATGGCAAGTTCCCCATCAAGAACCCGTTGGTTACCATTGTTGATAAGGACAAGAACGGTGACCGCTTCATCCGCAAGGTAGGTTACCTCAACTACCTCAAGAACATCGTGGCCAAAGACCTCATCTGTGCACCCTCCATGACCACCTACGTGCGTCCAGAGGTGCGTCAGTCGCTGATGGGGGTCTACATCAATGGTAACTTGAACCTTCGCTCTGGCGCCAAGCACGAGTCGATGGAAGCCAAGCTGACCGCGGATGGTTACGGTGGTGAGATCTTCAAGCTGATCGGTGACCGTGAAGCAGAAGGTTGGACCATGCCGCCTCTGACTCCAGAGCTGGAAGCCAAGCTGGCTGACCTGGAACAGAAGTATGGTTTCTACCACGACGTGGCGGAGATTAAGAACAATGAACAGACCTCGCACAAGATCTTCAACAACGGGATCTCGGGGATGCAGACCATCGGGTCTACTCCGTTCGTGCTGGTGTCTGCTCACTCCAGTCTGACCTCGGGCTGCCGCTCTGCCGTGTCGTACGGCAACGCAACCATTGAACGGTTCGTGGCGGGTAGTCGTCACTACTGGTCGCCAGAAGTGGTGATCACTCAGATCCTCTCCATCTGCCGCAACACGGACTATGAGAAGTTCGAAGCGGTGATGAACAAGTACCAGCTGCACGTGCCGTCGTTCGAAGACATCATTGATGCCATTCGTTATTCGACTGAACTGTACTGGACACATGAAGACTCCATGGAAGAAGTCGGCGAACTGGTACAAACACTGTCGCCAATGGAGCGTGCCGCGTTCCTGTATACCGGTGACATGTTCCACCTGCGCAAACACAACGAAGACTTCATGCGTGGGTTCTTGGACGAACTCTCTGCAGCCAAGCATGGTACTCACCCAGACCCGATCCCTGTGATCAAGTCGATGGATGGTGACCACAAGGCATTGGCCCTGATCCTCTGCGCCGAAGTAACCGCCGGTAAGAAGGTCAAGGACATCATTGCCTCGGGTGATCAGGCTGCCCTGTCCATGATTGCGCTGACCTATGAAAACATCATGGGGACGCTCGACAAGTACCTGGACCTGATCCGTACCTTCTGGACCACCCTGAACGTTCCGCCAAACATCAGCCGCACACGGGACATTCGTCGCCGTTCGGTTGTAGGTTCCGACACTGACTCCTGCCTGTTCACAGTGCGTGATTGGGTTAAGTGGAAGAACGGCAAGGCGAAGTTCGATGCTCCTTGTCAGGCCACCTGGCACACCGTGGTGTTCATGGCGTGTCAAACCGTAACCCACTCGCTGGCGTGTTTGTCGGCTGGTATGGGTGTACGCGGTGAGGACGTCAAGAAGCTGGCCATGAAGAACGAGTACGCCTTCTCGGCATTCGGTCTGACCAACATCGCCAAGCACTACATCGCCTCCATGATCGCTCAGGAAGGTGGTGTGTACTCCAAGGCCAAGGGTGAAATCAAGGGCGTTCAGTTTAAAGACTCCAACTCCCCGCCAGAAATCATCGAGGAATCAAACGGTTACATCGGTTCCGTCATGGATTCGCTGTATCGTTCGGGTGACTTTGAGATGATGCCTATCCTGAAGTCCATGGCCAAGACAGAGGCAGATGTAACGGAGTCTATCAAGAAAGGCGACACGCGCTACCTCAAGGCAGCCTATGTTCGTCCGAAGTCAGACTACAAGAAACCCATGTCGTCACACTACTTCCACTACGAACTGTGGGAGAAGGCCTTCGCGCACAAGTACGGTCCTGCTCCGGCATTGCCTTACCGTGCAGTGAAGATCTCGGTGGGTCTCAAGAACAAGACTGCTATAAAGCGTTGGGTGGAGGGTATCGAAGACCCGATCATGCGTGCGGCCTTGGAAGAGATCTACGTGTATGGTGATGGTGGTGGCGCCGGTGAAGAAGCTGATCTGGCTCCAGGTGAGGTTCGTGACATCAAGGAAGAAGAAGGCGATGTAAGCGAAGAGGATACTCCAGAGAAGGAGAAAGAAAAGGATGATGGCACCGGACCTAAAAAGCCAAAGGCCTCCATCACCTCTTTCCTGATGCCTATGGACATCGTAGCGGTCAATGGTATTCCAGAAGAGATCCTGCGGGTAGCCAACCTGCGCCGTCAGTCGTACACAACGGTTAGTCCGTTCTACCTGACAGCAGAAACTCTCGGTCTGCCAATGGTCAATGCGAACCTTACCAACCTCTTGTCCGACACACTGTAAATAACCGGAACTGGGAACTAGATCATCAATGGGATAACACCCAGATCTAGGTCAGTTCCGGGGGTTACATTAACGTAGGGAGGAGCATATGAAAGGCTATTATCACTGGAGTCAAATTAAAACATTAACAATCGGCAGAGCATTGGACGGGAGTCACGATCCAGTCTTCCAGGTCACACTGGAACCGGGTGCTGTACAATCACTGTCCGCAGACGTTGCAGGGCCAGACGCTCATCAGCATCTGTACGTGTTCAGCGAAAACGACAAGGACTTTTATTCGTACCTGCAAGGGGAAGATAAGGTCGACGATAAGTACGCTTATCGCGATGTCATGTCGGATCACTTGAAGTTCAAGCAGTCGGCAGCCAAGGCGAAGAAGGCATGAACATCATCCCAAGATACACCTCAAACTGGGGTGAGGCACTGGGCGTTATCATGCTTGCAGTGGCCCTGCTGATCATCTGTGCAACATTCGCTGGAGCAGCTCTGTTCATGCTGTGGCTTGTCTGGCCACCAATCCCGGTGGCTTTGGTTTGCTACATCTTTGATTCGTGGCTGTATGAAAGAAAAAAGAAATAACGGCATATCCGCCTGCCCCTTTCGGAGCAGGCGGTGCCTTATGCTGTCAGCGCTTGATCCAGCAGTGCGTCCAGTTTATTGACCACGTCCACGTAGGTACGACGATCCAATGCACTCGACATGCCATTGCTGCTCGTAATACGAACAAAGATGCGTTTGACATCGTTCGTCGGGTATTCTCGTGCCCGGTCTGGAGCCATCCGAGCCAACGCCCAGAGATACCGCAATACGTTGTACCGAGAGATCACCAACGCCCATGTCACTTGCGACGTGGGTGCGTATTCACCGATGCTTGTAGCCCGTCCCAGACTGCCAACCAAGGGAACAGGCAACGCGCCCATGAGGTGTTCGAAAGTCACCTTCTTGGACATCATTAAACGGGTAAAGGTTTCAAAGATCTTCTGACCAGCCTCCGTTCTGTTAATGTAACTTTTCGACAGACGGATGACTTGGTTGTTGACTGGGTTCCCCTCGGCAATCGCACAGCAGCGGTTCATGATGGCAATCGCGTACTGGCTGAATTTCAGCTTGGGCAATACGTGCATGCTGACGAACATCTGCGGTGTACGCTTGTCGCGTTCCTCGCTGTCCATCTGCTCCTTCATCCAGAGGGTGTACTGGAGCATCAGCAGGCCCAAGTCAATCTCAACCACGTCAAACCCTAGCCCGATGAGGTCTTCGCTTTCAGCGTTGCTTCCCAAGGTGAGGTTGGTAGAGTCGTGGCTCAGGTAACGAACCGGAACCATGTTGGAGTAGGGCGTGCTACGGGTCACAC